GTCCGAATCCCAAGGAACTGGTCCGTCGAAGACGGAATCGCTCTCTCAGCACTCGTTTTACGCCTCGTGGGTGATCGTTAGTACCAATGTGTTCACCCCCAGAACATCTGGGCACACCAGAACCTCCCACCCAATCAGCGTGAGCCTCCCTGCCACAACAGCTTCCTGTTTCAAGCAGGAATAGTTAAACTTTAGTAAGTAAATCGGGTGCTGTCAAGTACCCCACACGGCTCCTTTCGGCGCTATGTCGGACTCCGGTCAATACTCCCGTTCGATGCTTCAAAGAACAAACACTAGGGGAAGGGGATGGATTTGAACCACCGACCTCTCTGCAGGGTTGTCCGGTCCCCAACGAGTGTCCTTGCCTGCTCCGCAACCCCTGAGTGCGCTACTCGGGAGCCACTCGGCTACTAGACCACCCTTCCCATAACACAGTCACCTCGTCATGTCATCCTTTCCGGGGTTACGGCTCACACTGTCTACTCGGACGGGGACGGAGATGATCCCTCCTGTGAAGCTCTCACTGCGTCCCGCCATGTTCCTCTCGTGTGGTGGAACTGGGCACGCTTCCTTGCATCGATCCGGCGGGCACCCCGGCGACATGACCGGGAGCCTTCGGTCCCCGTGCCAAACCACGCATCGAAACGGTCAGCGGCTTCCCGCAGTTCCCGTTGCCTCTTCGTTGGTTTCGCCATGGAACCTCCATCAGTGTGAACCGTTCGGGCTTCCAACCGTATCCGAGGGGTTTGGGCGTCGAGTAGTACCCACTAGTGTTGTGCCTTTGAGTATGAGACACCAACATGCCTTGCGGCGTTGCAAAGGTTCCTTCATTTCCGGTCCTTATGGACATAACCTGACCCTCTTTTTTAATTCCCCGTCAAAAATTGACAGACCAATTTCTTCGGCATATACTCTATCCATGATTGCGTCAACCAAGCTCTCGTTGAAGTTTGCCAGCGTCTCGAAAGTGGCGAAGATCGTGGCCGTTCTTGACCGCTACCGTGCTACCGTCAACGCCTATATTCAGCACATCTGGAGTTATGGCGGTAGCCTTAACAAAGCAACCGCTGACGTCGTTCCTCTTGGTCACCTGACGTTTCGGATGAGGGGGCATGCGCTCCAACAGGCGCTCGGCATTGTAGCGGCCACACGAAGAAGCGCTGCCCAAACGGGGAATCTGGCCACCTGTCCTGCGTTTTCTGGGGCAATGGTTTTGTCTAAGCAGCTTGCTGCCATAACAGAAGCCACCGAGACGAGTGAGTTCGATTTGTGGATGCGTTTCTCGACTCTCTCCAGAAGGCACTGTATCAATGTACCTCTCAAGGCCACCAGACACCTCAGAAAGCTGTTGATTATGCCGGGGGCGAAACTGAAGGGTGGATGTGCTATCGGATGTCGAGCAGGGGTCTACTTCGTAACCCTCTGGGTGGAGCTTCCGGACCTTGCCCTCAAGGAGCAAGGAACTGTCTTGGGCATTGATGTCGGATTGAACAAGCTTATCGCCACTTCCGATGGGAAGATCTACGGCGCTGATATGTCTAAGTATGTGCGACGTGTTTGCCGATGTAAGAACGGTTCTAAGGGCAAGTTCCGTGCTCGACGGGCTCGGGATCAATACATTGATGAGACGTTGAATCAACTGCCTTGGGATAAGTTGCAGTTGGTGGCCGTCGAAAAATTGACAAACCTCAAGAAGGGAAAGAAACCCAATCGAGGTAAGAGTTTTCGCAGGGCTCTGGCCCCCTGGACATACGCCTACGTGCTGCGCCGGATTGAATGGAAAGCCCGTCTGAACCGTGTTCGACGGGTGGAAGTAAATCCAGCGTACACCTCGCAGATATGTCCTTCCTGTACTCATCGGGCTAGATCCAACCGAGTGAATGAGAAGTTCGTGTGCGTGCGGTGTGGGTACGCCGCCGATGCCGACTTTGTTGGCAGCGTGAACATCCTTGCTCGGGCCGTCGGGGAGTCTATGGTCCCCCGGTCCTGCACGACCTGAAAGGTCGCTAAGGCCAGAATGTGTTCATTCTGACTAACCATATTGTCCACCCTCTTTTGACCTGCGTGTCTTGACCAGTTCGGGATACGGGCACGTCAGGCCATCCCTTCCGGGACAACGGTTCACACACTGTCTACTCGGATGGGACCAGAAATGATCCACAAAGGTGCCAACGGAGGGGATCGAACCCTCACGAGCGTAAAGCCCACAGCATTTTGGGTGCTGCATGTCTACCAATTTCACCACGTTGGCGGAATTATCGGACAATACTGTCTGAAAAATAGATGTGATGCACACTCTCAATTCCGGCTTCCTGATCCCGGTAGGGGAAGGGTACACGGAAACGCCCCAGCCATTGGGTCTCTCCTGTTTTCCGGTCCTTACTCTCGTACTCTCGCTGGATCCGTTCCTGTACAACCAGGGGGAAGGGGGGTGTTACCTGCTGGATCAAGCCCTCACCCTCTTCGGCCCACATTGGTCGGAGGTCCATGACGGTTCTGGCCCCCTTTTGGATCTCAACGAGCCGGAAGGTGTCTTCGTCACACATCTCGTAGGTGAAATTGAAATACGTTTTGGCCCCCGGCGAGAGGTCCAGCCCGAAAAGGAACCTTTTCCCCAGTAGCTTGGGAATCGTAATGTTCATGCTGATCTGGAGTGACGGTTGCAGCACGCCGTTCCGATAATCCACCAGGCACTTCCACTCCACCACGGACTCGGGTTTGCGCTTTTGATCCCGTGCCCCTATGAAACGGTAATCGAAGAACCATCTGTGTTCCCCACAGGGGTGTTCGAGCACACGAACAGTTGCACCCTCACTGGTGAGGAAATCGAACTCTTGGGTGATCTCCTTCCTGTCTTGGATGTTTGTGAGAATCCGTTGGAGGCGCAAAGCCAACGGGTGGCCAGGTCCGATCTCCGCTAGGAGCAGTCCAAGTTCATCCGATGGGTACATGTCTTTGTCCGTCATCCCAGTCCTCCTTTCACAAGGTCTACTCTGGGGGAACCTGAGATGATCCACAAAGTGCCAGGAGCGGGAGTCGAACCCGCACGGACCGAAGCCCACCGGCCCCTAAAACCGGAGTGTCTACCAACTTCACCATCCTGGCATAGTACCCGGAGGGGGAGTCGAACCCCCAAACCCAGCATTTTAAGTGCTAGAGGTATGCCAATTCCCTTCATCCGGGCAAAAGAGTGCCGGGGGGCGGAGTCGAACCGCCTACGCCCAGATTTTCGGTCTGGCGCTCTACCAGTTGAGCTACCCCGGCAAAAGGTGGGTGGCGGCGGGAGGACTCGAACCTCCAGGTGCGTGTTTGTTCCCCAGTTTGGTCCCCATGACAGGGTCCGAGGTGTGGAACGATGTTTTACGAAACAAGATTAAGTCTTGTGGCTTTACCAGTTTGCCCACGCCGCCATAGAAAGAACACCAGCAGGTGCGGAGGGATTCGAACCCCCAGCCCTCGGATTTGGAATCCGATGCTCTACCAGTTAGAGCTACGCACCCGTAAAGGAATTCACCTGTCCGGGGTATTGTTGGACAGGAGGACAAAAACCATGAGCATCAAAAACCCCTCTGCTGAGGCCCTAGCAAAACTTATTGGTTGGACCATCACAGCGGTTAAACCCTTTCGAAAAGGTGAAGCCATCGCAAGACTGACTCTAACATCAAAGGGACAGATCCGAAGGGTGACCGTTTGTCGTGGTCAAGAAATCTACCTGGAGTCCGATCAGATCTACCGAGGGGACGAGGGACTCTATCAGGATCTGACCGACATGCTGGTACAGATCCAAGCCTTTGTTTTGTCTGATGACTCGGACAAAACCATTGAACCCCTGGACAATGTCCTAACACGTCGAATTGGTTTCCAGTGTCTTGACAAGACTTGGGAGATTGATTTGACGAGAGTTCTTGCTAGCCCCTCCTTCCTACGGGAACTCGCCAGCACACCTGAAGGTCGTCAGCAGATGGCGACCACCTTGAGCAGCGGTTGGTTACCAACGGACAGCGGAGAGGGGGAGATTTGAACTCCCGGTGGACTTGCACCCACGTCTGCTTTCCAAGCAGATGCCCATAGCCTGACTAGGCGACCCCTCCATAGTGCGAACGATGGGATTCGAACCCACACCCCGTCAAGCAGGACTGCGCCCTCAACGCAGCGTGTCTACCCCTTCACCACGTTCGCAAAATGAGCCCTACCTTACCTCGCTGTTCCGCATCGTCCTATCCGTGGGTAATAGTTCAGGATTGACACAGAAGGGGACAAGGGTTTGTACCCTACACCCGGCAGGCTCAGACCAGGACAAAGCGGAGGAGGGGGGATTCGAACCCCCGGTAGAGTTTCCCCTACAACGCCTTAGCAGGGCGTCGGCATCAACCACTCGCCCACCCCTCCGTACTCTTTATGGTGGTGGGGGTAGGAGTCGAACCTACGATGTTTCTTACGTCACGGTTTTACAGACCGCTGCCTTCGCCGCTCGGCACACCCCACCATACTAGAGAGAAGGCCGGGAGTCCCACCCGGTCTCCTCTCCGCCAGGACGGGTGGGACTGGTTACCCACGCAGGTCGAGTTTTATCAAGGCCCCTTGCCGCTGACCTGTTTTGAATTCAGCAGCGTCTCCTCAAGTTTATACCCCGACGCCCATCGTACAAATGGGTGAAGCTCAAACAGGTTTTCCACCTCTCAAGCCGTCCTCGGTGCCGGAAGAGGGAGTCGAACCCTCACACCATTTAAGGCACTAGAACCTGAGTCTAGCGTGTCTACCAGTTCCACCATTCCGACATAAGGGTGCTGGAGTGGCCGTCCAGCACCCTCGTGGCATCCAGTTGTCAAAGACCGCCTCAGTTTTACGGGCACTGAGAAGCCGTTCTCTTAAACTGACCTAATCAGGGTCATCCCTTGATTAGAGTTAAGTTCCTGCCCAATCGGTAGTTTCACTCCGATCTTATGACCAGAGCCAGAGCTTCCAAGGCAACAGGCTGTCACGGTCGAACTAACCGCCAAAACTGAAAATTTAACCTTCATAGTCCTCATTACAGGTCACTTAAACCCGTTGTCAAACATTCCAGAACGAAGAAACCCCCCGGAGCCTGAGCGCCGGGGGGTTTCGGGTTCGATCCCGTTATGGTGAGCTACTCGCCCGCCACCCCCAGCGTCCGCTCGGACAGATAGAGCGACCAACTGGTCGTCTCTGTCCGGGCTTCTAAGGTGGTAAACAAGCAGGTCATTATCGTCTCCTTCCAATCCTCAGGGCATCCTCACAGGTGGGGTTGCCCTGTTACGCCATAGATAGTCAACAATGTTGTAGCAATTTCTTGCTTTCATTGTCTTTTATGGTAGCGGGGACTATAGGCTCCCGCCCTTCGTTAAACAAACCATCAGAAGTCCAAAAGAACCCTTTACGGTTTGTTTAACTTAGCCGCACCCACCATGGGATCTCAAAGAGACCGAGTTTCAAGTTAGAAGCCACATTCAAAACAGCATCTATGGTGAAGCCACATTTGCCACACTTGAACGTCTTACCTTTCCTGTTACTCTTACGGACCCAATCACACTCAACACACCGCTGAAACCCAAACTCATTCGCAACCTCTCGAAAAGGAAACCTTCCTTCTCTGAAAGAAGATACCGGGGTGGGAACCCTATGTCAAGGGTTTTTTTCATCCCGTCCCTTCAACAGTAACTACTCTGGATGCCCCGACGATGATCCCATTCGTTTTCCTCGCTATCCCCTTCCTTTAATAGGAGGCCCCAGATGGCGCTGACCCTTTATCCTCGACTGGCTCAGGTGATTCGGGACAACCCGGATCTGGGGAGGTACCGTCGTGGTCTACTTGGGCATTGTTGCCGGGCACCCAACGACCGGGTCCTCCGTGGGAGAATAGAACGCTTCCTGGTGTCCCTTCCTCGGTACAAAGAGGTTCTGGAGCCTCTACTACACTGACGACCCCTTTGGGGGTAGTGTAGTAGTGAGGAGGGGGGAATGTCCTACATTTTACATGGCCAAAAGGTGCGGAAGCAATTGCTCTGGGGTGCGTTCAGGTTGGCAGAGGCTGTGGGGGTGACTTACGGCCCCCATGGTAGAAACTGTCTCCTGTCCCGCTGGGCTGGTGTCCTGTCCACACGGGACGGCGTCACCGTGGCCCACGAGGTCGTGCTGGACAATGCAGTAGAGAACCAGGGCGCAGCCCTCCTGAGGTCTGCTTGTGTGAAGGTGAACGAGGAAGTCGGGGACGGGACAACCACGACTGCCCTCCTGGCCGCCGAGATTTTGAAACGTGGTCAACAGATGGTTGCTGCTGGGATCGATCCTGGTCAGCTTTGCCTGGGGATCAAAGACGCTGCGGATGCCTTGGACAAGGCACTCCAGGACATGTCCACACCCATCAGCACCCCTGAGCAAATCACACGGGTAGCGATGCTGGCGTCCAACGGGGACACCGAGGTCGCTGAGGCTCTGTCCGAAGCGACGATGGCCGTGGGACGGGACGGCACCATTGTCATTGAGGACGGTCAAAGTACCGACGTCCGTTTTGAGTACCAGGAAGGGATGGAGTTGAACAGGGGGGCCGTCAGCAATGTCTTCCTACGGAACGAGAGGGAACGGACGATGACTGGTCCTCTCGTTGCGGTTATCAACCAGGAACTCAGGTCGGTGAGAGACATCCAGGATCTGTTGGAATGTGCCTCCCAGTGGCAACCTCGGGAACTCCTGATTTTCTCGCTGGGGGTCAGTCATGACGCTTTGGCGATCCTGTCCGTGAATGACTCAAAGGGCACCGTGAAGAACGTCCCCCTCCAATGTCCTGGTTTCGGACACTGGAAGAGAGAACACCTCCAGGACATTGCAGCCCTGGCTGGAGCTACCCTCGTCACCAGAGAACTAGGGATGAGCCCACAGGAATGGAATGCTGACTGGTTCGGAGCTTTCCATCATGTCCGTATCAGGAACAAATCCATCGTTATCACAGCCTACGAAGACAAGCAAGAGGGCCTCCAGGAGTACCTTGACACCCTGCGGCTTCAGGTGGAACGATCTCCCTCAGCATTTGACCAGGACAAGATCCGGGAGCGGATGGCAGCACTGTCCGGTGGCCTGGCTGTCCTGAAGATCGGGGGTGTCACGGAGATAGCAATGAAGGAGCGCCGTGCCCGAGTGGAGGACGCCCTGGCTTCGGTGCGAGCCGCCTTGCAGGGAGGGGTTGTGCCCGGTGGGGGTGCTGCTCTGCTCCACGCCGCACACCGGGTGCAGTGGCCCCAGAAGGGCTACCCCCATCGGATGGGTTGGGAGATCCTGGGCCAGGCTGCGGCACGACCCCTTCAGATCCTGGCTGAAAACGCCGGGGAGAAGTCGGGGGCTGTCATCGAGGCAATGACGAGAGAGTGGGCTGACTCAGGGAACCCCTGGATCGGATGGGACGCCTCCCAGGGGCAGATACGTAACCTGGCTGAGGAGCCGCTTGTGATGGACCCCACCAAGGTTGTGAGGGCCGCTTTGCGGGTGGCTGTTTCCGTAGCCACCACCATCCTGACGGTTGAGGTAGCCATCACACGGTAGGATAAACGGACGCCTCCTGGGATCATCTCAAGGGGGTCCAGAGTAGAGAGGGTGAGGTGATGAAAAATGACAATGACTGCGACTATCCTGATCCTTGTCCTGGCTGTTGTGGGTGCAATGTTCCTGGGAGCAATTCCAGGGTACCTGATCTGGAGGCTGGGCAAATGGATGATGCGGGAAGCAGCTCGTCCGAAGGTTTGCCCCTGCGGGATGCCAATACAGCACACCTGATTGTCCAGATCACCGTAGACGAGCACGGCCACGTCAAGTCCCTGCACGATTTCCAAACACCCGAGGATGCTGCAATTTCCCAGAAGTGGGATGGCGGTGGGGTCAGACACATTGCCCACGCCTTATTGACCGAGGCGGTACGACGAGAGGCTTACGTTTGTGCCTTGCTTGCAATGACCCAGGACAAAGAGTTCCTTCGGGCCTGTAGACACCCTGAGGCAGTTGATGCCGCTATCGTGAATCTAGCAATGAAAGTCGAGAAGAACTTGGCTGATGTGATCCCGAAGATTTCCCAAGACTCTGTCAGGGAAATCCTAAAAATGATGCTCCATACACACTAATCTAACCATAGACTGAGTAGATGAGAGAGGGGGATTGCATTTCATGAGTCTGTTCGACAAGATCCTAGCTCTACGACGTCCAAAGATCTGGCAACGGTTCCGAGGACTCCGTGAGCAACCGGCACCTGAGACCGAATCCGTCACGGAGGCATGGCACATGGGCCTCCAGACGGGCTTCGGTGAGGGTCTGGTGGAGGGTGTAGACCTGGGGATCGATGTGGGCATGGCCTCCCCGGTCGTTGCTCAGACCGATGCTTGCGAGTGGATCGAGAACTAGACCCGCCTCTGTCCTCTCGGTGAAGTCCCTATTAGATGCCTTTGTCAGGATTCACCTCAGGAGGGATCCCGATGGACTATGGCGTCAAATTGGCCGAACAAGCAATCTTCAGTGGGTGTGGGGGGAGTGCCCTTCAGTACCTTGCTGCTGTCGATCCCGATGTCAACGCTGTCATAGCTGGGATCGCCAAGGAAGCTATTGGGTGGGACAAGCTCCCCAAGGGTTGGACCCAGGAGTCAGTCAAGAAGTTCTGGGCCTCACTGACAGGTCAAGCCAAGCACAAGGTCACCAAGTGCATGAAGGAAATGAAGGGGAAGTTTGACGACCCCGGAGCCTTCTGTGCCTCACTTGCAGATACAATAGAGGGCACCACTTCGTGGAGAGGGAAGAAAGCCATGACAAGTCACACGGGTGCTGGGATTTCGATACGCCAGATCAAGGACAGGGGTCACGCTACTTTCAGCAGCGGCGGCGTTTATGTCCACGTCTGGTTCGACAAAATGGACGCAAAAAACGATTTCGGGGGGCGGGGTATTGCAAAGGAATGGCAGATCATCGTGTCGACAAGCCCTGACCCTCTGAACCTCAAACCCCATGGGCGAGAGTTGGTCCGAGACACGTTCCGGTCCGTTGAGCCTAGAGCAGACGGATCCGTAATCAGGATGGCCGAGGAGTTCATCAAACACTCTCTCTTCAAGTATCGGAACCGAGTCGGATCGGATCAGGCAACTCACAGGGTGGCCTCACGCTACCTCCAGTCCTTCAACAAGTTCAACGCTCCAGAGGTTCTGGGGGCACTGTTCAAGGCCCTGGAGAAGGCTGGGCTAGACGAGACCGCTTCCAAACTGAAAAAGATGGGTGTTTCCCGCCTGGTCAACGACGCCTGGAGGGAGAAGTAGGATGAACCGAACGGCAGCCGCTGATGTGCATCCGAGAAAGACGCACACTTGTTCCACTGCTTCTGGGCAACTCGGAGTCAATTGGGACAATGTACCGTTAGGGGAAATGTCCGATGTGCAGTTGGCAAAGAAATTGGGGTGTTCTACTTGGAAGATTCAAAAAAGGCGTTGGCAGGTGGGGACACCCCATTTCAGTCGAACCCATCAACGAGATCAGATTAATTGGGACAAGCAACCATTAGGGATGCTTTCGGATAAAGAACTAGGGGCCACCCTGGGTGTTTCCTACAACATTGTGAGTTCGGAACGTAAAAAACGAGGAATAGCAGCCTATAGAACTACCTTTGAACGAGATTGGTATGCCGAACAAATAGGAATACTCCCCGACAAGGATATAGCTGAATCTTTGGGGGTGACCCTTCGGGTTGTCCAAGCGGCACGTAATCAACGCAAACTCCCAAACCCAACACCCAAACCCTCTCTTAATGTTTGTTGGGAAAAGCAACCGCTTGGGAAAGTAAGTGATGTTTCTCTTGCCCGCACCCTTGGTACAACTACCTGTATAGTCCGTGCTGCTAGGTTAAAATTAGGGATTCCTCGAAGAGACCTGATTTGCTTGACCACTGAGGGGGAAAACGTAAATTACCCAGAGGCTGTTATTGACCTCTACTGGCATCATATAGGACAGGAACATCAAGCACAGGTGACTATTGGTCCATACCGTGTGGATTGGCTATTCCCCAATAACGTGGTAGTTGAGTACGCTGGGTTTGCGGCCCATAAAACACTAGGGACAGTCTACAAAAAAAAGTTGGAGAAGAAAGCAGCATTTTTGAGAAGTCGGGGATACACCTTCCGTGTGATCTGGCCTGAAGAACTGACTAAGTACCAAACGGAAACAGAACCACAGTTTACAGACGCTCATGTTTGTCTTGTTTGTGGGAAACAGGACAGGTTTGCGATTCGGGCCTTGTGTAATAAACACTACAAAGAGTGGCTCACTACACAGCACAAAAAGCTCCCACTGTCCGAACGGTTACATAAATTACGGCCCCCCCTTTTACGCATTTACAGGGCACTTGTAGAAAGTGGTGGTGCCGGATGCGTGGATTTCTCTCATCGCCCGACTGTGATCAAGGGGGCTGTGCACCTCCTACCCACAAGGGCTAAGAAACGAACACTAGGGGTGTTGTCAGAGTATGGGTTGTTAACCGTTGGTCCTGAATCTCAAAACCAGATTCCCTTTGTGGTGTGTCAGGAGACCCCCTAATGATTGCGAAAACAACCCATGTTAAGATTACACCCCAACGACAACCCAATCAGTACTCGTGTACAGCAACGTCTTTGTCAATGGCAATGCAATCTTTGGGAATCCCCGCTTTTGAATGTTCCGTAAAACATGTCAACAAAGTTTTGGGGGCAGTACCCTTGCAAGGCGGGTCATGGGATCAGGTAGCAGGTGCAGCATCCCATTTTGGTTGTAGGGTCACACTAGTGATTCCTGCCACATTAAATATGGTACGTCAGTGGACGGACCAAGGAATACCAGTACTGATCGGATGGAATACAGGGGCCGAGTGGTCCCATGCCAGTCTGATCTTTAGTGTGACTGACACAGATGTTTCCATTGCAGATCCCAACATCAAAAACCCTGATAGGCTAATACGAGTGTTAAGCCACGACGATTTTTATGAGAAATGGTGGGAAAAAGCGTCACAAGGTTATCTTATTCGTCGCCCTGCGATGGCCGTCGAGCGGGAGATTTCCCAGGACGGACGCCAGATGGTCGCCTCCCGCAGGATTCTGACAGGTGCAGGACTGAGTCAGCCCATCCGGGGCCAGACCGAACACATGACAATGCTGGATGAAGTTGCAGACTTCGGGGTAGAGGCCAAACGCCCACAGCCTGTCAATCCCCGGAAACGGAAGGACAACAAGGTCAGAGGCCCTGGGAACAAGATCAGGAACCCGGTCACACGGGGGCTGATTGAGAAGGGTCCGAGCGGTGGGCGGCACCAGAACAGGCCCTATGATGAGGCCAAGGGCCGTCAGCGGCGGCAGAAACACCCCAAGCCCTGGGAGCGGGACGCTGCTCTGTCACAGCCTCTAAGCCTCCGTTCAGACTACGGCACCGGGGACACCCTGGGACGACGCCTGGAGGAAGAGGCTGAAAGGACTGCCACATATGATGGCAACCCTGATGGGGTTCCCATCTACCCGAACGATATTGACCACGGTGTTGACGCCCCGCTCACCGGGGGTTTCAACGTGATGCAACAGCTACAGAACGACCTGCTCCACGAGCAAGGTAACGACGAGATGAAAAGGCGGTTGGCCCGTCGCTACTTGTCTGGGAGGATGGAATGAGCCTGAGGAAAGAACTTGTGAAGCTGGCGAGGAAACACCCCGAGACCCAGAGGCACCTTGTACCGATCCTCAAACAGGCTCGATGGGACCACCGAAGCACACCTCTTCAGGTGATCCAGGCTGTGGGGAAGGGCATCGGGAAAAAGGGCACCCGAAAAAACGAGCTGGCAATGTCCTTTGAGTTGGATTCCCCCACGATCTCAGACGTAGCGGTGGGTTTTGCCCAAACCACCTTCCATGGGGGCGAGTATGCTGCTCTCTCCATCAGTGCCATTACTATGTCCGGGACGAAGCATCTGCAAACCTTCACCTTCCCGGACGGGGTGTTCTTTCTGGTACACACTAACTCCTGGTGGTTTGTAGACCACCGAGTGAAGGATCCCGGACATAATGATGAGCCTCGTGTCCGCAAAGCAATTGCTGAAACAGTGGCAGATGTCGTTCAGTTCCTCAAGGGATACATTAGGAAAGCCGAGTCCACTCAGAGCCTGGGGCCTGATGTTCAACTAGCACTGAAACTGAACAAGGCAATGAGACTGGGGCTAGATGAAACGTCACTAGCTGCCTTAATTGAAGCAATGAACTAGAGGGTACAAATCATGAGTAAAAAGATGCAACGTTTGGCAGGAATTGTTCCGGGTGTGTCTGATGGTACAGGACTGGGTAGATTCTCCCCGGATTGTCCTCTATCCGAAGAGGAGCAACTGGTAGAAGGAACCCGAGGTATACCTGATGGCACAGGCCCAGGAAAAGGCTCCCCTGAATGTCCTCACGAACGGTTGGCTGGAGGAACCAGAGGTGTGCCTGATGGTACGGGGCCGGGGTGTAACTCCTCTGACTATCCCCTGTTCGAGGATGAACAACTGGTCGAAGGAATCCAAGGTGTACCCGATGGTACAGGACCGGGAAGGGGTTCTCCCGAATGCCCTCTAGCCGTGGATGAGAGCAACTTCGAAATGGCGGGAACACTTGAGTTACGTGCGGCCTTCCGTCGTGTCCTTGCATCGACTCCGTCGTGGCCTGGAGCGGACAAAATCTACTCCCGTCTTTACAAGGTACTGGAGATGATGGGGCACGCAGAGTGGAAGTCCCAAGTCGCACAGGCCAAAAAGCGGCGTCGGAAGCTCAACCGCTTCACCCCAACTGGTGACATGCAGGACATCATCGATGCCCTGGACAATGGGGACGAAGAAGAGTTGAAGGCACTCAACTTGGAGCACCTGAGAGCGGCGTCCCAGAAGGATGTCACTAGACTGGCCTCGATGCAATCCCTGATCAACGTCAACCTCAAAGACGACACGGAGATCACCGGGGACACGAACCCGGTTGGGGAGTCTACCTCCCTGCTCCCCGGTGACGCCCACGATGAACGTGAGGGCATGTTCGAAAAAGGTGAGCCTGCCGACCCCACCAAAAACATGTCCGAGGCGGACAAGAAGAAGTGGGACGAGGAACGCATCAAGCACAAGGACCAGTTCAAGCAGGCCACGGTGTTCCCCGACGAGACGTCCAGGCGGGAATACCTCAGGAAGCACCCTGATGCTGATCCTCAGATGCATTCGGTGGAGCACACCGTAGTGGAGAAGACCCCCGAGCCCGAGATCAAGAGGAAGCCTGAACCCAAGGGCAAAACGTCCTCTATGACGAGGCTCGGTGGCCCCGTCACGGTCATCCCCAACGAGGAGCCAAGCTCTGAGTTGCCTGGAGCCGGGGATGAACCCACGGTCGTCATGGACATCGCCGCCTCAGGTCAAGGGGTAAAGAAACAGGTAACACAATGGATGTACGTGATCTCCAGGGACTCTGGCGGTGGGTTCCTGGTTACGTTGGGTGACCCTCGCAAGACGACTTCTGACATCAAACTCAGGACCACGGACAGGAATGACCTGAAGGACTGGATCCATGACAATGTGGGTCGGAAGATCAGTCCCAACCATATCATCGATCTGACAAGGCTGCGTCTTGTCCCTGACACTTGGGATGATAACTTCATCGCAAGCCTTCCTGACAATGTGGCCAGAGGTCTAACCGCCACAGGAGAAACAATCCTGGAGTCCAAGTGGGGCAAAACCATCACCGCTGGCGTCCGTCCCATCCACGAGATCGCCGTGGACATCCGCAGGGACTGGAAGCCCGTGAACTACGCTGCCAAGCCCCACCTGGACGCCATGTTCCGCCTGGACGACATCACCGACAGCTTCGGGGCGGATTCAGCCCGTCAGATCGTGGCCTACTTCCTCACCAATGCCTCCTCCTGGCGAGGCCCCAAAGCCAAGGAGATCAAGGCTGAACTGAACAAGATGATCAAGAACAGTCGCCGGGCTGGTAGATGGAACGAGCCGGAGGCCCTTCCCAAGTTCTACGGCAAGGAGTACGTACTGGACTCCCTCGTCAGAGTTTCCCAGATGAAAGTGGGGCACATCTATGGGGTTGAAGAGGGACGAGGGGGGCACCTAGACTTCTTCAAGTTCAGTGGTTTCACGGACAACGACGTCAAGTACGGTGACGGTGGCGTCAAGTACAAGTCCCTACGTGACCTGATGCGGGCCAAGGGTGTCCGCAATCTCCGGGCGCTGGAAGCCCTCGAACATAAACCTGAATATGGCCACGGTTTCTACATGTGTGGTGACTGGGGACCGGGTCAGAAGGGTTGCGACCTTTACATTTTCAACGGGCGCTGGGTGGTTGGATCCGGGGCACAGCCGGTTTCTTTCTGGTCTACTGACCCCGCTCCCACAGGCCACCAAGCCGGTCGGGACTCCACCCCACGGTACGTGCTGAAGGTGTACCCCGTCACCCGAAGGTACAGCCAAAGCAACAGCATCTGGGACTCACGGTCCTACGGAAAGCCCACTCGCAACAACATCGCTCGTTTCGTGAAGAAGCATAACGAGTCCCTTGAACCGGGTGAGCCCAATGAGCAGGTGGGACCGCATGGAGCCATCTATGGGGGGGCGATCCTGGACCAGTTCAACGACAACGACATAGTAGCCTTCTGGCAGGACAAAAGGATCATTCGGGAGTACGCACAACGGGGCATCCGGGCAGACGAACAACTCGCCCGGTTCGAAGAGGGCGAGTCCGCCGACCCTACTGAGAACATGTCCCCTGAGGATAAGAAGAAATGGGAAAAGTACCACGGCAAGGTGGACGAACTGGAGGGGAAGGACGCATCGGACGAGCAGGTCGCCCGGTTCGAGGAAGGGAAGCCCGCTGACCCCACCGAGAACATGTCCAAGGAGGATAAGGCCCTCTGGGACAAATACCACGGCAAAGTGGACGAACTGGACGGGAAGGCAGCCTCGGACAATCCCTTGGAAGGATACCCTGATGGTCAGATCCAGATCAATGACTGGAAGTCATCATCCGTGCAACCTGACGGTTCAGTCCGTGTTAAGGGTGCGGACATCACCTGGACCCGCCTGGGTACCTGCGGTGAGAAGTACAAGGACGACAAGGGCGACTTCAAGGGTGGGAAGGGTGAAGCCTTCGACAACTGCGTGGCATACCAGAAGGAGTGCGGGAAAGACATCAGGGATCCTAACGCCCTGTGTGCCTGGATTGGACGGGAGCACGGCAAAATCAAAGGTGCAGCCGCTGGGGGCCTCTATGGCTTCACCAAGGGCGTCCAGTCCGACTGCGAGGGTTGTGTCCGTAAGCTGACCAAGCAAGCGGAGAAGGTAGCGAGGAGGGTTTACGCCAAAGATGAGCGGGTCGCCCCGTTTCTCGTAACCCACGCCAAGAAGGCGGACAGCCTCTCGGCCAAGATCCTGGTGGCAGCTCTCGGAAACATCGGGCCGAAGATCGCCAGCGATGAACCCGAGGACCCCCCCGAGGATGGGAAGACGGCCAAGCGGAAGTACGGCCTGTACGGTCACCTGGCCAAAACCGCCCGCCTCGGACTCAGCGCCTGCACCGATGTGCGGGACGTCGCCGGACACCTCGTCTCGGACCTTCACAGCCGCCGGTCGGACAGGCACACCAATGTCACGGCCTTCCTGGACAGGCACGCCCAGGAAGGCGACTGCGTGTATTCCCGGCTGCTACACTCCAGTTACCCTGACCCCGACCGGAAGTCTGCATCGGGGGCACCTGACACTGTGGACGGATGGCTGGCTTGGAGTGAATGACATGAGCGACACAACGAGGAAGCTGGCTCTGCGGTATCTGTCCCAGGGTGATTACCAATCCGTGGAAAGGCTCGGAATCGCCATGCAACGGGGAGCCAAGGAACGTGAAAAGAACGCACGTCTCTGGTCGGACCTTGCTGACAATGTAAGGCGGTTGGCTTCTACCACGATGAATGACGACCCCGCTGATTTCGAGGTTCTCCTGGATGAGATCGAGGGTGCCACCCAGCAGTTGGAACAAGAGAAGCAGTTCATTGGCTCCACCCTCGACCGTCTCTACGAGGTCGTCCGCCCCTTCAGGGCGATGCTGAGGATGCTGTGACAGCCACACAGAGGATAGCCTCCCGATGGCTCGCAGCGGGAGACGGGTGTCCCAACACCATGGAGAACGCAGCCGTCATCCAGATCATCTGCAACCGCAATGGGGCTAAAGGCATCACCAACATCCTGAGTTACCTCCAGTGGTGCGGCGGCGTAGGCCACTCCTGCACCCTGAAGGACGAGAGTTTAATGATCGGGGGAATCGACGGGGATGGTGAGGATTGCATCAAGTCCCTGACCCTGGACGGGGAAACCGTTGACAAGTGGGTAGAGAAGGATCACCGCTAGGAGGGGCTACGTGGCCCTGAGAACCGCTGCGACGGGGAGGGGCCTACACCCGGGGACCCCTTCGGCCCTCACACCCCGACAGGACGCCCCTCGGACATTTCAGCAGTCTCCAGAATCTGTGCCTGAACAGTCTCCCAGGACGCTCTCGCCGTCCGCTTGGCCTTGTTCAGAAGTGCCTTCATCCGTTTGGTGGGTATCCCCTCGACGTCCGCCAATTCCTGGATGGAGAACCCCGTTGCCTTCCTCCCCAACAGTTCCAGGTAACGGGATCCCTCCGGGGTCTTCGACTGCATTACGGATTCAACCCTGTCCCAGATGCCCTGGAACAACAGGTTGTCGTCCACAGCGTCGCTGGTAGCGGTGGTGCTGTCGTCACGAATATCCGTCCAGGCTCCGTCGCTGTCTTCCCCTCCCCACAGAATCCGGGGATCCCTGTGTGATGTCGTAACGATAAGAGAGGGGTTCAATTTGGCCCGTGCCCTTTCCGTATCCGTGCGGGCACCGTACATCTCCCGTGCCACAGGTTCTGTTCCATCGTTCCGGGCGTCCGTGTATGCGGCTCTGACGGCCCACTGGACGATATGGTAATCGGGGATCGGGAGGCCCATCATGATGCGGCTCTTCAGAGCGTTCCTGTGGATCAGTCGGACCATACAATTCTGGACATGATCCTCAACCATCCCTGAAGTAGCAGACACAAGCATCTTGGAGGCGACGGACCTATGGAGCAGGCGGAGGAAGTCCCCTTTAGTTTCCTTCAGTCTCCGGTCGATGAACAGGGCAGTTTCGTTGGGCTTGCCCCTGGACGCTTCCTCCAGGACCTGATTCTGTGTTACCCCCTCGGGGGTGAGTGCCCATTGGCCTCGGATACCCTTCACGGTCAGGGGGACCTTAACTCGGGTGTGTAGATCCTGGTAGGCGATGGAAACCTTGCGCCGAAACCCCGGAGGACCGCTGATGCCCTCAATGCGCCAGCCATCCTCAGGCTTCCCACACAGGGAGAGCCTCTTCGGGTTGAACCCTGCCGCCCGATAAACCATCAGGAAGAGCTTATCTGTGAGGGGGACGAACACACCAGGCTGATTGTCGGTGAGGGTTCCCAACACGGTCAATACAGGGTTTCTGAAGTCACTGAAACTGGGGAGAGCAATTGTCATGGAAGGGCCTCCTTGGGTGACAGCCCTGGTAGGGTGTAGTCACCTCGGTTTAGCTTTGATCGGGGCGTAGACAGGGCTCGAAACGGGAGCAAGGTCCACCTCGATCACCAGGGACCTTACCCCGCCCACAGAACCTGTCAAGGGAAAACATCCAGGTTTTTCTCTGATGTTTTGGGACGAAAGTGCTGGACGGTGATATGCTTATACTTAGACTGTGATGACGGTTGTGATGGAGGGTTACGGATGAGCATCGAAATCAGAGCGGAACTGCTGAAAAGCCTGAGTGGGAAGATAGCGGACACGGAGCCTCCGGCACGACGTTTGGCAACCCGCTGGGTCAAGGGCGGCGTCGAACGAGACTTCGACATAATGTTGCGCCTCCAGGTACTGGAGGGTGTCGCAGGCGTCCCCGTGGGTACCTGGATGGAGAAGCCGAGGCCGAGGGGTCAGCTTCAGCACGCCCAGAGCTACTTCGAGGACAAGGGTCATCAGATCCCTGCAGGATGGTTTTCCCCTGGCAACACTGGGATGTACACCACGGTCTTCCGTTGTGTGGCAAAACTTATCAACAGCTACAAGCTCCGGTGGATCGATCCCCTAGACGTCATCACGAGCAACCTCATGGGCCTCGGAGCCAACCTTGGATCGATCAAACGTCCCGCCTACATGGTGGGCCAAAAGCTCAAGAAACGGATCCTGGACGGTCAGGAAACCCCCGTCAGCATTGGAATAGGGATGCTCTGTAAGTACTTTGGGAACAAGGTAGACGTAGAGGAACGGAAGCAGCGGGATGTCCCGTACCCTGTGGACGAGGAAGGGAACCCCATCGAGTTCGGTGAGGCTGACCCCGCAGAAGACCCCAACCTTCTTAGTTATGACCCGGACGAGTTTGGGGAGTTCCTGGCAGAGGTGGTGTTCCGCCACACCCACGATCCGGTGGGTTCTAAGGTCAGGGATCTGATGCGGGCTGCTTGGCACGACAGTCCCCCTATGCTTCAGTGGCTCAGCATTGTGGAAGGTCAACACCGTTACCCGACCCAGAAGGAGGTAGCGGAGAAGGCAGGCATAAGGCCCTCACCTTTCCATCAGCGGCACTGGAAGCCCCGGTGGAAGAAGTTCCTCCAAGCGCTCAAGTCCAAGCCCCGCCTGCTTACTATGATGGAGGAGAAGGCCAGCGATTACGGAATCTACTGGGATGCTTCTTCCCTCAGAGGTGTAGACATGGATTCCCTCCTGTCACCTCGACCCGACCGTCCACGCCCACGTGCCGCTGCAAACAACCAGGAACAGATCAAAAGAGTGGCCTCCAGGTACATCAGCACCTTGGGACTTTCCTGACAGACCGCTTGACACAGCCCACCATCATAGTCTAACTGTTCCATTGAGTCTGTAGGCTCGATCCAACCGGATCTTGAGAATCAGTTCTGGGAGTGCCTCTTCCGCCCCGCTTCGATGTTCCCTTCGGGGAAGTATAAGTCGGGGGTCTATCTGGATGTTCCTGGGGTCAGGGACACCAGCGATGAGGGGCAATCGGGTAACCGATGGGAAAGCCGTTGAGCTAGGCCGAATGTCTCCTGGATTGAGCCCGTTCTTTGAAGAACAGACAGAGTTCCCTCTTCCTGCAGGATGTCCTTCATCCCCTCGGAAGAGGAGGTGGCAAGACCACGTGTGCCCTACCCTTTGAGGGAGGGACCGAAAGGAGCCCATGAGGATTGAGGATGATCCTCTCGTAAGGGTTGCCCCAGCATCTCCGGTTAAACCCCTAAGGTTATGGACCCTACATAGTCTTAGGGCATCCGATAGGATGCTCGTGGAATCAGTGATAGTGAAAATGAGAAAGTTGAAAACTAGAACCTTAGAGATCGTTACCGTGAGGTGAGTGATCCTGAAACCAACGGGCGAAAGCCCTATGGCCCTTTTATGGGGCCGATCTGTATCCAAAGACAGGTTTAACCGTCTTCTCCTTCCCCTTCCCTAACCCTGTGTAATCCCTGCCCTTATCTATACCAGTGCTGGATCTCCTTGCTGGTTTTCCTCCTATGAAGGAACCTGGGTGGGAGGGATCTACGATGACGACCACCTATCTTGGAGAACAGGATCTACTGCTCATCGGTTTGGGGTGTGCCTACATCCAAGCCAACAAAGCGGTAGTGGATTTCCCTACGTCTACGAGGGCACATCCCTCTGAGTGGGTGGTGATTAGCAGGAACGTCAATCCTCCTGTTGGGGAAGGTGCTGATCGGTTCTTCCCCTTCAAGGTGAGTTGGGACATGTGGCAGTATGCCGTTGTTCCACTAATGCAGGGAGATGGTGACGAACTTTGGGTACAGTTCAAGAAGGGGGACGTGGCTGACTGGGAGACCTTGGTACGGGCTTGGGCTGCTCTCTTGAGGGAACAGGTCAATCCTACTGAGGTGTCCGTTTTAGACGCTGAGTTCCTGGCTTCCCTGATTGGGGAACCGATCCTAAGAGGCCCTCTGGCCCTGAGTGGGGACTCAGCCTACCCGGTTGTGGATCCCCAACTCGCATGGATCGATGGACATCAACGGTTGCAGTACCCGGAGGTAGACTAATGATTGATAAACAGACAGAACCCAAGAAGACGGTGTGGATCTCCTGTAGGGCGAATGAGAAGTGTCCAGGCAACCAGGCTGAGATCATTTCCAGCAGGACCAACCGTCCTGTAGGAGCTATTTCCATTGGGTCCTTCAATGCGGAGCAGGGTGGGACATTCACCCGGTACCGCTGTCTCACTTGTAAAGGTGTCTTTCAAATCACCACCTGACGGGACTTCCTCACCCCTCTGCGAGTAGTACAGGATGATGGGAGGTGTCCGTGTCTTCATGTCTTCTCTTTCATGGTCCTGGGGCAAAGATGGCAGCCTGTGGTGAGGCAGCCCGGATCGGTTATTTGCTGGTCCCGCCTGTAGGTGATGAGGGACGGGGTCTGAAGGTGGCGGAAGCTCGGGAGGTCGTGTCTCTTCTCCAGTCCACCCCGTTGGGTACCCGCAGGGCGGTTGTGGTTGTCGGGCCTATGGATGGAACGGCGACACTCAAGTCTTCGGACGCCCTCCTCAAGACCGTAGAAGAGGGTGGTAGTGGTTACGTCACACCCCTTCTATGGGCCAATGACCTGGGGGAGGTGCCCGGAACCATCCGCTCCCGTTGTCTGGATCGCTGGGCACCCAACAAAGAGCCGGACGTGATAGATGATAACATCTCCTCCGCAGCTTGGTCCGTGGTGCATGCGGCAGTTAAGGGGGACCAGGCGACTGCAATCGATGGTCTTCGGATTATAGGGGGCAAAAAGGCACCTGTTGGGGTGTTCCTCCAAGTGGTTGCAGAGTGCCTGAGTGATCAACTGGATAACGAGCGCAGCAGGGCACTTTGGGACCGGGTTAGAATGGTGACGATGAAACGAGATCCAACCTTCCTAGAGGTTGTGACTGCGTTTGCAGGTTTCTGATGGCGAAGAATCCCACCGTAGTGGCCATTACAGGGGCGGAAGTTTTCATCCAACGGAGAGCCCTTCTGAAGGCAATAGACGTTCAGCGGAAAGCTGGATGGTCTCTGGATTATATTGACGGATCTGAATCAAAAGTAGTGGAGATCGCCGTAGGGTCTGCTGGGTGCTTCCTGGAGGTGTCACGGACCCTAGTGATCGTGTCCAACCCTGAGAAGGTGAAGTTGTCTGTCCTGGAAGGTCATGCCAAACGGGGGGACCCTAACGTGGTCCTGTTGTTGGACTACCCGAAGGATCCTAAGGCCACTACGAAGTTCGCTAAGTTCCTCCAGGGGCTAGGGAAACGGGCCGTCCAATCCTACCCCATCCCCGCCAAGGCATACCAGAAGGCAGAGGCTGCTCAGAGGTTCGTGCGGCAGGAGGCCAAGGATCGGGGGATGACTCTCCCGGAGGATCTGGCCGAGGCCATCGTTGCCCGACTGGGTCAGGATCTAGGCTTCCTCTCATTCGAGATCCTGAAGGTCTCGACTTTGGCCGAGGCTGAGGGGGTTACGGACATCACGGCCAGTTTGGTGAAGCAGAGTATGGCCCCTCTCACCCTGACTGACGTCACGGTGTTAGCGGATACGGTCCTGGCTCGTGACCCACTACAGGTCGCCAACGTTCTCAGGCGGCTCCGTCAGTCCGGTTCGGGTGACCCTACGATCTCCGTGGCGGTACAGCTTGGGAAGATCGTAGTTCGGTGGTTGAACTACGTTCTCCTTCGGGATGCTGGAAAATCCCCTGATGAGATTAGTGGCATGACTGGGATGAATCAGTGGGTTCTAAAAAACAAATTGTTGCCCCCACTTCGGAGGTGGTCAGCCAAGGATTTGGTGGCCCTGATCGGAAGTCTCGCAGAGGCACAGCGGCTTCAGTTGAGTGGGGCCTTAAGTCCCTGGACAAGCCTCTGTGCTGGGGTACTCTCCGTCTGCTCAGGGGCACAGTAGTTATGGTCAAAATCAGGGTCGACCGGTCCCAAATGAAGACTCTCGGCTCAGAAAGAATTACTTGACAGTCACTACAGACTGTCATACCCTTCAGGTCAGGAGATAGTGATGAAGAAAGACCGAAGAATCTTGATACAGTTAGATGCTGAGATGGACCAGTGGTTACGTGATGAGGCAAAAAGACGACGATGCAGTATGGCACAAATAATTCGTGACCTGATCCTTGCCGCTATGGAAAAAACCACCCAATGATCCAACGGGCTTACAAGACCGAACTGGACCCAAACAACGTCCAACGAACGTCGTTGTTTCAGCACGCTGGAGCAGCCAGACGGGCCTATAATTGGGGATTGGGACGAAAGATCGAGGCTCATAAAGCTGGAGAGAAATCTCCCTCGGCAATCAGCCTCCATCGTGAATTGAATGCCCTTAAGAAAGTTCCCAAAGATGACGGTGGTATGCCTTGGATGTACGAGGTTTCCAAGTGCGCTCCGCAGGAAGCCTTACGAAACCTCGATAAAGCCTTCGATGGTTTCTTCCGTCGTTGCAAAACGAAAGCAAAACGTAAGGGATTTCCAAGGTTTAAGAGCCGACGTAAAGGCATCGGATCCTTTACCCTGACGGGCGCTATCCACGTTTCAGAGACCCACGTTCAACTTCCTCGTTTAGGCCACCTTCGGCTGAAAGAGCACGGATATGTTCCAATAGGCGCTAAGATTACGAGGGCTACTGTTTCCGAAAGAGCTGGGCGTTGGTTCGTTTCGTTAGCCCTTGAGGAAGAGAACGAGAGGACCGTTGGAACCGAAATCCTCGGCGTTGATGTTGGGATCAAGTCTCTTGCTGTCTTATCGGACGGTACGGTCTTTGAGAACCCCAGAGCACTTAAGGCTGCAACACAACGTCTACGGCGATTACAAAAAGGTGTAAGCAGAAAGAGGAAGGGATCGAGGAACCGGAGGAAAGCAAAGCATCGTCTTGCTCGTCAGCATTATCGAGTTTCCTGTGTTCGTAGGGATGCGACTCATAAGGCCACCACTGCGATAGCCAAACGGTGTGCGGTTGTTGGGATCGAGTCCTTAAATGTGTCAGGAATGATGAAGAATCATTGCCTTGCTGGGGCTTTGTCTGATGCTGGTATGTCAGAGTTCCTTCGATGTCTGAAGTACAAGGTAGCCTGGCACGGTGGGGAAGTCGTAGAGGCAGATCGGTGGTTCCCTTCGTCCAAAATGTGTTCAGTTTGCGGAGAGGTTAGGCACAACTTAACCTTGAGGGATCGGGTTTTCCATTGTGTATCCTGTGGGCACATTCAGGATCGTGATGAGAACGCAGCTTGTAATTTAAGAAATATGGCCGTCAGTTCGGCGGTGTCAGCCTGTGGAGAGGAAAGCTCTGGCTTGGTCCATTTGGACCCGGTGAAACTATCCTCAGTGAAGCAGGAACCTAACGCCAGTCAAGGCTTGTCCTTGATTGGGTTAGTTTAGGAGAGCGGCACGGTAGGGATTTGATAATCTCATCCTCTTACTGGGTTGGTGTTCCGGTGCTTCGTACACATGGGAGGAAGATGGATGATATTTCAGCAGGAGGCTGACGATAGGAAGGTTCGGGTTTTTTCATTGAGTTCATCCTTCTTAGAACAGTTTAAGGGACGTCAACCCAAATGGGGTCCGGTCGGATTTCTTACTTACAAAAGAACTTACTCCAGGGATCTTCCTGATGGGGGCACGGAGGAGTTCTGGCAAACCTGTCAGCGTGTGGTGGAGGGGTGTTTCAACATCCAGAAGATCCACTGCCGCCAGATGGGCCTCCCCTGGGTTGAGCAGAAGGCTCAAGGTTCAGCCCAAGACATGTTTGAACGTATGTGGGACTTCAAGTTTTCCCCTCCGGGGAGGGGCCTGTGGATCATGGGCACTGATCTGGTGTACCAAAGGGGTTCAGCCAGCCTTCAGAATTGTGCCTTCGTCAGCTCTGAGAACATAGGCGAGGATTTCGCTGCACCCTTCTGTTTCCTGATGGATATGTCAATGTTAGGTGTTGGTGTAGGGGGTGACACAAAGGGTGTGGGTAAAGCGAAGCTTGTGGCACCGAGGACAACCTTGGAACCGCATGTGGTGGAGGACAGTCGTGAGGGTTGGGTGGAGTTGATCCGCACCGTGCTCAACTCTTTCGTGGGGAAGGGCCACTATCCTCTGGTCATCGATTATTCACAGGTTCGGGGGCGGGGTACGCCCATCAAGACGTTCGGTGGTATTGCCTCGGGACCGAAGCCCCTTGCAGGACTGGTAGAAAACCTCACCAAGATCCTTCTTCCTACAGGGATGAAGGCCCATCACAAGACCGAGACCATTGACGACTGGGCTACGATCCAGACAGCTACAATCACGTTGGAGGGTGAAGGCGACTCCCGGAGGATCTCTTCGGCTCAGATCGTGGACATTTTCAACTTCATTGGCAAAGCAGTCGTGGCCGGAGGCGTCCGTCGATGTCTCCCAGCAGGAACCCTAGTGCATACCTCTGAAGGTTTGATTCCTATTGAGAGGGTGAGGAGGGGGTTGTCTGTAGTTACCTCTGACGGATACAGCAAGGTGACGGATTGGGTTGATCAGGGTGTTCAGCCTATCAGTCAGATAACCACTCAGATGGGTGTTTTCGAGTGTACCGACAAACATCAAATAGCGGTGCTTTCTGACATCAGGGGTGGTTATATCTGGAAGATGGCTAAGGAGTTGGGTGTTGGTGACCGCATGGTGTTCGTAGACCATGTTCTTGAGGGCACTCCTACGGAGTTACCCCCCTACAGCTATGATCGGCCTCTGCATTCCACGACGTGTAAGGACATCACAATCCCAGAGTTGGATTCAGAGACAGGTTGGTTTTTAGGACTGCTGCACGGGGACGGTTACGTGCGGCTGACATCTGGGAAGGGTTTAGTCAGTATTGCTATAGCTGAGGGTCAAGAGGCAATTTTGGAGCGTGCAAAGGCCGTGTTTAGACGTTTTGGAGTTAACACGGGTATCATTGGTCCCAAAGAGGATGACCGTTGTTTTAAGCTTCGTGCTTCATCAAAACAACTTGCTGACTACTTCTCTCAATTCAAACAGGCTCATGTTTCGATTGACGTTCCCGATTGTATTCTACAAGGGACACCGTCAGTTCGAGCCGGGTATGTAGCAGGCCTTTTTGACGCCGATGGTTCGTCTAAGAATCGCCCTCTTGTTGTGGCAGCTAGTGTTTACCCCGATTATTTGAAACAGGTTCAGGCTGTTTTGGCGTCTCTTGGTGTTCCCTCTCGTTTTCAGTTACATAAGGACAAGTCTCGTGTACCTAATGGGTGGCAGCCACTTTACTATTTGACGGTGGTAGGGGAAAAGGCCGTGTCCCAATGGGAGAAGCGTGTTGTTCCTTTTGCTTCTAAGTACTGTAATGGGAACAAAACTCCTCGGTCTCAAAATGACTATGGTTTTCCGTCTGCTATGGTCCTTGACGGAGGTGTGTCTGGATGGGCCGATGGGGGAATGGTTTGGAGTCGGACCAGTCGCCAGATGACAGTTGCTCGACTTGAGTCCGTCACGGGCCGGGAGGTTACCCTTGTTCCTGTCGCCATCCTGGGTGTGGAACATGCTGTTCGTGAGGATGAGACATATGATCTTTCTGTGGCTGCTAATGAGTTTGTGGTTCAGGGGGGGTATCTAGTACATAATACAGCCGAAATAATGTTTGGGGAACCCGATGATCAGGACTTTATCACCCTCAAACAGGATCAGGAAGCATTGGCTGACAGACGTTGGGCCTGTGTAACAGGTGACACAATGGTGGAGACATCTTTGGGATTTGTGCCCATTCAAAGTTTGGTGGGGAAGAAAGGTCTTCAAGCTCGTGTGAATGGGAAGTTCTATCCAGTGGCAGGTGTTAAGAAAACGGGACACAAACCTATCTTTCGTATCTCTACGTTGGGGGGGCAAAGTTTAAGAGTTTCAGGGAACCATCCTTTAATGACACGTCAAGGATGGGTTAGAGCGGAAAATTTGCAGGTTGATGATTGGTTAGTTATTTCTGATAACAGGACATCCTGTTTAGATGAGGTGTTGCCAACATCTCAAGAGTATCAGCGGGGGTACCTACTAGGATCCTTGATAGGGGATGGGAGTTATGTCCCTACCCATCCGGTTCGTTCTCACATCGCTAGGATTGTGATTTATGTAGGAGATTCGGGGTGCGACTCTCTGCGTAATTACATCAGTCAGATTTTCAATTTCCCAACTAGGTCTGATTTTAGGGGCTTTTCTGGACCACATGGTAAGGGTACTAGAGCATATTGGTTTATTTCAGCCAAGGCTTTTACGGATTTCGCTCATCAATGGGGTGTGAAAAGGGGAAACAAAACACTGACTTCTCAGATGGAGTCTGGGTCTTTGAGCTTTGTGGCTGGTGTTGCCTCTGGTCTTTTTGATGCTGACGGTTATGTAATGAAAAAACGACGAACGTTGGCAATCGATCAAAGTTGTCCGATTCTTTTGGAGCGTTTGCAGAGAATGTTGTTCCGGTTGGGGATCACCTCTAGGGTACACAAGGTTCGAAACGCTCAGTGTAAAGACTTCCAGGGTAAGATTGCTAACTGCAAAGCTGTTTATCGGCTTATCCTTGCAGGGCACTCCGAGGCAGCACGCTTTGTGTCCTTGTGTGGGATACATCATCAACCGAAGCTGCTGACCTGGCAAGGGGTTGGGACACCAAGTAGAGAAAGTAATCTTCCGCCGCTTTATTTTAAGGTTACGTCTATTAACAAGGATCCGGTAGAGGCTGTTTTTGATATGTCCGTGCCAGAGGTGAAGTCCTTTTCGGCTAGTGGTTTTCTGGTACACAACTCAAATAATTCCATTTTTGGTTACGTGGGGATGAATTACGCTGAGGTCGCCCGGTCCATGGCTGTCAATGGAGAGCCTGGTATCTTTTGGTTGGACAATGCTCGGAAGTTTTCTCGCATGGGGCATTCTCCTGATAATAAGGATTGGCGGGTAGGTGGCACAAACCCATGTGGCGAACAATCATTGGAGAGTTGGGAGTTGTGTAATTTAGTCGAAACTTACCCGGCGCATCATGACACATACGAGGACTTCGAGCGCACTTTGAAAATGGCCTATTTGTATGCTAAGACCGTGACCTTGGTTCCGACCCATGATCCTCGGGCGAATGCTGTGATGATGCGGAATCGTCGTATCGGATGTTCTATGTCCGGAATCGTTCAAGCGATGGCTCGGTTTGGGCGGAGGGACTTCCTGAACTGGTGCGACCGAGGTTACACCTACGTTCAGAAGCTGGACCGAATTTATTCGGACTGGTTGGGTATCCCCCTGAGCATCAAGACTACAACATGTAAACCTTCAGGAACCGTCAGTTTGCTCTGTGGGGCGACACCGGGCATCCATTACCCCCACAGCGAGTACTACATCCGCCGGGTCCGCATCCAGGCTACCAGCCCCCTGATCAAGATCTGTGTGGATGCCGGTTACCCCGTGGAGCCTGACGTCGTTGCCGACGACACCGTTGTCGTGTCCTTTCCTGTCAAGGAGAAGCTCTTTGTGAAGGGGAAGGAGCAGGTTACCGTGTGGGAGCAGTTCGCCAACGCTGCTGCCTTGCAGCATCACTGGACAGATAATCAGGTCTCCATTACAGTATCTTTTGGGAAGGATGAGGTTGAGGACCTACAGGCTTGTTTGGAGATGTTCGAGGACAAGCTCAAAGCGGTCTCTGTGCTTCCTCTCGGGGACCACGGATACAAGCAGGCCCCCTACGAAGCCATCACCGAGGCGGAGTACACTGAGATGACTGCTCGGATCACTCCGATGCTGCTGGACTCTGTACACCATGACACGGATGATTCCTTCTGTTCCGGGGACAAGTGTATGCTCCCTGTCTCATAGTTCCTGACCTCCCCCAAATGAGTAGAGGATGATGATGGTGAAGGAAGAACATTTCAGGTCTTTGGTGCTGGCGGGATTGTTCCAGAGGGACGCCGCTGGAGTCCTCTATGTCCTCAAAGAGGACGGCGAGGTGGTAGACCTGGACAAGGAGTTGGTTCCTTTTGTCGGTCGCAATGTGAAGATGGTCCTGCATTTCAACCCAGTCACCCCGGATCCAACCAAGAGGGGTATGGGTTGTTGTCATTGGGACAACAACCCCCAGGATTGCCCTGCAGGGCACAATGACGATCCAGGCAAAATGCTGGTCTTCCAGGCTCAAGGTGAGATGACCGACATTCCCGTTTGGGCTGTTGGGGGTGTTGTTCTCCCCTTTGACGAAGTGCCCGGCCATGACACCCGGCTGGTTCTCGCCACCGACTTCAAAATGCCCAAAAACATGAGCGCTAATGACCTGTCCAGTATGATGGACGAGATTGCAGGAATGCGTCTGTTTCTTGAGGGGGTGACGGCGGGGATCCCAAAGGGGAAGCGCTAGTGTATTTTTCAGGGCGAGTACATACCGTCGTCTATGACGATCCCGCCAAGGCGTTCTACATTCTGAAGATGGTGCTGGATGAGGTTGACGACGGCATCGTTTCCGTGAAGGGTTCGATCCCTGGGATGCCCGTTAAGATCGGCACCTGGTTTGGGTTCGAGGCTTCCTGGGTGAAGCACAAGAGCTATGGCGACCAACTGTCCATCAGCAAAGCTCCCGTCCTCAAATCGTCCTGGGACGTACCTTCCGCAGTTCATGCCCTCGTGTCCTATGGGGTGGGTGAGCGGGTGGTGGCCTCAATCCGGGAGTTCTTCGGGGAGGACGACTTCATCCCCGCATTAGGGAAGGCTGAGTCGTTGGAGGAGGTTCCCGGTTTAGACTCCTTCACAGCTCTCTATGTCCATCAGCGTTGGACGAAGGTGCAGGCGTATTTCAAGGGCCTGGCTTTCCTGTTGGATCTCCGGTTGCCTCCGGCAGTGGTGAAGCGGGTGTGGTCGATGTTTGGGGATGATGTCGCTGACGTGCTGGGGGCCAATCCCTGGGCCTTGACTAAGGTGAACGGCATCTCCTTCCATCAGGCCGATGAGATTGCCAAGCGATTGGGGGTGTCCATGGACTCTCCCGCACGCCTCCAAGGTCTCATCGTGTATGTGTCCAAGTCCCGGCGGCAGATGGGCCACATGTACATGAGCACCCCGCAACTGGCAGCGGAGGTGGGTGTCACGATTGCTGACGTACCCCCAAAGGAGTTGGGGGCGGCTATTGCAGTCAGCCACAAGAACGAGGGCATTGTTGTCGACCGGGATGTGAAGCCGGGGACCTTTGCCATTTACGATCCCTGGTCCTACCAACTGGAGAAGGATTCTGCAGAGATGTTGCAGGGCAGGCTCAAAACCGCCAGCTTCAAGGGAGTAAGGCAGGCCACCAAGGAGTACCTCCAGCGATTGGCTCTGTTTGGCACCCGGACGGAGAAGGCAGCGAAGACGAAACGGCCCCGATTGGCATCCGTAGTTTCGGTGGCCGTGGACGAGTGGGGGGCCTCCAACAAGCTCGTGTTGTCCGAGGATCAGAAGAGGGGGGCAGTTAATGCTCTTCTCGCTCCTGTGTCGATTCTTACGGGCCTACCGGGTACCGGCAAAACCACGGGTTTACGGGCCGTTGTGAACATCCTTCAAGAGGCGGGGGTGAAATTCCTCCTGTGTGCTCCGACTGGGATTGCTGCGAAGAACCTGGGTGCGCTGACAGGTGCCTCGGCCTCTACCATCCATAGGGCTTTTGCTGCCCGTGGGAAGCGTGACGACCAGAGGGCCTCCACCTACATCGGGGTGGTCGGCAACAGTTCTGGTGGACTCTCCATGTCTGAGAGGGACGAGGAGTGGGGTTACGATCAGGATAACCCTTACCCTGCTGAGGTCGTCATCCTTGACGAGGCATCTATGCTAGACCAGCACCTCTTGTACCGCCTGCTGAATTGTACCTCTCCAAAGACCCGGCTCGTTATTGTAGGGGATGCTGCCCAGCTTCCTTCGGTCGGTCCTGGAAACGTTCTTCGGGACATGATTAACTCGGGGCTGTTCCCTGTGACGGACCTCCGGGAGATTTTCCGTCAGAAGGACACATCAGCGATTGTGTTTGCTGCCCACGACATCTTCAGGGGAGAAGTTCCAGAGTTCTCATCCTCCCCGGAGTTCACCCTGATACATACCCGCAGTGAGGATCACGCCCAGGCTGTTATTCTGGAGTTGGCGCAGAAGCTCTACAAGAGGCGTGCGAACTTCCAGGTTCTAAGCCCAAGACATTCGGGAACGGTGGGCGTCACAAGTCTGAACGCTCGGCTCCGAGATCTGTTGAATCCCGCTCGGGATGGTCTCCATGAGTTCCGACTGGGCGCCGACAGTATCGTGAGAGAGGATGACCGTGTGATGGTGGTCAGGAACGACTACAAGTTGGGGGTGTATAACGGGGACGTGGGGAAGATCGTTCATGTTGACCAGAAGGCCAAGGAGATAGAGGTCAAGATTTTCGGTGACCCCGTCCTCCAGGTCCGGATCACATTCCGAAAAGCACCGACGACCATCCGCCTTGCTTATGCCTGTACCGTCCACAAGGCCCAGGGCCTGGAGTACGACGTCATCGTGCTGCCCCTCGTGGACTCCTTCAGGCATCAGCTTCAGCGGAATCTCCTCTACACAGCGGTGACGAGGGCAAAGCAGGGTGTGGTTCTTGTAGGAACCCCCTCGGCTCTCACTACAGCAGTCCTGAATGATCGTGAGGACCAACGCAACACTCTGTTAAGGGATCGCCTTAATTCTTCCTGCGATCCACCAACATCGGCGGTCGTCTGCGAGTAGATGATCCTGGCTGTTGCCGATTGAGGAGACCGAAATGGACATCAAAAGCGATCCCCTGATTCAGAGGCTCAAGGAGCGGTTGCGTGTCACCAAGGTGGTTTGTACCCGTTCTGTGAAGGGTCGCAGTGGTGACCACTACGTTGGGTTCTCCGCCGCCTGGGATAGCACCCAAGACGACGCCGGGGGCGCTGCCGATCTGATGACCCCCCAGGGTGAGGGGGATATGGCTATTGCACAGACTCAGATAGGGATGACCCTCAAGGAGGCCAAGGTCGCAGCCTTCGTACTTGGGATGCAGGCGGACATCGCTGCTCATGACCATTCGGCTGCGGGTGGTAGCATCTCGGAGGAGCAGCGGGATCAGGCTCTCCGTGCGATCAAGACCAACTACTCCCGCCTCATTGTGGACATGCTCGGGGATGGCGGGGGAGGGCTAGAATGACTGACGAGTCCCAGGATCCGGTCGTAGAGGAGCCTTCGGAGGCTCCCAAGATCGTGGTGTTTCCGCCAGATGATGCCGAGGCCATCTTCACCGAATTAGGCACCCTCAGTGTTGAGCTTGATGAGGATCCCCTGGCTTTCGGACCGAAGCGGCTGAACAAGAAGACCGCCGTGGTCCGCCGTATGCTGGATCGTTGCGAACGCATTTTCTTGGATGTGTCCCAGCGGTTGTACTGGACGAAGCGGCATCTCCGTGTGGTAGAGACGGGTCTGGACATGGCCAAGAAGCGCCTGTTCGCTGACGATCCTGAAACCCGTGCTGGTCGTTCCGTGGCTGATCGGGAAGCCATTGCCCAGGGGAAACTCTCCGGCGAAGTGCGGAAGATGCATGACCTGGAGATGCTGACGGCGGATCTGGATGCCGTCCTGGTCGTGGTGAAGTCCAAGCGATATGATCTGAAGGACACTGAGGGTCGTTTGCGGGACCAGATCCGGTTGTGTCAGACTGAGTTGGTCGTAGGACACCAGTGGGGGTCAAGAGTACCTCCTGCTGAGACAAGTGTGAACCTGGAGGAAGGTCGTCCAGCACAGTCTGATGCGGCCAGTATCAAAGAGATCATTGGGAGGGTGGACAGTGAGGTTCACCTTGCTCAGGACTCTGGTGACTGGGAGGATCCCGTTGTGGCAGAGGAGGTTCCCACCTCGGTGGTCTCCCCTGAGGAGGCAACACCCCCGGAACCAGAGCCTGTGGCCGAGGCAGTAGTTGTAGAACCAGACCCCCTTGTGGAAGTGCCCCCTGTGGGGCCTACGTCGCTTGTGGACGAGCTTCTACCAGAGACTGGTGTGGTGGCTTCGGGTGAGGCTATCCTGCCTCCTACGGTGTCCGCTGAGTCCGCTGAGGTGTTCCTGGAGACCTTGACGATGAATGACGCCAGGAAGGAACCCCCACCACCCCCCACTGGGAGGATGGCAATCCCCGAAGAGAATCTTTTAGATCTTCTTGCAGAATTTGAGGCTCCATAGAGTCCCTTTTTAATCCCGTTCGGGTAGAAGATGATGACGGAACCTGTCTAGTAGACCTTGTTCCGTCCATACAACAGCCGGGAGGCAAATGATGAGCGACGGTACATTCAGTTTTGGTCAGAACGACGACCACATCGGTTTCAAGACGAAGGCTTGGAAAGCGCAGGGTGGCAACACCTACCGTCTCTCCTTTGCCTGGTGGAGCCAGAACGAGGCGGGAGAGCCCGATCTGGGAGAGGCGGACAGTGGGCAGGCCCCGCTGTTTTCGGGTGGACCCGTCAATTTCATCCAGGGTGCCGGGTACGTGATGAACAGGGGGCCAGAGTACACGAAGATGGCTGGTGAGCCCCCCCGCCAGCGTATCGTGACCGTCGTCATCGTGTGGCCGACCGACAAGCGGGGTGCTCTGTCCTCGGAGCGCCTCCAGGCCGGTGAGTACGAGGTTAAGCCCTGGGTCATTTCCGCCGACAAGTACAAGACGCTGGAGCAGATCCACGCCGAGTTCGGTTTCGGTGAGCACGACGTTACTGCCAAGTGCGAAGAGGGTGGCACGCAGTTCCAGAAGATGACGTTCACCCCCTGCAAGGAGAATCTTTACCGTCAGTTCCTGACATCCCCCAAGGGAGCGAAGGTGGCGGGCGAGATCAAGGAGGCCGTGGCGGGCCTCGTGGCGAACGTCCAGGACTTCATTGGGCGTGAAATGACGATCTCGCAGCTTCGGGAGAAGCTCCAGGGTGCTGGTGGGGCACCCGCCCCCCTCGACGTCGGGGACAATGCTGTCGCCTCCGGGGACATCGAGAGCGTGGTGAGCGGTCTCCTGGACGACTAATTCAGGGAGGGGACGGGGATGCGAGTTTTGGGGTTTGACCCAAGTCTTACGAATTTTGGGTGGGCCATCCATGACTCGGACACCCCTGAGGGCTCGACTGCTAGATGTCTGAGTCGGGGACGTTTTCAAACTAGCGCCAAGACGCTCTTCATCGACCGCTACTGCGAGTTGAGGGAGAGCGTCAGGCTGCTGGTTGAGCGGTGTGGGGTGACCTATGGGATCACCCTCGTCAGTTTGGAGTACCCCGTTTTCCACGAGATGTATAGTGAGGGACTGTATGGGCTGTTCCTGTACGTTTGTGAAGCGCTGCGAGCGGCACAGGTCGACGTGGTGTTCTTCTCCCCTGGGCAGATCAAGTCCCATTGTCACACCTTCCTCCAACGCCCCAAAGGCTGGAAGATGATGAAACCGGACATGGTAGAGGGGGCCAAGCTGGACGCCGGTGGGAAGGGTCGCTGGAACCATAATGAGGCCGATGCCTATTGGGCAGCGAGGGCTGGTGCCCGTTTCTGGTCGTTCTACAAGGGGGTCCTGAAGGAAAGCGATCTGACCCCCAAAGAACTGAAGCAGTTTACGGAGATCCACACCTACCAGCGGGGCAAGAGGGCGGGTCAGACGGTAGTGCGGGGCATTTGTCACCGTGAGGATGAGCGTTTTTTCCTTTGGTCTAAGGGAGTCAACTGATGGCACGGAAAAAGAAAGATACAGCGACGGGGAAAGTCCCGGAGAAGGATGTAGGGCTGTCAGCATTGGCACAGGCTCGTAGCGTCATGAACAAGGTGTTCCCAGACGAGAAGTCTTCTGAGGTACGGATTGATGAGGCTCGTTTCACACAGTCGCACCCACATCTTCCGACCGGGTCAGTTATTATCGACTTCCTGATCGGTGGTGTCCCCAACCGGGCGGGCGTGTTGCCGTGTCCGGGGTTCCCTCGTGGACGACTCATCAACCTCTACGGGGCCGAGACCTCGGGAAAAACGACGATGGCACTGACTGTCGCAGCCGAGACATGTAGGCGGGGAGGGTGTGTCGGTTTTATCGACTGGGAGCACGCCATCGATGTGGCCTATGCTAAGTCGCTGGGCGTCCCCATCGATGAACCCGACCGCTTCCTGCTCCTCCAGCCAGAGACCCTGGAGAAGGGCCTGGCCTACCTCTGGGGGATGGTCAAGGCGGGTGTGGATCTGGTCATTATTGACTCGGTGGCGGCTGGGGCCACGACGGCACAGTGGGACCAGAAGCTCGAAGACAAGGGTGAGATCGGACGGGTTGGGGCCAAGGCAGCCAAGTGGTCCGAGTACCTCCCGCAGCTTAAGGCGATGATGGCCCGCACGAATACCTGCGTGGTTGGTATCTCCCAGCTTCGTTCCAAGATCAACACTGGCGGCGGTGGTGGTTTCAACAAGGGGCCGCAGACGACCCAGCAGGGTGGTTACGCCTGGAAGTTCTACAGTGAGGTGCGTCTCGGATTGAGAAGGATAGCGACAGAGAAAGGGAAGCGGTACGATCCGATGACCCACACCAACATCGAAGTTCCTGTGGCCAATGTCGTTTTGGCCAAGATTGACAAGTGTAAGGTTTCCGCTTCACAGGGCCGGGAGGCCAAATTCTATCTCGTGTTTGGGGAGGGGATCGATGATGTCCGCTCCATGATCGACCTTTCCGCCAAGCGGGGGTTGGTTAAGAAGGCGGGTTCCTGGTACTCCTGGGAGCGGGCAGATGGTTCTTCCCTGCGGGCGCAGGGAATAGACGGTTTCAAGGATCTCATTAGGACCACCCCTGGTGCCTGGGAGGAGATACACACGTTGGCCCTCCAGTCACTGAACGCCAGCCCTGATGCTCCGATTGGGATCGGGGACGATTTCAACGAGGATGACGAATCTGAGACCATCCGTGAGGTCATGGCTATCGTGGATGGTCAGGATCCGACGAAGAAGCCCGAGGTACCTAGTGCCGAAGAGGTAGAAGACTGATGTCCGTCAAGATCCGAGTCCAGAACTTCCAGTCGCTGGTAGATGTGTCCATTGAGGTGGACCATCTGACTGTGGTGACCGGAGCGAACAACACTGGGAAGTCCTCTCTTATGCGGGCGATCCGAGCAGCCTTCCAGAATCTGAGGGGGACCAGCTTCATCCGGCACGGGGAAACCAAGGCTCGTGTGGACATCGAGTTTGACGATGGGCGCACCTTGGCCTGGGAGAAGGGGAGGGCTCGGGGGGACAAACCGACCTACATTATAGATGGGGGGGATCCAATCTATCCCGGTCAAGGTGTCCCTCCTGAGGTAGCAGCGTTCGGGGTGTGCCCTATCACAGCAGCCAACCGAGAGATTTGGCCCCAGGTGGCACCCCAGTTTACGGGTCAGGTTTTCCTGCTGGATTTGCCTGGTTCTGTGATGGCAGAGGCTGTTGCCGACGTAGAGCGGGTCCGACAACTCAATGACGCTTTGCGCCTTGCTACGTCTGACAAACGTTCGGCCTCATCCGAGTTGGGTGTCCGCCGGGGGGACCACGAGAGGCTGACTATAGAGTTGGATCGCTTCGATGGTCTGGATGAGTTGGCTACGGAGGTAACCAGCCTTGAGGAGAGCGCCCAACTCGCCCAGCGGATAGAGGTTGCCCTTGAGTCCTTGTTCGGGCTGAGAGATCGATTGGTAGAGGCATCCACTGCGGTGTCAGATCTTTCGGGGATCGAGGACGTCACCCCTCCCGAGGACGCTGCTTTCACTACGGTGGATCTGTTGCATCGGCAGTTGCAGGGTTGTGTGCATCTTCAGGAACGGTTGAACGAGGCGTCTACCGCTGTGGACTCTCTTTCGGGGATCGAGGCTGTGGCACCCCCCGAGACTGATGCCTTTGACACGGTGGCGTTACTTCAGGAAGAGCTGCGGGGTCATAAGCTGCTCAGGGATCGGCGGGTGGGGGCACAGGAAGGGGTGGCCTCCCTGGAGGGTGTTGAAGACGTTACCGTGGATGTAGACCCAGCTAAGGCGACACGGTTAGTAGAGGCTCTCCAGACGGCCAAGGATTTCCAGACCCGTCTGATCAAGGTGCGGGTTCAGATCGAGACCTTGGAGCAAGTGCTGAGTGAGGATGAGGCTGATGAGGCCGAGTTGACCAAGGAACTGCTGGAGACTCTCGGGACAATTGGGGCGTGTCCTGTTTGTGGATCCATTAATCACCAGGAGCACTAGAATGGCCGTTTCACTTGTGTGGCGCACGGACGCCCATCTGGCGGATCAGCCCCCTCAGTCCCGTATTGATGACTGGGCTGATACTATCCTCAACAAGCTCGTCCAGGTGGGAGATATTGCCAGACAGGCCGGTGCCTCTGCAGTGCTGGATGGTGGTGATCTTTTTCATGTTAAGAGTCCGTCCCGGACCAGCCACGAGTTGATACAGCGGGTCACGGAGATCCATCGGGTTTACCCCTGTCCGACTCTGGGCATTGTGGGCAACCACGACGTGAAGTACGGAGACATACGGTTTCTGTCAGAGGCTCCTTTGGGGGTGCTGTTCAAGTCCCAGATCATCCAGCCCTGTTATGACCCGTTGGAGGTGTACTTCGGACAGTCCGATAAGAGTAGCCCCACGGTGAGAGCTTTTCTCTTCGACCGGGCAGGTACAGGTTGGGTCCAGGGTAGCCCCTTCGTCCCAGGTAGGACCGAACCTGTCGTGCGGGTGGTGGGCATCCCCTTCCATGGTACCCAGTATGACTTTGCTCGTTTCACTTCGATCATCAAGGGGGAGGAGGATTTCCTGGTCGTGATGGTCCATTGCCTGGCCAGCCAGCGTGGTGGGACCATGTTCGAGGCTGAGGACATCATTAAGTATGAGGAGCTTGCTTCTCTTGACCCTGATGTTTTCTGTTTCGGCCACTGGCATAAGGACCAGGGTGTGAAGGAGATTGCCAAGGGAAAGTGGGTCGTCAACACGGGGAGCCTTTCCCGTGGTTCCCTGAGCCAGGACGACCTGGAGCGCACCCCCAGTTGTGTGGTCCTCGGGTTCGACCAGGACGGGAAGATAACCCACGAGGTGAAGCCTCTGAAGGTGGCTCCTTCCGCTGAGGTGTTCGACCTCGTTGGTCGTGTCCGGCAGGAAGCCCGCAAGATGACGGTGGATGCCCTAGTTGACAGCCTCCACAGCGCCCTGGCTGTCCGTCAGGTCACTTCTCTCCTGGATGACGTGAGGGCACTCCCAGACGTGCCAGAGTTGGTGAAGGAACGTACCCTGGCTTACCTGGAGCAAACTGGAGCGAAGTGACCGTCAAGACCTTCACCTTTGGAAACGACCCCATCCCGAAGCGACCGACCAAACCGCTGTACATCGAGCTTGTTCCCTTTACAGCGTGGGCGGAGAACGTTCGTACCAAGTGCCCACGCTCCATGTGGGACCGATTCCGCCGGATGTGTTATCGCCGGGCGGAGTACCGTTGCGAGATCTGTGGTGAGTCAGGGAAGGACCAGGGTAGAGATTGGCCCGTAGAGTGCCATGAGGTCTGGAGCTACAACGAGGATCTCAGGATCCAGAAGCTCGTGGGCCTCGTTGCCCTGTGTCCTTTGTGTCACGAAGTTAAACATGCAGGACGGACGGCGAAGCTGGACGGTCCGAAAGGCATTGCCAGAATCTTGACACGCCTTCAGCGGCTCAACGACTGGACCGAGGATCAGGCGGGTGCCCACTTCAAGGAAGCTTTCCGTGTGTGGAACGTCCAGTCGCAGTGGGACTGGACCCTCGACCTGACTTTCCTAGACTCCGCAGCCCCCTGAGGATCATCTCACCCGACTCCCGAGTAGTCTCAGTGTAAAGCCTACGAGGAGAGCGTGATGCCTAAGCCCACCCGTTTCCCGATTAACATCAAATGGTCAGAAATGCTCATGGACGAGCCGGGTGCAGTGACGGGCCGGTACCTCATCGTGGAGGATGGCAAAGCCATCAAGTGTCTGACGTGCGGGATGACATCTTGGAATCCCAACGACGTCAAGGAACGGCACTGTGGCAAATGCCACGTGTTCCACGACGACCCAAAGTGGATCATCCTCCGGTTCGTCCGAGTAGACTGTGTAGGAGGTGCTCTATGGGTGAGATCGTCATTCTTATGGGACCGCCGGGCAGTGGGAGATGTCCTTAGATGTGGGGTGCTTTAATCGGAAAGGTTTTCCAGGTAAGCAACCACACGACGCAAATCATCGAGATTGGCGTTGCTTTTAATTGTGTTTGCCTTGTAGGAAATCACCCTCACATTTTCTTTTGTGTATCCTTTACTGGGGACGATTCGGTCCAGCGAAATTGAATTGGGGCCACAATGACCGTCATTTATAACGAGCAACAGACCAAGGACAGGGCATCTTTTTGGGATCGTTATGTCGTTGACACACAGATTGAAGGGGATGTTTTTCTTTCGAGCACGGGTCCGGGCTAGCTGGAGGAGGTATCTTGCAGGATGTTTTCTGTTTTGTTCCCTTTTGTATGCTCGGATTTGTTCAGGTCTGTTCCTTATGCTTTTTTGTGCTCTTTCAATGGCATGTTTCGGATCAGCCCAATAGGTTTTTTGGGAGTGTTCCTGGCAGCGCCTGCAACTTTTAACAGGGGAACCCTGAGAGTTGTAAAATTCTACCTTTGGTTTAGTCTGTTTACAGCGGCTACATTGTTGCATTCAGGGTTCCTCCTGGGGAAAGTCCATCACCCAAAAAGGTTACACCATAAAGGAACTATTGTCGTTTTGGGTAGCCTGGAGGGTAGTGGGGTCTTGTGGGATTAGTTTCAGACCCCAATCGAGGTGTGATGAAAAAGCAACTGGCCATCGTTGGTCCTCTGCAACCGGACGGCAGTACGCCGGTCACCCGGATGCGTGAGGGGGATGACGGTGAGACCGAGTACACCACGGGACAGATAGTTCCGGCTGAGGACGGCAAAGCGATCCCACTGGGGGCTGAACTCATCTCGCTGAGTCCTTGTGGGGGGACGCCTTTCCACGAGGTGGAGGTGGTGCATTCCATGAGGGAGTCTGGGACCAAGTGGTCGAAGGGGCCATCCAAGGTTGCGTCCGACGCTTACCGTGATGGCTGGGAGAACATTTTTGGGCGGAAGCCTCGCCCGGAGGACTTGAACTGATGGTAGACATTTCACGAGATGATGTCAGGATTAGAGGCGACGAGATCGTGGATGGGGTGGTGCATCGGAGGTGTCCGAAGTGCCACAAGTTGCTCCCCCTGGATGCCTTCGGGATGCGTCGGATGGCGGGGCAGGGGAAGGGTGGTGTGGATCTGCTCACCAACCAGTCCCGTTGTAGGGGTTGCAGATGAACCGTGAAGCAGAGTTGGCCCACTACCTTGAGAAGCACATGGTGCCCTACGACGAGTGGGCAACGTGCGGGGCGGACCCCGAGGCCGTCAGGATGGCCCAGGAGGGGACGGACGAGGGGTACCCGATCGCCCTTGCCAAGCATCCTATAATGGGCTTCTTCGTGATAGCCTCTGGCCAGGGTCCATATGTGGCGTGGCCTGACGACGAGGAGATACACAAACGCAGGAAAGCCGCCGAGAAGTTGAAGTCGGTCCAGCAGCAATTCGATTCTGCCGGGGACTATCGGGACTGGGACGCCTGCAACCGCCTGGAAGATGAGAGGGACGCTCTGGTCCTGGATGCCCAGGGGAAGCGTGATTTCTACCTGGACGTTAAGATCGGGGGCACGGACTGAGATGATTGAGCCTTTCTACTATCTTAACTCTCGTAACGGGATGGTCGCCCTCTCCATAGACGAGGGCGAGACGATGATGCTCCCCTCGGGGAAGGTGATGTCGGTTCGTCCCGATGTGTGGGATCTAGAACCGGAAGACCTGGAGGATGATCTGTCCCCCAAGCAGCAGGCGTTCCTGGCACACCACAATGAGAAGCCCCCTATGGACTACATCGAGCAGCTTGCCTGGAAGCTCCGCAAGGGCCGACTGGCTGTTGCCAAGGATTTTGCACAGGCCCCGGAACCCCGTAAAAAGCCCCCCGTTTCAGCGATGGTCGTGAAGTCCGACTTCAAGGATTAGGGATCATCTGACGCTATCCTGGAGTAGAACAGTGAGGAGGCCGAGATGAAGCGTAAGGACAGAGCATACACACCCGAAGAGGTGTTTTCGGTGGTTCGTGCCACCGAGGAGAGCCGAACCAAGGCAAAGGTGCTGGTGGATTTCGACGGGGATCTTATCAAGGTCACCTCCTTGAGACTCCAGCTTTTCGCTTCCTCCGGGGTGACCTGCGTCAAGTGTGGCCTACATGGTCAGTACCTGTACAAGGAGCGGCACTCCCCGACAGGTCGGTACCACCTCAATCTCTATGGGGTACAGCCTGATGGGACAGAAGTGTTGATGACCAAGGACCACATCGTGCCTGTGTCCCGAGGCGGCAAAAACTACCTGGGCAACCTCCAGGTCATGTGCGCCCTTTGTAATGAGGCAAAGGCAGATGGTCGGACTTTGGATCCACCCCCCGAGGACGTTAACATGTCCAAGAGGTTGACCAGTCCGTTTAGGGTTGATGGGGTGAGATACAGGTGGCGGCTGATGGGGCGACGCCATTTCATTGGGCAGGCCAAACCGACCCCTTACTTGATTGTGCGGGTTTGTGCGGAGGAGCCGGGGGCGATCCTACGGTGTAGGCTCATCCCCAGGCATGCTGACGTCTTGGGGGATGCCAAGATCACGGTGTCAACCGAGGACGTTGAGAGGGTCATCCGCCATGCTCTGGAGAAGGGGTGGTTGCCCTACGAAAGCGGTCCCGTGTGTTGTCCCCCTCATGGGGACATTGGGATGGCCATGTACTACATAGGCACAGAGGTACCTGAGGAGGCAACGTGGATCGGAGACTAACCCGAGAGCAACTTCAGGAGATCCTGGCTGGGATGAAGCCCGGCACCTGTTTCACCCCGAATAAGGTGGGGAACTTGGCGGTGACAGACCCAGCCGGTGCCTATCTGGGGTACATCGATTTCAGGACCGGAGAGGTTGGCCTTTTCGAGGAGGCTCAGGGTGGCTGAGAATACACACAAGATCCCATATGACGGGCCGCTGGAGTGGCTCGTGCCCCGCACGATCCTGTACTGCACGTCGGGGAGCCGGGCCTACGGGACCAGCCGACCGGATTCGGACTATGACTTCAAGGGGGTCGCTATCCCCCCGAGGAAGTACCGGGATGGGTTCCTCCATCGATTCGAGCAGGCCCAGATCAAAGAGCCGGACGCCACGATCTTCGGGATACGGAAGTTCTTCGCCCTGGCGGCGGATTGCAACCCGAACATCATCGAGGTGATGTGGGTGCCTAAGGAAGATCAACTGATTGTACTCCCCCAGGGCCAGTTGCTGATCGATGCCCGGTCCCGGTTCCTGAGCAAGAAGGCGCTGTATACTTTTCGAGGGTACGCCATCGCACAACTTAAGCGTATCAGGACACATCGCAAGTGGCTCTTGAACCCGCCTGACCATCAGCCTACCAGGGGCGAGTTCGATCTGCCCGAGCGGACGCTGATCCCCAAGGACCAGCTTGCGGCGGCGATGGCGGACATAAGGAAGAAGATTGACGGTTGGGAGGTGGACTTCGGGGATCTGAGTGAGTCCTCCAAGATTTACATCCAGGAGCAGGTTGCAACCCACTTGGCCGAGCTTGAGATCGGAGCGGACGAGAAGTTCCAGGCTGCGGCGAGGCTTATCGGCTATGATGAGAACTTCATCGTCCTGCTGGACCGGGAGAGGCACTACTCTGCGGCCTCCAAGAACTGGAGGCAGTACCAGGAGTGGAAGACCACCCGGAACCCCATACGGGCGGCGCTGGAGGCGCACCACGGGTACGACACCAAGCACGGGATGCATCTCGTGAGGCTCATGCGGATGTGCCGGGAGATCCTCACCGAGGGAGTCGTCCATGTCCGGCGTGAGGACGCCAAGGAACTGCTGGCCATCCGTGATGGTGCTTGGAGCTACGACAAACTTATCGGTTGGGCCGAGGAGCAGGACGAGTCCTTAGTGGAGGTCGCCAAGGGGTCGGCCCTTCCGAAACAACCCGACAGGGTAGCGTTGGATGAACTTTGTCAGGAAATCGTCCGGTCTGTGCAGGAAGACTGACGGTTTGTCCTGATGTCGTGGGTACAGTGTCCCTATTCAACAAGCGGCGGTGCCGCAAGGAGGAAGGGATGCTGAGTAAAGATGAACATGATATCGTCAAGGTGGCTGCGGAGTTGCTCAAGCGGGAACTGGAAGAGATCGCCCCCACCTCGCCGGATGAGAAGCCGGGCAAACTGGTGATCTACAAGTTCGGTTCCTTCATTGTCAAGAGGGCCAAGGAACGTCAGGTTGTGAACCCGGCTGCGGGTGGCATGGTCACCGTACCTGAGCGTACCGCCGTGCGGTTCTCCGCATCCAAGACGTGGCTCAAGAGCCTCGGCAAGTAGCCACCAGGGGGGTCTTCCGGTACTCCTGCATCAGTTTGAAAAGAGATGACTCTCCGGTTAGACCTCGTCCTCCGGTTCGCAAGGCACTGTCATAAGCTGTCCAGTTTTCTATCGGTTTGTCCGGCACCGTTTTTCCGTCATGTGCGATAGGGAAGCGTCCATGTAACAGTTTGAATCTGTCTACATCATCCAGGATACTGAGGATGGAAAGGGGCTTTCCTTTAAAACGTGTCTTTTTATCCCTCCGTCCGACAGGTTTTATTCGGGGACGGGATAGGGGAAGCGGATCAAGAGGTTCCCCCGGTTTTCCTGTGTCTTGGAACGTGCAGATCCGTTGGCACCACAGAAGAAATCTTGGCTGGCTGATGTTCTGTTTCATCCTGTTGATGTCCTTATGGACCCACTGGACATTGTCTATTGTGTAGGGGAGTTTTGAATCTCTGCGGTCTAGAGAGGCCGTTCCATCTGTTTTGTTTCGGATACATAGCACTAGGGGGAGTCCTGTTAGGGCACATTTCTGGTTTTGTGTGAGAAAAAGATCCCATAGCTGTTCCTTTGTTACCGCAAAGGTTAGCCCTCTTGTTCGGGCACCTGTCCGTAGGCTGGACATGTAGGCTCCTGAAAGATTTCCGATACCCCGAAAGTTTCCAAGTGGGAGACATCCACAGCTAATGGTTTTGTTTCGTTTTAATAATGCGATGAAGATATCCTTTTCACCCCCACAGTCACAGGTACAGTGGGCCATTCTCCGGGTCTTTTTGTTGCCACCTTCCAGATAGAAACTTTGAATTGTCAGTTTTCCGTACCGATCTCCTACGTTGTACCTGATGAGCCCCCTGTGTTTGCAGTGCCAGCAGCGGCTGTTTTCCGTCAACCTAATGGAACAGATTGTGAAGGTGCTGCCACAGGGACAAAGAACCTTTACTTTCTGGAAGGATCCCTTATTGGGGCTGTTGTGGTTAGGTAAGACAGTTGTAACATGCAGCCGTCCAATGACATCTCCGACTTGAAAAAGCTTTTCCTTCTCCATTGTTTCCTTCTCCATCCTTTCGTTCTCTAAAGGATAGAGAAGATTTTTGGTCTGCACAAGGTCTTTTCGGGGTAGAGTACGATGAACCTTTGTTGAGGGTACCGTGATTAAGTCTTTCACCTTGTATTTCAGTAGTTTTAAGATGTACGAAAACTGTTCCCAGCAGTTCCTGTGGACAAAGGGGTGGGGCAACATCGATTTGGGAAGAGGCCCCGGCAGAGGGAAGGCCCGTCCAGTCAAGAGATCGGAACACCACGCAGTGATGGGCACGGCCATCCAAGCCGTAATCGAACTTTTCTACAACGAAGAGTTATGGCGTCTGCTCCCACCAGACCAATTGCGTGACAGATTGCTGGAACTTGCCATCAAGGAAACGGACCTAGAGATCGCCAAGCGGTACATTGACTGGCGACAGGCCATTCCCCTGGAGGAGATGCGACAACTTATCCGGGACGGTGTCATGGGCTACATTCGGACGCTGAAGGCTCAGATGTTCCTCGGCCCTTACGCCAAGTCAGAAGTCGAGTTGCTGGCCTACATTAACAAGTGGAATCCGGTCGGTGGCCGGGTGGACATGATCATCCGGCGTGACGACACGGGCATCACGATTCTGGACGGAAAGAACGGAAAGCGTTACAAAGACGGCAAAGGCGGTTGGATGACCTTCACCGACCCAGATCAGCTTCGCTGGTACGCCATGTTGTTCTACCTCTGCTACCAGAAGCTGCCCGACCGCCTGGGCTTCGTTTACTTCCGCTACCCAGCGGGCGATCCTGTCCTTGACCTGGAGGGGAACCCCACGGGGGAGAAGGAAGAGGGGGTCACCTGGGTGCCCTTCTCAATGGACGACCTCAAGGGACTGGCCCAGCGAGCGGTGGACTGCCGGAAGGGCCTAGAGAAGGAACAGTTCGAGGCGAACCCCTCTTGGAAGCAGTGTAAGTTCTGCGACTTCGAGACCGTGTGTCCTGAGAGGATGGCGCAGAAGGAATCGAACCGGCGGAAGCCCCGAAAGAAAAAAGATGAGCTGAAGCTGACGGAATTTTCGGTTTTTACAATGGGGGCCGTTCCAAAGACGGACGGGAGCGAGTAGTAGAACCGATGGGGGTGAACCATGAAAGCAACCACCGGGCAGGATCTGACGGCACTTGTTCAGCGCCGTGACACACTACGAGAGAACATCCAGCGGGTACGGGGGCGACTAGACTCGGCTCGTCAGGAGCTTGCTGACACCGAAGCGGAGTGTCGCAGCAAGAAAGTCGATCCGGACAAGATCGACACCGTGATCACCCAACTTGAGCAGAGGCTCGAAACAGAGGTAACTGATCTGTCGGCTCGACTGGAGCAGGCGGAGACCCAGGTCGCACCCTTTTTGGAGGAGTAGGTATGAAATTCCAGGTCGCATTGTCGGATCTCACTGAGGCTTTGAACATCGTGGACGCAGCGATGTCTAGCGAGGCCGCAGACATGCAGGGGCATTTTTTGTTCCGAAAGTCCCAGACGGCTGGTCGTGTGGATGTGCTCACGCATGAGCGTTGGTCACAGGCGTCCATATCTTTCGTGGCGGACGTTGAGCAGGGGGATGAGACCGCTTTCACAATCTTTGGGAAGGGTCTGATGAACTTCTTGGGTGCCGTCACATCCGAGACCCCTGATGCGCTGATGACGGTGGATTTCGATACGAAGACCTCCATCACCACGGTCTCCAATACGGCTATACCGAAGATCAACTACCCTTTCGGTACCCTTGGCCCGGACGCCTATCCTGATTTCGATAAGCGCTTGCAGGGTGCCAAGGTGACCGGGACGTGTCGTGCAGACCGTCTTCTGGGTGCCCTCGATGCTGCCAAGGGTTTCATCAGTACCGATGAGCAGCGGGGTCCGCAGAACACCGTGACCGAGTTCCGTGATGGGAAACTCATGGCCACCACCCTCAAGACTCTTGGGATCATCAAGATGCCAGGTTTGGACAACGTTATACATCGTATCCAGGTGGGGCAGCACCTCCCGGCGGTCACGGCTTTCCTGACGGCCTGTAAGGAGGACACCCTGGAAATGCTGGAGGCGAAAGAGGAGCCTGGAAAGGCTGCTGGGATGTTCTTCCTGCGTCGGGGGGACGGGGCGGTCCTTGGGTGGTCGCTGTATTCGAAGCCCTTCCCCAAGATCGCTCAGCCCAAGGCTGAGGATGACCGCTGGTGGAAGATCTCTCCGAAGTCCCTTGCAAACGGCCTCAGGGGTGTCCTGGCGGCGTTCAAGGGGAAGGAAGAGGCCCTGGTACGTTTCTCCCGTCCGACGCCACAGGGACCGTTGCTGTTGACGGCAGCTACCGAGACGGGGCGGAAGTCCGAGTGGGAGATCCCGGTCATGGACTCGGGGGACAACCCCAAGGCGGATCTGACTGGGATGCCCGATTCCTTCCAGCTTTCTCGGATCTCTTTGGAGACCCTCCTCAAGGCCATCAAGGACGAGACCATCACGCTGGGACTCAGCTACATGGCATCCATCAAGAAGGGCTATCTTCGGGTCCAGGAGTCACGGGGAAGCGAAGGGGATGAGTTCCTGTTCATGCTGGCTTGGTGGAGAGAAGGTGAATGACCATCCCAGTCCTGACGGGCCTTCGATCCAAGTTGGATCGAGCCACTGGGCTTCGGGATGGTGTCCGTTCCCGCCTGGTTTCCACAACCGCTGACATCAAGCAGTTGGAGGCGGAGGAGACCCTGTTGGCCTTGGTGCAAACCTTGCTGCAACAGCTTACAGACCAAGAAGTTACGGTCGGTGTGCAGGCAGTAGAGAAGCTCCAGACCGAGGGTCTCCAAGCGGTGTTCGGGGATCAGGACTTGCGGGTTAAAGCCGAGGTAGACATTCAGCGGGGCAAGGTTTCGGTGGACTTGGTCACCATCCAAAAGCACCCTGAGGGCCACGAGGTAGAGGGCCTTAGTGGTGACGCCTTCGGGGGTGCCGTAGCGACGGTGCAGTCGGTATTGTTGAGGATCATCATTCTTCTTCGCCGGGGTCTTCGTCCGCTCCTATTGTTAGACGAGACGCTTCCGGCCTTCGATCACAACTACGTGATCAACATGGGTACGTTCCTTTCAGTTCTGTGTCGTCGGTTGGACATGGATATCCTTCTGGTCACGCACAACACGGCACTTGCCGAGGCGGCGGACCACGCCTATCGATTGGTACAGAAGGGTGGCGCTGTTAAAGTAGAGGCTGTACGATGACGGATACGATCAGAACCGCCGGGCAAATCCGCCAGCAGTTGAAACAGGTGCTGTTCCGGCATCTTCAGAAGCTCCTCAAGGCCAACTTCCGCAAATCCCCGGACACATGCCATTACCGCCGTCAGGAGAACCTGGGGGATACCGGGATGAAGGTTGGTGTTTGCCGATGGGATGGACCTGATCGTTCAAGGTCTCCCCGAGGTAAGTTGTGCGACTCCCGTGTTTTCGGATGTGCGGCGATGGCTGGATCCTGTGGCTGGTGGAAACCCTTTCGGGGCAAGGATGATATCAAAGCCGAGTTTAAGGATCTGATGACCAATGGGAGTCGGGGGCAGATCGCTGCTCTCTATCCTGATGTTGCGGCTTTGATGTGGGTGCTGGATGGGGTCGACGTGTCCCAAGAGGTGTTGGACGCCGAGAACGAAGCGGACCCACCTGGGTTGGAGACGCCCCCTGAGCCGGAGGTACCATGAGCAATCTGCTCCAGGTCGCCAAGTTCAACACAAAAGTGATGAGGAAGAAGGGGGCACTACCTCTGATGGTGGAGTTCAATGTTGCCTCGGAAAGTGCCCCCTTCCTGGTGACATCCAGTCAGGCCGTTGTGTGGGTGGAGGAGGCGCATCCAGGCGATCTGGTTAAGGCAGCAGTGAGGGTAGCAACCCCTGGTGATCTGTTTACCGAGATCATTCGGGCTGTCGCACGGAGGGGCCTCGCTGACCAGTGGGGGAATGTCCATCCTTTCACCATCAAGGGATTGGAAGCGGCGATGCAGCATCTCCAGTCCTACGACTTCCACGAGTTGGAGATACTAGCAGCCCCGGTGAAGAAACAGTCCAGTCGTCCCGCTTGGTTGCGGGCACTTCCTGTCCGTCCAGCATCGTGGGTGCCCGCCAAGTGGGCCGTCGTTGTCCCTAAGGATCGGGAGTATGTTGGGCTCATTGGACACCTGGATCCCAAACATCTCGTATCCGTTGTCCACAATGCCAGCAGGGGTATGGCCATCATCCGAACTGGACTCTAATGTCTGGGTGGTTGGCTACCGCTTTGGAACGGTGTTCCGTCACCCCGGAAGTAGAGGACTATTTTCTTGGCAGGGGTGGCAAAGAGGAAACCCTCAGGGCGGAGGGGATCACGACCTGGACCGCATCCGACGTGCCTCTCCCTGATCAAAAGTTTCAGTTTCGGTACGGCAGGTACGGCGAACGTCTCGACGGGATGTTGATCTGTCCGGTCCATTCCCCAAAGGGTGCTCTGATCGGATTTGAGGGGCGCTCTATCCACCGTAAGTACATCACGGACTACCGCCTTCCTGAGGAGAAATGGAACCCCTTCTTCCTGGGCACTCGGTCGGCTATGCCAGCGATCTGGGCTGGGGGCGACGTGTGGCTCGTGGAGGGCCTTTTCGACAAGTGTCCCTTGGAGTGGGCCGTGCCGCCTCAGGATGCTGTGCTGGCTACTGTTAGGGCGTCCCTGTCACGGAAGCACCTGGAGTTCCTGCGGAGATTCTGTAAGGGCCGAGTGCATTTAGTGTATGATCGTGACGAAACAGGGCGCAAAGCAACCGTGGGTTGGGTAGATGAGACAGGCAAGCGGCGAATGGGAGCTTTGGATTTGCTCCGCAGAGCCGGTTTGAACTGTAGCGACGTGTTCTACACAGGGGGCAAAGACCCCGGTGAGATCTGGGATAAGGGCGGCGCTGTCGCTGTCCGGGCCGCATTCAACAGAAGGAGTTGACATGGCTGAAATGTGGAAAGCAGGGGACGAGGTCATCACCATCGTCAAGGATCTTATTGCCAAGTACCACCCACACCTGGCGCTCGTGGATGACGAGATCGCCGTCGTCTTCAAGGAGAAGGCGTCGACCGTGGGGACCGTGGACATCATAGGGAAGACGGGTAAGGCCCCGGCGATCCTCTCGGTGTTGGGCGACATCAAGTGGAAGTTCCTCCTCATCCTGGCGGCGGACTCCTGGAAAGGACTGTCGGACAAGCAGCGGGTGGCTCTTCTCGACCACCACCTGTGTGGATGTCGAGTGGAAGAGAATGCCCAGACCGGGGCCACCAAGTGCTTCGTGGCCCCGCCTGATGTGGCCTTCTACAAGGGCGAGATCGAGCGGCATGGCGTGTGGCGCACCACCGGGACGCCCCCCAGCCCGAACCTCATCCAGGAACTCTTCGGGTCCGACACCCCGTAACCCGCAGGGACGCATACAAAGCGTCCCGAAAAGCCAGAGGCTAAGGGGGTCTCATTTCACTTGACACGAAATACCGCCCGCTGGGATATGACGATGTGCTGGGACAGGAGTCCTCCATCAAGATCCTCCGACGCTTTGTGGCAACAGGGAAGGGCCGTTATCAGTCCTACTTGTTCTGTGGCCCTTACGGCTCAGGGAAGACGACACTCGGGCGGATCCTGGCACGGGCGCTGCTGTGTGAACAGCCTACTCCCGAGGGAGATCCCTGTGACAAGTGCATCTCCTGTCAATCCATTTTGGAGTCAGGAACATCCTTGGATTTCACCGAGGTGGATGCAGCAACCAACTCAGGGGTGGCGGAGATACACAAGGTCGTAGAGTCCGTCCTTTACGATTCCTTCTCGGGACGGCGACGGTTGTTCCTCTTTGACGAGTGTTTCACCGAGAGCACATTGTTATTAACCCCTGATGGGTTGAAGTCGATTCGAGAGTTGGTTGAATCGGAGTATTCTGGCCAAGTGTTAGCCGCTGACTTGGATGAGGGGGATCCTCAATGGGTGTCTGTGGCAAATTGGTTTGTACAGGGTAAGCGCAAAACGGTCACGTTGACTTTTGATAATGGTGTTGAGATCACCGTTACCGAGACGCAGAAGATTGCGACCCGGAATAGGGGGTGGGTGACAGCCCAGGATTTGACTTCCGATGACGATGTGATAGAATGTCACGAGAGCGTCAAGGGGGTGAAGCATGGGTGATGATACCATTTTGTGCGCCTGCGGTTGTGGTACAGTTATCACAAGGCTTGGACTAAATGGGAAACCCCGGAAGTACAAACAGGGGCATCAGTGTTTAGGACGGAAGATTATCAAAGATGAGCGGTACTGGGGGATCAGACTTCGAAAATTGCACACTAGAGCATCCTTATGTTTGTGCGGTTGTGGAGAGAAAGTGTTGGTGTCAATGAGATGGCTCAAAGAACAATCACAACGGGGGGACCGAAAAAAACGTTCTGTGTGGTTGCCGAAGTATAAAGAGGGGCATATGCCCCTGACTTATTGTGCCTGTGGTTGTGGGACTTTGATCCCTTCCATGGATTCGAGGAATCATAAGCGTTCTTTTGTTCCAGGTCACGCTGGGTTTTTGAAGAAAGGGATTGATGTCGTAAATTGGAAAAAACGCAAAGATGAGTGGGGTAAGGCTGCTCCTTTTTGTGCCTGTGGTTGTGGCGTGCAATTGAAACGTACTGAGAAACAGCTTAGGAGTCATATCCCAGATGCTAAGTATCTATCAGGACATGGGACTCGGAGGGGTTGTGTTCTTAAGTTGACTCAACAAGAAGAGTCCATTGTTTATGGGTGTCTCTTGGGGGACTTTTCGATCACCATTCCGAAAAAGACGGCCAGACTCGGTTTCACACATTGCATAGCGCAGAAATTGTATGCCTTACATAAAATAGAAATCTTAAAGAGACTGAGTTGGTGGTGGTGTGAGTTTGAAAGCGGGGGGTATAAGAAGGGAGGGGGCATGATTAGGGGTACCTCTGCATGTATGCCCATCTTGAATTCGGTTTGGGAAACGGTAAGGCCCTTTGGAGAGGGGAAGCAGGTGACCTCTCAATGGCTGGACCACATCGATGAGCGTGCCCTAGCCTATTGGTATATGGATGACGGTTCCTGTGGTGTCCGTTTGGTAGATGGGAGCCCCGCTAGTTTATCGCTGCATACAGAAGGATTCACAGAGTCTGAAAACTTGTTGTTGGCAAGTTGGTTGCGCCACAAAGGGTATAGGGGGGCTAAAGTAGCCCCAACGAGAGGGTACTTTTATTTGTATCTCCCAAAATTTGCGGCTAGGAAATTTCTGGCCGATGTTTCTCCTTTTGTCCATTCCTCCATGGGATACAAGTTAGGGGCAGTGGATGGCACGACTAATTAAAAGAGTTGTTGGTGGGGAGCAGATTGTTTTTGATGTGACTACTGAACCTTGTCATAGTTTTTTTGCCTTCAGTGGGGGGGTGGAAGCTGGGATTTTGGTTCACAATAGTCACCAACTTTCTTCACAGGCACTTGATGCTTTGCTCAAACCCCTGGAGGAGAACTTCGAGGACACCCCGGAGAAGAAACTCGTCTGCATTTTTTGTACGACGGAACCTGAGAAGATGCGGGCCACCATTTTCAGTCGTTGTGCTCCCGCCTTCATCATCCAGCCGGTGAATCCTGTCGAGGTTGCTGGGCGGTTGACGATGGTGTGTGACAAGGAGCAGATAGAGTACGAGCCGGAAATGCTGCTGGCTCTGGCCGAGATGACGGAGTGTCACATCAGGGATGCTTTGAAGGCTGTAGAGGGTATCTCCATGTTGGGGGGTATCACACGGGAGAACGTCATCTCCTATCTCCATCTGGACTTGAATAGTTCCTACCTGGATGTCCTTGAGGCGTTGGGCACGGACCTGGGGAAGGCTATGGAAACAGCCCATCAGATCCTTCTCCAGACTTCGCCCGCCATCTGCTACAAGAAGCTGGCCGAGACTGCGATGATGGCCTTTGCGTCCACTCTGGGAAACTCCCACATTCCGGTTTACCTGGATGTGGATCGGGTCCGAGCATTAGGGAAAAGTCAGGGGAATCAGCTTCTGGGGGTGGCCTCCCGGTTGGCCTCCCGACCGATGCGCCCCACAGAAGCGATGCTTCTCTGTGACCTTGGGGTTTTGCACCACGGCGGCGGGGCCATTGGGAATGCTCCGGTGGTATTCATGCCCCAAGGTGCTGTCCCCAAAGAGGGGGTCGTGGTTACCCCTGAGCCAAAAACCTCTGTCCCCTCTACCCCTTCCAGGGGTACACTGGAAGCAGTTGTGATGCGGAGTGGTGAACCTGTGGTGGGGCGAGGGGCCGTCAATGATGGTACCGTACCTGATGCATCCAAGAGGAAAGCATTCGTTACCGAAGGACTTGATGTCACTGAATTCGCTCAGATGTTGGGCCGAGCCCTACAAGACGAACTGAAAAGGGTATCCGTTGGATCAACGAGACACTCAGACGTGGGTGGCAATTGAACTTTCTCACCTTGGTGAGGAGAAGGTCCAAGACGGAACTCTTGTAGGCACCCTCCGCCAAGACCTTGGTGCAGGGGATGACTTCCCTATTTTCATTCCTGCAGCATCCTATCCCAAAGGTCGTAGACGTGTGACCCTTCTCCTGATGGAGGGTTATGTTTTTGTCGCTTCGGGACTTCCCGACACCAAGTATTTCGAACTGGAGAAACGTCCTTACATTGCACTGGTGATGTCCACGGTAAGTGGGGAGCATCAGATGCGTGCCGTGACAACGATCCCGAACAGCACAGTGGAGGATCTTCGGCAACAGCTACGGCAAATGGTGTCCTCTGACATCCCTTTGGATGCACGGGTTAGAGTTACGGATGGTTCCTACCGAAATCTAGAGGGGATTGTCCGTGGGCTGACTAGGGGATATGCCTTCGTGGAGATTCATTTGCGTTCCTTAGAGGTTGTCGCCACAATACCCTGTGTGATGTTGGAGGCTCTCGACCCACTTGCTGAAGAGGATAAAGGTCGGTAGTATTCTTTTTGAGCTTCTCGGACTTTTTGAGCTGCACTACAATCTGCGATGAGGTTGTGATGGCTTGGTCCGGGCAATGCATTTTAGATCCCTCAGAGATCGAAGCCAGGTTTGGGGAAGATCTCGGCCTCGCTCATTTTGATCGCATCACGGAAGACACTACTGAAGAGGATCAGGCCCAGCTTGATCATGTCCGAGCCGTGATGGATCAACTCCCGCCTCGGGAGGCCGACTTTGTAGACCTCTACTACTTCAAGAAACTGAAGCAGACCGACATCGCTATGATCTTCGGGGTGAGTCAGCCCACCGTCTGTTACCGCCTTGCTCGTGCCGCTGACCGTATCCGTTTCCTCCTCAATCTCCCCCAGGTGGAGCGGGAGGAGATGACCAAAGATCTAGCCAGCTATTTTTCGGATACCCTGGATGTGCAGATAATGGTTTTAATGTGGGAGACCACTTGTCAGAGTGAGGTGGCGAAGATGCTGGGGGTAACCCAGGGCCTCGTCCGGCACAGGTTCATGCGGACGCTGGCCAAAATGCGGTCCCACCCTAAGTTCCTCCGGTACGTTGCCCTCTTCGATTACATCTCAGCCAACCTCAACATCCTGCGAGAGGTTCAGCGTCCTCTGTGGAACGACAAACTGCTGCGCTGCATCCAATAGAGCGCTCCCGTTTGTCTGCCTATGAGTGATCTGTGTTGGGAGCTTCCTAAGGAGGGATCTCAGTGCCTACGGAAGAGAAACAGATTGTCATGGCAAAGACGCTGGCCCGGCGTTGGTTGGGCAAGGTGGCGTCTGCGGAATACCGTGTCCGAGTCATGTATAGCTCAAGGGAATACCGAAATCTTCCGAACCTTCTCAGGGCTTTCAGGGACGGCAAGGTCAGAATCGCAGGGTTGGCACCAGTCAAGGATATGGGCATTCGGGACGAGTTTGACTTTGTAGAGGTGTGGTCTAGGGACCATGCCGGTCTCCTCCGGCTGGGCCAGTGGTTTGAGAAACAGGGCTTTGATACAACGGGGATCTGGTAATGGCAGGAATCCAGGAACAAGCCGTTTACACCTTCTCCACCACGGCTGGCGGGGCAACCTACCAGTACGACATCATTGTGGACTCCCAGGGTCTCATCTCCGCTCGGAACTTCCGAACTCCGTTGGGGTTGATCGTTGATCCCTACACCACACTGCCCGCAATGGTTCTGGAGGACGTCTACAACGCCCAGGACCAGATCACTCAGCGGGCGACGACGGCAGAGGTGTCCAGCGGGACGCTGACCTGGGCGGGGGAAACCACCCTGCCCATAGTCATTGCCGGGGGCGTCCTCAACAATACTAACTACCGTGTGGTCTACACCACCCCCGATGGGACGCCCTTACAGACCACAGGCAAGACCATCACGGGTTGTACCGCCGAGGCCCCCGCAGCCTACGGGACGGCACTCGTACCGATCTCGGTGCCCTACACGGTCCTGGTGGCCACGGCCAGCGTCAGCACCTACGGGGGCACGACGACAATCCTGGCGGCGGATAGCGGCGCTGTGACGATCACTTTTCCCGTTGCAATGACGACCGAAAACTATCGAGTCGTGCTGACGCCCAACGGCATCTTCCCGGTGTACATCTCGGCCCAGACTAAGGCGAGCTTCACGATCCAGGTGGGCTACACGATGGTGGTGTTGAGTTCCGTAACCGTTGGTTATGACGTGTTTGTATAGGAGATGACGATGATGACTGAACTAGAACAAGCGTGGGGTCGGACGATGGTAGCAGCTCTGCCGGTGCCCACCTCAGATGTCCGTAGCAACTACCACCAGATGTCTGACGGTGTGTCTGGTCTGGTAGACGTTGTTGATGCTGATCCGGTACTTCGTCGGGACCGGCGGTTGCAGGTTTTCATGGAGAAGTTGGTGTCGGCGGAGACACATCTGCGCCGACACCTTGACCGTTATTATCAGTGGGACTGAGCAATGGGGCCTACCACAGAGGTGGCCACTACGTTTGGATTTTTGAGGGGTAACCAATGGCTCAAGACCCTATACTGCTAGATCAGATTCAGATCGAACCGGGTAGTGCCGGGACGAGGCTTATCCGCATGGCTGCGGACGGGTCACTGGAGTTCGTGGACGCTCTCGTAACCGGCGGCATCACCGTGATGCAACTGGCCGGACTCAAGTCCATGCAGAACGTGCTGGTCGTGGGCAAGGCCGGAGCGGGTGCTGGGTATAACACGATCCAGGCAGCCCTGGACCTGATCCCCGCATCCAGCAGTCCCAGCAACCCTTACTATGTGCTAGTCGGACCGGGGCAGTACCGGGAGACCATCAACATCGCCCGGAACGGCGTCTACATCATCGGGTTCGGTGCCGTGCTCCAGTCGCTGGAGGAAGCCACCCCGGATGGTCCTGGGGCCTATCACACGGTTGTGATTCAGGCTGCCCTGGGGACAATCCCTCAGTTAGTTGTCCTACAGAACCTGGAGATCACCAACGTCCACGCCACCTATGCTGCCGTCCGGGTGGTTGGTGGGGCAGCCTCCACCGTAGGATCCGAAGGGATCAATCTAGTGGACTGCAAGCTGGCGGCGAATTCAGCGGTGGGGAACCATCCGCTGTGGGCCACGGCATCCAACATCATCCGCATGCAGGGCGGCTCTATGTCCGACCCGAACGGCCTCGGTTTGACCGTGATCGAGGAGTGTTCCGAGGTGACCTTGTCCGGGGTGCTGACACCCGCACCGATTTCCTGTCGGTGGGTCACAACCAACCCGGTGCCCCTTCAGGCGCACGTGGGTCATTTCATCAACGCCTGCCCCCGCCTGGGTGTGGGTACGTCCCTGAGTCCTCTCGTTGCATTGACGACCTCGGCAGCCCCGAACGAGGGGAACCTCGTGATGTCCGGCGTGGCCGAGGATGTGAAACCCATCAGCATCGAGGTCACCAACGGGACGGCCAAGTTGGTGGGGTGCAGTGTCGGTTCTGTTCTGTGTACGGGTGGTGAGGTGTCCCTGGAGCACACCCATGTGGCGAGTATGCTGACGGCTTCCTCGGGCACGATTGGACGGGAGCGGACGTTCGGCATCGAGGCGTTCGCCGGGGTGGCCACCAAGACGGTCACGTTCACGGCAGAGGCCCCGAGTGCGAACTACAACGTAATGTTGGAAACGGACAGCGGCCCAACGAATCCGGGGCCTTGGATCGAGTCCAAGACAGCAACGGGATTCGAGATTCATTTCGCAGGGGTCGAGACGCTGGCCGTCAACTGGACGGCGCAGCACAACGATTAGGAGCTTCCTGAAGGATGAATAGGAGTGTTCATAAATGAGCTTCGAGACTAAGCTGGTTGTAAGCCGATCTTCAGCGGTGAGTTTGTTCAGCTATCTGTCCCCGGTAAGCACCTCCAGATGTGCTCAGTCGGGAGTTCTGCGGGCGGAGGAGAATGTTCGATTCCGCACTAAGAGACGGGGCGCAGTTTGTCGAGAGCAACAATTTCCCTTCGGGAGGTGTCTTAAATGACACAGAAAGTCTTTGTGATTGACACTGACGGGAGGCAGTTACTTCCCACTCACCCAGCACGCTCTAGGAAACTACTGCAAGCTGGTCGTGCTCAGGTACATCAAGTGGTACCCTTTACGATCCAGCTAACCCGTGTCGTTGAGGATCCTGTTGGAGCCTTCACTGTTGGTGTTGACGACGGAGCGAAACACGTTGGCATAGCGATGGTAAACGAGCACACCAAGGAAGTAGTCTTCAGGGGTACCGTCCGGTTACGTCAGGATGTTAAGCGAAAAATGACACAACGGGCAGCGTATAGACGAACGAGGAGAAGTCGGAAGCTCCGACATCGTCCAGCTCGATTCCTGAACCGAGGAAGGAAGGGTTTTTTGCCCCCCACTATTCGTCAGAAGAAGGACAGTATACTTCGGGTGATCAGAGATCTTGGGAAGGTTCTTCACATTACCAAGGCCGTTGTTGAAGAGGGACAGTTTGACATCAGCAGCCTAGCTGCAGGCAGGAAGTTGGTTGGTGCAGAGTTCCAACAGTCGGAATACGAGGGTCGGAACTTTCGAGCCAAGGTGCTCTGGCGGGATCGCTACAAATGCACACGTTGTGGTTTTACCGAGTGGCTCCAAGCACATCATGTCAAACCTAAAAGTGTGGGCGGTGGGAATTCTCCGAACAACGGCCTTACCTTGTGTAGAACTTGCCACAAGGAACTTCATGATGGGTTGTGGGCGTTAACTGCTAAACCCAAGCGGTTCCTTTATCCTGCCCATTTGCAAGCAGGAAAGAAGTACCTGCGGGAAGGGTTGTGTTCATGCGGGCTTGCCGTGAGCACTTGTTGTGGATGGATGACTAAGTTATGGCGTGACTTCATAGGGCTGCCCAAGGCGCACGATTTCGATGCTGTAGCGATGGTGTGCCGGAGTTACATGCCAAAGATAGTGAAAGGGGCGTTCACTATTATCCCTCGTCGAACTAAGGTGTGGGAAGGCAATCCGACGAAGAAGTGCCATGAACGTAGAGGGTTTCGTCATTGGGATTTGGTAAAGGCTAGTCATCGTACCCGTGGGATCGTTGTAGGGTCGGTACGGAGTTTAAAGAAGGCACGTTTAACTTTACGTACTGGATGGGACATTAATTTTCCCGTGTCTTACAGGAAAACACAGTTGCTATGGCGACCAAAAGGTCTGGTGTACATAAGTACGCTTGGGCTTCCCTGTCCAAGAGCCCTATAGGAGGACGCCATGAGTGGAGACTTCTGGGAAGAGATGAAGAGTGCCTACGTTGTAGGCTCATCCCTGGATGAGTACCTGGGAGATGGACGCCCCTTCGAGGGGGGTCACTACACATCGGTACGTACTCTAACGGACTCCTACAGGGAGGCCAATGCCCTAATCCTCCCCGTGGACGCCGGGACCAGGGTCAAATTCCTTGCTAACTTTGGTTCCGTGATGAGCTACGATGATTTCCCCAGCCCGAAGATTGACGGCACCGTCGTGACGGTCAAGACGGGGACGGGTGTCACGACAGCGCACGAGGGCCGGGTTTTCGTCCTGTGGGATGATGGGAAGTTCCGACCCATCATGGCAGAGCATCTCCGTCCCGCTGGGGTGACATCCAAGCGAGGGAACGCCGTGAGGATGGTTGTGGCCGACCTTGGGGATATCGCTTCCTTCTTCACTCCCGTGACAGGGAGCAGGGACGAGTTGGTTCACAAGGCTACCAAGGATCTCTGGTCCTTCCGTGAGGACGGAGGCCAGTTCGTGATCGAGCGGCTATTCAATGACAGTGGCGACCCACTGAAGGTGTAGTGATGAAGAAGGACAGACTGGGAACCAAGTGGGTATTCAACGTGTACCCAGGCCGAATGGGGGTCGTGTACGGTGCCAGGGTAGACGACGAGCCCATCAGAATCGCTCTCGATGATGGTGGCGTTGGTTGGCGACTTGACTACGGTGGACTGATGGCCCGGATGGGTGGTCCGTGGGAAGCTCTGACCTGTGACGTCTATGACACCCCCCAGGAAGCGGCCAAGGTGTTGGCAAGGATGCACCAGAGTGGGGCGCTTGATAGACGTCTACGCAGGGCGTCCTTGGAGAAGCAGTGGGGGCCGACAGCCGCTGTCCACAAAGAGGCCAACTCGGGATACGACGTCCTGATGACTGTTCTTGACTTGAACTCCTCGGCATACCTGAAGATGCACTCCTCAATTGGGAAGGACGACGAGCAGTCCGCCGATCTTCTACAGGATGTGATGTCCAAGCTTTCCGATGAGTTGGAGATCTCCAACCGAGCAGAGGGTGCCCTGACCCGGATTCAGGGTGTTGTCAAGAACCATAAGCACTGGAGTCCTGACCTTCTTCGCAACAACATTTTCAAGGCTGCCAACTCCCTTGGGATACATCTCCCCAGCGGGATGTTCGCCTCCGAGGTTGTGTCCGCTGTCCATAAGTTGAAGAAGGATCTCAAGGTCAAGAACGGCGACGCTATCCCGATGGGTGTGCGTGTCAAGGTGAAGTTCCTGGGCCGACACAACCGAGAGGGCAGCCAAGCCTGTCTGGTGGCCGCCAACTGGACAAGCCAGGAGTCAGGGCGTGACTATACACTAGACCCGGTGAAGCTGCGTATCGTGTCCCTTCCCAAGTTTGTGACGGGTTTCAAGATCCCCTCCATCAGTTCGATGCAGCGACTGGAGGAACAGAAGGGGGTTTCTCTGACCCCAACTGGAAAGAGGGTCGAACCTGACGGTTACGGCCCTGATGATTCCCCCAGTTGGATGCTGGTGCTGGGGTATGTTTAAGCGCTAGTCGTCCTATGAGAGTACGCCAGTAGGACGATCGGAGGTTTGTAATGGGGACCGACAAAGCCAACGCACTCGCCAGGCGATACCTGAAGCAAGCAGGGATGAGCCGGGTGGCCGGAGAGGTCCGGTTTATCAAGGACCGGGGCGGCGACAAGAATGAGTGGGGGTGGGGTACTCCTGGTCCTTCCGAGCGGGAGATGAACGAGGGATTCACCTTCAATCCCAAGAACTTAAAGCCTCTGTCAAAGACCTTGCGGTCCACAGTGGCATCTATGGGGCACGCTCTCTCGGCCTACGACACGTTCACCAGGCTCAAGGCATCTCAGGTGTCCCCTGACGGTTCCCTGGGCGGCAAAGGCTATATCCAGAAGATCAATGAGATGCGTCGGCAACTCATGAACGCCATCGAAGCGTTGTCCGCTATCTCCGATACCCTGCACGACGAGATTCACGCCCCCCACTGGGATCCGGTCAAGGAAGACCAGGACAAACGGGAGCGGGAAGAGGTCAAGGACATCTTGGACGACGCTGATGAGATCCGAAAGGATCCCGAGGGCTGGGCTGAGGGGGAGGAAGCAGAGATGGACTCCTCCAAAATCCCCGGTGGGATGGATGCGGAGCCAAAGTCGGAACCGAAGCCGAAACAGGCGTCTAGGATCAGCATGCATCAGAGGAGGGCAAAATGAGCCCCAAGAACAGTGACTGGATGGATACGCTGGCGGAGTCCTCTTTGCCGGATGATGAGTTGACCTTTTCCACAGGTAACAACTACGGGTTGGATGGGTTCCAGTTTGATACCCCCTACGAGACGGGCGGTGACGACGCCCATCTGCCTGAGACCAAAGGTATTTCGGGATTGCCCGATGGTGCCATCATCATTGGGGACGAGATCGTGGATCTGGACATCCAGGAGTTGACGGAGACCGAGGATGGGGCCTTCCTGGACACCGACATCTCGGGGGACAAGCAAGCCTCTCTGGTGGACCTGGAGTGGCTCGACCCGACACAGGAGCAGGATCCTGATCGTCTTCCCGATGGTGCCGCTACCCTGGACTCGAAGTCCCAGCTTGAGGAAGCGTGGGGTACGGACCGGAGGACGGACGGGGTCCATCTGACCCCCAACAAGGATCTGGATGCGACTCGGTACGAGAAGTCCCTTGAGGAGGGCACCCACTCAGAGCTACCCCCCGAGAAGAAGGCCCAGGTGAAGGAACTGGCGCTCTCCGCTGTCCGTCAGGCGCACTTCGGACACGCCCTGAAGAAGATCCAGTTGACGTTGTCCCCATTCTCCCAGCAGACCCGAGGTGTTCTGGCGAAGATCCAGGAGGAGCACGGTTTGATGGGGAAGGTCTATGTGCAAGCCTCCGCTTTCCCCGGCATCAAAAATGGCCAGTGGGTTAAGGAACTTCGCCGTTCGTGCCGCACTGCTCGTTACGTCATCACGGATGATGAGGCCGTGGCCACTAAGTTGGGCATGCGGATGGTTTCCGATGTGCCCTGGAGGGCAGCGCTGAGGCACTACAGTCCCACGTTCACTGCCGCAGGGCACAAAATGGCCTCTGGCGACCCCAGGGAGGCCCTCAGAAAGGCTTTCCTGGGCACCCTGGACACACCCGCCCCCACCTCCTACAAGCCCGTAGTGAAGCCCGCTGTGGCTTCACAGGGTGAGGCCACAGCGGCATTGTCCGCTTCTGTCGACGTCATTACGCCTGTGTCTCCCGAGGATCAGGCACGGGTGGCCAAGACTCGGAAGGCTTTGGTGCAGATTGCTCGTTGGGTGAAGGGGGGTCGGCTGTCTCAGTTGGACGCCCGTCGCCTGCATGCCTCTTCCACCAAGGTCCGCCCCGAGGCGCTCCTCGCTTCTGCGGCCAAGCTGATGACAGCGTCTCTCAACGTCCCCATCTACGATGGGACTGGAGCGCAGCTTCCGGCGGGGGCGCAGGCTGCCCGTCAGACAGTGTGGGCCTCTCTGGAGGGTGAGGATCAGGCACGGGTGGCTAAGACTCGGAAGGCTTTGGTGCAGATTGCTCGTTGGGTGAAGGGGGGTCGGTTGTCCCAGTTGGACGCCCGCCGTCTTCACAAGCTTTCCACCAAGGTCATCCCTGAGGTGCTTCTTGCCTCTGCTGCCAAGCTGATGACGGCTTCCCCCAGTGTTTCTGTTTATGATGGGACTGGAGCGCAGCTTCCGGCGGGGGCACAGGCTGCCCGTCAGACAGTGTGGGCCTCCCCGGAGGATCCGGGTGCAGCCGTTCAGGTCACAATGGACACACGGGCCAAGGTTGCTCTGAGGAAGGCGGTGGCCAAGGGCCTCCTGACATCCAAGGAGGCGGTACGGATCGCTAAGAAGGCGGGTGACTCTGCCGAGGTGCCCACACTCATCGCAGCGGTCATTAGTGCGAAGAACCGGGGTGATGACCGGGATGTTGTGACAGCAAAGGTTCTCAAGCAGGCCGATGATCCCTCTGAGGAGGCTCTGACGGGCCTGTTCGATCCAGAGGAGTATGACCTGAACAATGAGGACGCAATGGACTTTGGACTGGACGAGACGATCTCTGCGGAACACCTGGGTGAGGTTCTCTTCGGTTCCGGTCCTGAACTGTGAGGTGACCGATGACAATCCGTAAAGTTACCTCACCGGGTAACTTCAGAATGCTGCTGGGCACCCGAGCCGAGTGTTTCGATCCGGCCTGGGATGGTTATACCATCCCGACCCCGAGGACTACGGTGGATCAGGGTGTGGTGGTCAAGGGCGGCACCAACAGGAACGCTCGAATCACAGGCACTGCACCCCCAGTGGGGCAGACGGCTGTTTTTACCGTGGCCGATAATGATTTCACCACGGGGAGGGCTGAGGTTCACATCGGGAACGTGCGCCTTCTCAGCGTGCTCGACTTTGTCATAGGGGCCGGTGTCAATAACACCGCCACCAACATTGCTGTGGCGATCAGCACCTTGGAGGACTTCGCCGCTGTTGCTGTAGGGGCTGTTGTGACCGTGACATATTTGCCTCCGCTGGATGAGGTGACTTTCCGGGTGGCTCACTACGGGACCGTCACCAATTTCACGCCGCTGGTTCCCGCCACCGGCTTTATGACGAGTACAGGTGACCCCGTCATTGGTCCTCCTTTGTTCACATAAGAGGCAGCCCATGGCACGTCGTAGTAAAGAGAAAGAAGAGCAGGAAAGACTGCTCGCCTTGGTTCCTGACACAGCTAAGTACGTTCAGGTACTCTCAGAAAAGGGTGAGCAGAAGTACCGGCTCATCCAGGATTTGGCGACTACCGACGTCATTCAAACGGGCAGGGATGGAAAACCCATCGTAATGAAGGGCAAACCGGGCCGTCCCAAGAGTGTCATCTTGGCTCCTATTAATTCCGTTGTTGCTGAAATGGTGAAGCGGAAGCAAGAGGCCATCGTTAAGGACAAGGTGCTTTTGGCTGTCCAGGCAAGTCCCGAGGACACCGCCGTTCTCCATCAGGTGCTGTTGGCCCTGGGTGAGGAAGCGGCCAGCCTGGGGTTCGACCGGACAGAGGCCGAGCGTGGGGGTAAGGAGACGTCCAACATCTCAGTCAGACGGGTCAACACCCTGAAGGCTATCGTGGACACCTGGCTCAAGCGCAAGGATCAAATCGTGAGCCGGGGTGTGGATCTGCAAGCCCCAGCTTTCAAGACACTGCTCAAGTTCCTGCTCGAAACTTTCAGGGAGGCCATGGCGGACTCTGGCGAACGTCCCGAGATGGTTGAGACTGTTTTTGCTAGGTTGGCTGAGGCCATGGACGATGGCTGGGAAGTAGAGGCCAAGAGCAGGATGAAAAATGACATCTAGGGGGCTTTATGGGCTTGTCAAATCTTGTTCGAGATGTAGGTCGAATCCGACAGGGTCCTAGCGAAGTAGCCGACATCATTGCTTTCATTGAGTCCCCCTGGGGACTCAACCCGGAAAGGTCCTTGTACCTCTTCCCTGTCCAACGGGTGATTTTGAAGGCCCATTATGGGTTGGAACTGGATGACAAGGAAACCTTCCAGATAACGGATTGGCGGAAGGAGAACGCTCGGAACTTCACCGAGGCGGGATACCTCCGATACCTCTACGATGAGGGCCGCTCCAACATCAAAGAGGTCGACCACGAGCGACGGGAGATGGTCTTAGCAGTCGGTAGACGCTCAGGCAAGTGTATTCTGGGGGACAGTCTGGTTCTAACAAGTCAGGGCGTTCATAGAATTGATGAGCTGGGCGATCCTGAAGGGCCAGAAGTGCAGCCCCTTCAAATTGGGGTTGCCCAAGAAGGTACCGTGCAGTCCCGTTCCGCCTATTTCTACAACGGGGGTGTGAGGAGCACACGCAAACTGACCACACATTGTGGTTATCAGCTTGGCGGTACGGACAACCATCGGATCAAGGTACTTTCCGAACAGGGCAATATAGAATGGCGCTACCTGGCGGATCTCCGAGTGGGGGACGTGGTATGTGTCCATAGAGACACGGACCTATGGGCCACAGAGTATGTAGATTGCAGTCCCTTCCACAACACGGCGGGACTGAAAAGGTTGGCTTTTCCTCAGACGCTCACTGAGGATTGGGGTCGTTTACTGGGTTATCTGGTAGGGGACGGTCTGTGGAACTACCGAGACAGAACGGAAGTCACTGTTGAACATCCTGAAACGTGGGAGACCCTTAAGGATCTTTTCACACAGCTTCTGGGTGGCTACTACATATACAAGGACAAACGCACCCAAAATACCGGAGCCGTCAAATTCTCCAGTGTGGGGATGCGAAAGTTTCTTCATGATTTAGGATTTCAACTGGGTACGGATCGAGACGCTAAAATGGTACCCTGGTCGATTCTCCAGTCTCCAAAATCTGTTGTTCAGGCTTTCCTCAGGGGTCTTTTTGAGGCCGATGGTGGTGTCGAGTCTGGGGGCAAAACAGTGTCCTTCAGTACTGCGAGCAAACGTCTAGCACATGAGGTGCAGACGTTGTTACTTAACCTGGGGGTCGTGAGCAGGGTTAAGCCGAAGATCGTTAAGGGGCGAACTTATTGGTTGCTGGTCGTTAGGGGTCTTCACAGTAGAAAGGTGTTTGCTGAGAAGGTCGGTTTCGATTCCCACAAAAAGATGGATCCCCTCTTGGCGTCCCTGGAAAAGGTGAGCAAGGAGGGGGGCAACACGGAGAGTGTCCCTCACCAGCGGCAATGGCTTAACAGGTTGCTCAAGTCCGTCCCCAGGGCTTACGGTAATGAGCACACACCTGGTCGTTGTTGGCGGAGGTCAAGACTCCGGGAGGTACTTGGGAATACTATCAAGCCGAGTTCACAGGAGAACGTGACTTACCCTCGGTTGTTTAAGTTGTTTCCGGTGGCTGAGGACTTGAATGCTGATCCTGTAGTCCTTCAACACTTCCGGGATCTGTTTGATACCCATTATTTTTTTGACGCCGTGACAGAGATCGAAGAGGGGGAGAACCCTGTTTATGATCTCAATGTTCCTGAGGGTGAGTCCTTTGTAGCCAATGGTTTGACAAATCATAACACGTTCTTGGCGGCTGCTATTGCAGCATATGAGACCTACAAGCTCCTTCTGAAGGGTGATCCACAATCGTTTTACGGGTTGCCTGCTTCGAACAACGTCCAGATCATCTCAGTTGCAACAGACAAGGACCAGGCGGGACTCCTCTACCAGGAGGCATCAGGACATTTCCGGAATTGCGGGTTCTTCAGCCCGTACATGGCCAACAACACCCAAAGTTACGCTCGGTTCCAGACCCCAAAGGACATCGAGCGGTTTGGTCGGTACGCAGACGATCAGACAGCCAAGGCAACCATTAAAGTGACCTTCCGGTCCTGTGTTGCGAAGGGGCTTCGTGGTGCCGGTAACTTCGTGGTGATCCTGGATGAGATGGCGCACTTCACGGATGAGGGGCAATCCTCCGCCGACGCCGTCTACACAGCGGTGACACCGTCCACGGCTACCTTCTCCCCGAAGGCTGAGAGGGTGCTTCCTGAGGGGGACTTTGACCCCCAGGGGGACGGTTCCGAGGGACGCCACTACCGGGAGGCCACCGACTCCAGTGATGGTCGCATCATCTCCATCTCGTCCCCTCTGGGTCGTCAGGGGATGTTCTACAAGAACTTCCAGCTTGGGATGAGTGGGGGGAAGGCTGCTGAGAACTATCTGTGCATTCAGGCTCCCACGTGGGAGGTCAACCCCACGGTACCCTCGACGGAGTTGGAAAAGCACTACGTCAAGGATCCTGTTGTGTTCTTCACGGAGTTCGGTGCAGAGTTTTCTGACCGGACGAAGGGGTTCATCGAGGACGAGAAGGACTTTATGGCTTGTGTGCCCCCTACGGCCAAGCCCGCCTCAATGGGGCTTTCACGCCGTCCTCATTATGTTGGACTGGATATCGCTCTGGTGGGTGATGCCTCGGCCATTGCTATTGGGCACCTGGACGATGACGACCGGATTGTGCTGGATGTAGTGGACCAGATCAAGGCGGGAGATGGGAAGTACGAGCATCATGAACGGTTGGAGTTCGATGACGTTGCTGATTGGGTGGCGGAGTATGCCCGAAAGTTCTTTTTTTCCGAAGGTATGTTTGATCACTGGGCTGGGATCCCCTTTGAGCAGGCCCTCCACAAGCGGGGGCTTCAGCAGTGCAATGCAGAGCACATGACCCGTAATTTGAACTCTGACATCTTCAAGAATTTCAAGGATATGATGTGGGACAAACGGTTGGTACTCTACGATTGGCCTCTCTCGGAGGACAAGAGCAAGGAGCACTGTCCGTACATCACGGAGATGCTTGAGCTTCAGGCGGAGTACCACTCGAAGTATGTGATCGAGGTCCACGCCCCCAAGATCGCTGGCAAGCACGACGATATGTCTGATGCCATCGTGCGGATGGTGTGGCTGGCTTCCAAGCACCTTGCCAATCCTCGTTACATCTCACGAGGTGGGGGGAAGCACAGGACTAGGACACAGCAGCAGAAGGCCAACAATGCAGGAGACGCTCGACGTGCCCTTATCCGGTCACGGCGAATGGGCAGCAGTCCTGATCGGCAGTTGTCCCGGTCACGTCCCGGTTGTATCCGAGGGAGACGTTGACTTTTTATACAAAGACACCCACACTAAAAGATGGGGGGTTTTACAAACGTCTTGAAGGTCACCCGAATACTTTTTTCTAAAGACCTCAATGCAGGCAAGTTTGCCGTCTTAGAGGAACAAGCACGTCGATTAGGACAACTTCGTTCAGAAATATGGCAACGATTCGGATCCATAAATGGCGTTGGGAAATCGGATAGAGAAATCCGAGACGAATGGTTGCAACAGAAAAGAGAGTTTGATGTTCCAGCCAACGCCTGGAAAGAAACCCTGAGAGACGCTATCTCAGATGTCAGGGCATCCCGAGAAGCTGCAAAGGTCAAAGTACGAAAGACAATACATTGTCACACAAAGGACACTGCCGAAAGAAAACATCGGTACACGCTTCTTAAGTCAGATAACTGGACAACTGACCCTTACCTGACTCGTGTCATGCGAAAGCATTGGAAGCGTGGACACAATCACACACATAATCAAATTATCGTTCGTGCCGACAAGTACAGGATCTTTGAGCTTGATAGTCGGGTTTGGCTCAAGATACCAGGGCTAACACCACGAAAAATGGTTACAATACCTTTGGACACAACCGTACACCCAACAGGTACTCTCCGACTGATCCTTCGGGACGATAGGGTCGAGATTCACTACCAAATTGAAGTCAAAAAGGAGAATCGTCACGGAGATACCGTACTAGGTGTGGACAAGGGGTACACAGAAGTCTTTGTAGACTCTGACGGAGAACACCATGGGAAAGAACTTGGGAAACTGTTATCCTCGGAGTCCGATTACTTAAAAACCAAGCATCAACGACGGAACAAGATCAAAGCAATTACTGAAAGGAAGCCACACAAAAGAGCGAACATCGAACGAAACAATCTTGGTCGAAAGAAATTGGATCGACGAGATCGGGTTGTGAAAGCCCATGTTCGGGACAAGGTTTTCAAGGCTGCTCATGCTGTCGTTGACAAGGCAGAGGTAGTTGTTGCTGAGGATCTGACTTTCCCCATTTCTTCGAGGAAATCTTACGGAAGGAATATGAACAGGAGACTTTCTGCTTGGACCAAGGGTGTCATTGCGGAGAGTCTTGATTCCGTATCTCAGCGTAGAGGTTCTACGCTTGCACTCGTTAATTGTGCATATACATCGCAAGTGGATTCTCGTTATGGTGTTCTTCGTGGACGTCGTAGAGGGGACTCATTTTACTGTTTTGATGGGGTTGTTTTGCACTCTGATGAGAATGCTGCACGAAACGTTTTGGCAAGACATTACGACTTTGAGATAGGTCGTTGGACTTCATACCGGGAGGTTCGGAGTATTTTGCTTGAACGGACTGAATGCCATCGGTTGGGACTGCTCAACCAGGACACCAGTTGCAGACCTGAGGGTCTATCAACGGTGAGCGAATTACCTTTTGGACACATGTCCTACTTAAAAAGGAACAGACGCTAATGGGAATTCTGAGTCCTCTCAGTCCTGTCCGGGCGGACCACCGCTACATCCAAACCCTGATGCAGTCCATTTTGGGTGGTAAGGTAGAGCAGGTGCCAGAGGAGTGCAGCATGGTGTCAAGGGTCTTCCTGAAGGCAGGGGGGTCGTGGCAGCGTTTGTTCCAGGGTTCACCAGAGGACACGATCCTGCTCAAGCGTATTCTCAGGCACGCTTTCAAAACGAAGAGGCTGACCCCGAAGAGGAACTGGAAAGCATGAGGGATGGTAGGCAACAGAGAGCGGCTGACGCTTTTAACGCCCATGTGAGCAACGCCTCCAGATCTTTGTCCCAAGCTTCCCGTTGTGTTACGGAATTCCTCGGGGGGCGGGACATCCTCCGACGTTTGTCGAGGATGCAGGCGGAACTTGCGGGATTGCATGCCCCCAATGCTCGGACCACTGACGACCACGATCTCCTCCCGGAGGAGACACAGGCGGAACGCTCCCGTGCCCGTAGACAGAAGCGGGCGGAGGAGCGGAAACACAAGGTAGAGGCAAATGGCCAAACGCACTAAGTCCGACGACGCCGTGGAGGTCAAAGCGATCCCACCCCGAAAAGGTGTAAGGACCGGCAAACCGGGCAAGATCGTCACCTCTGCCATGCGGATGAAGACTGCCATGGGTCTCCCCACGGCAGGGACGATGATGGGTGTGGGGGGCAACTACTACTCCCCCGAGTTGTCTACCGATTTCCTAGAGTTGCCCCAGAGCAGAGACGAACAGCGCAACTTCTACCGTTTCTTCTATGATTACGAGCCCTTCGTCGGCCAGGCCATCGACCAGCACACGGAACTGCCCCTGTCCAAGCTTCGGCTCCGTATGCCTGTGGCCAAGAACCGGGAACTGGCCGAGAAGTCCATGCGGTTCTGTGAGCGCTGGGCGAAGAAGATCAAGCTCCTCCAGAAGCTGATGCGGATCACCCATGAGTACCACCTGATGGGTGAGGCCAACATCTTCTGTGAGGATACCAACGAGGAGATGCCGGACGAGGTTCGGGCGCAGTTGATCCGAGAGATCAAAGAGGACGGGACTCTGGTCGAGCGTTGGGACGAGTATGAGGACGCTGATGAGCGGGCCGTTGCGTGGTTGAAGAAGAACTACAAGGGCTGGACGGCGGTTCGGGTGCTGCCCCCGGAACAGGTCAAGGTGGAGAGCTTCCCCTTCACGGATGAGAAGTTGGTCGAGCTTGTGCCGGACGCCAAGAGCAAGGCCATCGTGGAAAGAGCCCGTGGCGGTGACCCAAACGCCGAGCGCATCGTGAACTCGATGCCCACCGACATTGTGCAGGCAATCCTAGAGGGTCGGAACCCGGTCCTCAACACGGACAAGGACGCTGGCTCTTTCGTTTATACCCTGGAGCGGAAAAGGTCGGACTACGAACCTCACGGTAAGTCCATTCTTCAGCGGTGTTTTCTGCCAGGCACCCCCATTTGGGTCAGTCGAGGTGGTGTGCCCCAAGAAGTACCCGTTGAGGACGTTCAGAACGGGGAGATGGTGTTGACCCATAATGGTCGGTTCCGATCATGTCAGGTGGGATCTCGCTCCGTGGATGAAGAGATCACCGTGATTGACGTGGAGGGGATCCAAGATCCTTTGCGTCTGACATCTGAACACAGAGTGATGCGAATTGCCGAGGACGGTACCGAGGAGTGGGTTGAGGCCCGGCACATGCGAGTGGGTGACTTGGTGCGTGAAGCACACATCGCTCCTGAGAGTGACGACGTTCCAAGTGTTGTTGATCTGGTCGAATGGTGGCAGGGTCGGCAGTTGTTGTCGACCAAGAGGGGACGACCAAAGCTGGGACTGTCAGAAACGGATCGTCAGTTGCAGGTGCTGTCCAGTACCGCAGATTCAGAACTGACTGTTTGTTTTGAGTACCTGTCTGATAACAGAAATCATTTGCGAGCAACAGAAGGTTTGACTCGACTTCTGCAATGGGCACACAAGCTCACTGCACCCGTTGTCAAAACACAATCTGAGGTGGCCCTGGAAGCGGGGGTTTCCGCACGGGATGTACGGGTCTATGCCCCCAGGTTGCGGAAAGAAGGTTTACTCAAAACGGAAGCTGTCTCATTAGGCCGAGGTAAACAGGTAACATGGTACCCATCTACGACGTCTGAATTACCGTCCGTTCAGACCACAATAACGTCTCCAGTTAGTTCAATTAACGTTACAGAGGAGTTTTGTTACCTCCTTGGGACATGGTTGGGGGACGGTTCCATCTGGACAGAAAAAGAGACCCTTTTGAACGTGCATTCTCTCAAGTGGTCCCTCCATGATGAGGGAATGCGAGAAAGGATTCGGGGTCTGATCAAAGAGTGTTTTCCTGGTGTGGACATTATCACTGGTTCTCTGATGAGTAAAAAGGGACATCAGGGTGACGTTCGTGTGGAGGACCCCCTTCTAGCCCGTTGGTTCCTTGAGGAATTTGGGCACGGGTTCGATGGCAAACATCTGCCGGAATGGGTTTTCAATCTTCCTGTGTTGATGTTGCGGGCTCTCCTTCAAGGAGTGGTTGATACGGACGGATGGGTGAAGAAGGACGGAACCACTTTAACTATAGACTTGAGGAACAAAGTCCTGGTACAGCAGCTCCATCTGTTGGCAAACCGAGTGGGGTTTCATACTCAGGTGCGGAAAACAATCCAGCGTCCGCACGTTTGGAAAAGAAAGTGGGAGAATCAACAGGGAGCACAGGAAAAGACGTACTCCTACGAGGAGCGGGAGTGTTGGAAGGTTGAATGTTGCCGCTCTGATGATATCCGGGCATGGACAGAGGGGGGGCTAAAAACCCCCACCTTGAGTGTTCCCCAACAGAAATACACCTGGTGTTCCCGTTTTAAGGGGGGGCATCTCACCCGTAAGGTCCGAGATGTTAGAATTCGCCCGTACCAGGGAGTTGTGTACTCCTTTGGTGTTGTTGGGGATGAGTCCCATATAACTGGGGGCATCACTACTCACAACTGTATGAGAACTCTCGTCTTTAGAGACAAAGTTCGACAGTCGCTCACATCGATAGCTTCCCGACATATGACACCTTACCGTCTGGTTTATGCCGAGGACATGAACGAGGAGCAGACCGAGGCCCTCCGTGAGCAAGTCGACTTAGCTCTTCAAGACCCTGACTACTCAATCGTTACGAACTTCCAGGTCAACTGGGAGGAGATGGGTGCTGACCAGCGGCTCCCGGACTGGTCCTGGGTGTGGGACAACACGAATCAGCAGCTTTATGCTGGTCTCGGTGTGACCGAGGCTCTTTTGTCAGGTGAATCCAGCTACTCTGGGGACAGGATTTCCCTGGAGGTCATCAACAGCCGCTACATGTTCCTGAGGGAGGTGCTTCAGGACTTGGTGGAGGAGAACTTCTTCGAGCCAATGTGTCGCCGGATGGGTTTTGTGGAGGAGGATGAGGATGGGAACATGCAGGTAATCGTTCCTGGCCTGTCCTTCACCCGGTTGGCCCTGCGGGACACGGCGGACACATTCGACGCTCTGTTCAATTTGTACCAGAAGGGTTCGTTGGATATTGATGTGATCCTCGATCTTATGAATATCGATCCGGTGACCACCCAGGAGAAGCTCAAGCGGGATCTGTTCACGTTGAATGATGCCACCTTCAACGAGCTTCTCCGGGGCGTGTATGGCAAAGCTGGGGATCTGCTTGTGGACGGTACAACCATCATGGAGAAGATCGCAGAGAACCTGGGCCTCAAGTATGTGAAGCCCAAGGACGATGCCGGTCGTTTCTAAGCCTATCCCTTCCCTCCCTTAGAGGGGGATCTATCGTGAAAAGAGCCGACGCAGAAAACGGGAAAAAGACGGGTGACCGTTCAGACGTTGGTCTGTTTATCCCTCTTCCCGGAGATTTGGCATCCCAGTTTCCTGATCTAGGTAGCAACGACCAGTCGGTGCCTCACTCCACCTTCCTCTTCGTAGGATCCGTCCCGCAGGGCCGGGAAGAGCGGCTGCTGGAGGTGGTGAGGGGTGTGCTGGCAGAGTTGTCCGGTCCGGTCCGGGCGCAACTGGCGTCGGACATTGAGTACTTTGTACATCCGGCCAAGCAACGTCGGGTGGCGGTCCTCCCCGTCCGTTTTAGCCATGATCTGGCGGCGATTCGATGGAAGCTCCGGGACGCTCTGGTAGATGACGGGTTTGATGTGGATGACAGCTTCCCATTGATCTACCGTCCCCATGTGACCTTGGAGTATCTTAACGACCTGGACGAGACCTATGTCGGGACTGTCCCGTCCGGTGGGTGGTCCCTCAACGGGATCGAAGTCTGGGGTCTGCCCCGTGTGGTGGAGGTCCCCTTCAGCAGCGTCAGCAAGTTGGCCCACCGGCATGTGGAGTCCAAGGCCCACCACCGTTCCGTCGCACTCATGAAGTTCCTTTCAGGGGTAGCCCGGAAGCTGGGCGTTGGTAACGACGTGTACGTCGTCGGTGGTGCCGTCCGGAACTTTGTGCTGGATCCCACGGGTCTGAAGTATCCGATTAAGGACATAGATGTCGTCATAGATCCTGTAGCGCTCCGCCGCCCTGACGCCTCCGACTGGTTCGCCCAGAAGGTGAAGCGGGCCATCCCCGTGGACGTGAGCCTCGTGACTAACTCGTATGGGGTGAGCATTGTTACAATTACGGGGGATTGGATCCTGGATGGTGTGTCCATGGCTGGGGAAGTCATAGAGATCGCCAACGCCCGGACCGAGTCCTATGGCGGCACTGCTGGTAAGGGTTACAAACCCCATTTGGTGGAGCCTGCGACCATCGAAGAGGATGTTAAACGCAGAGACTTCAGTTTTAATACCCTCCTCTGGCGGATGCATGACCTTGCCAACGGCCCGGATCAAGTGGCGATTCTGGACCTGACGGGCTGCGGGATGAAGGATCTCCAGGATGGGTGGATGCGCTGCCCCTCCAAGCCGGACAGGACCTTCTCGGACGATCCTTCGAGGATGGTCCGAACTATAAAGTTCATGTTGAAATACGGTTTCAAGATCAGCTCCGAGGTCAAGGCGTCCATCAAGAAGAACGCCCCGAAGCTCAAGAACATCCCACCGGGGCACCTGTCCAATATGATCATTGAGACTTTCTTCACGCCCGGTGTGGGAAAGAAGGCCCTCCTGGAGATGGACAAGCTGGGGCTGCTTGAGGTGACACGGGACATCGCCAGGAAGGATAAGAAGTTCCGGCAGGCTTTGGCCAACTGGGCGGACGCTCATGCCTCCGTGGAGTTCATCTTCGATCTGATGGATCTGGGGATGCCTTCCGGCAAGCGGTTGGGTTTCCTGAAGCCTGCACAGAAGGATCGTGTACGGGAGATCACCGTACAGATGGATGCCGATGGGTCGGATGCCTTTGTGCGGCTGTTGGAGCAGCCGGGCAAGGTCCTCGACATGCCCGGACTCATTACAGAATATGGGTTCAAGGGTGCTGAGATCCGTGCCCTTGTAGAGGCAGCCCGCACGGCTCTGTTGGACGAGCCTCTCCTGGCCTCGTCCGGTCGGAAGTGGGAGGACAAGATCCGGCGCAGGCTGGGTAAACCTGCTGGGAAGACCGCTGGAAATGAGGCTCATGTGGTAGCCTCTAAGCCTGTTGTGATTGACGAGGTTCACCTCAAAAAGCTCAAGAAGGACTTCCTCACCTTCACCCGACAGATTAAGAAACCGAAGGACTACGACCAAGCCCGGTATATGGCTGACGCCTATACTCGTTGGCGGGTGCAGTTCGAGGATTTCATCAAGCGTCTCTGGAAGTACATGGATGGCCTTCACTGGAGGCATCCGAATTTGTTCTCTGAAAACGACAGAGACTACTGGCGTCGAGTCGTTGGGGAGGATACCTGGGTCCTTCAAACTGAGAACTTCCCGCTACAGCATCCTGATGACTACTGGACAGAGGAACAGTGTGTTGCTGAGTTTGAGCAGCGACGTGGGCCATGGGTCCGAAAAGTTCAGAGAGGGGCTCGGGAGGCTTGGTCCCGTCTTGATGACTTCGTCTCGTGGATGGAGACCAACCGTCTCCAAGCGCTACAGACAGAGGGGGACAAGGTCACACTTGAGTACCCCGAGGTTTACAAGGAGAACATCGACGGTTTCCAGTTGACGTTCAAGGGAATCGAACCGGATGACCGGGCGGAGGTTAAGGGGTTCTTGGCAGGGCTGAAGAGGTATAAGGCACTGGCTGCGAAGCGTATGCCCCTTCTTCTTCGGAGGAAACTCCCCATCGTCGTGAACAGTATGGGTGAGGTGGGGCTTGAGTGGGGTGGTCAGTACCACACCCGTTACATTGATTTCAACCTTGCCTCGTCCAGTAGCTCAGGGATACAGAATCGCACTGTTCATGTCTTGGCTCATGAGATGGGGCATCATATCTTCAAGTCTCTTGGCAGTAAGTCCCGGAAGTTCTGGGACACCCTCATCCGGGGGGACATGGAGCCGTTGGATCTGAAAAAGATTTACCCCCTGATGAAGGCGGGGGAGGATCTTCAGTGGCTTGCTTTCGACATCGAGGAGAAAGATCCAATCCTTGCCCTCCAGTTAACAGGGGTGAGCGAGGACTGGCGATGGAAGCACAATGTCCCGACTAAAGAGAAGGTCAAGGAGTTCATTGACGGCGGTGAGGTGCAGATCCATGTTCCCAAGCGCCCCATCACCTACTACGCCTCAAAGAACCCAGAGGAAGCCTTCTGTGAGGTGGTCGGGCTTCTGGTTGCCAATGGCCCTGGGTCGGTGGACAACGAGATCCTCCACTGGCTTCGGGTGATCGTACCGTCAGCCAAGATCGCCAACCTCCAGGGTGTGGTGGAAGTCCCGAAAAACACCCACCCAGTCAAGGTGGAGCCGCCCAAGGCCAAGAGGAAGCAGTTTCCCTTCGTAGGGTACATCGACTTCCAGGGCATCAAGATTGACGTTGAGAATAAGCAGGGGGACGTGCGGAAGGGTGTCAGCCCTGATGGTGAAGAGTGGGAAACCCACATGTTCCACCATTATGGCGAAATTCGGAATACTGAGGGTACAGATGGCGATAAATTAGATGTTTATGTGGGGGACAATCACGACTCTTCCCTGGCGGTCGTTGTCCACCAGCAGGATCCTGACTCAGGCAAGTTCGATGAGGACAAGGTCATGCTCGGCTTTGATTCGGTCGAGGAGGCCATCGGAGCCTACAAGAAGCAGTACGACCAGCCTGGGTTCTACGTTGAGGGCGAGCACCTGGAGATGCCCATAGGGCAGTTCTGGCGCTGGGTCAATGAGGACCGGAACAAGGGTAAGAAGGTCAAGGATGCTGTTGTGCATACAGCGGCCCAGCACGCCCCCTCTACGGCCCCGACGTGGTTTCCCGAGGTAGAGGGGCGGGTCACAGACATAGCGGCGTCAGGGGACAACGACGAGGGTTGGAAGGCAGCGTCCCAGCGGAGGACTGCCGAGCATAATGACGATTACCAGAGACGGGAGAAGGTGCTGCCGGAGGACCTAGACTTTGCCCGGAAGCACCATCTGCCCTTAGAAGAGGATCAGTATTGGGGCACTGTGGTGCCCCTTAAAGCGCTTTATACAAAGCGTCCCCAATACCACATTTTTGGCATGAACTTAGGTGATCAGAAGCGGTTTGTTTTCGCATCCATTCCTTTGTCCTTGTTAGTCCCGGCTCAAGAAACTGTCTCGTTGATAGGGCTGCATCGCTACACCGAAGGAAATGTGCGGAGTGACAAGGGTGTACCAGAAGTAGTGCTCTGTGAGTCAGCTTTTTTTGTCATGGAGGGGCACACCCGGTTGGCCGCAGAGAGGCTCAGAGGGCACTCACGGGCCGAGGTGAAGCTGTTCCTTTATGACGGTAAGAAGTTTCGGAAGCCTACAGATGAGGATCTGCCCTCATCTGTGCGGCTCCTTAAAAGGAGGCGGAGAGCAACCGCCGCCCAGCGGATAGCAGATCGTTACGTTGAGGGCCTGCAGATCAACCTGAACGTGGGTGACCCCGTTTTCTACGGGAAATGGAAGTCTTCGCCAGGTACCATCAAGGACTTCAAAACGGATCCCAAGAGCGGTGACCCTGTTGTGACGGTCGAACCTTATCCGAAGGGACGCAAGAAGCCGAAGGATCTCAAGCTCCTCAAGATCAGGGAGCGGCAGCCCAAGCCAGAAGAGAAGAAGGCTGGGATGCTGGAGCCGCCTCCGGCGATGGTGAAGTCTGTCCTTGAGTGGGTCATGGCCGTGACACAGAGCACTAAGGCGTTCCGGGCCAAGGAGGATTTGGCAAAGGCTCAGGATGTCCTTCAGGCGTTGACAGCACTCAAGCGGGACATGACGAAGCAGCGGGGTGTTCTTGAGGACGCCGTTGCGGATCCGAAGGTCGGTGTCCGGGCCGAGTACGCAGCCCTTAAGCAGTACGTGGAGACCCTCTTTGAGGACAACCGGAGGACGGCGGTCTTTGTGCAGCGTCTCGTGTGGGGGCCTCCCAAGTTCAAGAAGTTCACTGAGGCCCACAACAAGGGTGACCTGCCAAGGTATGTGAGGTCAGTCGGTGACGAGGTAGACGAGGCCCTTGCGGACAGGATGAAGGCCGTTAAGGGACAGGTCCAGAAGCTCCGGGCCGGGGCCGGTGGTCCCTCAAAGGTGCAGCCAATAATGCCCGGAAAGGAACTGGTAACCCGGATCCCCGTAGATCTGCGTGGGTGGAAGTACGAGGGGCAGGTTACCGTAGAGAAGGGGGTCAAGGGACTTGTAGATGTCATCACCAAGGCCATGGCCCGTAAGACGGACATCGATGAGGAGTCCCGGAAGTTCTTTGACGAGTTGATGGAGGGCAACAAGAAGCAGTGGCAGTCTATCGCTGTAAAGTTGGACCCGAACCAGACCCCTCACGGGAGATGGCAGTCCGCAACCAAGATGCTGACCCTGAAGTTCGGTGGTCCCGAGAAGGACGCCGCATGGTACCGCCCCCTCATCGAACATGAGTTGCGGCACGTTGCACAGGATCTGATCAATTTCTCCGAGGGTCTGTATGACAGAGGGGGCCGACCTTCTCGTAAGATGCTTACTCCAGACTACACCCAGCAGGACGAGGATGCGGCGAGGCAGAAGCTGAGGGCCGTGGGCATCGATCCACGTCAGGTAGCGATTCATCATCTGGACGATGTGGAGTTCTACACGGACCTGGCAGACGCTGTCGGAGAGTACAAGAGGCAGCAGCCAAAGTTCGACCATCTCCCTCGTAATGAGACCATCAGGTTCTTTGTGGGTGGGAAGGCCAATCCTGAGGTGGCACAGGAACTTCGCAGTTTGCGGATGCACCCCCTCCCCTTCTTCACGACGTTGAAGAGGGTTCCTTCCGCAAGGGGTAAGTACCAGAAGGCTGTGAATGAACTGCTTAAGGCCACGGGCGGGTCCGCTACCAGGGTGGCTCTCCGTTACCTCCAGGGGAAGCAGGCTGGCGTGTTCCAGGGGCCACCGGCGCTGTTGAAGACCATCCAGGAGTGGGCGCTGGCCACCTACGCCGGACACATCCTCGCTGGGGTTGAGACAGACCTAGAAACGATCCTTGACGCCAAGGGGCCGATCAAGAGGGCCATCCAGGACATGGGCAAGGGATACGATGAGGTCACTAAGGCGGGCAGTCTTTCCGTTGGCGGATCCTTCAAGTTCCCGATGACGGACACCTTCGGCGGTTCCAGTAGTCTCTCCAAGAGTGTCTGGGGGGTCAAAAGGACGGGGGAAGACGTCTACCTGATCGGGAAGGGTGACCGTTCCGTTTCCTGGAAGCCCCAACAGTTGCCCTGGCAGTGGGGTCGTGGACCGTGGACCCTTGAGGAAGTCAAAAAGCATCTGATGCCCTACATCAGCAGGGCGACGCAGAGGATGCGGTCGAAGCTGGATCAACCTGTTGTTGACCCCAACATGCCCAAGGCCGTGGAGTTAACCCTCCTGAAGCGAAAGTGCCTCCAGTACACGACTAAGGCCAAGCATTACTCCGGGAAGGCCACCACTAAATTCAAGCTGGATCTGTCCGGTTGGAAGTACCTACCCAATCCCCGAGAGGCCGAAAAGCACATCAAGGATGAAGAAGGTTGGGATGTGGTGAAGGTGGTGCTGGACTTCAAGGGGAGCCAGACAAAGGGCGGCTACTGGTCCCTCAAGGAGAGGACCCTGGACGTAGAGATCGGGGCCGGGGCCACCAGCCACTATATCCGAACACCAGAGCAGGCCCGGACGGTGTCTCTGTTCGAGACAGGTATAACGCAGATCACAGGGACTTGTCGTCATGAGGTCCAGCATATTGGACAGGATGCCCTGAGGCTCGCTAAGGGATTATCGGAGGACGCAGGTCTCCCTGGCCGCACTCTACGGAACCCGGACTTCACCCCCGAGGGGCGGAAGCTGCACGTCCCTGAGGGGGATGCTCCTTCTGGGAAGGTACACCCGCTTCGGGATGTGGAGTTCCATACCCGGATCCAGGACGAGATAGAGAAGTTCTCTCGCTTTGTGCGGAAGGGTGTTGTCGCCAAGGCTAAGATCAAGGAGGCCCTCCATATCTGGGTGGGGGCGTCCCCCGAGAATGAGATGAAGGATCCAGACGGCAAGGTCATCATGACCACGCAGCAGTTCTTCTACTCCCTGCGGAAGTACGAGAAGGGGAAGTGGCAGAAGGCCGTCGATGAGTTCAGGAAGGGTCTTATGCGGAAGGGTCTCCGGATCAGTTCTGAGGACATCCAGTCGGCCATGACGCAGAGGGTCAGGCAGGACCAGGAGTACTTTGCCTCGCTCTTGGGCACTGTCGCTCAGATCCAGTCCGAGATCGATGCTCATCCCGATTATTACTCTACATCGGACAAGAACAGGAAGCTCTGGTTGGCGTGGAAAGATCTGGCTTTGCTAGGGGATCGGCTGGCCAGGGCCGTGTTGGATCAGAAGAGCATCCCGCCGGGCAAGAATAAAGCCTTCGAGTTGGCTGCTCGTGCCTTCATCTCTATACGGGGGACTCCCCGTGACATTGAGAAGTGGATGGTGAAGAACAAGCGGCACATCAACCTTCTCAACGACACCGTAGACTGGCCAGACAAGTCAGAGGACGAGAAGCTCAAGGTGGGGGCCTTTACGGTACACAACACCCTTGGGTTGGAAGGGGCGGACCTTGACCGAAGTAAGAAGAACGTTCAGAAGGCTGAGTCGCTGATTCGTCGGATGCCCTTTCCGAAGGGACTCAAACAGGTTCTTTATGGGGACGTTTACATAGTAGCTCGGCTAAACAAAACCAAAACGTGGGCCTTCTACTACCCTCGGGACGACAACGTCTATGTCAGGGCTGACACCAAGGGTGTGTTGGGAGAGACTCACAGCCTTATTCACGAACTGGCTCATCGCTATTGGGAACAGTTCGCATCCGTTTCCAAGAAGCACGCCTGGATCCGCCACCACGCCCATATGTCCGGCAAGAGCATGCCCGCCGAGAAGATGCCGATGCCGAACGTTGGGGAGACTCTCCCCCTCAAGATTCCGGGTGCCCCTCGGGGGTTCGAACCTGTGGTTTCCCATGTCCATGCCGGGAAGTACTGGTTCGATGTGCCCTCCAAGGATGGGAAGACGACCAGGACGATGAACTACCCCGTCCACGAGATGGCGAAGTTCCTTTATGACCGGGACGAGAGGACAAAGCGGCGGGAGACCTTCCCGACCCCCTATGCAGCGAAGAACGCTGAGGAACACTTCTGTGAATCCACGGCATTGAGGGCATTGGGCAAACTGAAGGGGTCAAACTTGGATGAGTACGACCGAATCTGGGGTGGCTCAGGGGGGCGGGTGGCCAGTCAGGACTCATCAGTAGAGGCCAAAGTGGACTTCTCTGGCACTCGTTGGGTAGTGGCACCCCCGTCCAAGTTGGACGAGGCACAGGCTGAAACCGTTTGGCAGGTTTATCATACATCCTATGGGAACCTTGGTGAACACATCTCAAACCTGTCGGAGCTGTTGTCCAAGTACCAGTTGTTCTGGCTCGTGGATGTAGACGGGGATGAGAAACCGGATGCGTTCATTGCCTATAAAAAGACCCCAGCGGGTAAGAAGATAGGTGTTATCGGTTCTGACGGGTCTCCGTTGGCCAAGCGACTAGTGGTACGGAAACTCCTCCAGTTGTTTCAGGGCAACGGGTACTACGTCGAGGCTTCGGGACGACCGGCACAAATGCTAGACTCCGCTGGGGTGCCCCATGTGACGGATCAGGCTGATGTGGAGGCCGTGATGGCTCCGAAAAAGATCCACTGGTTGGGGGACGGTAAGTACACCAGGGCCATTGGTGGTTTGGGGACGAAGGAGAAACGCTTGTACGGACATCCCAGGATCCCACGAGCACGTAAGCAGGCACGTCGGTTGGCCACCCGCTGGCTCAGGTCCTCTGCGAGCATCCCGGCCCAGCAGATTGCAGCACGTTATCTGGAGGCCGGTGCCTACCCCACAAGCCGTTTGGTGGAGGGTCCACTCATTGACGGGCATATCCCACCGAGAACCCCACAGGGACGGCCTCCGGCGTATTTATACCGCTCTATGCCGGTGGCGGAGTACGAGGCAGCAGTGTCTCGGGGTCAGATGCGGGGGCGTCCGCTCCACGCCGCAGGCGAGCCTGTTTTCTACACCCTCAACCCAGGCGAGAACGTCCTGGTCGCAATAGAGTACCGTGACCGAGATGGCTGGGACTCCAAGGTGGGTATGGGAGGCAGCACCATTTACGCCATCACCCACGACGCTATTCCGATGTCGAGAGTTGCTGAGTTGGCACGGGGGGCCAAGGGGGATCTGAAACGGTGGAAGTCCGCTGCCAAGTTCAAGGACAAGAAGAAGGTCAAGAAGCAGGATGGCGGCGAGATGACCGGAGGTAAAGCTGATGTGTTCTTCTAACTTTATCGGACAGGTTTATTCCTTGCATGATCCTGTGACACAGGAGTTGCGTTATGTTGGACAAACAACACACACACTGGAACATCGTTTGAAACAACACTTGAAGCAGTTGAAAAAAAGCACACACAAAAACAACTGGATTCGGTCTCTTCTTCCTAGTCGACCTTTGATTCGGCACGTTTGTTTCGCTGCCTCTCAGTCTGAATTGGATCTTCTGGAGATAGGCCACATCGCAAAAACAAAAACCTCTGGGTGTCGTCTGACTAATGCAACTACAGGGGGGAGGGGAGGGAGGCATTCTGCTGAGACCATCGCAAAAATGAGAGTGGCACACACAGGAAAAGTGTTTTCACAGGAGGCTCGACAAAACATGTCCAAGGCAAAAAAGGGTCATCCTGTTTCGGAAGAGACCAGACGTAAAATTGCTGCCGCAAATACAGGACATGTGCCATCGCTGGACACTCGAACCAAATTAAGTTTAGCACTTCTTGGCCATACCGTTACAAGTGAGACGAGACAACGCATCTCAGAGGGTAACAAGGGCAAAGAGCGTACTGCTGCTTTTCGAAGACATCTATCGAAAATTAACCTTGGAAAGAAACACACGGAAGAGTCTAGGCTTCGAATGTCGGGGCGGGTGATGCCTGAGGAGACCCGACAGAAAATTTCTAGGGCATTGAAAGGGCGAGCAAAAGAGGGGATGTCCGAAGAAACCAAGCGTAAGATTTCGGATGCCAAAAAAGGAAAGACACTGTCCTTTGAGACCAGGCAACGAATGTCAGAGGCGCAAAAAGTCCGATGGGCAAAACAAAAATGAAGACCTTTTTTGATGATGAAAGGGTGGTGCGCCGGATTGCAACCCTGTACGTATGCCGGGTTGCACAGGATCACAAATACAAAAAAAGGCACAAGTCCCCTGGCGGAACTAAGATATACGAGTACAGCGACCGTCATGTGAACGACCGGAACAAGGGCAAAGCCCAGAAGGTTGAAAAGCTTCGGCATGGCATCACCAAGCTCCGGGGTCAGGTCCATAAGGATCTCAAGTCCAAGGATGAGAAGACCCGTGCAACGGCCCTGGCTGTTGGTCTCATGGACGCCACCTACGAAAGAATTGGTAATCCGACTTCTGCCAAAGAGGGCCATTTTGGGGTCACTGGATGGAAGGCCCAACACATCACATTTTCCGGGGGCACAGCCACCATCAAGTACGTTGGGAAATCCGGCGTGAAGCATGAGAAGGTCATCAGCACCCCAGGTTCTGTGGCGGCGCTCAAGGCTGCTGTGAAGGGTAAGAAGCCCGGAGACACCGTGGTGGACGCCTCAGCAGAGGATGTGAACGGATACCTCAAGCCCTTCGGTGTCACCGCCAAAGATATTCGTGGCTTTCATGCTAATACAGAGATGCAAACCCGGCTCAAGGCTATCCGGTCCAAGGGCGGCAAGCTGCCCACCGACAAAAAGGAGCGAGAGAAGGCCCTCAAGGAGGAGTTCAAGAAGGCCCTGGCTGAGACAGCCGAGGCGGTAGGGCATGAGGCAGCTACGTTGAAGAGCCAGTACCTTGTGCCAGGTTTGGAGTCCGATTTCCTTAAGGATGGAACGGTCAACGACAAGATGGTGAAGAAAGGCTCAGAGTTGGCACACCGCTGGTTGAAGACGGCCATCATCAACATCAACAACGCCACCGATGGTCCCGAAGGAGATCTGATGTTGAGGGGCGACTACGGGCTCCAGTCCAGCCTGACTTACTACGAGCAGGCGATCATGCAGGATTTGATCATCCACCACCACCCGATCCTGAACACTCCCGAGGGGTATACGCTCAGGGGGCACAAGGTCGGCCCCAGTGCTGTGTGTGAGTTGATGGGAGCCGGATACCTGGAGGACCATGGCGGGGAGATATACTTGTCCCCTATGTACGAAGCCAAGCAGAAGCTCTACCGGACAGCCTCTTCATCCAGACTGATCCTGTTGTATGAGCGGCACTACCCACCCGAGGACAGGTCCATCGAGCATTACGCTGCTTGGCGCAACAGCCTGACCCTCCCGATGGCCCGGACGGCAGCCTATGACATCATCAGACACTGCCCCCATTGTCAGTGCGTCCTGCACGACGGTCCTCGCTACCATGAGCACTGCGACGACTGTGGGTACGACGTAGATTTCCCAGGCGGACGGGAGCGTCTGAAGGACGGGGAATGGACACCCATCCCCGAGGATGACCCCCGGCTGGTCCTGTTCAAAGAGAAGAAGGCAACGCAACTGGATGCTTTCGAGAAGATGTGGCGGACGGCAACCAAGACCCACGGGGAACGTGAGGACGAGGAAGCCGAGCGGTTGCTACGCCCCGAGCCTAAGAAGAAGCCCCCCCGGAATGATCTCCGCCGGGAGCAGATGAACACGGACAAGGACAAGGACACAGAGTCGGAGGGTGCTGACGGGGACAAGGACCTCTCTTTGAATTACAAGCGGATTGCCCTGCGCTGGCTCGCTGCGGCTGGTGAACACAAGCCCGGCGAGGTGTGGCAGACGGAGTCCGGTTGGGCAGGGCAGAACCCAGACGGTGTCCCTCATACCTTCAAGGATCGGACGAAAGCCGAAGCCTACGCCAAGGGTCAGTCCGAGGCCCCTGAGGACGAGGAGAAAGCTGCCCCTGAGGAGGAGCAGTCCCCTGAGACCACCCCTCAGCCTGAGGAACCGAAGAAGAAGCCGAAGCCCCGGAAGGATCCTGAGCAGGTTCGATTTGACCGGAAGGTCCAACGGGAGGTGAAGAACCTGAGGGCAGAACGTAAGGGTGTCAAGGACGCCAAGGTGGAGCTTCGTCAGGCCAAAAAGGATCTCAAGGAGGCTCGTGCAGAACTCAAGGCAACCCAGAAGGGAACGCCTGGGTACGTCATAGCTAAGGATACAGTCGACACTGCCAAGGAGTTGGTGGACCAGGCCCAGGAACAGTTGGACACGGCAACGGAGTCTTTCGAGGCCACCAAAAAGCGGGTGGAGGAGATAAAGTCAGAGCGGGTGGAACGCTACCCCGACAGCAATACGGAGTTGGGCCGTATTCGTTTGCTCCTTCGAGAGTTTGATCAGACGTCAGATGATGACAATGACGGGAGTATGAGGGCCGAGACGCTTGAGGATAAACTCTCCAAGTACGACGTTGCTTCTCAGGAGCAGGCAGCCTCTGCTTTCCAGAAGGAAAGCACCTCCTTGGCCCATCAGGAGTTAACCCCTGAGTTGGTTCAGGAGATCGTGGCAGCCGAGAAGCAGCTTAAAAAGAAGGGCCTGTCCGCCGAGGTTTTCGGGGAGTTGACTGCCCGTGTGATGTTCGGGCACAGCATCCTGGCGAACCCCACCAAGGTTTCGCCTATGCGTGGAGTCGAGGTGGATGGTGCGGAGCAGGCGAAGATCGCCAGAGACTCCTACGATCACTACTCTAAGCTCAATCCCGAACTCCGGGCCAACGCATTCCGGCAGGCAGCGGAGGAACTCAAAAAGCACCCGGACGATTCACCCGATAGTGTCCATCTGTCCCGTGTGGTGGATGGTCTCTACCTGGCCTCAGTAGCGGCTGGGGATGATGACTCCGTGAGGGAGACGGACGGGAAGAGACTCATTCCTGAGCCGTCCGGCATCTTCAAGGCCCTGGTTAAGATGCAGAAGGGCGACGACAGTTTTGGGAGCGAATCAGGTGACCTTGTAGATCTCATGTCTACTGAGTTCTATGGACCCAAGGGAAGGGCTGCACTGCGGACCCGGATCTCAGAATTGGATGACAATGACCTGACCAACCTGTTTACGGGAGGGGATCAGGAACTGGATCGGATGATCCAGGACGCCCTTTCCAAAATGACAGAGCCTTGGCAGCGGGAGTTGCTCAGGGGTCTGATGCAGGATCTGACCCTGGACTCAATGACGACCCAGCATGCAATCCTGACGAGTCAGGCGGGGGCTGAGGAAGGCCCCGAAACTCTGAAAAACCAGGGCACCCGGTCCATGCCTAAGACCCCGGAGGAGATGGACTACACGCTGACGGACTATCGGCGTCGGGCAGCAGATGCTGCTTCGGATGAGATGGAGGCTCTCTTGGCGTGCCTGAGGGGGCATAAGGATTCTGAGACCGCTCGTCAGGCGTGTCAGGAGAAGGCAAATGCGTACCGGATCAAGTCCCACGCTGGGTTCCTGCAACTCGTAACTGATGAGTTTGGTATCCGAGATGAACTAGATCCTTTCCTGGTTCAGTTACGAACGATGTTGGATCGTCAGGATCTCGCAGAACTTGATTTCAAGTTTGTTTCTGAGGGAGCAAAAACGGCGTTTACACGGAAAACAGTCCGTGCAGTTCAATCCTCTGCCTATACGGATGACATAAAGGCGAGGGGCTGAGTGCCCAGCGCTTACCTCCTTTGGGAGGAGCTAATCCGGTCGGCAGACCACATGAGGAGGAATTCCGATGACTGAAATGACGAAGAAGGGCGCTCAGGTAGTGACCAATGATCTGGATCGGGTTGCGACCCTGTTCCAGCAGGATTGGGCCACGCTGGGTATTCCGCAGAAGCTGGCCGTGGATTTCGCATACCGTTGTGATCTTCTGAGCGACGCCGTCGAGAAGAGAGCTGGGGTGCCGAAGACCGCAGCGCCGGACTTCAACCCTGAGGAAATCGGGGAGGAGAAGGCCGGGCCACTCGAAGACGAGCTGGACGAGGCTTTCATGAAGGGCGAGTTCACCCAGCAAGAGAACCGGGAACTGCGTGAGCGGTACCAGGACGGCGACCTGGGCATCACCCCCAACCTCGACCCACAGGCCCCCGCCAGCGGCAAGCAGGGTTTCGAGCAGGTCGGCAGGGACAGCCTGAGCAGCAGGCTCGCAGCGCTGTGTACCCGTGTGCAGGGTCATGCCACCCGGTGTGGATCATCTGATCCGGCCCTTGCCGGACGCATGTTCCGGCTCGCCAGTGCCCTCCTGGACGTGCAGCGGGACGTGCTGACGGGGAAGACCTCGGCGGACCACGCTGTTCGGACGCTCCAGGCCAGCAATCTCCTGAACACTGACAGCCCCTCGGACAAGTTCGCAGCGCTGGTCGCCCATGCAACCAGGGTGGCGAAGAAGTCCGAGGACGAAGACGAGGACGTTCCTGACGAGGGCAAGGAAGCCGGAAAGATCCCACCCCAGTTCAAGGAATTCCTCGATAAAAAGAAGGACGAGAAGGGCGACGAGGACAAGGATGACGACAAGGCCGACGACAAGGGCGACAAGAAGGCCCACGGCTACAACCTGTTCGCCCAGTAAGGAGCCCAGCATGACATCCACCAAATCCGCAGCTTACGTGGATTTCCAACAGAGGGCTAAGGAGTTCTCTGTCGGGGATGAGGTGTCACCGCTGTTCTCCCTCCAGGTCATCGTAGGACGTGTCGTAGCCGTGTGGCCCGCCATCGGAATGGTGGACGTTGAGTGGCCGCACGGCTCCGAACGAGTCCCCGTAGAAGACCTCCAGCGGGGGAATGGTTCCGAGTTTACCCCACCCGAGACGGACAGCGCTAATGTCCCTGGTGGTGAGGGTACGGTTTCAGTCCCCGGTGGTCCCAAGGACGCTGTCACCAGGGTCGCCACTGCTTATCTGAAAAAGTCCCTTTACTGGGCAGCCCGTGATCGTCACTACAAGGCAACAGCCGAGGAGATCACCAGCGGGCAGTTCAACTGTCCCAAGTGCAAGGGTGCCTTCCTTCGTCCTGCCACGTACAAGCGGGCGGAGGGTGTGAGTGATCGTCTGCTGGCCTGTCCGGAGTGCCTGTTCCTCATCAAGAGGAGCGCCCTGATAGGGCATCCTGACTACATTGACGATGGGATTGACGGTGTCCAGGCGGATAGGAAGGTGGTCTAATGGCGTTCTTTCGTTACGCCAATGCCAAGGTCGTTCACCCACAGGTCTCCAAGACCCAGTGGATGAATGTCCGCACGGCTGCGAAGAAGGTAGCCACCGAGGACGGTGAGATCGCCCCTAGTCTGATTCAGCGGGCGTCCGAGTTCCTGGGTGCGGAGTTCAGCCCTAAGCGGTACCTCCTAACCCACGCCACGATCATTGCCTCCGTGGATGTGTCCTCCCCTCCGGGTGTGAAGACAGGGTCCATCATGGAGGACGGTTTCCGGGTGATGCGGAAGTACTCGGATTTCCGGGTCACAACCGAGACCGATAAGTACATAAACAACAATTTTGACGCCTGGTCCCGTGGTGTGTTGCTCAAGGCATTCCAGACCTTCATTGGGGGCCATAATTTCTTGGAGCACGTTCAGATCGAGGACTTATCGAAAGGTCGCATTATTGATGCGGTTGCTCGGGATGTTGGCGACTCGATCTATGTGGACATTCTGATCGCTACAGACCGGAGGCATAAGGATCTCGTCAAGGCCATCGAGAGTGGCAAGATGGGAACCTTGTCCATGGGCTGTACAGTCGATTTTACGATATGTACGAAATGTGGGCATGTTGCAGCCGATGAGACCGAAATGTGCCCACATGTAAAATATAAGAAGGGTAACCTCTTCTTTGATGAGCAGGGTCAGAAAAATCGGGTAGCAGAATTGTGTGGACATGAGTCACTTGATCCCACCGGAGGGGTGACCTTCATCGAGGCTTCCTGGGTGGAGACTCCGGCTTTCACCGGGGCCGTGATGCGGAACGTGCTCGAACCCTCCGTTCAAATGTCCCAACAGATTCAGAAAGTCCTGGCATCAACCCCTCCACAGTGGTTGGAGGATGCGACGGCTAAGGCGGCATCCATGGACGGTGTCATCACCCGCAATTTCCAGAATCCCACCCGGACCCAGTTCCGTACCTCCGACTTCATAGCGGGGGATGTCTTCCTGGCTGGGTGGTTGGAAGATGATGGGGGATCTGAAGAGCCAGAGGGCGAACCTGCAGAGACGGCCCCCGAGGAAGAGCCGACAGAGACGGCTCCTGAAGAGACGACTCCAGCAGAGACCCCCACCAGTCCGCTCAAGGACATGGAGGATGAGGTTTACAAGGACGTACTAGAGAAGCTGAAGCAGCGTCTCAAAGACGACATGCAACAGCCTAGTACCGAGGAGCCACATACCCCCTCGGAGTCCACCAACGAGAACTTGAATCATCAAGCCGCCGTCCGAGCCTATCAGGCCGGATTGCAGGTTGTTTGTAGAACGGCTTCATCTGATGTTGCTCTGGTTGACGGCGTGGCGCAGTTCAATCAGCAACTCGGAGTCGATGTTCCTGTGTTGTTGTATCGGGTGGCACTCAAGGTGGGGGATCCCGCTGAACATGGCTCGTCCCAAGCATACCGCAAGGCATGCAGGACGGCGATGGAGCGGAAACCTACATCTAGGGAGTCTTTGGTACTTGCTCGGTTAGGACAGTTGCTCTTCAGGAGAGGGTCTCTTGAGGGCGGATACGATGGCAAACGCCACGGAGGAGATGGATCATGAAGAGAGAACGTCTGACGAACAGGGCAGCGTCGGCTCCGCCCGCAAACCCAGGGTACGGTACGGAAGATCAGGATCACCCGGCGCACCAGGCCGATCCGGCACACGGTGACTACGCCAAGGGCGACCCTGATGCATGGGCCGAGACCCCGAACCCCCCGCCGTATGCCGAGGGAAACCCCCCTGCGGATCCCGGCTATGACGTCGAGGACCAGGATCACCCCGCCCACACGAAGAACCCTCGGGTTCCGAAGGAGGCACGGGGACTCCAGGCTGCCATCCTTTCGATGGCCGAGGCGAAGGCTGACAAGTGCCTCAAGGTAGCCAAGGCGATGCTTCGGGGTCGGAAGGGCATCACCGCCTCAATGGTCGAGGAGCAGGCATTCACGATGATGGACTGGTCGGATGCCCACCTTGCTTCCACTCAGGAGCGACTCGGCGGCGGGTTCCTGGCCGAAGAGTTCGAGGACGACCTCGGTCCGGTGGACATGGACATCCTCGGGGATGACGATCTGCCCCCCCCGGACGAGACCGAGTACCTGGAAGACGATGAGTTGGACGCCCTCCTGGCGGATGACGACGAGTTGGACGATGACATGGGCGACCCCATGGCTATGCTCACTGCCAAGGTCGAGACCCTCACCTCCGAGTTGACCGCCATGAAGGCTGCGGCCAAGAAGGGTGAGGACGACGAGGAAGTCGTAGAGGGCAAGAAGAAGGCCAAGAAGGGCGAGGACGAGGATGCCCCGGAGGAGAAGGACCCCAAGGAGGTAGATGCCAGCATGTTCGCCTCCGCCGACGAGATGGGCAACCCCATCCAGATGACCGCTGAGGATTCGATCCTCAACGAGATCTTCGGTTCCAAGAAGTCTGAGGACGAAGACGAGGAAGCGGACGAGGACGACGATAAGGAAGCCAAGAAGAAGAAGGCCAAGAAGTCTGAGGACGAAGACGACGTCGAAGAGGACGAGGACAAGGAAGCCAAAAAGAAGAAGGCCAAGAAGTCCGAGGACGAAGACGACGTTGAGGAGGACGTTGAAGAGGACGACGACAAGGAAGCCAAGAAGAAGAAGGCCAAGAAGTCCGAGGACGAAGACGACGTCGAGGAGGACGTTGAAGAGGATGAGGACAAGGAAGCCAAGAAGAAGAAGGCTTCCAAGCAGCGTCCCCAGCCCCGTAAGCCCTCCAAGGGTGTCAGCCGGGTCGGTTCCGTGACCCGCACGAGCGGCGGCGAGATCAATGACCTCTCCAAGCTCTGGGAGACCTCCCCCGACGTGTCCGACGTCTTCAACGGCAAGTAGCATTCACAACTGCAGCCTGGTCTTAGCCATGTTTCAAGACCAGGCTGCAGTTTGGATCTGATACTCTTCGTATTTCCTTGTTTTACATCCCTTGTCTTTTCGTTTCCCCCTCTTTTGTGTGTAACAAGTAACTTTTCTGCCCGTTTGGGGCGGTAGAACCCTTATATTTGCACCATAAGCATGAAAGGGCAGAAGCCCACTGTCGGTTGTCATAGGGGCACCCGGCGGATAGGAACTCGGCGGAGAAATCCACCGGACCTGTAAACAGAGTGCAAGGAGGGTAAAATGCCACTGCACGGACAGGCCAGCGGCGGGTGGACCGAATCGTCAAGCGCACTGCGGATTTTGAATCTCGGGATTCGGAACTCCATTGGTGTGCTCGCTGACGATGCGTTCACGCAAGCCAACCCGGTTGCGGTTGCAACAGGGATCTCGACTCGTCTCGACGTCACCCAGGTGGGCGTCCTGAGCGGGTCTGTGTGTTTCGGACGCCCCGCAGCGGGCAACAACTTCGTAGGTGGTCCCGGTACCAATGCGATCCAGACCCTGATCCAGGCCAGCCCGATTCGGGCACTGACCTACAGGCCTCTCGGCGTGTTCATCAACAGCGCTTCGGGCAATGCCTACGAGAACACCCCGGCGGTGGCCTCCGGCATCGGTCCCTACGTCAGCGCTATGGGCACCTACGCCTCGGCGCTCTACGAGACCGACGTCATCGACACGGTGGCGGATGCGGGTGGTGGTGCAGGTTCCTGGGCCATCGGTGACAACCTCGTTTACACCACGGGCAACGAGCTGATCACCTCACGGAACGGTTTCCTGATGCCCAAGTGGCAGGCGTGTTCCGGTGGTGCAGCGCTCATGGCAGTGGCCGGACTCGACCAGCCGGAACTGGCCGCACAGTCCTTCGTAGGAATCGGCGGCGCAGCCGGTGTGCGTGGTTCCTCCACCATCATCGGTGTGGTCAAGATGGCTCCCGATGCTTTCCAGACGGAAGTCGTCTGGGACCAGCGGGTTTAAGGGAGGTACATCATGAGTGAGATGACCAATGCAGTGAAACAGCAGGTAATCGGTGAGTACATCAAGACCCCCGGTGGTCGTGCCAAGCTCGCCGCCTCCATGACCCAGCCCCTGCGCCTCCGCAGGGACTATGCCGCTGTCGGACGCAAGACCTTCCTGGTCGAGCAGCTTCCCGATGGCGCTCTTCCGATTTACGATAAAGACCCCGATGTTACGGCATATGTGGTAGGTGAGGAAGGTCAGAACATCCTCGCCATCACCAAGCCTCGTCGGGTGATCTTCCCGCTGTTCGAGATCGCCTCGAACCCCGAGATCCCCTTGACCCAGATCAAGGAACGGCGCTTCGATCTGATCGAGCGTTCCCTCGACCTGGCCAAGGCTCAGATCCAGGCGGCAGAGGACGAGCGGGTCTTCGCAGTCCTCGACTCCATCGCCACGGCGGGCTTCGACTCCCTGGCTGGCCAGATCAACCCCGACATTCCGGTGGTTGCACCCGTGTCCGGTGCGGTTCTGTCCGACGCCTTCGGGCTGATCGAGCGCCACGACCTCCGGGTCGCCCGTGTATACATGAACGCCCGTGACTACGCAGACCTCCGCAAGTTCGGGCGGGACATCCTCGACATCGAGAGCCAGGCCACCCTGCTGAAGACCGGCCTGATGGCGACCCTTTGGGGCGCTCAGATCATCGTCAGCCGTCTGGTGCCGGTCGGCACCGTGTACGTTTGCTGCGAAGGGGAACACTTCGGGAGGATTCCGGTTCGTACGGAACTCACCGTCCTCAGCGCCGACGACCCGAAGGCACGCACCATCGGTTTCTCGGTCTTCGAGAATTTGGGCATCGGGGCGTTCAACCCTCGTGGCCTCACCCGCCTCACTATCACCCGCGCATAGTCCCATAATTTCGGGGGGTTTGGGCGATGCCTGAACCCCCCGAAGTTGTTCTCCCATCCAGATTTCCGTTGCTAAGATAGCCCCAGGACGGTGCGTTCAATGGGATCTGCCTGTCCCTGATGCTCCTAGAAACCTGTAGAAACCCTTTTAGGTTTGTGTTACAGTGGGATCCTGATAGGGGGGTGCATGAGGTGGTATGAAGCAGCCGGGTTGGGCAGGCAAGGGTTGTTTGATCTGTACCAGGAAAAAACGGACAAGGAAATAGCAGCAACGTATGGGGTTACAGATGCCTCCGTGTTGCAGGCCAGGAGGGGTTTTGGCATTCCTAGCCTGACGATGAGAGAAAGGCGGGAGCTTGTAAACCCTCCTGAGAGAAGCCTTTCCGATCTGACCCCTTCTGCCTTGGCTGATTTGTATAATCAGATGGGCGATGTGCAGATTGCTAAGATATTTGGGGTTGCCAAACCAGCCATTCAGAGACTGAGACGGAGATGGGGCATTGCACCGTTGTCAAAGGCGGACCGCTCTGTGATACGTTCCGTTGCCTTTACAGCGGAACAAAAGGAAATTTGTATCGGGACCGTGTTGGGAGATGGGCACATTCTAAGCAGGGGGGTTCTTAAGGTGGCCCATTCGATTAATCAGCTCACCTATACGAGAAGGATGCACAGCCTTCTGTCCCCCCACACCCGTCCAATGTTTTACGAAGAAAAAAGGATGCGAGACAGCGGGGCTCTTACTTTCGGGTTTGGCTTCTGTACCGTACAGCATCCATGGTTAGCGCATCTGAGAGAAGTGTTTTACCCATACGGGGTGAAGGTGTTTCCTGATGATGTTCTACGGAATCTGACTGCTCGGTCTCTAGCCTACTGGTATTTCGATGACGGTCACTTGGCTGATGGACTTCCAAGTATAGCTCTCGGGGACTTTACGACCGACGAAGCGCAGCGGATTATCGAAACTGTACGGGACAACTTCTATTTTGATGCATACCAGAGGGTTTCCTCCTCAACATGCAAGGTGTTCAGGCTTAGGGCTCGATCCGCCGACTCCTTTTACGCCTTGATTCGGGACTATGCGACTCCTGATATGTTCTACAAGTTGCCGCCTCATCATCGGCCTATTGGGGTGTCCTCTACAGCACTTATAACTCCTGTGACGGTGCCACTGAGTCCTGATCTACCTCAGAGCTTAAGAAGTCGGTCTAAGCAGTGGACATCCTTGGGCAACACAGAACGTCGTTGTTTGGTAAAGGATGTGGTTGGGTATTGGCGTGGGCAGGGGTTCCCCCATTCGGAAGCCAAGGTGGCCGAGTTGTTCACATTGTCAGGGCTGGAACAGGCTCAAGTGATTCAGGGGGGTGTTATTAAGGCCCGCCAGGTGGGACAGGCCCTTTGTCATGCCTTTTGCCCTCACATATGGAAGGCTCGCAACTGGGACGGCACCCTGAGTCCCATGGCTATCTTCCAGGATGACCGCATGTTGGGGGAGGCGTTACGACGAGGACTAGACGCAGATTATGTGCCAAATGGGGCACAAGTTCGGAGAGCGGTTCGTTACTACAAGAGGTCCGGGGTCTATAATTTCAGACCGTCAGCGGCTAAGGTACTGGTGGATCGTTATTGTATTCCCGGTGGTGTTGTGTGGGATCCTTGTGCTGGATACGGGGGTCGGATGCTTGGCACGGTTTTGTCGAAGCAGCGCCCACAGTATGTGGCATGTGATCCCCAACCCGAGACCTACGTGAGTCTCCTAAAATTCCAGGACTGGTTGGATGATTACGTCCCTGGGGTTACACAGAGAATTAGTCTTCACAACATTCCAGCGGAGGATTTTAACCCCCCTGACGTTGATATGGTCATGACATCTCCTCCTTACTGGAAGAAGGAGATGTACGGGGATGGTGCAAACCTGGCAGGTAATAGATATCCCACATATGAGGCATGGCTGTCAGGGTTTTGGGTGCCTGTCCTTCAGAAAGCTGCGGATGCCCTTAAGCCGGGTGGTTGGTTGGTTCTGAACGTCGATGATTTTAAAATCGGCAGGAAGGAATACTCCTTGATTCGGGATACCCTGCGGGTTGTCGAAGGTACCGGGGTGTTTGAGAAGCCTGAGACATACATTTACGCCATGCCTATCGGGAAGGACCAAGAAAATGCTGAGAAGGTCTTTTGTTGGGTGAAAAGGGGGGTGCCAGAGGGGACGTCTACGGGCCACCAAGGTGCCGTTGTCGTTAGTGCCGAGAAATGTGTAGGCTGTGGGGGCATCTTTCCGAGTCACCTGATGGAGAAGGGGCGATGCGTCAAGTGTGTAGCAACACCCGTGAAGCGTTTGTGTAAGGGGTGTGGGAAGGAGTTTGAGCCAACTCGGGCGGACCATGAGTTCCATTCGAAGAATTGTCACGCCAGGTGGAGACGTCGGGAATACAGGAAGACGCACCCGGCAAAAAAAACACGGACGTTCGTATGTGTAGACTGTGGCAGGAAATGGCAGACGGAACTGTTGGGGCATTTTACCCGTTGTCTGTCCTGTGCTGAGATTAAAAAGAACCATGCTCGGGACAAGCTGTGTCAGTACCATAAGTGCAGGAGGCCGTTCCATGACAACTCCCCCAAGAATTCCATGCAGTATTGCCATCCTGAACACAGAAGACGAGAAAAGTTGTTTCGATTGGGGCAGGCACCGGAAAAATTCAGGAAGGACGATCCAGTGTTGGGCTAGCCCTTCAGTTCGGGTGCATGCTTTTCCAGCCACGCTATAGCGACCAGGGCTGCAGGGCCTGGGATGCCTCCCAGCTTGAGGGTGGGGACGGACAGTTTGAGGTATTTGTAGAAGAACGTCAGGTGTGCCTCATCCAGGCCGTAGTTTCGGGCAGCATTCACGTAGCCTTCGACGGGGGGGACCTTTCCCCGGTGCCAGGTTTCCATGTTCATGCTTGTTCTGTAGGCTTCTCCTTCGTAGGTGGCCCGCCATGTCTGGTCAAGAAGGTACCGCACGGGGAAGAGTGCGTCTCGGGCTTGTACGACGTGTTCGTGTTCATGGGCACAGATGACCATCTGAGCCCATAAGCCGTGTCCAGGGGCCGCTACGCCTACCGTGAAGGGTGTGTAGATGGTTCTCCCGATGGTGGTGGTGAATTGGGTCAGGAAAGCGTCTTTGTCCAGGATGCCCATCACATCTAGGACACGCCCGATGAGTTGCATTTCTTCCGCTGACGCTTTGTTCTGAACTTCCGATCCATAGGTCTCGGTCATGTGTGTCCAGAGTGCTTTGACTTGTTCCGGTGTCGGTTTCATTCTGCATTTCCCCAGAGGCAGGAGTGCCCCTCCGTTGTTTCCGCACAATACCATCCGTCCCCTATGTTGCAGTCCATCATGATTATCCAGTGACCCTGAGGGCTGCACAGTTCTACCCTGTTGTCAGTAGAACAGCGGGAGCGGTTGGCGGGGGCACACTCCTCTCCTTCTGGTGCAAGGGGGCTGCACCCCATAAGGCACAGGAAAAATAACGTTAGTAGTTTTTTCATCTTGATTCCTCCTCCTTTCAGTGTACCCCGAAATCGGAGGTGGTTTCGGTAGAAGTATGATAAACGGCATCTTAGGTAGGGCCTGTTGTTTGTCCCTTTGGGCGAAGTCACAGAGGTGGCCTACATGTGGGGGATGCCTCGTGCCTGAGACCTTCAGAAACCGAGACTGTGTGACGTTTAACAAGTCCGACACAGTCACGTCTGAGGTAGATGACGCTCTGGCTACTAATGGTTGGCCCGGCGGCGTGGCTGTTAACTGGGCTACTGACCCGGTAGAGCGGTTCGCTGTGACTCGGTCTGATGGAGCTGGGATGGGGTTCCTCCTCAAAGGTTCCGATGAGGTTGGGGACAGGTACACGGCGCAGACCAGGAATCAGGTGTACTACAGGGTGGCGACCCTTTGTTTCGGTGGCTGGTTGATGATGACGACTTCCTTCGAGCGTTACACCTGGGCGTCTCGTCAAGTTGGACCCCTGGTGGAGATTCCGTATGCTGAGAGCGACCGTTTGCACTTTTCCAATAGGGGCTTGTGGACGAACGAGGATGAGTGGACTCTTTCCGGTGACCCGAGAGCACCTAATTCACAAGTGGTGGGGACTGTGATGCAGGTGCCCACCGTAGCCAACGACCACTTCATAACCATCCAGACGTTGCTGTAATGCCTGAGATCATCAGAACACGAGACTGCGTGGCACACTTCAAGGGTGATGCCTACCCCGTGGCCATCTCAGACGTCCTGATTACGAACGGGTGGCGTGGTTGCCAGGGTGTGATGTGGACGGACTCCCCTGAAGACGAGTTCATGGTAACTCTCTCTGACGGTATGTTTGGTGGGTTCCTTCTTTGGGGGTCTGACGAGGTTCCTGACATGTTTACGGGGATGTCGGGGAATCAGGTCCGAGAGGGTTATGGTATTTTGTGTACTGGGGGCTGGTTGTTATCCACCCCTGTGTTCGAGCAGTTCACATATGCCAGTCGGGTGGGTGGTCCTCCATTGGTCCCCCTCGTTTACACTGCGGGAGAGCGCCTCTTGTTTTCCCTCAGGGGTCGATGGACAAATGAGGATGAATGGACCCTGTCTGGTGATCCTAGAGCGCCTAACGATAACTTTGCTGGTAGTGTCTGTCAGCCCCCTCGGACGCTGAACAACAACTGCCTAGTTCTGACGACGGTTTTGTAATGGCAAGAAAACTCATCACTGAGATCGTCCGGGCACGGGACAGCATCGTCTTCTACAAGGTGGACTCTACGACCGTCACAATAGATCCGGTTATGTTGGCTGCGGGGTGGTCCGGTGGTCAGGGTGTGCAATGGGTTGCAGGGGTCGATGACGAGCGCACAATAACCTTTTCTGATGGTCGGTTTGGTGGTTTCCTTATCTGGGGTTCCGACGAGCTTGCAGACCAACTCACTGCTGTCACGGATAGTCAGGTGGCTTACCGATACACCACAATGCTGTTCGGTGGGTGCCTCTTTTCTACCTCTACCTTCGAGCAGTCCACCTACGCCTCCCGGTTGGTGGGTCCGCTGGTCCCTATCGTATACCAACCGAACGACGCCCTGTACTTCTCCCTCCGGGGTTGGTGGACGAATGAAGACGAGGCCACCCTTTCCGGGGCTGCCTATGCTCCGAACGCCACTGCTGGCTTTGTCGCCCAGGTCCCAAAGGCGAGTAATAATTTTTATATTGGGATTCAGACACTCTTGTAGATGGCGGGTACAGTAGAGGCGGTACCTGATCTGCCAGAAGCAGGAGGAGTTTATGGAGATCCAATTTGTCGCTGGTGAGTTTCAGCAGTTCCGAGTGTTGCACAAGGTCCATCTGGGACAATTTTCGTTAGACATCCCCGAAGAAGCAGTGGTCGAGTTTGACGGGATGACTGTCAAGTGGGGGGGCAAGGACTACGCTGTCCCAGCGTTGCGGGGGGCGATCCGAGCCGATTGGTTGGTGCCGGTGGCGGACACCACCACGACGACCTTCGCACCTAAGGCCGCAGGGGTTCAGGTCCGGCCTGCTACGACAACGGGGCGGGATAGAGGCGAAGCTTTCTCGGTCACAGCCGTAGACGAGGATGAGCAGGTCGTTGGGTCTGTCCAAGATTCGAAGGACAAGACTGAAACGGCCCGTAAGGTAGCAGCAGCGGTGGCGACACCACACAGGCCCGCAGCACCCCAGTCGGTGGAGGCGTCACCTCAGGTAACCCCCGAACCTGCGCCAGCACCTGGAAAGATGCAGGTGATAGACACTGAGGATGACCAGGGCGCTGTCACCGTCGCAACGATAGGTAGCCCCACAAAGTCCTCCTTCGTCTCAGGTGACGAGCATGAGGCTGCCGAAGCTCCGCGTCGTGTGGAGTCCCGTAAAGGGAACATCAAGAGGGTGCCGGTGCCCAGCGCTGTCAATGCCGATGCCGAGGGTGGAACACCCATCACGGAGACCCTGGCGGGTGGTGCTACGGGAGATGTTGCTGTTGCCACCGAAGGGGATACTCTCGAAGAGCTGCTCCCCAACGCTGTCTCTACGGGAACACCCCCCGCTACCAAGCCCCCCGAGAAGGCCAAGGCGAAGAAGGTTCCGACAGAAGTTCCCCAGGTAGGCGGAGAGGACTTCAACTGGAGCAAGAAGGGTCACTGGCGTGACAGGGTACAGAGGGCGCTGGTCTACAAGGACAACCCCGAGGCTCTTGCCGCCATCAAGGCCATTGAGATCAAGTCTGTGGTCAAGCAGCTTGGCGTAGAGTTGCGGAAGCTCTCTCGTTAGTTCCCAACCTTTCCCGCTAGTCAGTCTATCAGGCCACCCCCAGTAGGTACGGCTTTATCCGGGGGCATGAATGAAACAGACGACAGCAAGCAGCCAAGCGGCCTGGGCACTCCTGACTGAGGGTGTGACCAACGCACGGGTAGAGGCCCATCGGTTGCAGCATCTGATAGGTCGGGCTACGGCCCTGGTAGAGGGTTCCGACGAGAAGGAGCATCTCTACCAAGTGGCAGGGGACATTATTGTAGCCATGCCACAGAGACTCGACCAACTGCTTCGGGCACTGGACCGTACAGGGTTGGCTCTCTCCAAGATGGGTGAGGAATTCCTGAGTTCACGATTGCCGCTGTCAGACAAGACAATGGTGGAGGAGGCGGTAGCATCTGCCTTTGGGAAGGGCCAACCCCGCCACTCAGAGGCCCGACGCCTGGCCCAGAGATACCTCCAGAAGCAAGCGGAGTCCCAGGAGTGAAACTGAAAGCCGACTCGTTGGTAGCAGGGTACAGGCCCCCGATGGAGGAGCTTACGGGGTGGAAGACCTTTACTCCGTCCACAGACGGCACCAGGCCGCCCGCTACGTCCCCCAAGGACCAGGCCCTGCCCTCACCCCCCAACAGTCGGAGTAAGCCCATAGGGAAGCCCTCCCTCAACGCACCACCCTCTTCTGAGGATGCACTCGATGGAAGGCCCTTGCACACGGACCGAGTTCGGACTTTGGCTATCCCAGGTGAGTACAGCCCTCATCCGAACCCTGAACCTCGGACGACGCCTGTCCGGCGACAGAATCTGGCAGCGAGAAGGAAGGTGGCTGGGGGCTATTATGATCTGAAGCCCCAAACACCTGTGTCTGAGGTTCTTAAGCGGTGGGTGGGTGATGGGGCCAAAGCCTACGATGACTCCATGCCTCAGTTCTACTCCGCTCAGGAGTTGTGGCCCTACCGTGAGTTTACCCGGAAACGGGAGACTGCTCTCAGGGGATTTGCACGTGTCCGTGGGAAGATGGTAGAGCTTCCGGGGTTTGTCAAATGGGACGTCCTCAAACAGGACATGCAGAAACGAGGGTGGGATCTTAACAGTCCGTTGCTTCTGTTTGTGGGAAGGAACGGGTCGGCCAAGATAGGGGAAGGGAACCATCGTCTTGCGATAGCCAAGGAGTTGGGGCTTAAGCGGATCCCTGTGCGGTTCCTATTTGACCAGAGGGTGGTCAAGGAAAAGCCCCCTACAGTGTCTCCTCAGGCAGTGAAAAAGGTCGTGGAGAAAGAGGTCCAGAAGCCGCTCTCTGATAAAGACCGGGTTCAGATCGAGGGCCTCATGCAGCAGATGGAGGACATGGGAATCCTGGCTGCAATGAAGGGTCCGACTTTTCCTGGGATGAACAGGCAGCGCAAGCAGTACGGGGACGCCAAGCGTTATCAGAAGCAGTACTACCTGAAAAACCGGAACAAGATCCATCAGCGAATGACTCGTTGGTACCGAAAGTACAAGTCCAACCCGTTGTTGAAGAGGGACAAAAAACGTCGTCAGGATTACCCCAATCGTTTCAAGAGGTTCCCTGGGGGATTCGGGTCCAACAGTGAACGAGGGAAAGACTGGCGGGAGAAGCAGAAGAAGGCAACCTGGGAGGTCGGTGTCCCGATCTGGTATCTACCCTGGGATGAAGAGGGTCACTTGATGTCCGTGGACACTGCTACGGGGACAGTGCTGGTACGAACGCCTAGCGGGTCAGAGACCCTAACCCTTCCCGAGATGTTCGAGTCCATTGTGTTCGAGTCCGAAGAAGACATGGAGAAGGTGTTCGCTTTCCTGGACGAGGCGTTGGGGTACGCCCCCGGTGAGGACGATCCTGAGGATCCCAACCAGGAGTCGTTGATCGATCAGTGGTACTTTCCTACGGAGAAGCTGGGCTGGTTCATGGAAAAAGGTCCAGCAGATAGTTCCGTTGAGTACTACAACAGAGGTACGGACAAGAAGCCTGAGGAGCACCAACCTCTGGAGGGCTTTGAGCCGTATGACCACCCGGTTATGGACAATCCTGGATCCGCCAAGGTGATACCCTGGAACTCTGATCTGGTCAACAATAAGGCTGCTGCTCGTATCGCTGAGATTCAGGAGGGGTGTTCCACAAAGCTAATGGAACAGGCCAAGGGTTTGATCCCCCAGAGAGTTCGGTACAGCCCCCGGAACAAGATGTGGTTGTTCGACGTGCCTGGCTCGAAGGGGGCTTACCGAGTCCGTGTGAAGGTGTTGCCCAAAGGGAACACCACGACCGTCTCCAAGATGGATGTTTTAGTTTCGTGTTCCTGTCCGTATTGGCGGTGGCAGGGTCCTGAGCACTGGGCGAAGGTAAATGATTACTTGTATGGACGCTCCCAAGGGACAGCAGCCAAACCTTCGATGAAGGATCCTGATGGTACGCACAGAGCCTGTAAGCACGTACTTGCTTGTTTTGAAGCAATGAAGAATTATGCGTTAATTAAGCGGCGTAACAAAAAAACAGCGGCAAGGGCCACAGCCATTGCCCATCGGTATTTGGGACAGGCAAACTGGAGGCAGTGTTGAGAGAGAATCGACTCATACTTCAGTGTCCAAGGTGCAGAAAATTCTTCCCACGTAAAGCAAGTATTGTTCGGGAACTGCGCAAGCGCAACCCACAGGTTCAAATGTGCTGCGGAACTCAGTGTGCAAGTAGCTTGAAACGACGGGTGGTGAAGATAGAGGACAGGAAGATTTTTGAGTATCTTATTGGGGTGGTGTTGGGTGACGGGCATGTGGGTGATAGAGCCGTTCGGGTTGCTGTCGGATTACAGGATGAGGAATATGTTGAAGTCCTGAGTTCACTGTTCCAATTGGGGGTAGGTACAGCACCTACGATTCAAAGAAATGTAATGGCTCGTTCATATCAGGTTGTGTTGTGTTTCTTGGCGGGGGCAGAGTTGTTCCAACCCTATAAGTATTTAGGGGGCTGTGAGTGGTCATTAAAAGGGATCAAACATCCTGGGTTTGTTTTGGGTGGGCTCTGCGATACGGACGGTGGTTGGGAAATCAAGAAAGGACGCCGGATTGCCTTCACCATAACCCAAAAGGATAACGGAAATTTGGAACGAACTCTTCCCCTTTGGAAGAGTCTCGGGATAATTGTCACTTTGCGTCATTATGCTGTTGACCGAGCGGTGTTGAGAGTGCCCTCAACATCCCAGGAACGATTCCAGAAAAAGGTGATGTTATTTCATCCCCGGAAAAAGTTCGCTACTCCTGATTGGTATCCTGTACGTGCAGGGGAAAAAAGGAGCAGTCAAAATGCCGACCTATGAGTTCCAGTGTAAGTCGTGCGAAGCGGGGTTCGAGAAGATCCTCCGCCTCTCAGAATACAACGATCCACAGGTGTGCCCTGAGTGCAAGAGCACCGATACCCAAAGGATTGTTTCAGCATGTGCCTTCGTTCTTGTGGGGGATGGGTGGCCCAGCAAGGATCTCCGTTGCAAGGGCCAGATGACCCGTAAAAACGCCCGGATGGGCAAAAAGATGAAGGACCATGTCTCCCCCGGCGAGACCCTGGCCCCCAATGTAAACGGGGAAGAGACCAAGTCCTGGGCTGATGCCCAGAAGTTGGCAAAAGACAAGGGTAAGAATGCTGCCAGCTACGAACCGATGGTTCAAAAGGAAAAACGAGGTTGAAGTGTTGCTTGATACTTAGGCAATCGCAGTTATACTAGTCCTTATGAGCAGGGCTTGCACCATAGGGTGGTTTGCTACGTGCATCAGAAAATAAGGAGTTAGGATTTTGAGAGTCACCCGCATTCTTCAGGCAGATGTCCCACCCACCTTGTTGCAGATATGTAAGGTTACAGGGTTTCTTCGTGCAGACATCTGGCGCAGATATGGCGCTCTGAAGAATGTAAGTAAAAGTGCGTTGGACATCCGTAAGGAAATCGTAGCAGGTGGTTTTTACGCCTCTCTCGACGTAGACGGAACCATACGTAATGAAACGACCAAAGACGTCGTGAACGACATCCTACTCTATAAAGCAGCGGCAAAGGGAAAGGTTCGCAAAGCAATTGCGCTGCGAACTGACGACAAGACAGAACGTAAACGACTCTACACACTCTTGAAGTCCGATAAATGGCTGGAGGATTCCTTTCTCCATCGTCAAATGCGTAAGCATTTCAAGCACGGTGTCTCACACACGAAAAATCAGTTTGTCGTGAGATCCGACCAATTCAAAATAAAACACGTTGCTGGTTACCTAACTATCACTATTCGAATCGCTCGTAAATATGGTGACAATATAGTTCTGACGACAACTTCAAATGGTACAAACGTAGACCTGAGTGGTTGTAACCTTCGTGTTATTGTGAAGGATGATGTAACTGAAATCCATTACAGTATGGACAAGGGTGAGGGACGTACGCACGGTAGCCAGACGTTGGGCGTTGATAAGGGCTATACCGAAGCATTCGTTGATTCGGATGGTGAACATCATGGTGAGCAGTTCGGTGCTGTGATGACTGAGTACAGCGATAAGGTCAGTAAGACTGGTTCAGCTAGGAACAAGTTACATGCTCTGGAGAAAAAACACCGTCAGGGTGGAAACCTCAAAAAAGCTGACAACATCAGGACTCACAATCTTGGGCGTAAAAAGATTGATGCCCGCAGGCAACTAGCTCAAACACAACTACGAGGTATTGCCTTCAAGGCTACCCATACCATTGTGGATAAGGCAGCAGTAGTTGTATCAGAGGATCTAACCTCTCCGATCGCAAAAAAACGACCTTGGAAAAGGTTTAATAGAAGAATGAGTGGCTGGGCAAAGGGAGCACTTGCTGAGGCCCTCGATTCGGTTTGTACGCAGCGTGAGGCCAGTCACGAACTGGTCAACTGTGCCTACACATCGCAGATGGACTCTGTAACAGGTTTGCTGCAAGGTAAACGTGTTGGGGACAAGTTTCACCGTATTAACGGGGATGTTATTCAGGCCGATCACAATGCTGCATTGAACGTGTTAGTCCGGTTGTCTGACAAGGACATCGGGCGTTTCACCTCCTATCAAGAGGTGAGGCGCATCTTGTTGGCACGTTCTCCGGCGGAACTGACCGTCAAGAGGCACGAGTTGCAGTCGAAAGGCTATCAACCGTGTGCGGATAAACCCTCACGATCAGAAGTGATCAACTTCTAAGGGACAGGTAACTCATGAGCGACACATTTGGCCCCTTCAACGTTCGCCCCGGTGTGCTGCAACGCTCTACCAACTTTCAGGATCTGGTGTTGCGTCACCGTGAAGGGACAACGGCGTATCGCCTTTGGGTGTCCGACTCGATTGAGAACGCCTATGGGACGTTGGCCAACTCAGGTCTCGCTGGTACTGGCGGCACAATGATGCTGGAGGTTGCCAAGGGAAGCTTGGGGATGACCGCTGGACCTCGTGTGCGTGGTTGGCGTGTAGAGGAGAGCAGGAGGGGGCAGACCAGCTTTTTGGTAGATCCCAGGGATGTGCCTCTTTCCGATAACGTGGTGGTTTACCATCGGGTGCAGGAGCAGCGGATGGGCAACTGGCTCGCCGTGCCTGCTGGTGCTATTCTCAACCCCAATAACCCTATTGGGGGACCAACTCTTGTTGTGCCTCCTGCTCCCTTTTTTGCAGCCTCCGCCAGTGTCCTGAGTCTTCAGTCCCTGGCCCCATTGATGACGGGTTGTGCCGGGGGGGTTCTCCCAGTCGTGGACGAGACACTCCAGACGCCTACACCGATGCATCTGGTGTTCCCCCGTCCGGCGAGCACCATTATCGTCCGGAACCTCTCTGTGGGGGACACATTGTTGGTCTCCTTCAGTTTGGGGATGCCTATGATCGAGGTGGCTCCTGGTGAAGCTACAATCCCCACGGGTGGTGGTTATGCCCTCCCCGGAGTCCGGGAAATTGTGGTTGCTTCGTGGGTGCAGGGGCAAGATGCCGTCCCCTTCTCCGTAGAAGCTACGATTGGAATGCAAGTTTAACTCCCACTCAGATCGGCCTGAATAGATCCCTTATAACTGCCGCTGGATGACTGACTAGGGTGCCCCGGTGCCCACAACGTATAGAGGTGTAAGATGCCGTACATCTGTCTCGCCCGAGATGATATCCCCAACGGTGTGGTTCAGGTTCTGGATCTTCAGCCCAACGCTTCCCAGCCCCCTCCGGGCACCCCTACGGCACAGTCACGTTACGTCAATCGGCCCTTGGCGGCTCCGGTGTCCGTGACTGCTGCCGGTGGTCTGGCTGCGGACGGTTTTGGCCTCGCAGCTTATTTGATGGACCGGGTTGAGCCTGGTGGTTTGGAGGTGGCTGCGGCTACCCTAACGGCAACCAGTCCTCTCCACGGGGACACAGTCACGGTGGCGGGCGTCGCTTTGACGGCCATCGCCAACTTAGCAACCGGAACCGCTCAGATGGTGGGTCCGACTGCTGCTGACACGGTCACGGTGGGAGTTACACCCTTCACCTGTGTGGAAGCCGTCGCAACCGGAACCGCTCAGATGGTGGATCCGGTGGATGCCGACACCATCGACATCAAGACGGTCCCCTTCCTTTGTGTCGAGAACTACGCCGTTGGGACAGCGACGGTTGGCGGTGCAACTGCCGCTGGTGATACTCTTGTTATCAAGGGCGTCATCTTCACAGCGGTCAACCCTGGTCCCGGTGTTCCTGCCAACCAGACGTTCACCGATGTGGCTGGCTCAGGTAGTGCCATCCTCACGGCTGACTCTCTGGTGGCGACGATTAACGATCCTGCATCTCAGGTCCTGATTTTGGCTGCGGCTCCGGCGGGGATCACGGGAGTCGTTGCTGACAATGTCGGGGGTACCTCCGCAGTTGTCACCCTCACGGCGGATCACCTGGGTCTCCAGGGGGAACTCAGCCTGGTCCAGACTGGTGGAAACATCGTTGTGTCTGGGGCAGCGATGGTTGCTGTGGTTCCGGATCCCGCTGTTCAAGAGTTCGCTGGACTCCTCCAGGCGGTCGGTGGGACCAACATCGCAGTGGCCACCTCCTTGGCCCTGGCCGTCAACGACCCCGCTTCCCAGGCGCTTATCCTTGCGGCTGTCGCTCCCGCTGGTGGTGCCGTGTGTGCCGCAGCGACAGGTGGAACGGATACAGTGACCCTCACGGCGGATCTTCCCGGAGCACAGGGCGACTTTGCACTGGCTGAGAGCACCGCTGGAGCACGGGTGACCATTTCTGGTGCTGCCTTGGTCCATGTGGACGCTGACCCGGCGACTCAGGAGTTCAATTCACTTGCCCACTACGCCCCAGCGGGAACCAACGTAGCTGTGGCCACAAGCCTCGTGCTGGCCCTCAACGACGTAGCGAATCCTGAACCAGTGGGCGCTGACAACGCTGGAGGCACCCTCGACACCGTCACAATCACGGCGGGCAACAGGGGCCTGGTTGGGGAACTGGCGTTGGCAGAGAGTACCGTTGGAGCACGGGTGACCATCTCTGGTGCGACCCTGGTAGCGATCCTGCCGGTAGCGGCGACCCAGGAGTTTGCAGCTCTGGCGGCGGTAGCGAACAACGACGCTGTCGCCACCTCCTTCCGTACCACCCTCGTGGACGGAGCTACCATTGCCCTCATGCAGATCGTGACAGGTGGTCCTTATGTATCGGCGGTAGCGCCGGGTGCGGCAATCGTTACTATGACAGCACTGGATGCTTTGGCGGCGGCGCTCATCGGTCCCACCGGGAACATGCAGTTCATCACCTCCAACGATACACGGCTGGTGCAGGATGCGGTGGCAGCGGTGACGAGCACTCTGAACCGTGCTCACCAGACCTGGACGGGGGCCTTCCAGGTTGCCACGGCGGCAGCCCTCCAGGCACGAGTGGACGCTGGGACAGCAATGGCGCTGGCGGATCTCGATACGGTTCTGCTGGCTCAGGGTGGTGGCGAACTGACGGTACTCGGTGGAAGCAATTCGACCGGCACGGTGGTGGACGTCCTGTCCATCCTGGCGGGTCGGGGCTACAGGGCACCCACCAACAACGATCAGACGGGAGCCGTCAACATCTACATGACGGGAGCCGCCACATGGAACCCGGTCACGCTTGGTGGGTTCACCGAACTGGTCCGGGAGTTCAGCGCCAACTGGGGTCACGGAGAGATCCGTTCCATGGCCATCGGTGGTGACTGGGTGGCTCGGGAGATCACCCCAATCCGTCACACGGTGGACACGGATGCCCTTCAGATCTCACTGGCACATGGTACTCTGGCTGTGTTTGGAGCGGTTGCTGGACAGCCTCCGGTCACGCTCTGGCCGGACAGTGACTTCCAGCCCTTCTACCCCTGGACCTATCAGAAGACCCTGGGGTTCCCTACGGTCAACAACGCCCGGCTTTTGACCATTTATGATGACACAGGCGCTGTCCTGGCATAACGGAGGATCCTAATGGCACGTGCGTACATTGCTCTGGTTCGTGGAGACATTGACGACAACATGCTGCAGATCCTCGATCTCCAGCCCAACAGTTCCCAGCGGAACTCGGTCTACGACGGCGCAGGGCAGACCGGCTACATGGCGTGGACGCCCCAGCACGACGTCGTGGTCACCGCCGTCCCGGTAGCGAATACCCAGATGGTGGCGGATTCCTATGGCCTGGCAGCCTACCTGGTGGACAACGTCGAGGACAACGACAACGCAAACATCATCCTCACGGATGCCCGTGCCAACGCAGTCGCTACAGGCATCCTGAATGCTGTGGTTGCAGGGACGGCAGTCACTCTGGCAGCTATTGATGCTCTCATCGCAATTGCTACGGGTGGTGCTACGTCCGGTCTCGCCACGGCGGACTCTACCGGGACGGTAGAGGAAGTTCTCCGTATCCTCGGCGGCGAGGTTTACAAGGTGGCTGCGGCGGCGACCCTGTCAGGCGCTGCGGCAGCCTTTGTCGGTCCCGTACACGTTCCCGCTGGCGGGTTCGTAGTGCCCGTAACGGTCAATGGAATCGTGACGTACCCCTCCGACTGGCGGAACGTTCGCACGTTCATGGACAACGGTTATTTGCACCTGTCCCGGCTTGCCGGAAATCTGTCACAGGTTGCAGCGGCGACCTACGTGTGGGACAACCCGGCGCTCACCTACGGGGCAGCGGGTACGGCCCTCTTTGTGGACGCCACCCAGATGCTTACCACGATTTCCAGGGCGCTAGTGGTGTACGACGCTACGGGTGCCGTGATCACCACTTAAGGGAGGATTCCGATGGCACGTGCGTACATTGCTCTGGCTCGGGGAGACATTGACGATAACATGTTGCAGATCCTCGATCTGCAACCCAACAGTTCCCTTCGTAACCCAATCTACGAGGGTGCAGGACAGACCGGCTACATGGCGTGGACGGCCCAGAACGAGACAATTGCCCACACGAACGTAGGTGGTTTTCTCCAAGCGACTGCCACCTACGTCGGCCTGGCAACCTACATCGGTGCAAGGGTCGATGACATCACGGGCGGTGGTAACAACTGCGTGGTGGCGCTGGAAGCCAACAGGGCAGCGCAGGCTATCCTTGCTCGGGTTCGTCAGGGTCAGGCTCTGACTCTGGCCGGGATCAATGCAGCAATCCAGTCCGTGCCCGGTTTGGCCACCTCCGGTATCGTCGGAACAGGTACATCAACCGCAACGGTGGCGGAAATCCTTCGCATCGTGGGCGGGGAAGTGTTCCAAATCGCTGCCGCCATCCCCTTCTCAGGTGCTGCTGGGATCTTCCTCGGCACGGCAGGAGCCTTCATTGTCCCCGTGGTGGTCAACGGAATCACAACGTATCCGGCAGCTTGGCGACACGTCCGCCCGTTCATCGACACCGGCTCGCTGCATCAGTCCCGCTTCACGGGTGCCCTGTCTCAGCTTGCCGCTGCGACCTATGTGTGGAACAACCCGGCACTCACCTATGCCCCGGCCAACACCGCTACGGGTACAGCGCTCGTCATCGCAGGTTTGGTAGCGGGTGACACCTTCACCCTCAAGGACATCCCCTTCACCTGTGTCAATGGTGTGCCCAACCCGGCGGTCCAGGAGTACCGGGACATCGCCGGATCAGGAAGTGCCGTGGCCTCGGCTACGACCCTGGCGGCAGCGATCAACGACCCCGCCACCCAGGTGCTCATCGCAGCAGTCGCCCTGGCTGGGCCGACTTGTGCGGCAACAAATGTGGGTGGCACCTCCGCCACGGTGACCATCCTCGCTTCCGTCATGGGCGCTCAGGGGCAGTTCACAATGCTTCAGACGGGTGCCCACCTCACCCTCTCCGGTGCTGCACTGGTTGCAGCCGCAGACGCCAGCGATCAGGGCTACTGGGTAGACGCCACGCCCCTGACATCTACGACCAGCCTGGCGCTGACGGTGTACGATGCAACCGGAGCCGTGATCCTCAACTGATCCCAGGCAGGGTGGTCCCGCTCACAGGACCACCCTGCCTCACCAATCCTCCGCCTATAAGCCCCCTCAGAGTAGTACCCTCCGTCAGTCGGAGTGGAAGGATGGAGCACTATGACAGACACGACACAGAACACGTACAGAACGTCGGATCTCTATTATGCCGCCTACCTCAAAGTAGCCGGTGTGCCCTTTGTGGAAACAGTGCGGGATAAAGTCCGGCTGTACTTCCACTTTGAGGTTACGGACGGGATGCGAGAGTTGAAGAATGCGTTCTACAACCGCACGGCGAAGGTTCCCGCTCTCAGTTATGCAGACGAGATCCGAACGATGAAGGCCCTCACCCACTCCGAGGACGAGTGACCACCTGAGGAAGAGCGATGGCTGCATTACAGCACGCACTCCCACCTTGGCAGATCCTACTGGCCATCTACGGGCTGGCCTATCTCCTCAGGCATAAGTGTATCTTCCTGATGGGACGGGCACGGTGGCTCGATTGGATGCTCGAATGCACCTTCTGTGTAGGAGGGCACGCCGGATGGCTTGTGTGGTTGCTTGCAGTGGCCATCAACGGGGGCTGGCCCCTGACTACTTGGTGGGGAAATAGCTGTTCCTTTGTGCTCTGGGTTTTCATCGGCGCAGGATGGGTCTGCATAGTCGATCCGGTGGTAAGGTGCTTTGACAGTAGGAGCGAGGAAGGCACCGATGGATATTGAGTACAACGGGGACAGTTGCAACATCGTCGTCCCCACGAAGCAGAAGGTCGGCACCTTCGTGAATGCCTTTAGAGTACTCCCCGACGTGGGGGACGAAGTGCTCCTGGATTTCTGCATTTACTCACAGCAGGAGCAGGAAGCAAACGTCGTTGCCCGACTCCGTGTCCATCGAGAGTTCCTCGTCCAGATCCGTGACCGCCTGAACCTGACCATGCAGGAGATCCCCGTCGAAACCGTAAGCAATGAGTTGGTACATTAGGGGAGGCGGACATGGCTTTCAGTCCAGGACAGAATATCGGGCGTGGGGATTTGGATATCTTCCTTGTGGACGCCCATGGCAACCCCACCCAGGCAGCGGAGATCTACTACGCCCTGTTCTATGTCGATCCAGGACCACCTGAGGTTGAGGTACTGATCGGATCCGCCCAGCGGACACCCGTGAACCCACAGATCGGTGAGTACTACGCAGCCCTCCAGATTCCCGGCCTCGCCACCCTGGGGAACTACCGTATCCGATGGTACTTCCGAGAGTACGTGTCCCAGGCGCTCACCGAAGTCGTGCAGCAGTTCGAGGTCGTGGAACCCGCTGCAATAGGTGTCGTACACTACTCGGCAGACCAATGGTCGATGATCAATAAGCTCCGATTATTACTCCGAGATCAGAATCCTGATAAATTTTATAAATTCCGTCCTCCGGAACACGAAGGGGCAATCGGAAAGTATAACAGGGTCTTCGGACAGATCTGGGAGGACGCTGAACTGCTGGAGTACCTCGAACGGTCCCTGGACTGGTTCAACATGTTCCCACCACTCAGCCAAGGGATCAGCACCATCGATATGTTGGTCAACGCAATGCCCGCCTGGAGAACCGCTATCCTGTGGGGAGCTATCACCCACGCCTGTTTCGCTATGGCGATGAATTGGGTGGCCGACGAGTTCGATTATAGCATAGGTGGGGTTAGCCTTACCATTGAGAAGTCCTCGAAATATGAGAGCTTGAAACAGAACTCTGAAACCATGTTTGATAAGGCCACCGAGTCCAAACAACGGACGGTCAAGTTCATCCGTGGTTTGCAGCAGCCACGATTCGGAATGGGCGTTCGCTCATCTTTCGGACCTTTTGTAGGTCGAGGGGTCCTGAGCCCGAGATCTTTCGTCTAATTTTTTCAAAGGGTTACACCTATTCCTTGACAATGCTAGTTAAGTATCGGCATACTACCCGAGGCGCAACCCTCGGAGGCTCCAATGTCCAACAAAGTGAAATGTCCTGCATGCGGAAAAGAGATCGCTGTTAAGGGTGTCCCTGGGCACACGAACGGCTGTCCCAAGTGGAATGGTTTTTCCAAGCTCCCTCCTTCTGAGTTTGACTTCGACCGCTACTACCGCCGGAAGCTGTGGGCTGACGGGATGGTAGAGGGAGAGGACTATGTGTCCTGCTTCCTGTGTGGGGGGGACCACCGGGCGAGGAGGCTGGCGGATCATCTGAAGGTGAAACATCAAATGACCACGGAGGCGTACCGGGAGGTCTTTGATGGTGTCCTTGTGGTTGCCAAGGGGAGTCTCCGGCAGCGGGCGGCTACGGTACGGGAACGGTACGGAGTGGACAACGTGGCTCAGGCTGTGGAGATCCGGCAGAAGCTGGTTGAAAACAGCCGGGCTGCAGATCCAGACGTGGTAGCCAAACGGAAGGCAACCAACGTGGCCCGCTATGGGCACGAGAACCCGTTTGGAGGGGAGGGTGGTAGTGAACGGGCACGTCGGGGGATGAAGGCCAAGTACGGGGCCGAGAACCCCCAGCAAGTGCCTGAGATCCGGGAAAGGACTATCAAAACGACGGAGGAGAGGCACGGTGCCCCCTCGACGTTTGAGACTGAGGGGTACAGGGAGCGGTTCCGAAAGATCAGCCAGGAGCGGTTCGGGGCGGACCACCCAATGCAGTCCGAAGAGGGGAAGAGGCGTTGTTTCCGCACCATTCAGGCTCACCATGGGGTGGATACTGTGTTTGCTCTGCCGGAAGTCCAGGCCCGTGCCTACGCCTCCAACCTTGCCAACCACGGGGGCCGTCACTCTCAGCAGTGCCCCGAGGTGTTGGCCAAGGCACGGGAAACCTGGATGGAGAAGTACGGGGTAGATAACCCGTCCAAGTGCGAGGAGATCAAGGCCCGGATCAAGGAAGTCTGGATGGGGAAGTACGGGGTGCCTTTCCCGCCTCAGAGCATGTGGTTTAACCGTGAGCAGAGTTGTCCCAACAAGCTGGAGCAGGCTGTTCAGAAGATGCTCCCTGCCTATGTTGTGTTTGCAGGGGATGGGTCCTACTGGGTGCGTTGTGCTGGGGCGTCACGGGCAAGGAACCCAGACTTCGTGGTGTTGACCCATGACCAGCTTGAGGCGTACAAGGCGGGTGCAGCTCTGAATGGTCTCAGGACGTGGCGCATCATCGAGGCGTTTGGTGATTATTGGCATGGACCCCTAAAGACGGGAGTAGACCGACAGACGCATAAACTAGATGTTATTGATTATTACACGAAGGCCGGGATCCAGTGCCTCATCCTGTGGGAATCTGAAATCAAAAAGCATCCTCGTCAGACGGCGGAGCGGTTGAGATCCTTCCTGGGATGATCATCAGGGCTGCGGTTGGAGTAGACCAGGTGAATGTACTGGGACGTTTGCCCTTGGAGGTACCAACATGGGACTTTTTATCTTTTGGATTGTGATGATGTTTCTGGGTGCCTGGATAGGGAGCGGTAAGAACCGGAGCGGTGAGGGGTTTGCATGGGCCTTTTTCTTCGGGCCTCTGGGAGTTCTTATTATTGCCCTGCGGTCTGAGCACTTCGACTATGTGTGCCCTATGTGTAAACTTGGCATCCGTCAGGGCGCTACCATATGTCCTCATTGCCGTAGTGGTCCAGGCAAGGAATAGGTGTTAAGGGGCCGGGGTCGTTGAGAAGCGTTGTGCTGGAGTAGACCATGGTACGGAGGCACCCGATGAGTGATCCTATTCTGTTGTCTGTCCACGGGGAGCGGGGTCCGGTCAAGGACGACTCTTTGGTGTTCACCTTTGAGATACGTCGGGACTCCTACGAGCCCTTCTCGTATGTCTTCACGGCTGAGGAGAAGCTGCTCCAGAAGAGGGTCAAGAGCCTCGTCTGGAGGCTGGCAGGCCACGTTATAGAGGTTTGCGACGAGAAGTCACTGGACCTGATGCATCCTGGGGATGATGGTGTTGTGGAGCGTGTAGGTAGCGTCGGCACCCAGGTGATGCTGATCTTCTCAGATGCCTCCGAGAGGTTTCAGGCCCTCAATGAGGTACTGAACGAAGCTGTTCGTCGTTTGTGGGTGGCTACGGTGGGGTGTGTCTCAGTCTCCGTTTTTGGAGTCACCCCTCAGGTTGCTGCCTTCTGTCACGGAAACCTTCATGCCACTCTGGAGGAGTCGGGGGAGTACGCCCTGACGGGAGCCTGGGGTCAGCAGTACCTGAAGAACATCGCAGGGGATCATCCTAGCCAACCTCTGAGTAGATCGTGTAACTGCCCCATGGTGGGTTGCCAACAGCTTCATTTTTCAGGGACATTCCGCCTCCTTTAGGTTCAATTGAGCCCCTCTTCTTTTTCCGGTTGACACAGTCTTTCCTTTTTTGTATAATCCAATCATGAAGGTGATTCGCTCCACCAAGTGTACTCTTAAGTTCTCCACAGCAGCTAAATTGGCTACCCTGGAGATGGTCCTTGCAGAGTATGGGCAGGTTACCAACTTTTTCATCCAGTACTTATGGGTTCTCCCCAAGGTACCTTCCAAGAGCGCACTGCTCAAACCCATCGTAGACCTTCCCAAAACGTGGCTCAGTGCCCGCTTACGTAAAGTAGCCGCTAGGGAAGCTATTTCGATGATTGTTGCCGCAAAGCGACGATGGAAGGACAAGGCCGTACAACCAACGCATAACGGTAAGTCGATGTACGTTTCATCGACGATTGCTGAGTTGCACGAAGCGCAGGACGCCACGGAATTCGATTACTGGCTTAAGTTGTGGTCTATTGGTAGAGGGATTATCTTCCATCTCCCAATCCGACTCCACCAGCATTACCATAAGTTGGCTGCCCGAGGCAAGCGTCTCAACAGCTATGTTATTACCGCTGAGTCCGTTACCTTTGCTTTTGAAACAGACACTGGCCTTAAACGAACAGAAGGTCATCCACTTGGTGTTGATACAGGAATTAAAGCGCTTGCGACCACGTCGGATGGTTTGCAGCTTGGTACCGATATCCAACCAATGATCGAGCGGATTAATCGTTGCAAGCATGGGTCGAAGGGACAGAAGACTGCCCGCAGGGCCTTGAAACAACGGATGGATGAGGTTGCCAGGGATCTTTTAGAAATTCCTGACATTAAGATAATAGTGGTTGAGAACCTTCGGGGTCTCAATCACAAGAGTCGTGTCAAACGTCGCTTGACCAAAAATATGCGGCGATCTCTTGGTTCGTGGGCTTATCGTTATTGGTTGGGTCGGGTTCAGGGTCGTTGCGAGGACAACCGTGTTGTCTTCAAAGCGGTGAACCCAGCGTATACTTCTCAACGATGTCCTGAATGTGGTTACACCGAGAGGGGGAATCGAAACGGAGAGGTGTTCAAGTGTCGGAAGTGTGGTCACACCGACAACGCAGATGTTAATGCTGCCAGGAACATTTTGACTCGATTTCGCTGGGGACCTTACGGTGCCCCATTCAAACCTAGCGTCAAAGTCATGAAAGGGACGGTTGTCCCCGATAGTTTTGTGTTAGGAACGGTACAGTCCCCACATGGCAGGATTCGTCTACATTGTTCAGGCCGAGGACACCTATCGTTTCAAGGTGGGTCAAACGGTGAATCTTCCTCAGCGGATGCGTAACCTTCAATTGGGGTCACCTGTTCCTCTTCATCTGGTGGGTTGGTTCCGTGTGGACAACCCTCAGCGGGAGGAGGCGGAGTGGCACCATCGTCTGGGTATCAATAGGCGGCATGGGGAGTGGTTCGATCTGTCCTTGGAGAACCTCACCAAGATCCTGGGGGTTTGTGATTACTTTGGGAGGACGGTGCCTCCTGAAGGCCCTCATATCTTCGACGGGGATCGGCCCTACTATGTGTCCTGGGGTGAGGGGTTCATCTTCCCTGTGACCGTGGATGATCGTGATGGGGAGGATCCAGCCCTCGTGTACTTCACACCACGGATGAACCACAACGGGCTGGTCGAACACGCATGGCCACCGGGTTGGGTTGCGGACCCTTGCACTTTGCCCGAGGCCGTTTACGAGTGGCAGATCAGTGCTGATCCCCGAGGTGCTCTGCTTCACCATGGGATTGACTCAGATAACACGGAAGCTGATCACTTCCACGTCCTGTGTTACCAAGCGATGCGGGACGCCAGGGCAGTCAGGGGGATTTAATGAAGCCTAGCTTGTGGTCAGATGAGGGTCTACAGGGGATCCTGGATGTTTTGGGTGGACCGGAGTCGGTGGCTGATCAGGTAGGACCGGCGGATGACTCAGTGGAGACCCTTGTTGTCCCTGCCGAACCCTCCTGGTCCTGCCTCCAGGCGGCAGCTTTTCTGAATGCCAACATCCAGAAGGGCACGCATTGTCCAGCGTGCCGTCAGAATGTGAAACTTTACAAACGGTCTTTGAATGCCAACATGGTGCGCTTTCTGTTGGACCTGATTCGTTTGGCTGCCCAGAGAGGTGTGCCGTGGGTCCATCACCGAGATTGCACATATACGGGACGGGACTATTCCTACCTTGCTTCTTGGGGGTTGGCGGTCACTCAGGCGGAGGTTGAGGGGGGCACTAAGCGGACCTCCGGGATGTGGCGGGCAACGGCTAAGGGTGTGGCTTTTGCAGAGGGAAAAATCAAATGTCCTGCTCATGCTCTCATGTACAATAGGCGGGTGTTCGAGTACCAGGGTGACCCCGTATCCATCACGGACGCTCTGGGTACGAGGTTCGATTACAGCAAACTGATGCAACCTGCATCGTTGGACAAGTAACCCTCTTCAGTCTATAATCCTCAGTGCCCACATACTACGGGCGGTGAGGTTGCGATGAACACCCGAAACCAAGTTCAGAAGTTGCTTGAGGGATGCCCTGACTTCCCGACCCTCCAGGATGTGGCTGCTGAGACCGAGCCTGAGGTGTTCCTCCCCAGGACGGATGCCGAGGATGCCTGCAGGGCGGTTCTGCCCGGTGATAGCTTGGAGGGGCACGTCTTTGAGGACACCCTGGAGCCGAACCCCTACCTGGGAGTCCCAGCTTCTGATCTGCGAGGGATGCTTGAGTGGATGGAGGGTGACGAGCGGCGTGAGGTTGAGCGTGCCCTGGTACTTAAGCAGTTGCAGCACTCTGACGGGAAGATGCCGATGAAGCGCTGACCCCTAGCTAGTAGATCCTCACACCAATCCTGAATTTCATCGCTCGGAGTGCCGGGTATTTCGGGATACGCTTCCGGCAAGGGGAGATACCCCTGCGGAGGCGTTCCTTTCGTGCTGCCGCCAAGCTGACATGCATTCGGGATGCCGCTATCCTGTCCGGGACTTTTCCGAGTTCAGCCTTCACCCAGGGATCAGGTTTGACCTTTTTGACTTTCGCTGGCTTGGGAGTCTTGTAGCTCGGGATCCCTCGTTTCACCCGTTGCAATCTCACAACGTAGGCCCCTACTCCCAGTTGACGGGCGAGAACCGCATCCTTCATTTGTCCGAGGGGTTGCTTGTCCCAGTAGGTGTTTTGGGGTGCGACATAGTTCGGGATTCCTCGTTTTATTCTCTGCCGCCGGAGACCACCGGGGTCAACACCCAGTTGACGGGCGAGGTGTCCGTCTAGCATTTGGCCGAGGGGTTGTTTGTCCCAGTCAATGCCCTTTGACCCTCTGTTGACGCCAGGGGTGAGAGAGGGTATGCCGAACCTGTGGCGGGCGAGAGTGGCTGCGCTTGGGGCACAACCCATACGGCGAGCGATCTCACAGTCTGATAGGACACCAAACAAGGAAACGTCCCAGATGTAGGGCTCATTCGTGGGTGGGATGTTTCGTTCCCGTCTTGCCTTTTTGACGACGTTGGTGGGACAGCCCATCTGTGTGGCGATGACCTTGTCCGACTTCCGTCCCAGGGGCACGTCAGTCCAGTCCAGATGCGCCCAAGGGTCAAAGGCAGCGATGCCCCTCTTGAGCCTTTGGCTCCGCACGGTGAGGCGGGCGAGTCCTGTTGCACGGGCCAGGGCAGCGTCGGAGCAGAGGCCCAGGAATTGGCCCCAGTAGTTCCAGTTTGTGTCCTTGCGGTCCTTGTCACCGTATCCTGTGTAGGCTGCGATGCCGAGGGCTGTCCTGTGTTCCCATACGGCGGTGGCTGAGGTGCCGACCATGTGGGCAATCGTGGGGTCAGGATAGGTTCCCAGCCATTTGTCCCAGAGGGTCCAGTCAATGGCGTTCACAGGGCACCCCCTGCGGCGGCGTTCCGTCTGGCGGCAGTGGCGAGGAGAGCGGGGAGCTTCCCCTTGGCGTCCTTGAGGGTGTCGAACCGGCGGTTCATGTAGTGAGGGTAGTGGATGTGTTCCTCATCCTGGAATTGCCATTTGAAGCCACCTTCGAAGTGGCCTAAGTATCCGGCGCACCAGCGTCCGGCACCCATTTCGTACCCCTTGTAGAGGTAGCCTTGGACGACTCCGTCGACTGCAACCTTGTATACGTTGGCTCCGCTTTCCTTGTCTCCGGTCTTCGTGAACGTGACCATCGGGTCCATGGTGGGTCTCCTTTACGGGGTCATTTGCCCCTCACCTTAACTACTCTGGCCTGTGGTAAGATGATCCCATGAAACGAAGAAGACGCAGGAAGTCATCGAAGCCGTTCCCCGCCAAGCTCTTCAGGGAAGCCTACTCTGAGCCGCCCTGTAAGTTTTGGCATGTCTATGTTATTCAGTCTCTGACGGTCCTGACGAAGAAGGGGGTCGGATACACCTACGTGGGAGCCACAAACAACCCACGTCGCCGTTTACGCCAGCACAACGGCGACCTTTCCGGTGGTGCCCGGAGTACGTTCAGGGGGCGACCCTGGATACCTCGTGCCTTGTTCGGACCTTATCAGGACAGAAGGGAGGCTATGCGGGCTGAGTACGCCTTGAAGCATGGGAAGCGTGGAGAGAACCGTTGTCGCTGGGCCTCGACTGATTCGAAATGGTGTAGGGGTGCTGGTCCGGACCATCCCTGGGTTGCAGATCCCACTGTTGCGGTAGAGCCTCTATAAACCTCTGAGGATGTGACAGAAGGGTCTAACTGGAGGTTTTCGATGAGTACCCGAATGGCCACGGAGTTCCCCTCAGAAGAGGCCCTGAAGAAGTACCTTAAGGAACATCCTAAGGCTGACCCGAAAAAGCACTCGGTGGCGGAATCTGGTGGGGAGTCCGAAAAGAAGGAACCGGAGGGGAAACAGCCCCAGAAGAGATACAGGTACCCTAGTGCCCTGATGAGTAAAGGTAACCTTTATTTCACTGACGCCGATGAGGTCGAGGCGTTTGCCAAGAAGACTAAATCCCTGTCGGGAGATAAGCAGACAGATGCCCAGGTCATGAAGAAGTTTTTGGCTGGGGCCTCACCAGGGACTAAAAAGAAAGTGGAGACTATGACTCCTGCTGAGTTCATGGGGCTTGTCAAAGCTCTTTTGGAGAATAAGGGGTTTAAGGATTCCCCCATGTATAAGTCCCCGGCAGCGAAGCCTGATGCGAAGGAGCCAAAGAAAAAGGAGCCAAAGAAAAAGGAGCAGACTGCCCCTAGTGGTTCACTGCCCTCTCCTGAGGCTTTGCGGATGAAGTCGTTCAAAGTTCCAGAGAAGCTTTCGCAGGCAGCCGTAGATAACCCTGTTGATATGCTGAAGTATCTGAGTAAGAAGGAAGGCAAAGACGATCTTCCCATTTGGGATGTTCCGAAGAAGTTTGCTGACGCTTTCCTTGCCGTTTTAGATGGGGCACCGGACGATGCTGCTAAGAAGAAAGCGGTCTTTAAGGTGGTGGAAAAGGCCACGCCACTTCAACTTGAATGGATCTGGTCCGAACTAGGATCTTGGAACTACGAGGGTCTGGCATCGGAACTAGCACATCGTTATGATGTGGGTCGTGATGGGGACTTGGAGCTTGCTGCTGTAGAGTACCTCCGAACATATAACGAAAAGATGCTTAAGACTCTGGACCGGGGTTTTCACGCCGGAGACTGGGGGGCAGAAGCTAAAAAGAACCCTCGTTGGTGGAATGACTACGGTATCGAATGGGACATGGGAAAAAAGAAGAAGGCTATGGCCAACTCAGCAACAAGGATTGCTGCCCGTTACCTCGACATGGTGGCCTGCGATTGCGGTGACGAACTGTTCGCCGGGCGTGAGCACGGTGAGGGGGGCAAGGGCTACGGTGAGTCTGGTCCCGATGTCCGAGGTCCCGGTAAGTGGCAACCCAAGCCGAAGGGTAAGTGCTACTACGAGACCGGCGACGAGAAGGACCGCTGTTACGTTACGCAACATGGTGGCCCAGGCGGGCAGAAAAAGCCCGGCCCTGCTACGAAGCCTGGCGACTGGAAGACCTACGAGAAGCAGCGTTGGAAGGGGGCTGCTCTGTCACACCCCGAGGACGAAGAGGGGGCGCTGAAGGCGCTGAAGGTCTTCGCTAAGAAGGCTGAGTTGCCTTTCGCCATCCAGGGTATAGAGAACCGGGAGTATCCGGTGAAGAGCCCCAAGGGGTTTGGGTCCCTGTTCGATAAGCTCTACATCAGCGTGGAGTGGTGGCAACCCTCATGGTGTAAGATTCAGTGGGGCTACACCCACCCCTCTGGTGGTTCCAACGGGTTGAACATTGGATCTGTCGGATGGGATGTTGATAAGGAGAAGTGGTACTGGAAGTTGGATACCGGCAAGTACGGTTGGATCAACTAGGTTCTTTGTGCCTCCAGCACGTCCAGCACCATCCCTAACGCCTCCTCCACGATCTGCTGTTTGGCCTTTGTCCGAGACAGCTTGGCGTCTACGTACACGAAGCAGGTGATCGCTTTGTTCCCCAGTGCCGCCACACCTATGTAGGCGATTCCCACATCTGAGCGGGGGTTGGCGGGGTCTTCCCGTGACAGGGTGCCTGTGACACCCACCCCGATGTCAGCCATTTCCGCCCCCATTTCCGCCAAGTCGGCGGCGATTTCGGGGCTGTAGACACCGTGACTTTGAATGAGTCGGGCGACGTGTCCCTCACGACCCAGGCGGTGATCCAGACGTTCCTTGGCTGCGTTGCCGTAGACCACGGAACCCTCCCGGAAAACCTCGCTGGCTCCGGGGATATTCGTGATGGCAGATGCCAGCGCTCCGCCTGTACAGGACTCCACTGTGTAGATGTGGACCCCCATTTTGTCGAGTTCGGCTACCAGTTTCTCCGCAATGTCAGTCATGGTAATCTCCTTCCCTTACCAGGAGGCAGCGACCTGCATCATCAGGCCCGATCCGAGGATCGCTTCGCCCCAGAAAACAGGCCAGCCGTTGTTGGCCGCTTTTACCTTGATGCAGTTGTTGTCCCATTCCGGGTAGGACTTGGAACTCGCCATGAGCGCCTTGACACCTTCCACCGTGGTCAAATCGGACATTGGTCACCTCCTACAAGGGTCTACTCCAACAGCGCCGGAGATGATCCCGTTGGGTTCTCGTTGGGGTAGACGGGGGTATGCCTGACAGGGGATCATCCTACCGATCCGCTGAGTAGTTGTGGTGTAGGAGGACAAGATGAGCGACGTCACTTTCAAGCCAGGGGACAGCGTGATCGTTGCCCACCCTGTTTCCGCAATGGAGCGGGGTCTTTTGGGTGTGACCTTCACCGTGAAACGGCTGGCCCTGACACCATCCCTCAGAGTTGTCTGTAAGGACGACTGGGGCTCCTGGCACATCCATCCTGAGGCTTTGGAACATGTCTCGTAGGGTTGCTAACAGTAGGTCAAAACAGCCTTTTAATGAGGACACCAGTCGGGAAGGGACTCAAAAGTCCTTGACTTGGTCATCCCTCATTCCTATCGTATTTAGCGTAAAGGTGATAGCCAAGCTCTTCAAACTGTTCTTTGGGATTTTGGATTTGGTGGTTGGTGAGGAAAGACCTCACCGTAAAATCCAAATCGTTGAAGAACTTAGCAGTCTTAACAATTGTGAATGACCGGGAGTTCCTCGGTTACAGCCTGCTGTCCTGGAAGCTCTGGCTTGATTCATTTGAATCAAGTGAAACTACTGGTTGGGCAGGAACCTAACTTCAATCAAGGCTTGTCCTCGATTGAGTCAGTTTAGGAGAACGGACTCTAAGCGACTGACCATCATCCGTGCAGCTTTACAAAGCGGGCGGTAACTCCCGCCGGGTCGGGTCTGCTATATCACCATCAGACATAACGCCATAGTCTGACACACCGTGTGACATCCTGTCTGATCCGTTTTGCCGCCTATACGATCACCCTGATGACACTGGAGTCGCTAATGGATAAGACCACAGGTACCACCCGGATTTACGAGTACATCGCAGATGACGGAACCATCTACTGGTCCTTGAAAAAGAGCGCCCAGATAGTATCACCCCCGACCCGCCTTCTCCTCCAGGAGAAGAAGGGGACGATAGTGGGGCAGTTTATTGCCCAACTTCGGATACGTGCCTTGGCGCTACAAAAGCCCAATGGGAGTGGCAGTACAACGGTACAGTAGCGGAAGGTTTTAACCGGAGGAGCAAGGAATGAAAGACAACGACTTGAAAGTGGTGGATGACAAGGGGACCGAAGAGGTCACCCCCGAGATTGCAATGGTGGAGACCCTGGAGGATCCTCCTGAGGTGGCCGGGGAGGCCCCGCAGGATCCTGACATCGCTGGTGTGTTGACCCCCGAGGAGCAGAGTCAGTTGCAGATGCTCCGCCAGAAGGGTGGTCAGCTTACGATGGAGATCGGCCAACTGGAGCTTCGGAAGGCCCGTGTCCTGGGGACCATCTCGGACGTCGAGGCCCAGGGGCAGAATCTGCTGAAAGTCGCTGCGAAGCGGATGGGGATCCCTGATGGGCAGCCCTGGCAGGTGCTCCCGGACGGCAGGGCACGGCTCGTGACGCAAACGCCAGAGGGGATGCCCCAGGGCTAAAGGATGAAGTATGGCTCACGGATGGGATCCAGACCCCACAGCGCAACCAATACCGCCGCAGAACGGTCAGGTTATTACGCCGTTCGAGCGGGGGGTGTTGGATGTGCGGTGGGACAATCCAGCGCTGCTGGCGGGGAACACCCTGTACACAGTGATTGGGGTGAATGTCTATCGGTCTGATGTTTCCGACCGTGGCCCCTACTTCCGAGTCAACGAATACCCCATTGGTGGTGCCTATTTTCGGGACAGGACGGAGAACGTCTTCATCTCCCGTGAGCCGGTACTGTGGAACCAGTCCTGGTTGTTCAAGGGGAACGCCCCAAACGACCGTCGATGGGTGTTAAAAACTCACAGCCCTATCGCCAAGAAGATCCCTCAGGGTCCATTCCAAACGGCAACGGCAGCCAACGCCCCTTCGGACGTGACAGTCTATGTGGATGGGGTTGAAGTTCCTGTTGATGACGTGTTTGGTCCCTCTGGGGAGGTGACTCTCATCAACCAGGCCACCTTCGATTCGTTGACGGAGAAGAACGAGACGGCGATCCTCCCATCTGAGACTAGCGTCGTGGAAATCTCCTACTGGGTAACCAGGAACCACGTCCGGTCAGGTCTGGATGCCAATCTTTTCTATCGATTGACGACGGTGGTTTTGGATGCCACCACGCCCAGCGGATACAAGGAGACGGCCCTTTCCTATTGTCCAGCGCTGACCCTCAACGATGTAGAGACCATGGACTACATCTGGCGGGAAGCCGTCAGGCGGAATCACTGGATTCTGCAACAGGGTGGGGAGCGGGTGAAACTGTTTATCCGGCGACAGTCTGGTGTGCCCTGTTCTTGTGAGTTGGACGACCGCATGAGGGAATACTCGAAGCAGCCCTCCAACCGTTGCACAATCTGCTACGGGACAGGTTTCATCGGGGGTTATGAAGGACCATACTCGATCATCATCGTCCCTGATGATGCGGAACGACGGATCTCCCAACTGGCTCAGGGGCGACGTAAAGAACACACCTACGAGATCTGGACGGGACCGTCTCCCGTCGTGACCCAGCGGGACTTTATAGCCAAGCAGACTAACGAGCGTTATTCTGTGGGTCCGGTACGTCGGCCCTCTAACAGGGGTAACAGGCTCCAACAACATTTCAACATCGCCTACTTCGATGAGCAGGACATTCGGTACTCTGTGCCTATTGATGGGACAGCATCCTTCCCGTGGCCCGAGACCCGTTATGGTCAACTCTCTTACCCGCCGATGCCAGTGGACGGCGAGTTGAAGCCTCCGCAGTGGGCACAGCCTGATATACCCCCGTACCCTGAGGGAGAGAGTGCCCAGATCCCGATGGAAACGGAGAAGGATAGTACCCCGAACGAGAAGGAACAGCGAGGCCGCACTCCGGTCTGGGAAAACACTTCGTACTAAGAGGAGCCCGTGAAGTTTTTAGGGGACTGTCGAGTTTGTGGGCGGCTGGTTCCAACTTACCGTTCACTGGGCCAACATTTACGTCACGCCACAGATCCATCTCATGCTCGTTTGCGTAAGAAATGGGACACCTGGCGGGCCGAGTACCGAGCAACTCTTTGTTGTCGCAAATGTGGGCAACTTTGGGAGATCTCAGACATAGGGGCCAAGGACTCTAAACGATGCCCTAAGTGCGAGAAACTCCGCCGGTCTATGAGTAAACGGCAATACGAAAAGCTGACGTTTAATAAACTACCTGATCCTCGCCAAGTCATGAGCCCCTCAGGGTCTAAAGCTAAGTGGGATGGTCTTTCAAGCCGACATCTTGTCTGGACCCCTGGGGATTTAATCTATCGCCAAGTCGTAGCAGGAGTTAAGGGGGGAGAACACCTAAATGCCCTCAGGGTTCGGCTGGGGATTTCCTACAAGGTACTTCGGGCAGTGGCGGTACATGCCTTTGGGGCAGAGGTTGTTCGGCAGTTGATGAGGCAACGGAAAGTTGAGTCTGCCCGCCGGATGGTGAAAAAGGCCCAAACCCGCAGTGGACTAGAGGATCGTTTTGTTGCCGACCTGCAAGTTGCAGGTGTTCCCGTGGTGTCTCGGAATGACTGGTTGACATTAGAGGTGGCAGGCGTCCGCACGCATCGGGAAGCAGACATTAAGGTGGGCCTCCCCAAAGGGCGGAAGTTGGTGGTGCTTTGTGATGGGGAGGTTTTCCACGGGCCAAACACCTTATATGGGGATCCCCAGACTCGTATTGCAGACGACGTGGCAACAGCATGGGCTTTTTTCTCTTTGGGTTATTCCGTCTGTAGATACTCTGAGTCTGAGATCGGGTCCGGCCAAGCCTTGTCCCATTTGCAGAGGGTGCTCCCCGCACTACAGGGGGATGACCGGATCCTCCGTCTTTGGTTTCCTCCGACAGAGGAGTTCCACTGATGGCCGAGTCAGCCAAGAGAGTCCGAGCTATCCTGGGTGGTCCCTTGGCAAAGATGACGGGGCTTCCCGTCACGCCTAAGCTGCTCATGAAGGTGGGTAAGTGCCTGACGGATGCTCTGGCTGAGGAGTCCAAAAAGTACTTCAGCAAAAGAGGTTGGTCCGGCAGAGACCCAATGGGAGGTCCCGCCATATGGGATTCCTACTCATGTCGATTACGGGGTAAGAGTACCTTGGAGATCACATCTTCCTTTTATGGGATGAATGTTCTAGCAAGGGGGGACATCCCTGAACGGAAGATGACCTGGCTCACCCAGGAGGCGAAGGACAGGCAACCCACCAAGTATAAGCTGACGGACCAGGAGAAGCGGTTGGGGATGAAGCAGACGGGTCGGGTGTCCAAGGGTACCCGAATGCCCCTGATCGTGCCCATCACGACTGATGGCGGTACAGTAGAGCTACGGCGAGCGCCGCTTCAGCTTGGGAACGCTTGGATTCATCCGGGGATCGCAAAGTTCACGTTCTTCGAGACTGCAGTGCGGAAATGGAAAGCTCGTTGTGGACAGATCATCGTGGATGAGTTCATCCGAATTGCCACTGGAGGCAAGCCGTGAGAGAAGCCCGCATCAAATGTCTTTGTCGGTCGTTGCGGCTGCCTGACCTCAAAATCATTCTTGTGAAAGGGCAGGAGGTGTCCATCGCAGAGGGGATCGCAATCGCTTCGGGGGATCTGGCGACCGCTGTGCGGATCAAAGCGGTGCGGGTCCGGTACGTGACCGTTTGTACTACGCAACGGGAGGCCCCTGACACTACCTTGAGGGTTGGGAAGCTCCGTCCCCCAGTGCTCCGTCCGAAAACACCACTGAAGGCACCCCAGGCGCTCCCAGAGCCCCCTCCGGCTACCCTGACGACCCAGGTCGTGAAGGTTGATGTGGACACAGGGGCGATAGTGCAAGAAATCACGGACAAACTGCTGGCAAAGCTGGCCACACTGCCTCTCGGTAGTGTGGCGTTGGGTGCCCAACAGGGTATTGTAGATGAGCCCCTTCATTTCATCCCCTCAGGGATGGTGCCTGAAGGGACTGAGGATTCCGTCCAGGTGACGGCTGAGGAGTCCAATGACGAGGCGGTGGCAAAAGCTACTGCTGCCCTTAGAAAGAGAAAGGGTCTGAAGACGGGGAAGAAAACATGACGAAGGTTGAGACAGAAAAAAAATCTAAGGTGCCTTTGGGTTGTTCCATCGACATAGGGACTATGAATTTGGTGTCTGCCCGGCGGACAGTCAAGGGTGTTGAGACCAAGCGGATGCGGGATGTTTTCCTGGACTTGTCCCCCAGTGCCAAGAAGATGCTGAAGCTCTCCGGGAAGTCCTTTGTGGATCGTGGGGACGACGTCCTCATCCTTGGGGATGCAGCGATGGAGATTGCCAATGTGTTCGGGCGGGAACCCCGCAGGCCCCTGTCTTCGGGCATTGTGTCTCCCAGCGAGGCATCGAGCCTGGAGGTTCTGGGTCTGCTGATCAAGAACGTGCTGGGTGAGCCTCAGGTTCCTAATGAGGTCTGCTACTACTCGGTCCCGGCAGCACCGCTGGATCAGCCGGATCGAGACGTGATTTACCACCAGGGTGTTTTCCAACGTATCGTGAAGGAGTGTGGGTACACCCCATACGCAGGTAACGAGGCGATGGCAATCATTTACAGCGAAGCTGCAGCGGATGATTTCTCAGGACTTTCCTTGTCCTTTGGGTCAGGTATGGTGAATGTCGCTCTGGCTATTAACACCATCGAGGGTCTAACCTTTTCAGTTGGCAGGGGTGGCGATTGGATTGACAAGGGTGCTTCCTCATCCGTAGGAGCTACCCAGGCCCGGATGTGTGCCGTTAAGGAGGCAGGATTTGATCTGAACAAGCCGGACGGTCGCTACCAGGAGGCTTTGGCCTTTTACTACCGGGCGATGGTAGAGTACGTCTTCGATCAGATCGTGGCCCGTTTTAAGCTGATCGAGGGTCAGTTTGCTCTTGCCCGTCCAATCCCTCTCATCGTGTCCGGTGGCACGAGCATGGCGGGGGGTTTCATGGAGTTCTTCACCAAGGTGTTCGAGGAGCGACGGAAGAAGTTCCCGATTGAGATCTTGGACATCCGGCAGGCTAAGGAGCCTTTGAACTGTGTGGCCTACGGTCTGCTTGTCCAGGCCATTCAGGAACAGGAAGGAGATGACGAATGAATGGGATTTCCGCTACGCCGCACACGACCGGCTGGACCAAGCCCACTAGGGGCCTCCAGTGCATCCACCCCGTGGTGTACCACTGCACGGATCAGAACAGTTTTTTCCGGGCTCTCATGTACTACCGGAAGAAACCCCGTACCCCTTACGAGATTTCCGAGGAGCGAAGTGTCCCTGGAGGGACCGCTCCAGTCCGTGCCATAGGCTTTTTGGTTGAGGACGGGTTGACAAATGAAGCCTATCAGGTGGACCTGTACAACGTGGACGTTCCGACACTGGACCAGGACATCCAAGATGTCTTCGGAGAATGGGACAAGGCGGAGTCGTTGGAGATGTTCCTGTTGGGGGACATCTGGGAAGCGTCCTGGGCTTCTAAGGCTAACGTGGATGAGGTCGAAGCGATGGAGGAGTCCCTTCGGACCCAACGGCACGAACGTCCGCAGAAGACCATCTCTGAGGACAAGGTTCAGGAGTATCGGGACCAGGCCCCTGATGAGATGCCCAGTTGCCATGATTTCCCCGTGCTCACAGACTCACCACGGTCCCTTTCTAGGCTGAGGGTGCCGGAGGTCTCACAGGGTCCTTTCCTCTTCTCCGAGGAGCGAGAGTATGCACGGTGCCATCTTGAGGCGATGGCTATGGTCGAGGAGGCAGAGGTTCCCTTCCAGGACATCCCCTGGTCACCCATCGTCACAACCCGCCCGTGCGTGTCCTTGGTTGACTGGTTGATTCAGTTGGCGCTGGCACAGAAGGCGGGGCACAATCTTGCCGTGTGTGATGATCTCAGAACGAGGCCGCTCGGGTTCATTGATGACGAGACGGATGAGTGGGTTTGTCTGGATCTGGCCCACCTGCACATAGGAGACCCCATTCCTGAGACCGTGGCCAAATCTCTTGGTAGGACGTCTCAGGAGATCAAACAGCTTCTCAATACGGAAGAGGGTCGTACCCTTCTGATCACGGGGGCGCTCCCTGAGGCTCCGCCTGCGTCCGATGAGCGTCTGGATGAACTCAGTGCCACTTGGTGTGCCGAGGCTGAAGCTGACAAACCCGTGGACGTGGGAGTACATCAGCTTGTGCGCCCGAGTCCCCAGGACCCCCCCGTGCTGTCGGAAACGTCAGGGCGAGGGAAGGCAAAGGACGACGAATGAGCACCGTGAAGACGTTCGAGGTCATCACACGCACGACCGTGGAGTTGCCTGACGGTACGATGCAGACGTCTGACAAGACCTTTAAGCTGGACCCTGACTCCGTCAATATCCATAGCCATGGAGATGCAGGGATGGGGCACTTCCTGTCCCTTTCCGGGATGACCATCCCAGACCCCCTCCGGCGGCGAGAGATTGTTCCCGGTACAGGAGAGGAGGTGGTGGAGAATGCTCGTCGCCACGTTGGTGCCAGGGCTGTGATAGAGGAGGCTGAGGCTCCTTTCCGGGCGGTCTCCTGGCCCCCTGTCGTTACACCTCGTCCGTGCGAGTCCTTGACGGACTGGCTGCTTCAGTTGGTGCAGGCAAAGGAAGCGGGGCACGATCTTGCCGTGTGTGAGGATCCCAAAGCGAGGATGTTCGGGTTCATCGAGGATGAGACGGATGAGTGGGTTTGCCTGAAGCTGGTTTGCCTACATATCGGAGATCCTATTCCTGAGGTCGTGGCTAAGGGTTTGGGCTTGCCCGCTGAGGAGATCAAGCAGCTTCTCCATACGGGGGAGGGTCGTACCCTTTTGATTCGGGGGGCCTTGCCTATTGCACCGCCTGCGTCTGATGAGAAGCTGGCGGAACTCAGTGCCACTTGGTGTGCCGAGGCTGTGGCCGACAAACCCATGGACGTGGGGGAGCATCATCTTGTGCGGCCAGGGCTGCCTGGATGAAAGAGATTCGTCTGACTTTGGTTGAGGATGATGGGTCGGAGATGACCTACGTGGTTATGACCACTACCTTCGAGATGTCTCAGTCAGCGAACATTGTACCAGTCCGCACCACGGGTATTCCAAGTCCGGTCGCCTACGTTCGGGGTGTCACCCCACCAGCGGAGATCAGTTTCAAGGGCTTTGTGCTAAACACAGTCAAGACGGAACTGGACCCCCCCATTGTGGCCACCGTGGTAGAGGAAGAGCCTCCTGGAGCCTTCCGAGAGTTTCTGGAGGGGAGCCCCTCCGCCCCCCATTGACGTTAAAACACTGATAATTTCCGTTGGCTGATGGGTAAAGTATTCAGTTGTTGACGGAGGTGTCCCATTTATTTCAGATTAACAGCGGCCCTCAAAAGACGCTTCATTCTAGAGTTGCGGAAGTACTGGCAGTATCACCCCCGGTACAGGGATCTGGTGGACAACATCCAGGGGAAGTATTCCTTCAAGGAACGACCCCAGCATAGCATCGTCGTTAAGACAGGTGGTGGTAGTCGGGTTGACCTCTCGGCGGACAACTACATTGGCATCGTTACCAGCTACGTCTACCTGACCCGAGTGCAGAACTACCCTGGGACCGCTTTGGAGTGGGTCCGGGAGGACTCTGTAGCCATCCAGAACAACAGTGGGCGTTTCCCTTCCTCGCCGGGGGTCTACTTCATCGAGTTGACGGGGGACACGGAGTTCTACGTTGATCAGCTTTTGGACGTCTACAGGGAAGCCGTCACAGCAGTCAGTACCACGCACTGGCAGCTTCAACAGCCGCCTGTGACGGGAACCCTCCGCCTCTTCGAAATGCCTGCTGGATTCCAGCTTGTGGAGGAGGTCAACTACACCCTCACCCTGGACGGTTCAGGTAAACCTACGGGTGAGATCGTGCTGACTGAGGCCCTCACAGGAGGCCGGTCTCTGGTGGCTGATTACCGTTCTCCGGGCGAGACTACGGGACCACACACAATCGTTCCCGACAGGGCGGACAACAGTACGATCCCAGGGGTCGTGTTGGCGTTTGGCAGGCGAAATGAGAAGGGCGACCGACTCGCCGTTGTTGTTGACAGCCTCCGTCGTCCGGCGGCGTTGGAGTACGGTGGTAAGTGGGATCTGTCCCTGGACTTCGATGTGTCCTCCCGTGACGTTTATGTTCAACAGGAGATTGCGGATCAGACTGTTGTGTACCTCTGGGGTGTGTTGCGTCCGTTCCTGTCGTCTGAGGGTATGGAGATGATCGACCTGTCCCTGGGTGGGGAGGCCGAAGAGCCCTACGATGAGAACGGGGACGACTACTTCTACACGTCGAACTTTTCCATGACGGTGGAGACAGATTGGTCTATCCATGTGCCCCTTGGTGTGTTCCTCCGCCAAGCGGCCCCCCTTACGGTGGAACAGGCTCGGTTGGTGGCACAGATGACGGACGAGCAGCTTGACGGCTGGCAGGGGAACATCCAGATGTTGGAGAGCCTGGGATTGGAGACGATCACGGATCCATTCTTCTCAGGACGGAACAGTACATACGAGACTATTCGCTAAGAGGTGCGCTTTGCCCCTTTACACCTATCAGTGCCAGTGTGGAATTCAATTCGAGGGTCACGCTTCGGTGAAGCACCGCCTGCTCCCCAAGAAGTGTCAGTGTGGGGAGGAGGCGGAGCGGATGATCCCCGAGGACGTGACCGGCAGCTTCCATCAGGATGTGAGTGGCCCGGTCCCACAAAATACGGGTGTCTCGCAGTACGATCTAGAAGCCGACCGAGCTATTGGAGCTTCCGCCCAGCAAGGGTGGGAGGTTGCAGACCAGCGGTTGCAGGAGAAACGAACCATCCTTGGTCATCACCCTGAGGCTTCCGGGTATGACCTCTCCCGGAATCCTGATGGGACGTACCGGGTGCTGACCGCTGAGGAGCGGGCTGTTCATGACCGAGCGCTTGCCATCAATGACAAAGCGATGAACCAGGACAAGGAAGAAGAACCTCCCAAGTAGCCTTCTCTTTTCTCAGTGCCATCCCGTTTTTGCTTCAATAACCAGGACTCATTAGAAAGGGCATAAGCCATTCCCGGTTTTGACCGTGGCTAAATGTGTCGATTTTTTGGGCTGAACATTGAAGAGAACATGTGAGGTGGACAGATGCCATTTCCTGGTCAAAATTATGCTCCTCCGGGCGTTTTCACGACGACACTATTTGAAAACCCTTTGGCATCGGCTCTGGAGAGCCTCAAGATTCCCATCATCATTGGTGAGGGAAATGAGAACCTCATCCAGCAAGACCTGGAGATCGTCCGTGGTTCCTCTTCCACGGTGGATCAGCGGGTTGTCGGTGAGGACGAGTCTCTTCGTGCTGTCGTGGTTGAGTCTGCCACAGGTCAGATCACCCTGGGTGCCTGGGACGGAGTCCTGGACAAGCTCCAGGTGGTAAACTACCCCATCGTCACTGGTGACGGTACGGGCACTACGACCACAAGCCGCACTGACGTGACCGTGACCATCAATAACGAGGTCATCGCCGTCCGTTCCGTGGCCGGGTCCACCGGACTTGTACAGCTTGCAACCGTTCCCTCGCCCGGAGACGTCGTCCGCTGTACCTACTACTTCGATCGCACGGACACCCTGCTGACCGATGACGTGTCGGAACAGGTGCCCAACCGTCTGGCGACCGTGAAGGCTCTCTCGGGTCTCGCAGACGTGGACGCCCCGAACTCCACCAGTGCCGTCCTGGACATCCACGGCGATATCACGGTGGGTGGTGTGGTTGTGGATGCGGCCAACAACGTTGTCAACCTGGTGGTTGACAGTGTGGCCCGTTCCATTGCCCTTCCGGCACGCAGCACCTACACGATGGCTCAGATTGCAGCAGCGATCACAGCGGCCCGTGCGGGGACGCTGACGGCCACCACCTTCGTGAACAGCTACGGACACTCTACGCTGTCCCTGCTGGCCACCTATAGCGTGTCTGTAGCGGATGGGAGTGCCAACGGGCTGCTCGGCCTCATCGCTGGGCTGGCTGATAACCGGGTCTCCACCTTCTACACCTTCCAAGGTCCCATCGTGGACGGTTCCGGCGGTGGTGTGACCACGACCGACCCCTCCCACGTTGTGGTGCGGGTGGATGGTGTCCAGGTCATCCCCTCGTCCGTGGACGGTGCCTCCCGTGCAGTGACCCTGTCTCGGGCACCCAAAGCGGGTGCGGTGATGTCCATCCAGTACTACTGGAACACCTGGCAGGATACGTTCGATTACCTGGCTCACATCGCCGTCACATCGGTGACTCAGTGCGGTTCGGTGCCAGGCGTCAGCGACTACACCCAGGGTGCCGACTTCATCCTTGAGGATGATCGCATCATGTGGGGCACGGCAGCCACGGTGATTGCGGGGATCAATACGGTCGGATCGGAGCCGTTCGATGACACCCAGATCGGTCTGTCCCTGGTGGACAACCGGACCTTCCTCGGGGCATGCACCCCGGTGGTGTCCGCTGCTGGTGGTGTGTCCACGGACTCCCGCCTCAGCTTCCAGCTTCCCGTGAGTCCTACGCTGGGAAACGGGCGGGATACACCGCTCGGTCAGAGCCTCTACCAGACCATCAGCAACAATCGGATCGACGTGGCAACCAACCGTCCTGATGTCGTGTGGGCCTACTGGGGCTACGACGTCCAGGATGCGATGGCACGGGGCAAGGTTGAAGTGCTGAAGGTTGAAGGTTCCGTCCTCACCTTGGCGGAGGCCGTTCCTCCGGGTGCCTCGGTGTGGGCAACCGTGTACTACAACGTTCTCACCGACGCCACCTACACCATCGCCAACGAGGCAGCGGGTGCCTCGGGTGTTGGTCAGTACGCCGTGAAGAACGCCCTGGGCGCTTCCATCTTCGGTGCCTCAATCACCGCAGGGAGTAAGGGTGCGGCTCTTGTAGGAGTCACTGTGGAATTCCCCTCCGGTTCCGAGTTGAACCCGGACTTCCACTATGAGTCCGTGAGTGGCGACTTCTTCACGGGGCCTGTTGACGAGATCGTTACGGTCCAGTTTGCAGCCCGGAAGGCATCCCCGGCCAAGTATGGCCTCTCCGGTGCCGGACCCTATGCCTTCATCGATGGTCAGTCCGACCACCTCCGTGTCCAGGTACATGGGATTGAGGCAACCTCGACGGCGGGCCTCGATCTGGCATCCCCCTCGGCGGTCCTCACCCACACGGGTGGCTTCTTCGCCTCCCTCGTCGGAACTGAACTGGCATACGAAGGCGGCGTTGGTTCCGTGGAGGGTGAGAGCGTTACGATCACGGCGGATGAGACCCTCACACTGATTGTGGACGACGTCAGCATCCCGGTGGTGTTGCCCCCGGCGACTGCCGTGGATGCCACCTACTTTGCAGACCGTATTAATGAGCATGCCAGCGGGCACGGCGGGCTGGCTCAGGGTGGATCCATTGCAAGTACCCTCGTGTTGAGCGCTACCGCTACGCCCCCCGCAGCGGCGACCTCGGACGACTACTACAACGGCTGGGTCATTGTAGTCGGCAACGGTGGTGCAGGCACCGCCGGTCAGGCTGTGACCGTGACGGACTACGACGGCGTCACCCAGACGGCGACGGTGACCCCCGTATGGGCCGCAGCGTCTCCGATTGTCACGGATCCCTACTTCATCTACAACCCCAACACGGTGGCGCTCTATACAGGAGCCACCAAGTTCGACGGTCCCGTCACACTGGCGGTTGGCCTGCATGATAAGATGCGTATGGTCTACACAGGCGACGTGTCCGGTGCGCTGGTGTTTACCGCTGGCAACACGGTGGATCTGGGTGATGGCCCCTTCGCCACGGCAGCGCTTCTCGCCGCCGAGGTCACCTCACAGACCGCTGTTCAGGTCACAGCCCTCGCCTCGGTAGCGCACGCAGGACTGATCATTACCTGTGCAGCGAACGCCGATGGGCAGTTGCAGTTCAGCATGCAGCTTCCGGGCGTGGACACTGCCGGATCTTTGCAGTTCCTCGACGCAGCAACCGCCGCTGAGGACTTCGCAATCCTGGCGGGTCTTGACACAGGGGCTGCCGCTGCCGGTGGTCAGGCTGCCCTGGTACAGGGTCCGATTGCTCGGGCCTACGAGTGCCCCGTGACCGGCGAGTACAAGCCCTATGACCGGATCATCCTCCGCAACCGCTTCCTGCCAGGTGGTGGCGGAAGCATGGCTGCCGACTTCGTGGTGTCCCAGACCGAATTGGGGGTCCAGGTCGGAAACGACATCGTTGGGCTGGCTACGGGAGACACCGGATACGCCGGGTCCGCCGCTGTTGTTCACCCCGCTACGATGTACGGGAACGTGGGCATCATTGGTGGTCAGGATGCAGTCACGGCAGAGCCTGCGGTTCTGTTCTATGACGGTACGGGCACCCAGGGAGCGAACGACGACTTCCTCTTTGAGTTGGACGGTACCCCGGTAGAGGTGAACTTCACCGCTACCCCCACGGGAACGTCCACGGCGCTGGGTCCGATCACGGCTGTCGCCTCGGTTCTCGGTCAGATCGTTGCAGCGATGGCAGCCGTTCCGGGCGCACCCTGGGGCAACGCAGCCGCAGTCATCGCTGCCGGGCTGGTTATCCAGGAAGGTGCAGGCACCCGCCTCAAGGGTGTCCTGACGAACGAGCAGGCCAAGATCGTTATCGGGTCTGGGAACGCCAACGGCTCCATCGGGTTCGGTTCCGGTGCCGCAGCATTCCGCTCCCTGGTGGAGACCAAGAAACTGGCATCTGCTCTGATGAGTCACCAGATTGCCACTTTCAACGACTGGACTTTGGATCCCACCGCCGTCCCCGGTGGTGGAACCCACACCTTCGTCCGTTATGGATTCGCTACGGTGGTCCTGGACGAGACCGACGCTGAGTTCCTGTACATCCAGGACGCTCCGGCACTGACGGCTTCCTTGGGGAGCGCATCCAGCGTGACCGTCAGGGATCCCAGCCCGAACGTGCAGAGCGCTCTGTTCTACGGCACGGGCCTCACCTCCGAGGACGGCGACGGTGCGGTGGGTGACCCGGCACTGGATGGCTACTTCGTCATTTCCAGCAACAGCGCTGGGTCCGGTTCCGTTGCCACCTCGGTGCTCAACAACGGTACGGGCCAGGACGGTGTGGTCGGACAGACCTACATCGATGACGTGACCGGCCTGACCTTCACGATCCTCCCGAGGAACTGGAGCACGGATAAGGTCGGTCCCTGGATCAGCTATCCCACGGGTGCCACGGCAATCTTCCGGGTCGCCTGTTCCACGACGTTCACCTGTGACGCCAACATCCCGGTCCGGGTTATTCCCGGTGTGGAGATGAAGGTGGCCAACACTGTGAACGTGGCTGTCGATGATACGGCGACGGTGAAGACCTACGAGCGTGCGGGCAACGAGCCCTCCATCGGTGACCTGTACTACGCCAGCTACATCTACACGAAGCAGGACTTCACGACTCAGTTCTACACCAAGATGTCCTCGGTGGAGGCAGCCTACGGCTCCCCCATCCCGGACAACCCGGTGTCCCTCGCCACCTACCTGGCGATGTTGAATGGTGCGGTCCTGGTCGGAGTGAAGCAGGTCCAGAAGGAAGGGACTGGTGAGCAGGCCAGTGTCGCCTCCTACACCGCAGCGATTGCGGAGATGGAAGGTGTGCTGCCCGGCTTCGTGACCCCCGATATCATCACGCCGATGCGGGGTGATTCGACGGACATGTACCAGATCCTCCGTCGCTCCTGTGACAAGATGAGCAGCATCCGGTACAAGTCCGAACGGACGGCCATCGTCGGTACGGTCTCGGGAACGCTTCCCACGGATGCAATCTCGCTGGCCCAGACCCTGGGTAGCACCCGTATGCGGCTGGTGTACCCGGACATGGCAACCCTCACCGTTCAGGACAACCTGAACAATGTGCGGGAGTATCTGGTGGACGGACCCTTCCTGGCCGCAGCTCTTGCAGGCTCGGTTGTGTCCCCGAACCTTGATGTGGCGACTCCCTGGACGGGGCGTCGGCTGACCGGGTTCACCCAGCTTGCCCGCCTGCTCGACCCGGTCGAGGCCAATCAGGTGGCACAGAAGGGTGTGACGATCCTCGAAGACAAGCCTCCGTTCCTGCGGGTGCGGCACGGTCTGACCACGGACATGTCCAACATCCTGACCAAGCTGCCGACGATCATCATGATCGCAGACGAGGTGCAGCGGCAGGCCCGGAACGTCCTGGAGAACTTCGTTGGGATCAAGTTCCTGCCCGGTGTCGTGAGCCAGATCGAGGGTCGGTTGGCGATGATGCTCAAGCGGCTCGTTGCCGCCCAGATCATCAGTGCCTACACCGGAGTCAAGGCCAACATCTCAGCCGACGATCCCACAATCGCAGAGATAGAGGCGTACTATTCCCCAGTATTCCCACTATTATACCTAATTCTCACCTTTCATTTGAGGTCAAGTTTGTAGGGCAGCCACTATTCAGCGTAAAAGAGCCTAGTAATCCTTGACGACCTCCTGATTTCCCGGTATCGTGGATTTAGGAGGTGGCTCAATGGGTGGACCAAGATCTAAAGCAACTCAGGAAGAAATCCTAGACCCTTTTGCGACGACGGAGCCTTTCAAAGCTGTTGCTCGTCGTTTGGGCATGAGTCCCAACACTTTACGAGTTAAATGGAAGGCCGCTTTTGGGGAAGATGCCTTTGTCGCACGTGGCAAAAAGCTCCAGGCTGCTGCGGCTGCCAAAACATGTCGGGCTACGGCTAACTCTCGTGTGTACAAGGACGTTACAGTGGCATGTTCAAAGTGTCATAGTCCTGTCGTTCTGAAAGCTAATCAGACGGCACACATGGAGTTAACAACTTTCGTCTGTGAAAATTGCCGTTGTGATCGTGCTTGTCCTGTGTGTGGCTTACAGGTAGTTGGGGAAGGGGGTCTGGCGGGACATTTCGGACGTCGTAGAAAGGCGGGGGACGAGGCGCACATTCGTTATCAGGATGCCCAAAGGGAAGCCCGTTGGGCTAGTGTCACACAGGGGGTTGACTACGTCGTCTGCCTTGTCTGTGGTCATCGTTCGAAGTCTTTGGCTCGACATTTGAAAGCGGCACATGGGATTACGGCGGATCAGTACCGTGCTCAGTATGGTCGAGATGTTCAGATTCGTTCCCTAAAGGTTGAACGGGCAATGTCTGACGCTGCTAGGACTAGGGATGGTGGACATGGTACAGGCGAGGTTAAGTCCGTCACCTGTCCGGGGTGTGGTACGCCCCATGACGTTTCCAAGTTTTTGGGTTGGATGCATGACAGTCGTTGTCCCTCCTGCCAACAGAAAGCCGAGGATACCAGATGGGCTGACAAGTTCGAACCTGAGGATTACGTGACTTGTTTAGAGTGTGGGTACAGAGCGGAGAACCTAACTAGCCACATACAGAACGCTCATCCTGGGTACCGACAGCAACACCCAAAAGCCTTAATGGTAGCTTTGTCATCAGCAATACGGGACAAGTCTGTATTACGAGGGCGACGACTGTCGGATGAAACCCGACAGAAGATGTCCGAGAATGCCGGGCGTTGGAACAAGGGACTAACCAAGGAGGACCATCCGAGCATCGCCCGGAGTTCCAAAAAAATGTTAGGACGGCCTTCTTGGAGTAAAGGATTGACAGCAGCAGAGGATCCTCGTTTGGCGGAAACTGCCCGGAAGTTGAAATTCTATACTGGAGAGAACCGTCCTTGGGATAATGGGTTGGCTGCTAATTTAACCCTGAAGGATTTCGAACCCTTTATGGATGCTGATGGCTGTGTTGATCATCATCGGGTGACGGAAGTTACGGGGGTCTCTTGGATCACTGTGCGAAAGTATATCGTGGACCTGGGGTTGGCTCAGACTCGGCGGTACGTCAGGAACGCTGCTGATGACCGGACGATCCGGTTGGATAAGGCATTACTGGAACAGTTCAAACTGAAGAACGGGAAGGTTTCCATTGGTAAAGCGATGTCCGTGACGGGGCATCATTACCCCGTTATCAAGAGGGAGTGTGACCGGCATGGCCTGCCTACCTTTCATCGGCATATCCGACAAATTCTTTGTTTGGACGCTGTTAGTAAGGCTTTGGGTGACGTGCCCTATGAGATGGAATGGTCCTCCATGAGATATACCAACCCTCCGACTGGACGTCGTTTCCGTTTCGATGGTCATTTCCTTCTCCCTGACGCTACCCACCTAATAGTTGAATTCCAGGGTCATCAGCATTACACGTTCCCTAACGCTTTTATGATTGACGAGTCCTATTTGCCTGAATATGAGGCACTACGGGAGCGTGACCGGATTAAGCGGGAGATGGTCCAGGCTTCGTCCGGATTCCATTACCTGGAGGTTACTGAGGATGAGCCCTACCGAGACGTGTCCTATCTACAGGGACGGTTAGTTTCCCTCGGTGTTCTTGAAGCGAAGGCACAGGGTCTTTGGTTAGGGACGAGGTTGATTTGTCCCGCTCAGGATCAAACTGAGATTAGCCGACCTTGATGTCGACGGGCTGGACCTTGGCGGTCTTCCTGAAGGGGATCCTCACGGTCAGGACACCGTTCACACACTTGGCGTCGATCTTGGCCGTGTCGTACTTCTCATCGAGCAGTACACTGGCGGAGAAGGTGTGTTCCTTGCCGCCTTGTATGAGAGGGAGCTTGTAGGTGACGTCGATCTGAAGCGACCCCTTCTCGACCTTGATGGTCACATCCTCACGGGTGGCTCCGGGGATGAGCGCCTGGTACGTGGACCCCGTGTCATCGTGGACGATCCCATGTACTCCTACCTCGGTGCTTTTCCACTCGGGGGTGTCCTTCCCGAAGAGATCGTCCAGTTTCCTGAACATCTCATCGAACCGGGGGCCGAAGATGTTGTCCCCATCGAATCCGCATCTGTCCTTCATTGTGGCCTCCTTTTGCTGCCTACAACCCTGAAGGTAACAGGGCTATGCCTCCTGTCAAGATGAAACCTCTGAAAAATCTTTTTTGACAAACTTGACAGCGGGAAGTTGACAGCCTACTCTAGCGAGCAAGGACGGGGGTAGGAATGCAGCACTACATCTATTTTTTAGAGGACGCAAAAAATGAGGCCATTAAGATAGGGACATCCACAAACCCTCGGGACCGAGCATCTGCTATTCAGGTGTCCACACCGTCTAATGTGGTTCTTTTGCGTTATGTCCCGGTCAAGGCTCCCTATGATGTGGAGGAGTTTCTGCACCGGCAGTTTCAACATCTTTATATCAGGGGGGAGTGGTTTCGGAATGTCCCGGAACTCAAGGAGTTCGCTCTGAGGGGGGACGTTCCGCAGTTTGTTCCTCAGGGTCAAAGGTCATCTTGTGCAGTAGCCTTGGACACGGATGACAAATGGTCTCTGCCCCAACTCTCAGAATTGGTGGGGGTCTCCGCCCGAACTATCAGGTACTACATCTCCATTTACCTTTTGCCTGGTCCTTGTCGTTCTGGACCGGGGGCCTACTACACCGAAAAACATCGGGTGATGCTTCTTTTTATCTCTGAGAAGAGGGCACAGCGGCTGAGTCTCACTGAGATCCGCTCTTTGTTGGAAAAGTCACTGCCCACAGAAACCAGATCTTTACCCCAAACTCCGGCTCAAAAGGAGATCGTGTATGCTGTTTCCGATGATGTGATTGTACGCATTCCAGAGAGACTTTCCCCTTGGAGAAAAAACCGCATCCTTTCTGGTTTGGCTCAGTTTGAGCGAGACATTCAAAAGATCCCGGATATTGCAGACGAAAACGAGGAGATTTGACGATGAGAGGCATGGCACAGGAACTCGGAAACGTATTGGTGAATCCGCACACGCACGTCCCAGTGCCCCTGGCGATGGAGAAGATGGAGATGACAGGTCAGGTCACTCCTGCGGGTGGGTTGATGACCATCGTCCACAGCTTCAAGTGCGCCGGGGACCAGCCCATGGAGGCGCTGTACATCTTCCAGCTTCCCCGTGGTGGGGCCGTCCGGCGGTACAAGGTGAAGGGAAAGGACTTCGAGGTGGACTCCCAGCTTACCCCGAGGGAGGACGCCCGGAAGGAGTACGAGGCTGGCGTGGAGGCCGGTCACCTGTCCACCCTGGCGGAGACTAGCCTGGACGGGGTCGTAACCATCATGGTGGGACAGGTCCAGCCCGATGAGACGGTCACGGTCGCTGTTGATGTGATCGGTGGGGTGGAACTGCAGGACGGGCGGTACCGCTTCCGGTTCCCCTTTACCCTGGCCCCCAGCTATCACAGCATTGCCCGCATCACGCCCACTTCTGGTGGTTCCAAGATGGAATTGCCTCAGGACATCTTCGATGAGTTGGTCCTGCCCGAGTGGAAGGACAACGCCGAGGAGTTGCACGAGATCAGTTTCAGGCTTCACCTGGAGGCCGCTGGTTTGGTCGGTACCGTGTCCTCCCCCTCTCACAACGTGACGATGCAGCAGAACATCAATGGTTCCGCTGACGTTTGGCTGGCGGGCCTCTCCTCGTCCCCGGATCGGGATCTGGTCATCGACGTGTCCACCCGTGAGGTGGCCCCGGTGGTGTTTGCCGATCAGTCCATAGTGAAGGGGAAGCCATCTAAGGGCAAAAAAGGTCATCCCCGGTGGATGGTCGCCCTCCCCTCCGAACTCGTCCCACAGGCCACCCAGGTGCCCAGGAAGGTGATTTTCATGGTGGATCGCTCCGGCTCCATGCGGGGGAAGAGGATCGAGCAGGCCCTGGTGTCCGTGAAGGCGTGTCTTTCCGGGTTGGCTCCGGAGGATCAGTTTGGTCTGCTCCGGTTCGACAGTATGACGGAGACCTTCCATAAGAGCTTGGCGCAGGCTACCGATGACAATCGTGCTCGTGCGGCCCGCTGGTTGCAGGGGACACACTCTCAGGGTGGGACGCAGTTGGCTACGGCCTTGTCGGAGGCTCTGACGATCCTGGATGGTGATGGAGACATTTTCCTGATCACGGACGGTGAGGTGTGGGAGACCGGCCCCATCGTGGAGTCCATGGCTGCTTCCGGGAGCCGTGTCCATGTGCTGGGGATCGGGGGTGCTGCCCAGGATCGCTTCCTGGCCCAGCTTGCCCGGCGTACCGGCGGCGTCCAGAAGATGCTGAACCCCTCGGAGAACGTGCTCGCAGGGGCTATGGAACTGTTCAACGCCGTCAAGTGCCCCCGTCATTCCGACGTGAAGGTGCTGGTGGAGATGAACGGTTCGGCCAAGCCTCAGATGCACGAGGTCGGGGACGTGTGGGACGGTCGGCCTGTGTTCATCACGGACAACGGTGGGTCCAAGAACGGTTCCTACCCCGTCAGGATGGGCCTTGTTGGGATGAGTGTGGTGGTGGACGTACCCACCCAGCGGGAGCTTTCAGAGGGTGCTGTGAGCCTTTTGTGGGCTGGGCGGCAGGTTGAGGATCTGGAAACCGCCATCGATATGGCTGGGAGTGGCCCGGCTCGGGTGGCAATGGAGACCAGCCTTAAGAAGATCTCGGTCGATTTTGGTATCGCCAGTCGGGTGATGTCCCTTTGTGCTATCGTCAAACGGGTCGGGGATCAGGCCGGGGTGACCCCGGAGCAGCGGGTGGTACCCACGGGTGTCCCCTACGACAAGGTGTTGGGCAGCGTACTTCGGAGTGCCAGCCCCAACGACATCATGGTGAACCATTGTTTCGCTGCCTCCGCAGCATCTCACGAGCCCCCTACGTTTGGCGGTGTCCTCCATGCGATGTCCCCGGACACCTACGGGTCCACCGGGATGAATATCCGTCGTTCCTCTGTGAGGGGTTCGTCCATTGGTGCCTCCACGAAGGGATCTTCTGGCACTTGGGCAGATAGTTCTGGCACCTGGGCGGATAGTTCTGGCACCTGGGCGGATGATGTGGGAGTCGCCACTACGGGGGACAAGGACTACGGCTCGGACGGTTTGGGAGTGGAACTGCTCTTCGATCAGGATCCGGGTGAGACTACCCCTTCGGTGAACACCTTGGGCCAGTCCCCTGTTGTATCCAGTACCCTGGGTGCCATTGTGCAGCATATGACCCTGCTGGCCCAGATCCAGTCCGATGGTGGATTGCCTGGGGCAACCCACGAGATCAGGGTGGCCAAGACTTTGCTCCTGGCACTCAAGTTGCTCCAGACTACGGTGCTGACGCAGACGAGCATGTATAAGGCGCACCTCACCCGGATGGCTGATTTCCTGGAGGCGGTGGGGTCGATTTACGACTTCCTGCCCCCTCTGGCCAAGAGGCTCAGGGCTGCATCTTCCCAGGTGCCGGGGGAGTGGGTACCGCAGGGTAACCTGGACGGTGCGGCGGCTCAGGCCACTATCGCTTCCGTCCAGATGGCCTTCCTTTCCAGGTGACTCTTAGGGGGCCTTTCCGGTAAAGTGATTTAATGGAGGTGCCCCATGCCCGAGTGTCCGCCTCTACCACGAAACAGTCTCTGATCCTCCTTTAGGCCAGCCGCAGACCCTCATCGTTTTTCCGGTTATATTAGACTCTGAGTGAGGACGGATACCGTCTTACGACCTCGTGTGTAACGGGAGGAGCGCATGGCTGCTAACAACATGGACAACAACCCCTCTAACGGTGTGGGTGGGTCGTCGTACCTGTACGATTTCGGAACCAGCCCCAACACCCGGACGGCGGTGTCTCAGAAGGTGCGTATCCTGACACCGCACTATGGGAACAACGCTGCGATGCACCAGATGGGTGTGATCAGTTCGTTCAACCCCACGGAGAGCCGGACGATTGAGCCGGTTCGTGGTGTGGGGTTCGGGGACAAGATCGCAGAGTTGGTCCCGTCCGTCACGGAACCGATGACGGGTTCCTTCGAACGAGCCCTTCTGTACCTCTGTAATCTTTGGCAGGCTTCCGGGTATGCTGGCGGCGTGGACGGTCCCGTCCGTAGCCTCTCGCATCACAAGTGGCCGTTCGACATCGAGCAGCAGCTTGTGTTCTCAACCCTGGCGGACATCGATATGGGTGCGCCCAACGTCGGTACACAGGGGAAGAGTGGTCAGTTCGACGGTGGTGTGAAGCGGACCCAGTTCCCTCAGGTCACATCCGATGGTTCCGTGAGTCCCGGATTGGATCCCAGCCAGAGAGGCCATTCCGCTGTCATCACCATCTACGAGGCGTGCTGGTTCACGTCCTGGTCTGCTACCTTCGCTAAGGACTCCGGGATGATTATGGAGACCGGCGACGTGACCATCTCTGATGTTCACGACTTCGCCTCCGTGTACGGTGAGTTCCTGGCCACGGGTAACGACCCCACCATCGGTCAGCTTGGGTCCATCCGTTTCGCTGAGTCCTCAGAGGGCTACACGATTGCCCAGGCGGGCGGCAACATCGGTGGCGGTGACACTGCGTCCGCCTACGATCTGAACCTGGATATCTAGTGTCTCCGCCCGTGTGAGCACGGGTTGGTATGATGAGATGAGGAAACAGTCCCTGGCGGCCTAAACAAAGCCGATGGACAGATGTGGATGCTCCTGTTGTGCTTTTTTCCCCTCCCTCGGGAGGTGGTCAGATTGAGATGGGTTCAAATGTCCACGGATGTTTCATTGTGTGCTGTCAATGGCCTACCACCTGCTGTTTCCCCTTAAGGACTACGCCCTTTGACGGGCGAATTGACGTGAGGGAAATATGCAGATCTCTTTTGAAGCCTTAGAGAAAGCTCTAGCTCCTATCAAGGACATCGGACAGGGGGAACTGACTTTCCCGGTTGGAGGTGTGGACATCACTCTCCAGGTGCTAACACCTGAACAGGAGGTCGACGTCCAGAGGTATGCTGGTGAGGCTATCCAAGGGGATGAAGACGAGAACATCTCGACCACTGCTGACTACCTGGAGCGATTCAAGGTCGCAGTTCTTTCCCACGCCATCATTGCCGTTGGGGACCAGGATCTCCGGGACGTGGATGTCGTAGAGACGGATGAGAAGCTTCCTAATGGCCAGTCCGTCAAACTTCCCAAAGTCCAGGCTTTGCGAAAAATGCTTCTTCAGTGGACTGGAACAGTTCGGATTAGTATTTTTCGTAAGTATGGTGAGTTGCTGGAAAAGGTGGAGCGCCGAGCCGAGTCGGCCATTACCTTTGAGCCTGCGGATTTGGGTACGGAGATAGAGAGGGTCGAGCAACGTCTGAAGACACTTCAGGAGGAGAAGAAAAAGCAGGGCAAGGATGCGGAGGACGGGGTTTCCTCTCAGGTTGCCAAGCTGGCCAAATCCTTGGCTCGTCAGGGGGTGCAGGATCAAGCCGAGTATAGGGAACATGTAGACCAGGCAGCGGCGGCGAGAGTCGGCGTTACCTCTGAGGAAGGAGCGGAGGTCCCCCCTGAGGCCCCTGCACCGTCCGAGAGCCCCGTTCCCCGGCAGTCTATCCTCCCCCCCTCTGCGCCTCCCCCCGGCGCTGTGAAGCCTAACGTAGCAGTACCGCCCCCGGAACCCACTCCACCCCCGGAGACCGCTCCTGATGTTGCTCGGGCACCAGAGCCGTTGCCCGAGGAGGATTCCTTTGTGGATGCCGGAGATTCCGAGGCTATGGACGCAGCGGTGGATGCGGAGAACCGGCGTCTAATCGAAATCCGACGTCGGGCCATTGAGCAGCATCGGGCTGGGGAGGTACCGCAACAGCCCCATGGGATGCGACCACCTCCTCATCGGGCCGCACAGGATGTTCCGAGCACCGATTACAACCCGGAGGACTTTGACGATTCCCAACTGAAGGTGAGCAAGGCTCCGGACGGTGCGCCCGCTGTCCAGATGCAGCCTACGGAAGAACTGTCACAGACCAAAGGATCTCGGGGGGGACGTGTTCCTCTCAATCAAGCCGCAGCGCCCAAAGGTTCAGGGAATCCACGGTTCAAGCCCCCTCAGAAGTGATGAGAGTGGTGGATGAATGTCTCCCTCCCAAGGTCTACCCCGAAACAACGACTGCCTCTTTATGAGGACGTCGAAACGCTGATCTCCCCCGGTTTTCTAACCCACTCTGTTTCTGTTGGTTCAGTTAAGTTGGCTGTCCGGTCGTTAGGGCCAGGGGACTTGTTTCTTCTTCGTTCCCGTGTCGGGTATGGGTCAGACAACGAGTGGAAGATGTGGGCCTTGGCTTCGGCTGTGTGGGTGGTGAATGGTGCGGTGGTGTTGGGGGAGGCCAACGCTGCAACCGCTATCATTCCTGTTCTTCGTAACCTCCCCTCTGAGGCTATAGCAAAACTGTTTTCGGTGTTGCTGGGCTTGTTTGCCCGTCAGACGAAGGCTCTGCATGCAGTGGAGTCCTTTTGTTATGAGGGTTCTTCTCGTTACATTTGGAAGAGTTACGGGGGCCATCATCCCACAGCCCACTCGGGAATAGAGGGTGCCTCAACGCTGGGGTCCAACGGGGTCCAACGGATGTGGGCCTTTTTTAACTCCGTTGAAGATCAGCGCCTACGAGACGAAACGATGTGGGAAGGTTTCAAACTGACCACATCGGCTCAAGCTCCCAAGGGTGTCAAAAAAATCGATGAAAGGGACAAACGAACTCATCAACAAGAGCAGGATCGAAGGCAGGAACTACAGGACAGGTTTTACTATGAGACCTTGGGCCTTATAAAACCGAAGGGGGAAGAAACTGACGGTGACGCCCCTGTAGCCAAGCTGGGCAGTAAGTCCCCGGATGATCTGGCGGACGAGATGTACCGTTGGGTGGTGGGGGATGAGGACCAACACGATGCCATCGTCAACGCCTACAAGAAACAGGTCACAGAACGCTATGAACAGGAGAAAAGAGTCAGGGCAGAACGCAGGCGAGCTATACAGGAGAGGGAATTGGGTACAGGCTCTGAGGATTCGCCAATGGCTTTGGTGGGGTACACACCGGAACAACTGCAGGAGATTCTGAAGGGGCGTGGGGCTGGCGCTCCGGGGGTCAAACAGATCATGGACGAGGGTGGTTCCCGAGATTACCTTTATAATCGCTATCTAGAGAGGGATCCCGACTCGGGTGTGCTGAAGCCGGAAAGTGGACGGCTTGAACCGGCGGAGGGAAGGGATCTGACGGAAACCCTGGCCAATCGCAGGGTGCCGTTCACGACTGAGGAGACTGAAAGCTGATGGCACAAGCGAACGACACCGCCCTCAGAGTTATGATTGACCCTGACCTGAAGGGGTTGAAGCCGTTTAAGACCGGGTTGGTGAAGGTGGTTGCTGAGGCTACTACCACAATGACCAAAAACATGGCCACCAAGATCGCCACGGCAATGAAGGGGCAGTACAAGGAACTGGAGATGTCCGCTCGTAAGGTTGTGGCCATCGAAACGGCACTTAGGACCAAGAACTTCTCGGTGGAAAGGAAGGCCCGGCTTCAGCTTCAACTGGATGAGCACAAAGTCCGAACAGGACTGCTTGAAAAGAACTTCAAGAAGGAACTTCGGCAGGAGGGCCTCATCCAGAAGCGGCGCACCAAGTCGCTTGAGAAGGTCATGTCCTCCCAGGCGGTCACCAGGAAAGCGGGAGAGCTGGGGGAGAAATTTGGGACCGAGATCCAAAGTGCCTTCGAGGATCTGACGTCGAAGGATCTCTCTCGGATGATGAAAGGTCCGTTGACTCAGTTAGGTACCCTCACACAGAAGGCTGGTGAGGGAATGGTGAAGAAGGGCAAGGACGGTGGCGCTATGGGGGGGGTAGGCAAAATCCTCGCCCAGCTTGGTCCGGCTCTCATCGCCATCGGGAGTATCGCTGCGGGGTTCGCTGCCATAGTGGCTATCCTTCTGATGGTAGACTCCCATGCCAAGGAGTTGCACCACACTATTCTAGAGTCGGGGGTGGCGGCAGGGGAGTTGACGGGTAAGTTCGGGGAGTTAGACACACAACTTGGTCATGTCCGAGAAACCTTCACCTTAGCTTCCGACTTTAATCGGATCTGGGGCACCACAGCCAAGGACCACCTGGAGGTGTTGGGAGCCTACGCTGAGGCCGGTCTGACTTTCCGGGAGATCCGGGGCAACGTCAAAAACGTTCGGGAGGAGATGGAGAAGCTTCGGGACGCTACCCAATTGACCATGGTCTACTCCAAGCTATTCGGGCAGGGGACTCAGGTCATGGCGGGGAACATTGCTACCTGGATGGAGGAGTTGGGCGCTGATTTCAAAACGGTGCAGGAGGGGTTGAGCGCTATTCATATCGCAGCCCGAGACTCGGGTTTCGGGATTAAACGGTTCTACGGAATGGTGTTACAGGCCACCTCCGGCATGTCCATGTACAATGTCCGATTGAATGAAACTGCTGGGATGCTTATGACGCTCGGCAAAATCCTGGGTGCCTCCAAGGCTGGTGAGTATATCCAGGGCCTGACGAAGGGTTTCACTGACGAGTCGATGACGGATAGGATTGTTCGGGTGAAAACAACAGGTGCAAGAAAAACGCAGCAGATCATCGGTGGTTCTGCCGAGGACATTTCCCGAGATTTCATGGAGAAATTGATTAATCAGTCTGCAGCGGGTGGTGCTGAGGTTGCTGGTCTCCTTAAGGGGATTGGGGTCGATCTGGATCCCACAAATCTAGCCAAGATGTCTAAGGCCCACAGGGCAGCGGCGGCGGACGAATTGGTAGACAAACTCAGTAAAATGTCGGAGGACAAACTGACGGATTTGTTGACTGACGCTGCTTTGAGCGGGAATGAAGATCTGGTTCGGCAGTTGACTAATCTACAACAGGTTGCTGGGGGCGTAGGTGGTGATGAGTTTGCGATGGCCAAGGCCCTGGGGGGTTTAGACATAGGTGGCAAGCTGGCGATGACGTTGGCTCAAGGTCAGTCCTTCATTGGTAAACCCCTCCACGAGATGGGGCTAAAACAGCTCATCGCCTTTGAGAAGATGTCAGGGATTACTGGTGAGTCGCTTCAGCAGTTGATTCGGATTGACCGCACGATGCATGGCAACTGGGAAAAACTAGACAAGCAGGCAAAAGAGGGGCAGCAGCTTTCTAGAGACGATATGGAGGACCAGATCAAGGCATACGGTGCTGCTGTCAAGGATGGCGCTGTGTACTCAGCGCACTTGGCAGAGAATGGTACCATCCAATGGGGTGAGAAACTGGATAACATGGCGGATTACATCCAGGGCCAGGGTGACATTTTTGCCCAGGCGGCTAAGGATGGACTGGCCCCGGACATCCAATTGGCCCAGGACATTGCCCGCAACACCACTGAGATCGCTAAAGTCCTGGAGCAAGGTGTCGAATACTGGCTGGAGAAGATCCATCATGGTGTTGAGGACATCGTCAATTGGCTTGGCGGTGGAGATGATAAGGCCGTTCGTGGTGCCGTGTCTGATAAGATAAACAAGGAACTGGAGAAGAACCGGGACGAGCAAGGAGAGTTGTCAAAAAAGATTTCGAAGTGGCAGTCCGAAATCCCTACAGAAACTGCTGAGGGGAAGGATGCGTTGCGGGCCAAGATTGGTGCCGCCGAAATGACGCTTACCCGACAAAGGACAAAGGCTGCCGTCCTGGACAAGGATCTTCGAACGTTGTCTCGACAGACGTCACGAGGGCTTTTCACACCTGGCCGTACCGAAGAGGAGGTGAGGTCACAACTTCATTTGGGCGCTCCAGACGCAACACAGACACGAGCCATCCCTACCAGTGCCCGAAAGGCCGGAATGAAGGAAGCCTTGGCTGCGGCTGCGAAGGCTTCTGAGGTGGCCCAAGCAGCGAAGCCCTACCCAACAACTCGGGATGCTGCCGATGTAGCAGAGAGGCGACTCGACAAACGTACCCAGCTTGCTCAGTACTGGACAAAAAGGAAGATGACGGCGGAGACCGGTGGCGGAACTTTTGCCAAACCGGATACTTCGGAGGGGCAGACGATTGACGGCACGTATTATATGCCTTCGCAGATGGAGGAAGCTTGGGAGGATGTTCAAAAAGCGAACACCGAGGACATCATCTCCCAAATGGAAGCCGACACAGCGAAGCAGAACCAGACCCTCAAGGATCAAACGAGAGTGCTGGAGGTCGCTGATGACAAGTTCTTCACTAAGGGTTACGCCAAGTCCCGTGCCGCAGAACTGGCCACGGAGATTGTGAAGCAGGGCAGGGCTGACAAACGGAAAGAGCAAGTAGAAAACATCACCAGTTACCTGCGGCAGACAGGGATGAGTAAGACCTCGGCTGAGGGTGGAGCGGAGGCGCTCGTTAGTGGCAAGGGGGTGGGGTCGCAGGCAGGGCTGAAGGATCGAGCGGCACTGATCCTCCGAGACCTGGGCGATTCAGAATCTCTTTCCCCCGCTGCTGCTTTGCAGTTGAATGAGTGGCTGGACAAACCCAAGGCTGAGGACTTTGTCATGCAGGTGGGTCGGGGCGGCATCAAGTTTGCCCAGCGGGTGGACGCTAACGACGTGGGGGTCTTCTCGAAGCCTGGTGGGGCCTTGAGTCAAGCGGGTAAAGGCGGCGGTAAGGGGTCGAATACTTTCCATCTCTACGGTGAAGGTCCAGGGGTTCTGAGCATGATCACCAGGGCACAGGATGCGGGGCTGTTGAGTTAAGATGGCACTAGGTTCAGGCAAAACGAGTCCCATTTTCAGGTCGGCATTCAAGTCGGCACAGGATGAGTTTGACCCGAGCCTTGCCGTCCGGCCTTTTGTTTTTGACATCCTCGGCCCGGACATGGAGACCAGCATCCTACCCGAGAGCCTGAAGCTCCTCCTTCACGTCCCCCCTCAGTCCGTGGAGTTCAATTACGCCAAACAGATCGAGCGCATCCAGACCCGAGGGGGTTTCGTAGAGCAGCACTGGGGGGAGGGTGCCCGAACCATCAATTTCAACATGGTCACGGGTGGCTTCATGCGGGCTTACTCTGGGTTGTCCAACATCACAGGTGGCCCCGGAAGTTTTGACACCGGAGGCACCCGGCGGGAGACCATTGCCTACGACAAGTATCTAGACCTGTTGGCCCTGTTCCACAACAACGGAAGCATCTACGACGTTGCTGGTAAAATCGTGTTCCAGGGTATCATCAAGGTGACCTTCGACGGGGGTGTCCATCTGGGTTGGTTCTCTGCCTTTACTGTGTCAGAGGACGCTGCGGAACCATTCCAGTTTCAGCTTACGGCGAACTTCACGATTGACCGAGAGGTGCTACGCTTCCGGTCTCGTGTTCCCGGCCTGGTCGGGTAGGGGGGCGCATGCCTTTTGATGACCCATGGGCATTGGCTGATGAGCTAGAGCAACGAGACTACCAGGACACATTGGTCAAGCAGCGAAATGAGGCTTACAAGAAGGAACAGAAGGAGTTAGCGAAAAAGGGATGGGCGCTGGTAAAGGAGTGGTGGCAGGAAGATTCCGGGGTTTTCCATCATGAGGAATTCCCAGACAACTCACAGGCTCAGTCAATCCCTGGAAGCACTACTGCAAAGTCGGGATCAGGGTCTAAGCCAAAGGCACCGGCACCCCCACAGGCTCAGGTGTACGATCCGGCCAAGCCTGACGCCGCAGTTCCTGATGATCCTGGCCTTTCCACACAGGAGAACCTGGGTGCTCTCCAGCAGGACTATGAGGATCATTTAGGGGGCTTGGACCCTAGCGACCGCTTCGGCAGTACTGACCCTGGGGACAGGCTGAACCTGTACAATCGCAGCAGGGACGAACTGGTGGCCCAATCAGTAAAGACTCCGCCTGCACCCGCTGAGTTCCTGCCCCTTCAGGTCGGCCCCGAGGTGGGGATCGAGGTAGAGAACTCGTTGCTGCCCTCCCCCGAGGCGTCTCAGGCGCTTCTTCGTCAGTTGTCCCCCTTCATGTTCCAGGTGGAACCCCCGCTGCCTTTCGGTGAGGACGGTGGATTTCTGGCAAGACAGGGGAACAACATCAGCCTGGATGCCTTTGCCAATGCAATGTCGGGCTACAAGGGTTACGAGGCCGCTCGGACAGCGGTGGCTCAGTCTGCCTTGGCTGTAGGAGTCAACGGGAAGACTGGATCCCTCCAGGGTTTCATTCAGGCCAACTCCCAGAAGGAGCATCTGACCTGGGGGGAGGTCCAGCCCACCACAAGCCAAACGAACCTTGGAGAACCCGCCATCGCTGATATGCTGGCGGCGGTTGATATCGCCCGACAGGTTTCAGGGATCATGCAGATCCCACCGCTGGTGATGCTCATCAACCCTGCGTCTCTTTCTATGGATTACACGAAGATCCAACAGTTCCAGGAGCGGACCCGGTACGGGTTCGTATTCCATGCCTGGGGCGAGGAGCAGCCGACGCTTTCCATCTCGGCTCGTTGCGGTGCCTTTGTGTCCGGGGGCCGGGGGGTCCAGTACGCCAGCAAGCGGGACTCCCTTTCCTGGCAGAACCTGATGAACGCTTTTCACCTCTACAAGAGCAACGGGTATATCTATGACACCATTGGCAAGTCCAACGCCCACCATTTCGTTGGGGCCTTGTCGATTCATTATGACCAGTGGGTCTACTATGGACACATCGAGAGTTTCAACTGGACCTATGATGAGGGTAATGAGCTTGGTGGTGTGGAGTTTTCCATTGAATTCACCGTGTCGGCAATGGCGGATATGGCACAGCAGCCTTTCGTAGTCATGCCCATGAAGTCCCCGACGCTCAGTCCAAGTGATCCTCGGTACTATGGAGAAGCAAATCAGGCCCAGAACCAGCCAGGAAATTACTCGGTTGGGTTAGGTCCTGATGGGAAGCCTCGGGTGACAACTCAGGGACACATTGCCACCGGAGATGATTTCGGGGTTTTGGTGCCTGGTGGTTTGGAGTCCCCCTTGGAAAAAGGAACGGGGTTCACCAAGTCAGGAGGAGGCACTGGTGGGACTCCTGTGGGTTCCGGTGGTTTTGAGGACCCCAAAGTTAATGAACCCCTTGGGCAACGTATCGTGACGACAGAGGCCACGCAGTTTTCCGGGCCTTTTGGACTGAGGTAACGGATGGGCTTAATGCACAGACCTTATGTTGGCACCTGGAGGTTGGGCCAGCGCAAAGTTGTCCAGCACACACCTGATGCCCTCGTGTACATCAACGGGGACATCTCTCTTCCTGGTTGCCAGAAGTGCCATAGCGCAATCAACATCCAGCAGTTTGTGACATCGGTGTCAGTGGACGCTGGTTGTGACGCAGCGGGGGCGTCAGGTAACTTTACATTGAGCGTTCCGGTCCACCACATAGATTCGTTCGCTCGTGATGCCCAGTTCCTCCTGCACCCAGGGTTGGAGGTTCACATCTACATGCGGGGGTACTTCCCTGTGAAGGGGCTGTATTCCAATCTGGGAACAGCCATGAACAACCCCGAGATCACGTTTGAAGCCTCGGGTGAGTCTAACATCGACTACAGCAACACCACGTACAGCGGGCACATGGAGTCCACCCTGGGCGAGACACCGATCCTCATTCCTGGGGTGGACCTGAAAAAGAATGTCCAACTGGAGGCTTACGCAGCGCAGTTGGATCAACTGTGGGCCTTGGAGGGGCCTCAGACAATCCAAGATTTTCCTCGGGAACGGGTTCTCTACATTGCGATGGCAGCGTCCGAGGAAACGGGGGTTCCCCTAGAGTGGCTGCTGGGCAATCTGATGCGGGAGAGCAAAATCCTGCCAGCGGGTCGGAATCAAGAGAAGAAGGATTCGGAAACGGAACCGGACACTAACACGGCTTTCGGGTCCACTCAGGTTTTAAGTAAGTGGTTTGACAACTTTGCCGAAGATCCCCGGATCACTTGGGAACATTCCGATTTGATTGACCCCCGGTTGGCTACCTGGACGATGGCTTACACATACCAGAACGCCATGAAGGGCAAGGATTCTGACACGTTGACGGATCTGTGGGCTGGGGAGTTGTGGAGGGGGAAAAACGTCGGTCTTGATGGTTCCAATGCACCCGCAGAACAGCGTGCTAAAACTATTGGGGAGTTTAAGGATCACCTGGCATACTGGAAGGGCGAGGCAGCAGGGGTGACTACTGACGATTATGCACCGGGTTCTGAGCCGGTCTCAGCCCCTGTTGTGACACCCACACCGGGGTCCACCGTCAACCCCTCGGATGTGTCGTGGGGTGACTCTTTGGTGAACGAGGCCGGATTGTCCGGGGTTGAGCTTGAGAACATGTTGGCCTACCCCTACTACCACACCTTCCACGGGGTGGTGACGTCGGTGGCACACTCCTGGAGCGCTGGATCACAGAACATCACCATCCAGTGCGCCTCAATGCTCCATTTCTGGCAGTATCACCAGATGAGCACCAATGCTTCCCTCTTCGGGGCACGCCCTCAAAACTCTAAAGCCCGTGTGTCCATGGTTGGGCACAATTTCACGGGGATGCACCCCTACGAGATCATGTACACGCTGCACAATGACACCGCTGGGGCGGCTGGTGGTGTCGCCTATGCTTTGTCCAAGAAGACGAACCAGACTGCTCGTTCACCAATTACGGGGGAGAGCCTTTTCAGTTTGAACCTGAGATACTGGCAGCACCGTTTCAATCAGCGGGAAACGAAGCTCCGTCTCCACGGTGCTTCAGGGTCGTTGTTCAACTCGGCACAGGCCACCTTCCTGAGTCGTCTTAAGGGTTCAGAGCTTACCCGGTTACTGAAAAGTCGCTTCCAGGACAAGGGTACAAGTCGGTCGGGTGACATTTTTTCTGCTGCATTGACATTAGGGCTGCTGAGACCTTCTAGCGAGGACCGCCGGAAGCAGATGATTGAGGCCCTGAAGTTCGCACGATCGAACCCGAACAACCCTGATTCTCCTACTCCGTCATTCGAGTTGAACCTGGCCGAAATGATTGCTTTCGTGAACAACATCTCCCAATGGGGCCAGGTGCAGCTTTTCGAGAGCACCTACGAGTCCAAACTGGACATCGCACAGAAGGTGTGTGAGGTCACGGGGTTCGAGTTCTACCAGGATGTGGATGGGGACTTCGTCTTCAAGCCCCCAATGTACAATCTGGACACCTCCGGCAGTCGTGTGTACCGGCTGGAGGACATCGACATCATCTCCATCAACTTTGACGAGAAGGAACCCCAGGTCACCTACATGACCGTGAAGGGGACGTTCACCAAAAACATCGTGGGGCATGGGGTCGAGGGGGAGTGGGGGGTTCAGGGCCAGTATATCGACTACCGTTTGGTCGCACAATTTGGGTGGCGTCCAGGAAATTATGAAACGGCGTATTTCAATGACACCAAGTCGATGTTCTTCTCCGCCATCAACCGCATGGACATAATGAACGCTCCTGCCAACTCCGCTTCGGTAACGATCCCGATGCGTCCTGAGTTGCGTCCTGGGTATCCCGTGTACATCCCCTATCTGGACTGTTTCTACTACTGCAACAGTTTCGCTCACGCCTATCAGGTGGGTGGCCAGTGTACCACCACGCTACAACTTATTGGGAAGCGGGCCAAGTTCTATGCTCCGGGGGATCCAGCGCAAGTGGAGACCCTGGGGACGAACCCCGTGTTGTCCGGCATCGATGCTATTAAGTTGGATTATCCAGCCTTCCCACCCACTCCGCTTGAGGTACAGGGAAAGGACGGGAGACCACAGTTGTCGGGGTTCCCCAACGTGGTGATGGCCCTTGACCCGGAACAGTTCAATCCGTTGTTCTTCCTTGTTGGATCCGATATCGACTCCTTGGACTCCTACCAGTCTCTCTTTGGGCTTCTCAAGATGGGGGTGGATCTCAACATCCTCACGGTGACGGATAAGGGAAATCCAGGACCGCTGTTCACGATGTCCGCTGATGATGGGAACACAATCAGTTTCTGGTACCCCACGGACCCGTCGCAACCAAATGAGCTGGGGGGGATCCCCATCAAGGTGGTTGCTGCAATGTATCAGGACAGGCAGGCAAAGTTCACAATAAACCAGGTACAATTGCGGAAGGACTTTGAAAAAGCCAACAGGGCACTGGGAGTGGCCCAAAATAAACAGTCTGATTTGAACAAAAACGATGTGCAGTCCACTGCGAAGGACAAAACAAAGGCACAGGCAGCGGTGACTGCGGCTGAGGCCAAGGTTGCTAAAGTCAGAGCCCAGTTCGACTCAGCAATAACTGCCTTTGATGAAAGCCTGGGGGACTCATCCGACACCGCCTCGGTAGGCTATTTCGTGGAGCTTATCCGAAGGACAGGGAATCGGTTCCTCAAGGACGCACAGTTCGGGACAGCCTACAAGGATCCCAACGCCACCACGACCCTCCTGGACCTGTTGGGGGACAAGAAGGCGTCTCTTTCCAATGGTTCACTGCCTGGGATGTACCGTTACTACTCGGCGTCACATCCTCAGAAAGAGTACCAAGGGCAACCCGTAAAGAAGATCAAAAAAACGGACACCGGAACTAGCAGCGATACACTGACGCCCAATGACATGGCGGGGAAAACACTGCCCGTGCCGACGTTCCTGCCCTCCAATGAGATCGAGATCCAGCCTAATGGGGTACTGCCCCAGGCGCAGTTGGGGGCACGAGTTCCCATCTGGGGGATCAAGGTGTTGACCAACAGGATAGCGGGGGGTGAGTTCGTTCCTACCAACGAGATCCGGGAGATGATGTTTAGTCCCGTAGAGGTCACATTGTCACGGGGGAAGTCCAAGACTATAAAGCGTTCCTGGAGTTTGGAGTTTGGGGGCGGGTTCCTTTCCAAGGTGGAAAGTCAGATTGTGACCCTGGCTGCCAAAGCGACTCTGGAGCAAACACCGCAAAGCCTGTTCTCGGTGTGGTTGACCCTATTCAATAGTACGGGTCTCGTGCTGGCTGCTCTTGCAGCAAACGCTCATGGCACAGCGCCGATTGCAGATCTTTCCACATTTGTTGTGATTCCCGACGCTTTTTATGCCTTTGGTGCCGTGTGGCCAAGTACCACCCCACTCAGCACCTACAAACTGGCGGACAACCCCAGTGCCTCCAAGAAATTGTTTCGGGGTTCCTCTACCAGGAATTCCATCGATGTGTGGAAGAACGTGGCTCAGTGGTTCGCTGGGAATGTGCAGGAGCAGGTGCGAGCCATTAAGGACCAGTGGTTGGAGAGCACCGTAGCCCAAGAAACCAGCCACCAGACCACAATGGAGAGATTGGACCTTTTTGTGAAAACTTTGGCCGGTCCCTACGGTGACACGGTCCCCAAGAAGTTTTCTGAATCATGGACGGTCAGGACACCCATCACGGTGTTAGCGTACCCTCCTGTGTTCCCCGTGTCCGACGCTCGTGGCTACACCGTGATCGGCTCCTATCGTTACGGGCGGGACGTGGACACAGACCCCGGTGGTGTCCTGGATCAGTTGACCAGGCAGGACCCTCTCTCCCTGTTGAGCCAAGATCTGGTGGAGGACATTGTAGACGTCATCACCCTGGGTAAAGGTGATGATTCCGTGAAGGAGGTTGAGCGCAAGGTTTTGCAAAGCCTCCGAGACAACTTGACGGATGAGCAGATCCTGGACCTGGGGTTGGCCCGAACGACTGGTGACCCCACGGAGCTACAGATCAATCTTATCAACTTCCTGACGGACAAGGCCAAGGATGGGGTCCACAAGATCCCGTTGGTGAATGCTGGGTATTCACTGGCTGAACTGACATCAGGACTCAAGACGACGACCTGCACCTGTAAGGCAGCGGAGGCTGACATCCTGTTGGACATTGCGGGGCATGCTGATTTTATCCAGGTGGACACTCCCGGATCCCCGACTAGTTCCCCGTTGCCGTTGGCCTTGGGGGAACAGGGACTGGATGATGTGACCAGATTGCTGATGTCCTCATCGATGGGTCCGGCCTTGGATTGGGAGATGTCCCAGGAGGCTCTGCGGGGTTCCCTTCCGGACATGAAGCCCAGCAGTGTCGTGAGGACCATCAAGGATCTTAAAAAGACCTATGAGGACTTCGCCGCCCAGCAGAAGGCAGCGGCGGACAACCTGAAAAGCACTAGCAAAAACGTCATCGGTCAGGCCAACGAGGGCGTAGTAGACGCTTTCACGGGTGAGGAGAACTAATGGCCCCATCAGACACCAGTTCCAGACGTCCAGGTGGTGCCCCCTCTGTTACCCGTGGGCAGATGCGGTCCACAACCACGAAGGCCCAGCAGGATCTGAAGAAGGCTTCCCCTGACCAGAATTACGGGTTGGGGATCGCCAAGGTCACTAACTTGGACTACGAGGGCCACCTCGCTACGCTCCGTACCGTAGCGGGTGCCTCGGGCACCTATGAGCGTGTGCCTGTTCCCCTTACCTTCCCAGGGGCCGGTGCCCGCCACTTCCTCGGGGCGATGCCCCAGATCGGGGATTTCTGCATCATCGGTTGGATGGTGCAGGAGAGTGCCACATCGGACGTGGGGGAGAGTACCAAGACTCCTGTGATTCTGGGTTGGATGGTTCCGGGCATCTGGCCAGGCCGGAACTGGGTAACAACGGCGGAAACGACCGCCGACGAATACGAACTGGGACCGGGAGAAGAGAAATTCTGGGAGGGTTCCTATGATCGCACCCGGCACAAGCTCCGGCACATCCAACCCGGCAACATCGTAGGCTCCTCTGCCCAGGGTTCAGACCTTGTGCTGGATGAGAGTGTGACACTGTCCAACAGGCGGGGGAACGAGTTCCGCCTACGGGACCAGGACCAGGCTGCCGTACTCCGGGCGTTGCAGAGTTTCCAAGCGCTGGCTGGTGCCCGTGTCTACGCCGGGATGGTGCAGCGGGATGCCACATTCCTTCCTCCCACCATGGTGTCCGATGGAAAGATCTGGGATGATGGACTTCAGGCGGGGCTGGGACGCCCACTGACGGACAAGTCACTCCCCTCAAGTCTGAGTGAAACCCAGGGGTTCCTGACACCATCAGCGAACTTGGCTAAGAGCACTGAGGATTCGACGCTCACTCGAAGCTATCTTGCCCCGGACCCGTACCTGGATCCCCTCCAGTTTCTTCGGTACGGGGGTTTCATCAACGAATTCGGGCAGGTCGTAGATGATAAGCATAAAACCGATGCAATCTACGGGGCGAAGTCCCTGTTCCGTGTGTCCAATCAGAGCAAGGGAAATGCTGTCACCAACCCGGATGCCCGGACGTTGACGGAGTACCGTATTGAGGTTACCCACACCTCGGATGGGATTTTGCCCGTCACCGAGCAGACGGACATGCTCGATGTAGACCGGATCCCGGAGAACGACCCGAAGACGGGGTCCACGACACCGAACGTCAACGCTCCGTACATAGAGTGGGTGCTGGGATCCGTGGTCGGGAACGACCCTTTCTCAATTGCCGGGAGGAAGAGCTACGGGCTTCCTCTGGTGGCCTCCGTTTTTGACGGGGACACTCCCGCACCAGGGATAGAACCTGCCAACATTACATTCGTTGGGGGTGGGGCCAGTTCAACCCCCATCTTGGAGCAAGCCGCTACGCTGTTCCGGTTGACACCCCCTACTGGAGGTGTGTCCGAGACGTTCGTGTCCTACAACAAGCAAGGGCAACTCAGGGCCAGCATCGGAGGCGACCCGAAAGGCAACGCAGTGGAAGCGTTCCTGAGGGGTGGCCTCAAATTGGGCGTTGCAGGAAAGTTCCAACTGCTGCTCGATGGGCACACCGAGTTCGGAACCACTGGAACGAACAGCCTGGCCTTCACGGCGCAGGAGGGCTCAGTTCGCATTTTCGGTGGGGGACCTATCAAGTCACACGAAGCTGAGATGGAGGCCGTGTTGGGCACGGGGCGGGGCGCAGGGGACGTTCCTGCGGTAGACATTGAGGCCCGAACCAACCTTCGCCTCCTTGCGGGCAAAAAGGTGCTCATCCATGGGCACCAGACCGAGGTCAGTGCGACCTCCGTGCAGATCACTGGGCATGAGGATTTGAGCCTCGACGGAGTCAAGAGGACATCCATTTCCTCCGAAAACTTCCAGATCACTGTGGGTGGGAAATGCCAGGAGTCCTACGGTGGTCCCAAGTACGGTCTCCCCACGAATTTCCCCCTCCACGAGCGGACTTACGCCCCTACGGTGCCAGGTTTCGTCTGTGAGAAGGTGACCTATGTGGCGGGGGATCGTGAGGAAACCTTCAACCTGGGGAATCACAAGACTTCCATCAAAGTCGGTAACATGACCTATGAGACCCTGGTGGGTGTGTGGAAGGCCAAGGCTGCTACCAGCACCTTGACGATGAGCCCTGCTGGGATCAACGCCACGGCAAGTGTTGGCCCCCTCTCCCTTACGGCCTCGGCGGGCACGGCAACAATGACAGGCACGGCGGCTGCTTTCCTTGTAGCGACTGCGGGGGTGGCGACTGTGAGAGGATCCTCGGGCGTGTTGCTGGCAGGGCCGATTTTTGGAACGGACAGTGGCCCAATTCTCTGCGCCGGTTCTCTGGAACCCTTCACGGGGCTGCCGTTCGGAACTTGGGGTATCGGGGCCAAGGGCCATCTGATCGCTAGTTAGCCTATTTGTCCTTCTGGTATAGGGAAGATAGGGTTGGGGGCGGAAATGCCAAAGCGAGCAACTTTCCAAGTCGGTCAGCGGTACGGGCGTTTGGTGATCACTGGTGATGCCCCTCGTGCCCCCCATGGGCAAACTCAGGTGCAATGCCTCTGCGACTGTGGCACCGTCGTGGTCAAAGTCCTGCACAAAATGATGTCGGGACACACCCGTAGTTGCGGGTGTCTTCGGGGGGTTTCACACGGGGTTACTTCCGAAACGTCTATGTTGGGACAAAGGTTTGGGCGACTCACTGTGACCGGCAGAAACAGGAACAATACACGGGAGGGTGGTACTCAATGGGACTGCCTCTGTGATTGTGGTCACCCCACCACTGTGCCACTGAATCGCCTTCGTACTGGCATCACACGTAGTTGTGGTTGTCTTCACCACGATAATGCCGTTTCCATGGGGAAGTCGAACAAAGGCAAACGGGCGCACAACTGGAAAGGTGTCGGTGAAATTTCCGGTTGTTTTTGGAAGCAAATCCTGGCAGGGGCGGAGCAACGAGGATTGTCCGTCACTGTCACACACCAGGAGATTTGGCAGCTTTATCAGAGGCAAAACGGAAGATGTGCCCTAACGGGATTTGCACTGACCTTTGACAGGATTGGCGTTCGGTCAAGCGGGAATGCATCGCTTGACCGCATCGACAGCACTAAGGGTTACGAGATAGATAACATCCAATGGGTAGAGAAACGGGTGCAACAGATGAAGTGGGATATGGCCCAGGCTGAATTGGTTTTCTTGTGTAAAGCTGTTGTAACGCACAGTGCCCGAAGGGACTGATATGGCCCTGACCCCAAACCAGCTCTACCAGACCCTGGCCCAGAATAGGGCTTCGGGTGGTTTCCCCTTCGGGGGTGTTCCTTATGATGGTCTCGCACAGGGGATTGCTTCGGGCGTGATCCAGTGGGGCATCAACCAACCGACGAACTTGGCGCTCAAAGGGGTGGCTACGGGACAGCCCGGTATGGGTGTGATCGAGGCTGCGAGCAGCAAACTGGTCGTTCCTCCGACTGTGGACGTGGTGGTATCTGCCCTATCAGGAGCGGGGATGCAGGGGCCTTTGTCCCTCTCTCTGGCGACGGCGGTGACCATGGGGATCTCGCAAGGATTTAGCAGTTATGGACAGTATTCCGGTGTCGCTGCTGGGATTAGCGTGGGGCAGGATGTCTCTAAGGTCATCGTGGCGAACGGTCCTGCTCTGGTGGGTATCTTACAGGGTACCTTAAGGGCCTCGCTTGGTGCTGGAGCGGCACTTTCGATGATGGCTCAAGGTCTTGGGATCGGGATAGCCTCGTTGCTTCTGTTGGGAGTCGGGACGGCCTCTGTGACGCTGCCTGCGACTCCCCCCGTTGTGGCGGGAGTTCCTGTCCCTGGCACTACGAACTCGGTGGTGGTGTAATGGGTTTCAGTTTCGACGGTCATGTATTGCGGGGGGCACGGATCGCTCCCAGTAACGCTGTTACCTCAGGGGAGCCCGTCACGGGGGTCATCCGTGATCCACGCTCTGTCCCCACGGCATACACATTAAAGGTCGGGTCACCCCTGGGTGAGCCTCCGACCTTTGTGGACGCAGCGGCTGATAAGTACAGGGCCGGAATCCTAGATGCACCGGGCACAACTCCGGTTGAGTATCTGGTATGGGCGCAGAACACGGCATCCCTGTCATGGGTGGATGACCCATCTTGGTGGCTGGAAACGGGAACAGCGACATACCCCACGGGTACCCTGAGCGTGACCGACGTCGTAGCGGGTGAGACTTGGACGGATGGGGCAGCCCACCTTGTGGTTACGGACGAGGGGAACAGGAGCCTCAGTCGCATCCTGGCGGTTGTTGTCGCTCGGGGCGATCAGGACTACGACGATGACGGTTGGATCGATCCTGACGATGTGAACCCAGCCAACCATCCGGGGGGCCAGCCCCGTAAGGGCAACGCCCCCTACGTCACCCTCTATTTCGAGGCCGACGAGCAGAGTCCGACCCTTGGGATGGCCTATCTCACGGACGTACAGCAGACCGCTCTCGCCGGGGGCCTGTCCCTTCGCAGAGGGGACTACGTGGTGGCCGTCCACTACACACTGGCGTCGTCCCGCTTCTGGTGGACGAGGAACGACCGCTACGAGACCCGGTTCGGGTGGGACGGACAGGCTCGGCGTTGGGCACCATACAAGGGCACGGCAGTCAAGAATCTGGGTGCAATGGTGCTAGACCTGGATTACACGATGAGCCCTAAGGTCAACAACCTGCCCGTGGGGACCTTCCTACCGGGTTCTTCGGCAGCCCCTGACCAGTACTCGATGATCCGGGTGGGGTCCGTACCGGGGGCCACAGGGACGCCTGTGGGGTCTGTCCGTGTGGTGGCAGACAGTGACTTCGAGGACTATGACTTCGCAGCAAACCCTTGCAATGCTGTAATGGGTCAGACGGGTGGGAAGCTCGCTTTTAACCCGGAATTTGCGACGGCCCATGCTGGTGAGACCATCTGGTACTCCTACAAGGGCTACAGCCCAACCTCGGACGGAATCGTGGGTCCGATGCGGCTTGCAGATGCCACACCCCTGTACTTGGCCCCGATCCCTGGTCCGACTGATCACCCCTTCATCCATTTTGGGAGTCGGAATCCTCTGACCCCTATTTTGGTCACCACTGATGCGGCTCTGGCATCAATCAACACAGTGGACCCCGGTACGGTTGCCGTGTCTCTTTCGACCGGGAAGTTGCGTTTTGCCCCCGAAGACGTACAGCGGGCTGATCCCTCAACCCCCCTGTTTGACAAGTACTTCCTGGGAGAGGACGTCATTTACAAGGGGGTGGCTCTTAACAGCCAGCCCCAGCCTACTCGTGCTCCTGTGGCACTCGTGGATGAAGCGGGCGCTGTGGCTACGGCACAGGATGACCCGTTGTACATCCCGGACGCAGTAGAACTGCCCACCGAGTTTGCGCTGGACGACCCCCGAAGAGGACTCGGGGTTTCGGGCATCCTCGACGCCCCGGACGGTACAGGGGGTCTTCCCTCCCAGCCCGGTGTTGCAGCCACGGTACGTCCGGGGGGCGACACCATCGGGGCACAGAACTTGGGTCGGATCCGTCAGGTAGACGACGGGGTTGGAGAATCCATCTTGTTCTCCCGTGAAGGGGCCATCATCACGTTGGAGGAGGTGACTCTGGAGGCTGACCTCCCGACCATGGGCTTCAAGGTCAAGGCCAGCAAAGCCTATGTAGCAAGGGAACGGGGTGTAGAGGGATCTCTGGTGGTGCTGGGCCGAAGTGATCGGAAGAGCTTCGGGGATAACGCTGTCTACTTCCTTCAGTCGTCACTGACTCCAGCGACCTTCACTACGGACGCTGTGGTCTACTCCAGGGGACGGGACATCTTCAGGTTCACTGGTGATGAGGTGTTCTACTATGCCGTGGACGGTACGGCATACCTGTGGACACCCACTCTGCTGTTGGCAGCCTACCCTAACAACAGTTATTTCACACCCGAGATGGTCGCCGCATCCCTTCAGTCTGACACTCTTCCGTTGCCTCCCGCCGGGACGGCCACCGCTGTGAGCGGTCGTGTTGCAATCCGAGGAGCGACCTCGGTGGAGATCGGTTTCGGGACGGACGGGGAAAAGGATCTTTCCGGTTGCACTGCCTTGGGCCTTATGCCTGGGTGGCGTGCCGTGAACGGGGTCCAGAACTGGCTTCCTGACTCAGGGGTCACTTTGGGACTCCCTCGCAGCCCCTCCAACATGGACCGCAGCAGTGCCACCCCGGACTACGCCGCAGTCGACCGGGTCGAGAACATCATCCTGTCCGAGAGTGTTCCTCCCAGCCCCTTCACGTTCCTGGACAATGTGCCATTGCAGGACATCGCTGGGTATGACGACGGGGTCTTCTTCACCCTCCAGTACCTTGCCCTTAATGGGGACGAGATCGAGGTGGTCAACAAGCCCCTCCTGCACTACGAGGACATCATTCACAGGTTTGGGCAGCGGAAGTTTGACTGGGTGGAGGACAGCATCGCCTTGGGTGTCGTGGACAAAACGACCACGACCCTGAACTTGGGTGTTCCCAGCCTGGTGCCGGAGACCCTGCTGGGGATCCCTGAAATTGCCGCAGGGCTGCTGGTGGCCCCTGATGGTGGTGTTTACATCTTTCAGGATCCTGACACGGACTTCGTTCTGCCCCAGGACGGGGTGTCCGGGAACGTGATCCTGGTCGAGCGGTTTGGTTCCTTGGTGACCTATGGGTCCAAGGGTGCCCGCCTGACCGACCCCACTCACTTTGAGGATCAGTCCGCTGACTTCACCCAGGCCAAGGTTGGCTACCGCCTGAAGATCACCTCCGGGGATAACACCGGCTCCTATCTTGTGGAGGAGATCCTTTCGTCTACACAAGTGCGATTGGCACCTGCGATCCCAGAGGAGTCCCAGATTTGGATGACGTGGGAGCTTTTCACGGGACACACCTCGGATGTGTATGACCCGGCGCTTGTCGCTGACATGGTCTACAAGGACTTCCAGCTTCTCCCTGAGGAGCCTTTCATCATCAGGATACTGCATCTGGCCGGGCTTGTGCCTGCAACCCCAGCGGAGCAGGAGGCCAACCGACTTCAGGTGGACATGGGCGAAGCGGTGGAACTTGATCGTCCTATCAGCCTCCGGTTCGGTTTGGAGGCAGTCAACCTTACGAATGAGGCGACACTGACGGCCCTCAGGAAAGTCCCCATGGGGACGATGGCCAACAACCTGCTGACGCTCCCCGATGTGAACAGTTCCCGTTTCTCCACGGAGGCGTTCTCCGTTCAGGTGGGGAGGGCAACTTTTAGCCACGGGGCCGGTGATCTGGTGGGGGTTGCGTCCTTCAGTTCGGATCCGTCAGGAATTGAGTACCTGACCGCTGACATTGTTGTTGGCGGTGTGACGACACCGAAGGGGCGTCTCAAGTTTGGCACCACTGTGTTGACTTCACTGACGGGGGCCAAGGTCTACTACCAGGAGGAGTTCCTGGGTGCAGCCCTGCTCGTCAGTGGAGAGGCGGAGTTTGACCCCTCAGACGGTTGGTTCAACTTGTCCTCCGCTGACCTGACGGTACACGCTGGGAAGAGGCTCTATTTTGTGGAGCAGTTGGAGACCGAAGGGCACAGGGATGTTTCCATCAATCCAATGCTGGGTGCCTTCTCCCCCAACGTGCCCCTCCCGAGGGGGGCGGTGGTGGAGGTTCTTTACTGGCGGGCGGACCTTGAGGGGCGGCGGATCGGTGACCAAGTGGTCGAGTTCCTTCCCGTTTTCGTGCGGAAAGAACAGGCGCAGTTGGTTGCCCCCAACATCTACAAGTTCAACCATGCTCTTGAAGACACCGTGTTCCAAGACATCGAACCTTCCGTGTGGATCGGTGCGATGATGCAGAACTTCGGGCAGGTCGACTGTGTTGTCGATTACCCCGAGGATTGGAACGGAGCCGGGCGTGTCACGTTCGTGAGTAAAACAGTGGACGCCACGGACCCCGTGACCGTGACCTTTGCCGTGTACGAAGCCCAGGGCGGGGAGCGTTCTTACGAGGCCAGTCAGAAAAACATCTATCGTCCACCCTTTTTCATCAAGGCGAACCAGAGCCGGTTTGGGCTCAGGACGGATAGGACAGCAGAGTTCGAACCGGGCCAGATGATTCGGATTGGTGAGGACTGCTTCTACATCCGCTCCCTGAAGTACTTTCCGCTCGAAACCGATGGCAGCGGGGATGTGACCGAGGTCAACATCTTCCCCTCTACCATAAACGAGGTGGGCAGCAGGGCTCCTGGTAACGATCTGCTGAACTACATTACGGACAAGCCCCTCACGACGGTGGTGGACCCCGATGGGCCGACTCCTGTGCCCACAACGGCAGCCGCTGGGTTTATGTCAGCTATTGATCTGACACAGTTTCCTTTTGAGTCTGTGGTGCGAGGCCAGAAGGTTGTCATCTTCAGAGGTGACCTTACGGAGTTCGCTGTGCCGGGCCATGTTATCGAGATCGGGGGCGCACCCTACACCATCGGTAGTTCCGAGATCACGGAGGATGGGACACGCACGAAGATCACGGTGACGGGGAGCTTCCATCGGGCCTTCGACATACTGGCAGCCCCCATCGTCAAAATCTCCTACCGTCCGGTGTACCCTCCGAACTTCATGGAGTTCGTGGGCGTGGGTCCGGTTCTGGACTCTGAGACGGTGGAACTTGTCCTGTTCGGGGAGACCCTGAGCAACGGTGAGGAGGCACCGGGGCGGACCCTGGTGCCTGACGTGGAGTACCATCTGGACTACACGTCAGGGGCTGTGCAGCTTCTGTGGCCTCCGCAAGCTGGTCTGCAGCCCAACCAGTGGCTCCTTCTGACCTTCACCAAGCTGCGGACCCTCCAACCCTATCTCAAGGATGAGGTGCTGGTGGAGCCTCGGTTCCAGGCGTCGTTCTTGTCCGTCACGACACCCAGCGAAGCGAATGACAGACTGGGTGCAACCCTCGCTGCGACGTTCACCTTTTCCAGCCCGGACTCATTCTACTTCCGAGCCGTGGAGTTGACCCAATTCCTCAGCGAGGCAGCCCAGGAGGCTATCCGGGACATCAACGCCACGTCTCCCGCTGGGGGTTCCATTCAGATCTCCGCCGGAGGGACCGACAACTGGCAGCAGGGGCGTTTTGGGTTGATGGGGGAGAAGGCACACCTCTCGGACCTGGATCGGGCAGCCAGGACGTTCCTGGGCTTCTACAATGACACTGTCGTGGCCTTCGAACAGATCCAGGAGACCATCTCGGGAGGTTTCGTCGGGGATCGGGATGGGAAGTTCCGGTTCTGGGTGGGCTACGGGAAGGACTACCCCACGCCTGGGTACGAGGACGCCATCTCAGGTGGTCTCCTGTCAAGGTTTGTGTGGGCGGACGCAGTAAATTCTGAACGGGTGCTGGGCGCTCCAGCATTCCTGACCCTGGACGATTGGGTGGTGGCTCCTGACTCCGTCACGTTGGAGGATGCTGAGATCAGTGGTTCTTTCCTGGGTCCAAACACGCTGAATATAATGCAGACCATCCAGGGTGCATTGGTTCAGAATGATGTGGACGACGTCGTTCTCCTCAAGCTCGGAAAGACGCACATTACAGGGACGGGGGCGGATCCCTATTACCACTTCAAGGCCAAGGGTGTCTTCGGGCGCATGTCCGATCAGCATCAGTTCTCCCGCATCTTCCCCACCCGGACCAAGGCATTCTTCCGTCTGTACCCCGGCGCAGGGGCACAGATGGAGCCGGGAGCCTTCAACCCTGGCGTCTACACGGCAGGACGGGACATCAACGGGGAATGGCTGAAGACCACGGGTGAGCAGATTGGCCAGATCAGTAATCCCGTGCTGGGGGACATCCAGGGTGTAGATTCCATCGATCTGGTCGAGAGACGGGCGAGGGGTCGCATCTGGGGGTACTTTCCGGATGGGCTACCTGGTGGTCTTTTCGACGGGGGTGCTTCTCCTCCGGTCCCTGTTGCCTGCATCATCGTGACGCCGCTCCTTTTAAGGGACGTGCCCGTGGATCCTGAGACGGGCTACCCTGATGACACACGATTCCTCTCCACAGTGCCTCCTGGGGATCTGGGCGACGCCGTTGCTGGTGACCCAGAACTGGCCGTGCCCGGTTTCGAGGCAGGAGATCAGTTGGGCTGGGGGAAGCCGGACGGAACAGAACTCGGTGCCTTCTGTCCCACAACTGTCCTGATGTGGGGTGCCACGGAACCCACGGGCCTCTTCGTCAGAGAAGTCCTATACGGGTGCGTGATTACCTTCCAGGACTACTTGGCCGCCCCGATGGCGCTCCCTGAGGAAGTCCTTGTGGTGGACACACCCGCCCACGAGTACCCCTTGGAGCGGGGCGACACACTGATGGTGGTTTCGCCCTCAGGGGTGGCGATGCAGGCTCCTCAGGTGCCAGACCTGACCACGGCTCCCACCTTCCAGACGTTCGCTGACAGTACGGTGCTGGCCGGACTGTATCGGGATGGCTATGACTTGGGGACCAAGTCAGACGGACAAGTCATCGACAAGTCCCTCCCCTCCCTTCAGGACCACGCCTACATCCCGTTGAAGGAGTTGGCGGGACAGAATGTGCCTGAGCCCACCTCCTCGGTGGAGGGTATTCTGGAGTTCCTTTACATGAACCAGAACCCACTCAAAGTTCCGGCTTTGCTTGGGGGTTGGGTGGACGACTCGGGGGACTTCTCGGTCCCATACATCCGCACGGGCAACACAGAGATCGATCGCTTCGAGGACATCTCCGTTGTGGTGTCCGAGGCGATCTCAGCCAGGTCCGACACGGTGCCAACCGAGGCGGTGTACCCGGACGAAATCCTGAGCCTGAACGGCGTGGTGAACGTCGTTGGGGACACTCCTGCGTCCCTAGATGTGGATGCGGACCTGTTCCCCGTGGTGCCTGGTCCCATCGTTCCTGGGATCGGGAATGCCCGACCCTACGACCTGATCTTGGTTCAGGAACCAGCCTTGTTTGAAGACTCTGACTTCACCACGTTAGCAGGGTACACGTTGGGGCCGCACGGCATCCTGTCCATAGGACGAGCGGAGACCATCCCCGGTGGGACGGCGGTTGAACCCCCGAGGTTCGTCACCCACACGGCAGCCCCGCCCGCCGGACTCAGCCCCGTGACGGGAGATGCCGTCAGATACAATCTGACCAATGCAATGGTGTTCGTGGATGGTATCTATCCGCCGGATCCCCAGGTGGGGGTACCGCCAGCGGGTGTTGCGGTCTTTGAGGACACACTGGCTGGGATCACGGTGTTGGACTTCACCTCTGTTCCCATGGCCCTGAACGATGGGATCACCCGAGGGGTGGGGAACCTGAACGACGTTTACTTTGCGGGCAACCCGATTACCATCAGGATGATTGCCCGCCCAGACCCGAACGTAGTTGCGGGGCCGGTTGGACCGAACCCACTGCCCTCGTTGACGGGCGGTGTGGAGGCTCTCCGAATTACTCTCTGGCAGGGTATGGCCTTCGTGTGGACCTATCAGGACGACTTCAACCTGGCACCTCCTATCGGTGTGGCGCTGGGTGGTCCTCCCATCTTTGGGGACAATGTCGTTCCGGTGCTCCCCGTTTCAGACAACCGCCAGATCATCATTCCTGGCCTCGGCATCATCCCCTGGGGTGCTGTCCCACCGAACACATGGTTCCTGCCTCACACGCTGACACCGGGGCCGCTGTATACGATGATCTACGGGTTCGAGTACAGCTTTGACATCGACGCCAGAGGGTTCTTGCACTGGGCACCCGCAGCGCCGATCTGGGGATCCCTGACAGCCTGGGTGGATGAGGACCGCCTCACCTTCCACGAGACCTGCGACCTGCGTTACGCATCAGAGCGGGGTTTTGTGCATCCTCTTAATCCCGCTTTGGACCTTGAGACCCAACTCACCGTGGACGAGGTCCGGCTTGGGCGGGATGCAGCCACTTGGTACTGGTCCGACGTTAACGCCAGGGCCAACGGTTGGACAGGTGCCCCGATTCCCTTCACGTTCTTGATGCGAGTTCCACCCTACGTGGGTGAATGGCAGATGGCGGCTGGTACCGTCAGCGAGCGGGGGTCTATCCGGGTGATGGCTTTTGAGGGGCATGACAACGTCCCCATTGAAGGGGTGACTGTTGCTTCGGCCACTGTGCCTTCCTGTGACTACCCACCCAACCAGACCGCTGAGATCTGCTCCGGCGTAGGGGTCACATCCAGCAGGCTCAACACCTGGCTCACCCCGGCGGAGGTCGAAAGTTCAGACTGTCGCCTCACGGCCATCACCCCAAGCTCAGGTTCCGTAGGGGCCGTTGAGAAGGGTGACGTGCTCGTCATCAATGGTTCCAGTAATCTGACATATCCGGGCACCCTGTACGCTGGGACGTACCTTGTCCGGCATGCAGTGGAGACCTTGGGTGGTTCCTACCGAGCGGTGGCTCCTACGTCCACCACGGGGGTAGGGACGGGTTGGTGCCCAGTGGTCTATCCCACGGTGTTGGGGTACGACAATGTCACCAATGAACTGACGGTCTCCGATTTGGCCCCCGCAGCGGGAGGACCCCTTGTGGGTGGTGTCAATGTCGGGTTCCCTCTCCCTGCGGCAGGCACCCGAGTCTTTGTGTTGATTAGTCCTGCAGGGTTGGCTTCATTCGATGAGTTGACTTTCCGTGGGTCTGTGATCAGTGCCGAGTACTCTGGGATGGCGATGGTGGCTGGACGGGGCGTCTTCACGGTAGCCAACTGGCAGGATGCAATGGGGACGGTGATCACGGAGGCTGAGTTCGAGCTTTCCGCCACCGTAGGAACGAAGATCTCGGGGATGCAGTTCCTTCCCGTACAGGTTTCCGGGGCCGAGTACGGTTTGCCCCATGACAACTGCGTGGGCGTTGATGATGCAGCCCTTTCCATCTATGGGTTCCGGCGGCTGACCTTCAGGCCGCCCACGTCGTTGACTCATTTCCCTGCCGCCCCGGATAACGCTCAACCTGTGGTGTTCAACTCTGCGGGGGCACCCGGCGTGACGGACGGGGCCTTGGACAGGGTTGCGGGGTTCAACACCTTGATCCCCATGGTCTCTGCCCCGGAACCGGGGCATGAGTTCCTGCCCAGTCCAGCGACTCCGGTCTACCACTGGGTCGCACACACGTTGGACGTGCAGGCGTTTAACAGCCTGCTTCAGCTTTGGGACACCCTGAATGTGGCTGGTGGCTCCTACGGCGGCATCCATGGTGCGACGGGAGTCCGGTGCATCCTCCCTGGGACCGAGATGGCTATGACCAGTGAAAATGTCGGGGTGATGCTCCCAGGCTTCCGTGCCCAGGCAGGGATCTTCCTGGAGCCCTCCGTGCCTCGTGCCGGGTTGGATCTGGTTCCGGCAGTCAGTCACGTTCGGGTTGTTGACCAGGACCACAGTCTTCCTGACCCCACTCTTGCGGCAACGGATGATGTGCGAGAGATCTGGATGAGGAACGCTCATGACTACTACCTGGGAGGTGGTGCTTCTACGCAACCGAACATCCCGGAAGAGGTCACCTTCATTGTGAGACGCATCCGTCGTTTTCACAACGTCGGGGGTTCTCCTACGAACCTGATGCCCCTGCGATATGCCTACGAGATCCGCCGAGGAATGATCACTGATTACACTGTGATGCCCAGCCAGATGTGCATCGTGCAGGCCAACTCTTTCACAATGAACTGGGAATCGATCAAGCCCGCAGGGTCACCCAAAGCGAACGACGCTTGGAATGACGGTGCCACCTACCTGGGAACCAACCTGGGGCCGTTCAACAACGAGGACGTGAACGCCCACGCCGGGGACACCTTCCGGCTCCTGGATCGTTTCGGGGACGTAGTGGAGGAAGCCGAGATCAGTTCCGTGAGGGAAGGACATGAGTTGGTTCTTGTTCCTCCAGGGTTGCAACTCTATGACCCCTCTAACGGGACCGTGCGGTTCGAGATTTTCCTCCGGCACGCTCCGGTGCCCCATGAGCAGACCAACGAGCAACTCCTGGATGTCATTACTTCTCGGGCTGTCACACGCACGGACGCTACCTGGGGTGTGGCCTCAGAGTTGGGTGGTTACGTCCCAGAGGTCACAGGTGGGGCCACCTATGCTGGTAATGTCAACAAGCTCTACGACGACCTGAACGCCCCAGGAACCGGGGGCCAGACCTTCGGGGCGTTGGGGGTACAGAAGGGTGATATCGTTGTGGTGGATCCCATCGGGTTGATTCCTCAGAACTTAGCGGGCGATCCCACAACGCAAGAGTTGGCGATGCGTCCGGTGGGGGACGATTCTGTAGACGTCAGGATCGGTGCCGGAGTGTATGTGCCTGGACGCCCGAACCCTCTGGATGACAACAGGGGCTTCTACAGGGTTCTCCAGGTGGTCGATTCGGTGACACCCCCCTACTTGCTGGTGAATCCGGTTACGGAATTCACGGGGACAGATGTCGCTCCCGTTGTGTTCGATCCTACGGATGACACCCGAGCGTATGCGGTGTACCCCTCGATCCACGACTCTTCTTTGGCTGCGACTGGCGAGGAGGGGCAGATGGATCTTCGTCCGACGAGGGCGAGGAATCCTGCGAATGGTTCCTTCAAGAACTACCCCAGCGGACTCAGCAACCACTCGGTAAGGCCCTTCTCTTATCAGGTGATTCGTCCGACGCAGTTCTTCACGGACGCCACCATTGACTTGGTCCTGTCCACTCGGGAACGGATGCTCTCCCTCATCGCTTTGATCAATCAAATTGGGCACACCAAGGGTGGCAGTTATTTCATCTTCCAACGGGACACCCACCTGTACGATGTGGGCAGCCCGACCGACCCGGAGTTGGGCCTCGGTGTGGCCTCTAACGACTACCTCATGTCCGTGGTGGGCCGGGTGGATGTGATGCCCTATGCCAATAACACGACCTGCTTGTCCCTTCTGGACAGGAGGTTCTGGATCCTGGACGAGAAGCTGGACTTCCTGACGTATGATGCAGCCAGCGGGACGGGGATGAGAAGGGCGGGTCCAGGGGACACCCCATACACTGAGTACTCTACAGTGACGGGGAGCATGGTCCGCCCTGTGCTGCCAGACTTGGTAGACGATGTGCTGGATCAGTCTGAGAGGCTCCGGGACGTGCGGTACGTCTGGTTGGCCTACCGGACTCATCAGGTTCTGGGCACGCTTGCCTCACTGAGCCGCTTTGACGCTGAGTTACCCAAACGTCTTCAGGAACAGGAGCAGTATCTGCTCCTGAAGGAATCGATGGAGAAGGTCTCTGAAACTTGATAAGTGTTCAACGGTGCTTTAAGATGTTGGTCATGTGCATGACTATCACGCAGGCAGAGGGGAAAAGTGCTTCTAGCTCATGAAATAAGGCTCCGTCCCTCCCGAACGCAGGAGGAATACTTTCGTCATGCCTGTGGTGTGGCGAGGTTCACGTACAACTGGGCGTTGGAACATTGGAAAAGCGCCTACGAGGCGGGAGAAAAACCTTCTGGATCTTCTCTCAAGAAACAGTTCAATGCTATCCGTCGTGAGAAGTTTCCCTGGACTTATGAAGTTCACAGGGACTGTACAGCCCAGTCTTTCACGCAACTCCAAAAGGCGTTCACGCATTTTTTCCATCGTATGAAAGCGGGTCGAAAACCAGGCTACCCCAAGTTTAAAAAACGAGGTGGGTGCAAGGACTCTTTCTACATAGCTAATGACCGATTCCGATTAGACAACAAACGTATCCACTTACCCAAAATAGGATGGGTCAGGTTGCGTGAAGTCCTACGTTTCGAGGGTATGATCACCAGTGCTATCGTCAAGCGTGTAGCTGACGCCTGGTTCGTTGTAGTACAGGTCGATGTCGGTGACTATCGACGTGACCGCATTGCCAATAGTGAGGTCGGTGTCGATTTGGGTATCAGATCCTCTGCTACACTCTCCACCGGGGAGCATATTCAAGGACCAAAGGCCTTGAAAAAGAACCTGAGGAAGTTGCAACGGGAGTCCCGTTGGCATTCCCGCAAACAGAAGGGATCAGCAAATCGCCGTAAATCGACAATGAAATTGGCTCGATTGCACCGTCGGATCGGTTACGTCCGATCCGACTATCTGCACAAACTGAGTACAAGGCTCTGTCGTGAGAACCAAGCGATAGGGATCGAGGATTTGGCTGTACAGAACATGGTTCGTAATAGGCGGTTGAGCCGCCACATCGTGGATGAGGGATGGGGGGGGTTTCGACGGCAGATCAATTATAAGGCGGTCATCTTTGATGACGTGGTCGTTGTTCATGATCGTTTTTACGCTTCGTCGAAGACCTGTTTTTTGTGTTGTGAAAAGAGGGCTAAGTTAAGCCTATCCGAGCGTACCTTCAAGTGCGCCTGCGGTTGGGAAATTGACAGAGATGTCAATGCCGCTTTGAACTTACTACCGTGGGTTACACGGGAAGTTACGCTTGTGGAGAAGGAAGCGCTGGTTTTGGCATTAGCTGAAACGAAACTGCCTTTGATGAAGCAGGAACTAACCCCTACGCCTTTGTGCGTGGGGGAAAGGTATCAGAAGGCCTAGTGGAGATCCCTAAAGAAATTCAGGACTTGCTGGACAAACTCGGGGTGGACCCTGGGGCCTGGGGTGAGATGGAAGGGCACGCTGCCACTCCTCCCCTGATGCAGCGTCAGGCTGAAACTCTCGTCAAGCTCCGCACCTTCCTGGAGACTATGGTGGCCCAGGATCAGGCCGCATTGTCGGGGCTGCATGAACAGTTGGCCCGACTGAAACACGGTGGGGGATCCTGATGGCGAACTCGTGGGGAACACTGACGTTTGAGATCCCGGACTTTCTGGATGACATCCGAAACGCAATCAACAGCGTGGCCGAATGGATGGTTGCGGTGTTGGACATCGCCCTGCTCGCTCTGAACTTCATCAAGGCGTTTCTGGTTGGCTTCCTCGATCCAATTATTGCATTGGTGCAGGCCCTCATTGATGAGATCAACGCTCTTCTCCGGGACTTGAGGCAGTTAGGGTTATACCTGACGGGGGATTGGAACCTCTTGGAGGATCCCGACACGTTGAAGGGCGGCTTCCAGGAGTATGAGCGGAGGATGATCGCCCGCCTCACGGATAGGACGGATCCGTCACGCCCTGACGTTTCCGCAGCGACCACCGTCCTGTCCATGTTCTTCTATGTGTCCGTGGACCTGTCCGAGTGGGAGCGGCTTGACCGCACCATCAGGATGTTGCTCGCCTACTTCAAGCAGTTCCCCGCCCTGGCTAGTTCTCATCCTGCCGTAGCAATCACGGAGGTTCTGTACGGGGCATCCGCAGCGAATTTGATGGACTTCGGAGACATTGGGGCCTTTTTCACGAAGGAGAGTACACCTCCTGCACTGGCTCTGGTGAAGTGGCGGGTCGACAAAGCCTTCAAGGGTGATGCGTTTTTGCCCCCGATCTCCATTCCTCCAGGCGGCTTCATCGTTACGGTGTCCACGGTGCCCGAGGGCATCCCCATCGTGTATGACCGTCCTCAGGGGGACCAGGATAAGAAGAAGGTGCCGGGCACATCCACGTTGGCGCAGCCCCGAGAGTATGGGCCGGTGCTGATGTCCGATGGTCGTCCCCTCATTCTGTACGGTGGGGGGGAGATGATCTATCCGGTCCCTGCCTCTATGACTTACAACTGGGGGATCAAAGACGGGGCGTTGGTTGATGGGGCAACCCGAGTTTATGGTCTGCTGGGATCGGGGAGGACACCAATCCCAATCGACCTCCTGAAGAACGGGGACGACTACTATCTCCAGCGGACCTTCTGGGTGTCCCCCAAGGCCGTTGGAGGGGCCTTTGCTACCGGGGAGTACTCCATCCTTCTGAAGGGTGAGGAAATGCCACGTGCAGCCCATGTCGTAGCCGACTCGGGTGGGGAACTTCAGTTCGTGGATGATGGCCCTGCTGCGACCCTTTACGTCCGGGTGGCGACCTGTTCCAAGGCCGTGGCCAACTCCGGGGCCTTCCGATATCAGTTTCAGGAGGGGACGAAGAGCATCACGGGGCAACCCATTCAGGTGGGGGTCAGTTCTGATGGGGTGGAGGAGGGCAAATCTCCCACGGATATCGGATCCTTCAGCAATCCCCAGCAGATCGTGTTTGCGAACACCAACACCAAGGAGTACCTGGATGCTCTGCGGGTGGCCCTCCTGGTGCTTGTGTTGGTGCGCCCCGACCTACAGCCGCTGGATGAGATTGAGGGGACGGTGTCTACCGAGACCTTCGAAAACCTCAAGTCCAGCAAAGTCATCACCGAGGGGTTGGCCCTCGGCTACTGCGGGTTGGAGTCAGTTCAGCATCTGACGGGTGTGGTCTATGACCAGAAACTGTCCTACGCTGATGCCATGAAGGTGTCGGACGCTACCGTGTTGACTTTCCGTCAGGATCTCATTGCTCGGATCAACCTGGCAGCCCATGACATCTACAGCAAGACTGGCCCAATGCCCGACGTTGAGGCTACCGTAGTCAGTGGAACCAAGTTCCTCCGCACGGCAACGTGGGGGGACATCCTAGATGCAGTTCATCCTGAGGTGACATCTGATGGGAAACCTAGCGGCTGGGCTGCTTTCCTGGATCTGACACTGTGGGAGTCTCTGGAGAGTTCCGATCCGAAGATTGGTGTTGCTCGGAACCCTCTGTCCGTTCTTGGGGGGCTTGAGGATGTGGCACGGAGTCTGATGGGTAACCCCGATGTTACCCTGGATCGGGATCCCCACATGCAGGACGGGCTGGTAGATGCAAACGCTGGGAAGTGGGACAATTACAAATTCATGGAGATGGCTTTCGGGTCCAAGGAGGAACTCCAGACCTTCTTGAAGGAGTGCCCACCAGGGCTGCGGAGCATTTACGAGCAGTGTGTCGTGCAACCTGACAATAAGGACATTGCCGTACCCGACGATTGGTTCCACCGGGTGGATACATCAGACATGGCTGAGAGGCACGTAGGTTCAGCGGATCTTTCCCCTGTGTTCTTTTATGGTCCCCCTATCCCCGACAAGATGATGTACTGTCGAGGGTTGTTCGTCAAATCAGATCTCGTGACGGCACAGGATGCCAGCAAGGGAAGAATCCTCCAACAGGCATCTCTTGCCCTGCGTGTGGCGGGGGCGGCAATTCGCAGACCCCTGTCCGATGGGGAGTGGCTGTTCGTTCGGTGGTTTGACACGATGCCCGGTTTGGAAGACTTCCTGGCTTCCCTGGCAAACTGGATGGAGGCAATCAGGGCATCCCTTCAGTCCATTATAGATACGATCCGAAAGTACATCGAGTACCTTGAGGCCCGAATCGTGGACCTACAGCAGTTGATCCGGCGGATCAATGCACTGCTTCAGTCTATCCTGGGTTTCACCTTCCAGATCCCCTCATGTTCCGTGTTGACGATGGTGTCCAATGGGACGGGCGGGGTTTTGTCTGACCTGATCACGGCGGACAACAAACCCAGCGACACGCCGTTGGCCTACGGGGGTGGTGTCGCAGTGGTGATTCCTCTGTTCCCCAGTTTCGTCCTGTTAGATTTGTTGTTGGCCTTTTGGCACCCCAAATCAGGGAAGCCAGATGGTCCCATGGGTGAGGATCCGACAACCGTGGAGGGGATCAACGGTGTTCCTGTTGTCCCATCAGATCCTGTTGTTCCTGATGTTTTGTAGGAGATAATCATGCCCAGCTTTTCCAAGTTGTGTGTGTGGCCGCTCGGGTATTTCCGAGCTTACTCAAGCTGGTTGCTTAAAAACCGCCGCACTGTGTCACAGCGGATCAATGTCATCAATGCCGAGGTTGAACGGATCGGGGTGGTCAAAGTCACATACAGGGCCGTGGAAGCAAACGGAGAGGTTCGTCGGACGGAGGAACGGACTGGCCTCTATGTGACTCCCGGCTCGGCCTTGGGCAAATTGTTTCGAGCCTACGTTGCTCAGGGGGGTGATCCTCTTAGCATCTCGCCCTTTACTTATCCTGAGACCAATGACATGACGCAGGGGAATTCCGAGCAGGATGCGGTGGTGCAGGAGGAATACCCCTTTGGCGGAGTCGTAGCCCCTCAATCGGCAGCCCCCAACGATCCGATTTCCTCTGATCAATCCCCTGGTTGGGGTGGTCATCCCGGAGGTTATCTCCAGTCAGATGCCTACTACCCGGCTCGCCAAGGTGGCCGGATCGACCCCGGTTCTTATGACCATGAGGGGGTCGTGAAATCGATGCGGCAGATGCGGGAGTGGGCTAATCAAGATTTGAAGGAACGCCAGGATCTGGAGTGGCGGATTGTCAAGCTCTGTGACCTCAGAGAGCAGCTTGTGAAGGAGCGGGACGAGGTGCTCGTTCAGGCCTTCGGTGGTGCTCTGGGTGGGGTGGGGCCGTTCGACCCGACCCGGTTTGACGAGACGTTGATGGTGCAAAACGTCATTCAGGACATGTATCAGATTCTGTACCAGTCAGATGAGACGGGGCGGGTCACTTTTGAACCCAGCGACGAAATGCCCTTTCTCCAGTTCACCTTCCCGAATGAAGCGTCAGAGGTGGGGAGGGACATGTTGGGTTGTTAGGCGGTGTTTCCTCTATATTTTAGATCCTGTGGCACCTTGATGGAGAGAGCATGTCCCAAGATTTCCAACTGGCCTGGCCTTGTCCGCATCTGACTGTAGAGGAGTACATTCCTCTTGGACCGGATCGGAGATCTTTGGCCACCAAGCAGCCTGTGGCTAACACAGGCACCATCAGGATCCTTGCCAACGACGAGTTCTACATCCCCAACTCAGGGATGTTTTCACAAGCCGAGTTGATGAGTGCTGTGTCCGGTCCTTATGACATCATCCCCGGTGAGAACAGTTTCACGGTAGAGACCTCGGCGGGTTCCCAGACGTTCGTTTTTGCTGTTCAGGCAGTGACAAGGTATACGGCGAAACAAGTTGAGGCGTTGTTCCAGAAGGTTAGCACCGGAACCGTCCTCATTGGGACAAGCAACAGCCACCTTTCCTTCACGGACACTGCTGCGATTGGGGATGCCTCCTACGTGGCCGTCAGCGGGACCGCTGCAGGCGCTTTGGGGTTCGGGGCGGCGGGGGTCAACTCCTACCAGCGGCGGGCCATAGGACGGCGTTTGTTTCCCTCCTGGAACATTTACACACCAGGCGGAGCAATCACGGCCAGGTACCCCCGGTTCACGTCACCTATCACAATGGGTGACCCCGTGTTTAAGGTGACGTATTCGATGCCGGGTAACCGCTGCCTCAGGTGTGGCGCTACCTATGTCGAGAACGACATCCGGTTCGCAGCCAGCGGTCAAAGCCTGATGGTGGCTAATGAGGATCTGCTCTATCAAGCGGCCCTCAAGATTCTACTGACGGACAAGGGTTCTAATCCCTACCATCCCTGGTACGGAACGGACCTTCGTTCTCGGATTGGTTCGAAGACCGTTTCCGGTGTGGCGACCTTGATTAATGAGGACGTGCGGAAAGCGTTGGCCAAGTATCAGTCCCTCCAGACGGAGCAGGCCAAGTTCCAGCAGGTCACCTACAAGGAACGTCTCTACTCCGTGACCAATGTGACGGTCTCTCCGCACACGCAGGACCAGACCACCTTCATGATCGACGTGACAGTTCAGAACGCTTCTTCTGACCCAATCCATCTGAACATCGTCTACACGGTGCCTGGAGTGGTGGCTCTGATGGGATCCAACGGGTTAATGTTAGGGGCAAAGACCGCAGGACTTGAGAACCAGCCCAACCCGTTTTCAGGAGGCAACTGATGGCGACAACTCCCAAGTTCCTGGCCCCCGATGGGCAGTATCGGGAGAACTACGTTTTCACCACAGACGTCTCCTACCGCTTCTTCTCGGGGCAGATGGATGCGGACACGGCGGACATGCAGGTTTCGCTTCGGGGCGGGGCCTTTTCGTCTAATCCTGATTACATCCAGTTCGAAGGTACGACCTTCACGATCCCGAATCCTTCAGCCTTCCCGGACGGACTCCAGCTTCTTCAGGGTGCCAACGTCATCGATGTCAAATCGGTATTGACGACGGGAGAGACGACAGCGGCGGGTGTCATTCGGGCGAACCTGGCGGTTGACCGGGATGTGAAGGCTGAGGTGCTGGCTCCTTCCGGGATTTTCATCGAGCGTTTGGACCGCACAGTAAAGATCACGGTCACGGGTTTGGAGGACGAGGAGGTGACGGGGTACAACTTCTACGCCTCCGCCTTTCCCGGAGGCGGGATCACCGGGTACAAGAGGGTCAGCATCCAGCCTGTCATCTCCTATGACACAGAGGAGGTCTTGTCTCTTATCGGCATCCTAGACGTGGACATGGATGTGCCTCTGAACGATGATGGCACACCCCTAGCCAATCCTCTGCTTTTCCGCACCATGGGGATGCAGGTGAATCTTGCGGGCGACATCCTCCAGTCGGACTTTGACGAGAGTATTCGGATACCGGACAGCACGACCCATTTCCGCACCTCTGTTGGGATAGACTCAGTTTCTCTCGTGAAGAAGTTCTCCTTCACACACAATCGAGCGGCACTGCCTACGGATGCGAAAAATCCAGCGGTTCCATACAATGACTTCCAGGCCCTCCCCGATGAGGATCCCCTGTACTATGCGGTCACTGCCATCTACCTCATCGATGGTGTGGAGTACGAATCTCAGGTGTCCCAGGAGGTTGCGGGGGCACCTCTCATCGTGACCCCCCAGGTAGCGAACCTCCCGGCTGTTTCCCGGCAGCAGGTCGTGCGAGACACCACACTGGCGATCTTCCGGTCCCACCCCGAAGTGGACGTGAAGCCCGGCTCTTACCTCAGGGACACCTTCATCGACCCCTTCTCTACGGAGGCGGAACGTATCCGTTTCATCGTGGGGTTCCTCCAGGCGGGGCAGAGCTTCACCACGCTGCTGGCTATCGATGACCCCACTGGGTCGGGTACGTCGCTACCTGTGACACAGAGTCCGTACAAGATTGCCCTCAAGCAGGCGTTCTACCTGCAAGACACGGCATCGGTACAGAACCTGGTGGACAATGCTTTCGACCATCTGGCAGCCAGGCGAGGGGTTCAGCGGCGGGCTGGGTACCGTGCCCATGGTGAGGTGCTCTTCTATGTGACCAACCGACCGACCTCTACCCGCTTTATCCCGATTGGGACGATTGTGACGAGCGGTTCAGTGAGGTTCCGCACTACGTCCGCAGCCCGTATCTCACCCACAGGGACAGGGACGACCTACAGTCCTGCCACCGGACGCTGGACGACCCGAGCCTACGTCCAGGCGCTGGAGGCGGGGGAAGCAGGGAACCTGACGAGAGATCAGATCCGCACCGTTCAGAATGGCCCCACCGATGTACAGGTCACGAACCCGAACAACACCTTCGGTGGTCGAAACACGGAGTCCAACTACGCCCTTGCGATTCGTGCAGACGGCGTATTGGCTTCGGTGGATTCGGGGACGTACAGGGGTCTCACTCAGGATGCCTCGGATGTGCCTGGGGTGCGTCAGGTGAACGTGGTAGAGGCAGGGCACACCCTCATGATGAGGGACTTGGATGTCACAACAGGCAGGCACTGGGGCGGCAAGGTGGATGTGTGGACCCGTGGAGACAGTAGTGCCACGCTCACCGACTCCTTTGCCTTCTCGTTCGAGTCGGTAATCGACGGACAGTTCGAGGCAGTGGGGGACATCGGAAACCTCAAGTTCCGGGCGATCAACTCCCGTGTGACCGAGGACTTCCCCATCATTGAGATGCTCAACATCCCTGACTGGGAGTTGGAGTTCAGGGACGAAACGAAGGGGACTGTGCTGGACCTGAGGGACGCTGAGATCATCCGACCGGATGGGTTGCAGCTTTCCGCCACCTACAATGATCCGACGCTGTTGCACTATCTGGACGTGTTCCGAGGCTCCTACCGCTTCCGCACGAGTAACAAGTTCGTGTTCAGCCGTCAGCCCGTGGGCGAGATCAACTCCTTCTACAAGCTGCTGGCCTCGGGTGACAAGAGCGTCGTCAGCACCTCGGCATACAAGCTATTCCATCCAGGCGACCCAATGGTGCTGGGACGGTCCACAGAGGCTGGGGACTACATCCAGGTGGTGGAGCCTCTGGACGGGACACCTCCTGTGAACATTCCCTCCGGTGACCCCATCGTGATCACGGGGGAGAGTCACGTACTCCTCTCCGGGCCTGAGTATCTGGAGAACCTCGGGATTAACCCATACACGGTCCACGTCTACAACTTTGACCGTTCCATCGAGTACAACGGTCCCTTCCACTCTTCCTCAGTCAAGGATTACACCCTGGTAGAGGAGGTGGATGAGACTCCCGTTGCCTTTGTCCCGGTTACGGGCGGGCGGTTGTTGGAAGGGATGCAAGTCATCGTTGACTATCAGCACGACGAAAACTACTCGGTGGAGTACATGATCAACGCCGTGGTTCAGGCCGTGCAGAACGCAGTGGACCTGAGCAGGCACGCCACCGCTGACGTGGTGTCCAAGGAGTCCATCCCGGCGGGTGTGAATATTTCCGGGACGGTTGTCATCCTCAGGAACCAGCAGTCCTCGGTGGTGGACGGCAACATCCGCACAGAGTTGGGTCGAGTGTTCGGGGCAATGACCCTGGCCCAGCCTCTCCGTCAGAGCGACGTCATCAGTGCAATCGAAACGGTGCAGGGAGTGTCCTACGCTGTAGTTCCTCTGACCCATCTGGCCAGGCAGGACGGTTCTACTGTGGTGCGGGAAGAGGTTGTGACCTCGCAGGGAGGCACAGATTGGGTAGACATTTCCTCCGTTTCAACTCACGCCTGGCATGACGATGCTGTGACGATCTACTTGGTCACCAACCCCCTGTACAGTAACACCACGGATGGGGGCGGCGACTACAACGAATTCCGAGGCGTTTTCATTGACGACGTTCCCCAGACCCTCTTTGACGTTGTGCCTCAATTCGACGGGGCACCGCTTAAGGGCGTGGCCAACGGGGCGTGCATCATCGGTGACGATGGGATGAGCATCCCAGGGTACCTTGGGGCCACGGCCAACAGGATCTTGCTGGCACTCCCTACGGGGGTGAATCCTTCGGACGGTACCTTGAAGGTGACCTACATTGCCATGGACGACAGCGGGGTGAAGAACATCGAACCGGGGCCTGCGGAGTATCTGGTGTTGGGTGACCTGGAGTTTACCTATGATGAGGACCGGGACTTCTCGGCTCTGGTGACAGGGCGGAGCTAATGACAATCATCACCGTCAGATGGCGGGAAGGTGGCGAACGCATGGAGAAGGCCGTGGAGAGGCTGCCCTGGACGGGTCACATCCTGGACGAGGTGATCTTTCACCGACCCCCCACCGTTTTGGAGTTGGCTGCCTTGACGCAGCATCTCAGGGGGCCGAGGACCCGTTGGAAGATGCTGACGGATAAGGGGTGGCGTGGGGGCTCAATCTGGGGGGCACGGGATGGCTGATCCTACGGACAAAAACCTCCTGCCAGGACTGCTGGCGCAGAATCCGTCCCTCTGGGAAAAGGACTCCCAGGATCATAAACGGAAGGTGCAGGAGCAGGTAGAGCGGGTGATGACGGTGTTCCGCCAACTCATCCCCAGCAACTATGTTAGCAATGTGCCTGGTCCTTTCTACATGACGCAGTTCCAGTCGGCAGCGGAGCAGATTGCCGACTTCCAGATCACGGCCCAAGAGGTCTTTGCTGACTCGTTCTATGATTTCACCCGTTCCGAGGTGCTCTATCAGATCCTTGGTGATCTGGTGTTCCCCGACGCCCGGACCTATGGGTATCCTGAGCTTGAGGGCGACCTGACCTACAGAGTGTTCCTCCAACGGATGGTGGTCCTTCTCCTTCGGGGAGCCACGACCTCGGTGCAGAAGGACGGTGTAGAGTTGCTCACGACTGCCACCGTCCAGGTGTTGGAGCGGGGCATAGAGGCCCGCAAACTCCTTGTGAGGGATGCGGACGGCACACTTCGCCCGACCTCCGCCTGGGCTGAAGCCGACGCTTTCACTTTTGAGATCAATATCAGCCAAGTGGCCGGAACTGTTGAGATTGACGGGGTCTCCGTTCCGCTGTACGGCTTCCCTGAGGACCCCTTCAAACTCCAGCGGAACGTCTATCTGGTGCTCCGGGCGCTGAAACCCGCCCACGCCCTTTATGACTATCGCCATCTCTTCCTGGACACCTTCGGGGAGATGTTCTCTGATGTTCACCGGGTCGACATGTCCTCCTACTACTACCAGGACTTCAGGCGGTACTGTCTCGGGGCCAAGAGGGTAGCAGGAACGGCGGGGATCACCTGGGCGAACAAGACCCTGTTCAGCGATCACCAGAGGGACTTCACGGGGATTGATCCCACGGCAATGCTGACTATCCTCTCCGGTCTGAACTCAATCCATGTTGGGGGCACTGAAGGGACACCCGCTTCCCAGGATATGTGCCACGTCGGTCGGTACGAGGTTCTGGAAGTTAAGTTTTTTGTTCAGGACGATCAGGTTGCCCGGCAGTACACCACGTTTCCCACGGGGCTGACGGGGTCGGCAACGGTGTCCGGGGACGAATTAGAGGACACGGCGCAGCTTTCCTGGCACACGATCCAGGAGGGTGAAATTCTGACCCTCCTGAGTGGCCCCAATGCAGGCTCCTATCGACTCAAGACTGTGTTGGGACAGTACGGGGGACCAGCGGGTAGCACATTGATAGCAGCACCGGCTACAGGGGTGAAGGTTGCCCCCAGCATCCTCCGGCTTCGTCGTCGGATGGGGGTCAGTGCTACTGGGCAGTCCTATGAGGTTCAGGTGGACAGGTTGGGAGTGCAGGAACCTCGTTTGGCTAGTCAGGAAGATGCCACCGTACAGTTTCTCATCTAAGCCGTCCATTGATGCGCCTATAAATTCGGTAGGGTGAGGTCTAGTCTGAAAGAAGTTGGGTTTGGGGTTACAGACTGTGGAGAGGGGACACAATGGTTTTACGTGAGAAAGTGCTCAAGTTGGCCCACGACCGGCCAGAATTTCGGAAGTACCTTGTTCCTTTGTTGAGAAGGTGTGCTGCTTCGACTCCCTCCTACCAGGAGTACGTGGACAAGAAGAGACAGAAGAATGAGCGTCCTCTCTCCAAGGATAAGTGGGAGAGGAGGGTGCTGCGCAACCGGGGGATCTCTGAGGGCCACGAAGAGTGGAAGAAGGACGAAGCGGCCAAGAAGGACCTGAAGAAGACGGATAAGTCCGACACCAAACGGAAGGACCGAAAGGAATTGTCCGATAAAGTTGTGAAATCCAGGGGTCTCAAGGATAAGGATCTTGAAGAAGTTCAGGCCTATCAGAAGAAGAATGTGAAGCCGGGTCAGAAGGGCAAATTGAAGCCCTGGGAACTCAAAGCTAAGTTCTTGGCAAAGGCCAGCCCTGAAACGAAAGAACGGATGAAGGGGCTGAACAACCAGGAGTTCATGGCGGTTCTCAATGCTATCATGGATGAGGACGAGGGTTAACCCAGTTTTTAGCCAATGAGGTAGGAGAACGTTTCTAGGGTTCTTGACAGTGTGTAACGGGGCGCTGGTTTCGGCATTAGCTGAAACGAAACTGTCCTCGTTGGAGTAGGGGCTAATTCCTACGTTTTTGTGCGTGGGGAAAGGTAGCAGAAGCCATGGCAGCGGTAATCGTCAGTAAACTATACACCTCTCCGGTTGGCCCCCAGGTTGGACCCACCGAGACGGGGATCAGCAGGAACGATCTACAAAAGGGCTACCGTGTGGTCTGTGAGTCACTTAACGTGGCGACGACCTACAGTTGGTCCCTTGTGTTCACTCCGGATTCCCCTGGCCCCACAGCGGCCTCTGGGAACGACTTCACAGGTACTCCGTCCACTGCGGGCCTGCTGCCCCCCGAGGGTAGCACGTCGGCCACGTGCAAGTTTGATGTAGACTGGGACGGTTCCTACCTCATCCGTCTCATCACTGATGCGGGCACGGTAGACGAGGACTCTCAGTTCATCCGGCTTCGATTGATGACTACCTTCGGTGATCTGAAGCTCATCGCCGCCGGGGAGCGTCGGGACCAAGGTGGTGTGGTTCCTGTGGACGCAGCGACCGAAGGGTGGTCGGATGTCCAGAACCAGAACATCCAGCGGCTGATGCTGATGGTGCGCCGGGGAATGACTACGGGCCGGACGCTCTACGTTGATCCCAACAGGGGGCGGACCTTCCTTACCTCTCAGGCGTCCGACGATACTACAAATATCGTGCGTGTCCCCGGACCGGACTCCGCAGCGAGAGATGAGAGTGGGATGCGGATGTCGGCGGTAGGGTGTGGGGACTTCTCCTCCATCTCTGAAGCCATCAGCTACGCTTCCGCTGCTGTCGCCAGGGGGGAACCGGCCTTGGCTGCAGGGGATCCCTACATCATCAATGTGGCCCCTGGGACTTACAATGAGGACTTAGCGCTGGTCCCCTTCGTTTATTTGATGGGGGCTGGGGGGTACTACAATCGGGTCACTACAGTTGATGCCACCACTACAGGTTCCCACACGTTTACGGCAACAGGTCCCGGTGACCTCTGTGTTTTGATAGGGATGCACCTGACGAATAGTCTCGTTACAACCGGGGCGGTTCTGGAAAACAACGGTGGTATTCTCATCCTTCAGGACGTTGCAGTCCAGCAGGAAGGTGTTTCCGGAACGCAGGGGCCTGCTCTTCATGTTGATCAGGCTTTTGAGTCTACGGTCTGGGCTGACCAATGTCTCTTGAGTTCAGAGGGCTCTCCTGCAACTCAATATGCGCTCGTCCTTGAGAACCTTGCTGGAGCAGTCACCTTTACAGGGGGGATGATCGTTGGGCCATCCGCTGTGTTCTGTCTCTCGGATCCTGTCGCAGGAGCATCTACGCTGGCTGTAGACATCCGCAGTGCTGTGATTACAGCAGGGGTCGGAGGTACTGCCTATCAGGGATACCCCAGCAGTACGACGTTTGCTACCTCTGAGATTGGGGGGCCTGTGGTGCTTAGTTCCGGGGCTTACGGGGTGGGGGCCTACACCCACGATGTGGAACTGGAACTCAACGCTGTTTCCTTTGATGTAGCTCTGCTGGTTGCCCCTGTGTCAGTGACCCCGACTGGTACGACCGGATCCTGCACTTTCAACCACGGGGACGTTGTTGTCCGTGGAGCTACCGCAGGGGATTATCTGGATGTCCCCACGGCCCCTGGAAACGTGCCTACGGTGGAGCCCAGTTCTCAGAGCTACGCCAACTATTTTGACAACAACTTCACCAACCCTCTGACGACGCTTTCGCTGAACAGTCTTCAGCAGATCCCGGTGGGTAACGTCCAGGAGGCCCTTACGCTCCTGACTCGTTACGTGCTGCCCGTCACGGGAGCACCGTTCTACTCCCTGGAGTCTGCATATAACGGCCTCGCTTCCTTGAACCCCCCGGTAGCGGGTGATGGGTTGGGCCGGACCATCGAGGCGGGTGCCGGAGCTGTTCAGATCACGGCGGCACTTGCCCCGGTGGTACCCTACGAGCCGCTCCTGTTGGGCGGTCTTCAGGTAGAGGGTCAGGTTGATATAGGCCCCCTGATGGGGGATGGCCTGGGCTCCGAGTTTACGGTCGACCCCAACACCTTTGGGATGGGTGTGATCCTTAAGATGGGTCGCAATGTCTTCCCCAACGTGACGGGGCTGAATTCGTTGGCTCTGGTTCAGGTGGGTTCCGATCCTTCTTTGCCTTTCGACTACACTGTCCACACGAGGAACAGTGCTGGTCTACTCCTCAGGCCGGGGGCTGCAAGTCTGGTTGCAGGATCCGGGGTAGGGGCACTTGGCCCTGGGGGCGGTGACGTTCATCTACAAGCGGGTTCCGCAGGAAACCCCGCACCCACTACGGGTTCTGTGTGGGTTGCCCCCGGTGCCCACACTGTTACTAACGGACGTCTAGAGTTGGCGGACCCCTCAACGGCGACGGCCCCCACTTTGTTGGCTGCCGGACCTTTTGTTCCTGGTCCCGCCACAGGCACCTTCTACATTCAGACCATCAATGGTGTGGAGGAGCACACGATCCTGGCGGCGGACACCATTGGCACTTTGGTGGCCCGAATCAACACCACTTCCCTGAGTTTGGCGGCTACAGCCGTCATGGGGACCACACTAAGACTCACGGGTCTGAACACGGGGCCGACCGCCTTCATCCTCTACATGACGGATGATCAGGGCGGGGCACTCAACACAATGATGGGAGACTTGGTCCCCCCGGCGGCGACATATGTTGCAGGGAGCTACGTCAATCATGTGGGTCTGAGTTGCATTGGAGCCAATCTGTTCCATGTTCACGGTACAGTCTCGGCAGATGTGCCCATTATTGCCGTTCCTGGTGGCTATCAGCCAATGCTCAATCCTGGAGCGCTTGTTGGACCAGGAATCGCTATTGTTGGGGTGGATAACACGGCAGGTACTGTTACGGTGACACTTCCAGTAGCTCCTGCTGTGGCGACACAGCTTACGGTCAAGCACGAGGCGGGTGTGTTGGCTCCACTTACTCCTGTGAACATCGTTCCGGGGGCAGCCAATATCGACGGTGTCGCTGGACCCCGTGTCTACAACAACCCGTTGGACCACCAGTTCAGCCTGACAATGTACTTTAGCGGTGCCGCTGGTTGGTTCATCATCTAAAACGGGGGCATCGTGCCTGGACCCTTTACATATCCTCTGCCTCATCCTGCAGGAGCCGGTTACGGTGGTGTAGGATGGAGTCCCCGTGCCGGGGACGGAACGTTCGATCCCCAGAACGTGGCCTATGGCTACGGTGAGGACTCCTATGGAGCCATCGATTTCCCCGCCCCGCCGATTGCCGTCGATGGGGGTTATGGTGGTGACCCCTATGGGACAGGACCCTATGGTGGGATCGAGCTAGTACCCCCTCGTTTGTCTTCCGCTGTTAGCTTGAACGGTTGGGAGATCGAGGTGTTCTTCTCTGAGGAGATGGATCCCAATGATCTTTCGCTGGTGGATCCCCTTTCCTATCTGTTGACTCCCGTGGATGCTGCCGCCTCCGAGGTGCTTTCGGTACGAATTGAAAAGTTGGGCAGCATCTCTCTGCACGATCACTTCCAGGGTGTCTTGTCCGTCATCATCACACACACGGGAACCACTCTGGGTGGGACCTATGAAGTGTGGGCCACGGGACCGACCGACGTCTCAGGGAACCCCATCCTAGACATCCCCTTTGAATTGTTGACCATCGGGGAAGCTCCCGTTTACACCGTCTCCGCTGCCAGCGGGAACGAACTGCTGTTCCAGTTCAGCCATGCGATGCTCTCGGCGGCGGATGAACCTGCCGGATCTCCAGGTATCACGAACCCTGCCTCGTACCAATTCACGTCTGACCCAGACTATCCGATCACCTTGACACCTGTCATCATCACTCACCCATATAATGGAGACGCCTCCCAGGTGCATCAAGAAGTGCAGGGGATGACGTCGGTGCAGTACAACTGTACGATCAGCCCCGCAACCGAGATTGAGTACGACGGGACGATCCTGCCGAGCGAGGCCACGACTTTTACCGGGACCGAGGTGTTCCCTGGTAACGGTCAGTCCCTCATCACAGGGGGCAAACTCATTCTTAATAAGGCTAAGGTTCTCAGCTACGGTTGGGACTTCCTGGTCTTGGGTGGAACGATCCCCGCTGACTCTACGTTCCGTGCAGACGTGATCGTCAATGCGGGAGCAGCGATCTATGCCCCTCCGTTGGCAGCCTTTACGACGTTGAACCTGGGACAGGCCATCTTTGCCACAGGTCCTGTGGGGATGGGCACACAGGCGACGGTGACACTTCAGAAGGTGGCTGGTAATCAGGATCGTATCCATATCCAGAGTGGGGTCTGGATCACAACGGTGATGGCCACCTGGAGTTCCGGGGACATCACACTCTCGATGGTGCGGAACAGGAAGGCGGGTTTCATCACCTTCCTTCTCGGAGGCGTGCCCCTCGTTACAGTGCCTACAGCCACCATTTCGGAACCCTCCACGCTGGCTGGGGCAGGGGTGCGGTGGTTGCTCTCGCCGTCCCTCACGAACATTTCGGGGTTTCAACTCCTGGACGTGTCGTTCGAGCAGACCGAGACGGTGTGGTCCGCAGCGTGGAACTTCCTGCATAACATGATGGGCCTCTTCCAGGGATCCGCAGCGCACACACGGCCCTGGCTTCTGACTCAGCGAGGTCCCTTGGTGAAGGACTGGGGGGACATGACTCCCGCCACCAAGCAGGACGTAGCACTGTGGGTCAATGGTGGTGAAGTCGATGTTTCCGATGTGAATCCCTATTGGGGAAAGGTCACACCGACGATTCCCATTCCGTTGCTCCCACCGGGCGACCCTCAAGCCGACGTCAAAATAGACTATCACTGGATGGCCACACCAATCATGCCTTTGGCGGGGTTGAACGTAGAAGGGGCTGTTCTGAACAAGTGGGACCGGGCAACCGGACACCACGATCCCGCCTTCCACGGCGAGCAGATCCAGGACGCCACCCACGCCAAGGGGGCACCCGACATCAGCCGTTTCCCGATGGGTGTGGTGATTGGACCCCCAGATTACCCCGAACCGCTCTTGGTCAGCCATCGGTACATGGGGTTCGAGAAGGACGCTTCGGCGCTCCTCAACAGTCCTACCACGATGATCCTGAATCAGGATCCCCGTGTCTCCCAGGTTCCGGCCTTTGAGTCGCCCACCGAGGGCACGACACGGGCTTTTGAGGGTGCCCAGAGTCCTACACTGGACGACCCCCCTTGGACGTTAGAGGGGCAAGACACGGGTTCAGCGGTCAACGGCATTTATACTGTCATTGACAGCCAGTCGGGAGCCTTTAATCCTGACGACCCCAAGGTTGCGATGTACTGGGGGGAGATCGACCTTAATTTCCCCTCTAACCTCTATCTGGTTGGGAAGTTTTCGGTGCCCAAAGATCCCGTGACAGAGGTGGCTTCCGTGTCACCCCACGGAGTCTTCACGGGTGTTGGGTTCGGTGTCCACGACAATCACCACCTGTACCTGGCCGGAGCTATTCAGCTAGGCACAACGGATATTATTCGTCACGTCGGGATACTCAAAGATCCAACGATGATGCATCTGTTGGACGGGTGGGATCTGGGACCGAAGGCCACCATCAGCATCATCTCCTCTACCGTGTGTACCGCAGCTTCCTCCAGTGTGCCTACGGGATTCACTACAGGCGGTCGGTTCAATATTCTGAGTGGCTCCCAGGCGGGTGTCTACACGGCTTCCTCCGTGATCCGCCACAGTACGGGAACGACCGAGATTACGGTGACCCCCGGCTTCCCCGCCAATCCCAAGCTGTACGATAACAAGTACTTCGATGCGATCTTTGAGGTGGACTGGGTGGAGGATTCATCCACCTACCGGATGGTGGTGGACCCAGAGCAGCGGACGGCAACGCTTGACATTTCGGGTAGACTCTCCGGGCGGGTTGCGACGTTGGACGGTACCGTGGCGCACATGCCTCAGCCTGCCCAGACGTCCCTTTTGTTGAGCACCGAGTACGAAGGCCAGGTCTTTTGGGGGTCGCTGGACTCCTTCGCCGTGTCACATTCCTCCTGGTCCTTCCTCCGCTACGGTATCGTTCCTGACCAAACGTCTTTGCGAGGATACGTTCAAGTCGTGAACACGGAGATGGGGGATCTTCCCGAAGAGGACCCCAACGAAGAGTGGTTCCTCACTGAGCCGTTTGGAACGTCCGAGATCCTGATGACCGGGGGGATGCAGCTTAAGAGCACTGCCGGAAGCGACGCCTATAATCTGGTCTACGGATACAGCCGGATCGAGCCCTTCCTGTTCCCTGACGCCAACGTAGACCTCCGGGCCTTTTTCGGGGTGGACTCCGCCGTGCTCGGGGCCGGGGATGCTGAGATTGTCCTCCAGGATGGGGTGCGGGTGATCCGCTTGGCGACCCTGATGTACTACGAGGGCGACGACCCTTGGCGGCAACTTGTGGAGATGCCCTCCGTGAGTTGTGCTGGGTTCATGTCCCCTGACCAACAGGGCTGGGACTACAGCGGGGATGTTGGGAATGATGGGCTGTCCGAGGGGCCAGACTTCACCCTCACTGTGCCTGCGGGTGAGACCACCCGTTACCGAGCAACAGCGGACACGACGGGACTCGTTTGCGGTGACCCTGGTGACCGGATTGGCGAGGTGCTGGTGGCCTCTGATGCTGCAGGCTACTTGTTCACCCTGGCATCTCCCTCGGGGCACAGCATCCAGTTCTGGCTCCGTGAGGGTGCGACCCCTGGGGTAGAGCTTAGGACTGAGGCGGGGGTGATTGTCCAAGCCTACGACTTCGACTGGACCGATGATGCGCTGCACGCCTATAGGTTGATCGCTTCTAGCGGGGTTGCATCACTTCTCATCGACAACACCCTCCAGCTTCCGACCGTTGGGATGGGGCCGTTCGCCTCCGGTGGTAGCAGCCAGTTCCTCTTCGGATCTGTCGCCCCCACATCGGACATGACCACCAGATGGCGGTCGGTGTCCTATTCGGTGATCCCGCCTGCCACAGTGAAACGGACCTTCGGGATCTGGCTTGGCGGGAACAAGGACGACATCGATCAGTGGCAGATTCCTCGGACGGACAGCACGACGGCGAAGAATTCCGATGAGATTGGCCCCGTTGTGGAAGAGATGGACTGGCGGACCCCCATGGAGGTGCGCCTGCTACGGACCCCCGAGTGGGGCGTCACAATGCTCCGTCCGGACCTTCCGATGCCTCCCTACTACGTTCCTGAGACTCCGGGCGTTCCTGGCAGTGGGTACGCCACCCAGACGGCGGTCCCCTCCGCTGGGTGGATCAACGTAGAGGATGCGGAGATCCCCAAACTGCCAGCCATTTTTGGGAGCATCTCGTTCGGGGCCTTGGATCAGCGATCCGTGACCCAGCAACATTGGGATTGGGTCCGGTACAAGATCTTCAAAACGATCACGGAGGAGCACAAGTCCCCGGACCACATGGTGCTCAACCAGAACAACGTCCTCACCAGCGGTGACTGGTTGTTGGACAGGACGCTGGAGACGGCAACTCTCCAGGTTGCCAGTATCAATTCGCTGGCCCTGGCCCCGCTCCATATGGTAGCCGAGGGTGTCTACAAGGTGGTGGATGGCTCGACGGTTTATGCCCGGACGGACTGGACATTTGATGCCAACCAGCAGACGCTGGTGCTGGACAAGGGACTGAACTTCTCCTCCGCTACGGCAACCGTCACGGTCTTGTTCTACCCAGGCAAACCCATCACCGACACCTACCTCCTGGGCCAACCCGTCCAGGATGGGATGACGCTTCTGAACGAGGGTACACCCCCTGTTCCGATGAGCCAGGGTGTAGGAGCCACGCACGAAGAGATCCACGGGTCGTTCCTGAACGACCCTGCCCACATTCTGAACGAGAATCCGGGCTTCACCTTGAACGACCCCTACAATGTCCTGGTTTTCGTGGATGACGCCGAAGCCCTCTACGAGAATATGAAGTTCATGGAGGTGGACAACAGCGGTGATACGGGCCTGATCTCCACCCCCTGCGAGGGTACTCTGCCACAAGGTTTCTCTGGGCATTCGCCGGATGAGGGTGAGGAAGTGTACTCCAAGACGGGTACGGGAGCCTCCCTGGGTGGCGTTGGCCAGAGTGCTGGCCTCAAGGCAACCGGGACGAAGGTGGGAGAAGCCGTTGGTGCCCACGTCTTGGGGTTCAAAGGCACTAAGTTCTGGGAGAAGATGACATCACCGAAGCCCAGCCCGTTCGAGCAAGGCGGTGGGATGCCGGGCAAAACCTTGTTTGCATCTGGAGGCAACTATCTTGGCCCAGTGGTGGATCTGGGTGGACAAATCATCGACATGAAGCCCCTTGGCGGGACGCTCGGGCCGGGAACGGCTGTTCTGTACCCGAACTTCGTAGAGGGTGCTGCTAAACCGGGGACCGGGATCAAAGGGATCTACCGCCGCACTGATTGGTTCCTCCGATTGCACGCTGTCATAGGGCAGAACCAGCAAGAGAAGCAACTCATCGAGATCATGTCCCTGGACAGTGCAGACAACACGCCACCCACCACACCGTACCGTTGGGCTGTCAACCCCTCGGGGACGCCCCCAGTCAATGGTTATGGGGCTTGCCTGGCGGAGTATACGGGAGCAGGAGAGTATTCGCACACGGGGCCTTGGGGTGGACTGTCAGCATTGGAAGCGGCCCAGGACTTCGGAATCCTGGAGTTCCTTGGGCTGACGGTTCCCGTGGGCACTACAGCAGAGGTACGGAGCGATGCAGGCTGGTCCGTTGTTTTCACGGCAGTGGCTGTTCCGGTTCTCCCCACGGAATTTGCAGCGGCCCCGACGCCGCATCTCAGTTTGGCTGACGCCATCAACAACCACGCCGTCACCCGGAACTGGGTGGAGGCGGTGGCTGGTTTGACTTGGTGGGGAAGCCGTGCGGTGACGGTGGAGTCCTTGTCCCCCGTAGTGGTTGGGAATCTGGTTAGCATCTGGGGCACGCCCCCGCAGATTGTGGTGCAGGATGTCCTGGGGACGGAGGCCGGAGGTATCTTGACTGGGGGGGCGAAGATCAATCAGTCATCGGTGTTGGCCGGGGGTTGGCAGACGGTTAACCCTGTCGGACCAGGAGAACATGATCCGCTTCTCGGTTTTGTGTGTCAGGGCGGTGCCCTCCTTCCCGTGGGCGGTACAGTGATTGAGGTTTTGTCGTCTCCAGCGGTGTGACGGTAGAGCCTCTATTTTAGGGCAAGGGTAAGGAGCCGGGATGCTACATAGAGACAAAGCACGTAAGATCCAGCAGGGGGTGAAAATGGGCCTCGATATGGGAACCTTCCTGGAAAAGGGGGGCATTACCGCCGCAGTGGGAGGCGTTTTCATCCTCGAAATGCGAGATGCCACTACCGGGGAAGTTCTGGAGTATTGGGAAAAGAAAAATCAAATCGTTTTGGATGCTGGCATTTTGGCTGCCCGACTTTTCAAAAACAGCACGGACCCAAGCCCGGCCCAGAACAACGGGCTGGTGATGCTGGGGGTGGGCACCGGGGCGACAGGCAACATCCTCTCACCCGACGCCCCGCAGACGGGGCAGCGAGAACTGAACGCCGAGATCGGACGGAAGGCTTTTGCCTCTACTCAGTTCAGGAATGCCAACGGGGTGGCGGTTTCCTACCCAACGAACGTCGTGGATTTCACTACGACCTTCGGGGAGGCCGAGGCGGTCGGGCCGTTGAACGAGATGGGCCTGATGAGCACGGCGTCATTGAACCCGCTCATCACGAACCCGATCCAGAACGGCCCGACTGACTATGACCCGACGATTGATGTGACTGGCAAAGACCTGATGGCTAACTATTTAACCTTCAGTTGTCTTTCAAAGCCGTCGACTGCGGTGCTGACCATTACGTGGAGACTTTCCTTTTGATGTCCGAACCAACAATGAGCTTAGAGAATGTAGACATGGTGATTTGTAAGAACCATCTCCATGTTGTGGTGTGTCAAATCTGTGGTGTAGAACGACGACGGTTGGGGGCACACATCAAAGCGACACATGCTATGACAGTTGAGGAATACAAAACGAAATATCCAGATGCCTTAACAGAGGTGCCGGGTTCCCGAAAACGATCTCCTGAATGTCGAGCCAAACAATCTGTAGCAGCATTCAAACGATGGGCAAACCCTGATGAACGGGCTGCACAATCAGTTCGGCTTAAAAAGGCCGCTCCCTGGAAGGGTAAAAAATTCACCGATGAGCACAAACGTGCTATCAGTAGGGGTGGCCGTGGCATTTCGCACAAGTTGACTGATGAGTCGAGACAAGCGCAGGGGGACCGGGGTCGGCGTGTGCTGTCTGAGATCCGTAATGATCCACAGGTCCGTTTGAAGATAGGAGCAGCAACCAGGCGTCGGTTCCAACAGGGGGAACAATTTGGGTTTCGGAGTCCCGGCGTTTTTGATAGGATTATGGCCTCAAAGGTACGAAACGGAACTGTGGTGTCCGCAAACGCTGGACGGGGTATTACTGGCTTCCGTGTTGGTATTCCACACTATTGTCGAAGTACCCTTGAAGCCAATTTCGCTAGAGTACTTATATCGGAGAACATCCCATATGAGTACGAGCCAAAGGTGTTCCTTTTGCCTAACGGTCAGCGATGGACACCTGATTTCCTGCTGGCTCGGTCGTTGGGAAACCTTGTACCTGCGGGTTGGGTCGAACTGAAGGGGTGGCGAAATAAGGATGGGACTTTGCCCGGTGCTGCGGACAGCAAAATCAAAGCTTTTGAATCTATGACGGGCGAACATATGACTGTAGTTACCCAGGATAGTACCCTGTGGGGCGTAATTGAGAAACGTTACGCTGGTAAGGGGGCCTGGGAAACTGGTCGCCGGAACAGACGGACCCATCCAGAAGTGTTCGGACGGACAAAATAGGGGTAGGGGAGATGGCCGTGAAAGATTACACCAAGCATTACGACGGATTGAGAGATCCGCTGGGTGCTACGCCGACCCCAAATACTGTGTCTCGAAACATCGAGGTCGGAGAGCGGGCACTTACGACTGTCGTATGGCAGTCCGGCAAGGCCGTCCTCGATTCTGAGTTGCAGTGTGGCCAGGATGCAGCCTGGTGGGATACCTTCACGTTCAGGCGGTGGCAGGTGCCTTCCGGCTGGTTGCGGGGGCAGACTCACTACGACGTCCTGCACGATTACACCCTCCAACTCGCTCCGGCAGTGGTCGTGGACGACATCGAAGACTATGGTGGATCGTACGGGTCCATTGGGCCAGGTGATGCCGGGATCCTCCCCGATCGAACGATGATCAACTGTTTCCTACTTCCTCGGTTGGAGTGTGTGGTGGCAGGACGGCCCATCGTCGTAGAGTACACCTACACCCGAACGCCGGGTTGGAACCTGATCCCCTTGTCACCTCCTCAGACATATGACGGGACTGAGGGGACAGTGAAGCGCACGGACTTCCTGTTCCTTGAAGTTTGGCAGGCGCTTGTTGCCCCCAGCCCGAAGGCTTCGGGTCAGCTTCAGGTGGCCGACGCTGCTGTCCTGGTTGCTGGTGACCTCGTAACAATTGCGGGGATGAATCTTACGGCAGTCGCCATTCCCGGTGGGGTGGACACATTCCTCATTGGTGTGGACGAGGCAGCCACCGCTGCCAACATCGCCCAGGCCCTCAATGACCCTGCCAACTCCTTCGCCACCACGGTGGCGGCTTCAGTTTCCTTTGACACAGTCACGGTCGAAGGTGTAGTGCCCGGAGCGGGGGATGTTGGGCCTCCCCCGACAGGGAACTTCATCACCCTTGCTGTAACGACGATGGTGGTCGGAGCGATGGTGGTCTCAGGACCGCTGCTGATAGGTGGAGCCGACCGTTTCGCCAAACCTGCTACGGATCAGGATGCCCTCTATCGCCATGGAAACGTGCTGTCTCCGTGGCCTGTGTGGCTCGAAGACGAGATCGTGGACCCGATAGTGAACGCTGAGACGAGTCAGCGGGTGCAACTTCAGTACCGTATCCGTCACACGGACACACACCAGGGCGTGGGCTACAAGAAGCACCCGGACGCCTTCAGCAACACCACGGCGGCACCGGGGCCAGCACCCACCATCTACGCCCAGGGGGGCACCCCTGCCCCTGTCAGCCCCTATCCCTTTGTCCCGGCGGATCGCACGTCCGTATGGATGAGTTCCTCTGCTGTTGCCTACGATGTAGAGGACACGGGACTCTGGGTGGCGGGTGACGGTTCTGAGGCCGCAGCGATGGCCCTTGGGTCACTGGATGGGTACGTTTATGCCATTCCCCTCTGTTTCGTTCATAGGCATAATGACGTCTCCAGCAGCATGGCGGGCTTTAAGGGTTTCGACCCCGTGTCCAATGCCAACGGAGCGCCCACCTATCAGCATCTAGGATACAATGGACCCCTGGGGGCGATTCCCGCTGGGGCCTCTGACCGTCCTGACTCCCACTACTGCGACGTCATCGACCCGACCCGTATCCTGGATCTCCGGCGACATATTCTGTTGCCCGGTGGCTTGGACACGGCCTCTGAGTTGCAGTATCAGTTCCAGTCCCTCATGGACGGCTCGAACCACACTTGGTCCGTGGACACATCCAGCAAACAGGATCTGGGCGGGGATAGCGGGGACGTGTCCTCCCAGTTCCTCATCTGCAACGAGGTGGGGCGGAGTTCCGCACACCACGGCAACAACGTGACCTCTGGGGACACGCAACGAGGCGTTTTCATTAGAGATTTCGACCATGTCGCCCGGCGTTTCGGGGATCAGCCCGTAGTCGAACGGCTCGTGATCGCTTTCTATCCCGGTGACCGGGAGGTTGGTCCTGTGGTTGCACCGGGCCTGATAAACCCCGGCAAGTATGTGGACCCCGTGGTAGGAGGGACGACGACCATCTGGTCTGAGGGCGACGTTTTGAACCTGAACCTGGAGGAATTGGATGCCACGACTCTTGGTGGCATCTTCCAGGGCACAGCAGATGGGGGCGGTTCATTCATTCCAGGCGGTTTCACTCCCTCGGTAGCTGAATTCGCTCCTTTGGGGACGGTTATCACGGACGTCCTGAGCATCTACCACGATGATGGAGACTGGAACGGCCCGGTGGATCAGACCGTCCAGGCGTCCCTCGTCACGGGTTTGGGCACAATGCATCTCCAGGTCACGTTGGATGGCAATCCCACCCAAGTGACTGGGGGTCTCGATGTCGCTACCTATGACATGGTTGAGGACTTGGTTGCACCCGCAGACGGGTCACCCCGTAGGATCTTCCTTGAAGTCGAGATCACCTATCCGCTGGGGACGGGGACTACGGATACCCCGGACCTCCTGATCACTCCTGATGGTGACGTGTACGACGGGTCGAAGGCCTTCGGAGAAGCTCCCGGTCCCGGTCCGATCATTGAGAACGACGCCGGACAGAGGCCAAACGATTTCGAGGCGCTCCTGGCCCCTGAGTACCGGGACACCTACCGAGAGGTGCATCTGGAGTATATCGCCAACGACACGACCAGCCATGCAGTGCCCCCGAGTGCGGGTGTTCCGGTGCCCGACACCGTCGTGAGCCGGGACCGGGACACCCTGTACCCGCCACGTCGATTGTACGGTAGTAGGACCAAGCTGATCACTGTCGTTGATGCCCAAACGGCGGCTCCCATGGTCGTTGATACGGCTACGACCGAGTACGGAAGTAGTAGCCGGAAGCTGGACGTAACAACGAACCTCTCGGGTGTTGGGCACACCCTCTGCGACATCACCTATTTCCCACTGGACCCGATCTCCAACTACGGTGTCAACGGTGGTGGCTATCAGGTGAGTGCCTACTTCCGGTCGAATGCACCGCAGACGGCTGGGGTCAAAGAGGGGGACATCAAGTCAACGGGGGATGGGGTCATTCCCACCATCCTTAACGTAGAACCTCTCCTGATGGGGCCAACTGTGTGGTCCGGGCAGATCGGTTCCGGTTCCCAGGATAGGGGTTACCCCTACGGGATGGCACTGGATCAGATCCCCATCAACGATGATGGTGCCGTACCCCTCACCAGGGAGTGGTATTTCTGCGCCACGGCCAACATCGCAGTGTCGGATTTCAACTCGGACACGGGGCTGCTCAATCTCCATCCCTTCGTTCCGGCGGACACACAGAACATCCTTCAGTTCGGGGGTCTGGCAGCGGACGAGTCCCCTCTGGTAGATGGCGAATTCAGGGCCTTCTACCCCTTCGCCGCTGACTGGGTTTACAGGCCGACTGTCCTGTCCCAGCCGTTGTACGGAGCGACACGCCACAAGGTCATGCATCCCTTCCTGGCCAGGATCGTGGAAGAGGTTCATGCTGTAGATGGGAACGGGATCCTGTTCCGTAAAAACGAGGTTGTCCTTGTTGTTCTGAGCCGTTTTGCCGAACTGGATGACGAAAACAACGTGCGCTTCACGGACACGGACAATGCAACGTGCGCTGGTCTGTACCGCACGAGAAATATGCTGCTTATCGTAGGCGACAGGTCCTATCCTGTTCCGTCTGCGCCTGCACCGTAATAGGGGGAACGGAGATGCCGAGACCGACTAACCCTGGAAGCATCAAGACAGGTCCAGGCAAGACCACTCCGGGCCAGACGGATGAGTATGCTCTTGTCGGCGCTGGGATGGTCGGGCTGCCCCCGAACATTGGGGAGCCTGGTTTCATCCCACCCGGAGGAATCGTTCCTGAAGCCGGGTACCCCATGCCTCCGCTGGGCGGCGTGGCCGGAACTGGTGCTGTCCTTCTGACTCATCTGAATGACCCTAGTGGGGCACATTCGGCCATCGCTATCAGCATCGACGGGCATCCCCCGTTGATCTTCTCGGAGAACGTCGAAGGAGCCTTGGACGAACTCATGGGTGCTATCGCCCCCGAGCCCCCGAAACTTGGTGAGTGGCTCGCACATATTACCCCACAGTTCGACTGCGTCCCCGACTGGGGTGAGGCTCGGATGGACGACGGTCCTGTTCCTCATGAGGAACCCCCAGGGAACACGGAGACTGGCGAGGAGGTCTACCCCTGCTACTGGACGGCCCCGACTCCGGTGGGGGATGTGTCCTTCCTGTCCTATGGTCTCCCTGGTGAGGATCCCTACACGGACCCCATCTGGAATCACATCCCAAGCAGTCTTGGGGTGGGACTGGTCGAGGTCTGCCCCATCGCTGGGGGCTACACAGACCCCGTTACCGATGGTGTCGTGCGGACACGCCTCTTCACGCCCCTTGCGGCCCTTCCGTGGGCCACGGAGGACGCTCCTGTCATCAACCTATCGGGTGCTCTTCACCCGGCAGACAGAGGTGTTCTGGCGCTTGTTCATTTCCCGTCCCTGGACTCGGGGACCGCCTTCCTTGACCAGACGTTGGAGGAGAGGTGCTGGGCGGCTCTCCTGCTGGGCCAGGGGCTGTACCAGAATCCGGGGTGCATCGCCAGTCCTACCCCAACGAGTTGCGATGGGGATGTAGGGGGCATTTTCGCCCCCGGTGAAGACGCTGACGGCAACTACGATCCCTTTGCTTATCCGGGCAGGGCCTCAGGGCAGTATGATCTGGAGGAAATGCACACAGGACTGTCAGGTATCGATGGGTCAGCCCTTCCGGCGGCGGGGGCACCGAGAGTCAAGGACGCTATAATTCCCGGAGCCGGTCAGGTTCGACTGGGTACGGACCCTGACGCTGGTGAGATTGACCCCACGGACTACGGCATCCCAATCCTGGGGGCGAGCGTTGCAGCGTACAGCCCTGTCGTACTCAACAACGCCAGTTTCATCCCTCCGACTCCCACGTTGGGTCGGACGGTAGTGGCACCAGACAACTTTTTCCGATACCGCCTGCCCTATCTGGATGATTACAGCCAGAGCACAGGACTGAAGTACACCCCGAGAGGGGAGACCCCTATTGGCACACGGGAGACGGGGCGCTACTTCGAGGTGGCTCTTCCTTACAACACGATTGCTGGCCTGGTGGAGACAGTAGGGGGTGCCGACCGACTAGTAAACGCTGGAGCCTATGGGGGTTTCGATCAGGACTATTGGACCTGGCAGCTTGCCCGGTACAAGCAGTTCTTCTTCCAGTCCGAAGCTGTTGTAGCTGGCCGACGCATCGGGACCAACGTCTTGATCCATTTCAAGACCGAAGCGGACTTCGAAACCTGCGTCCGAGATGGTGTGATGCCCTGGGATGCGGCGGACGGATACGAGACCTATGGGGTGACTCCTCAGGTGGATCCGCTCGTTGGTGTCCCGGACACCTATGCCGATCTGGTGAACCGTAAGGTGGTTGGGGACATTCCGCCGACGTATGGCTACGAGGGCAACGCTTACAACGTCCTGCGGGAGAACATGTTCCTGGCGGATACCGTCACGACCCCGACGCCGGACGTCGCATCCGAGTGGAGCTACGATGTCAGCGTCCCACCACTTGACTACATGTATGTCAGCGGGGTGGCCTACATGGTCCCGCTGCACATCGACGGCACGACCAACTTCCGCATTGCCACGTTGTACGCTGAGTTCGCCAACGCTTGGGACGATGGTTACAGGGTGGATGACAACCCGATGACGGGTGATCCTTCGGCAGAGCCCTCCTCGGTCTCCAGTGCCAACCCGGCGCTCCTGTCCCTGTCCCACTTTGCTTACGACACGGTGGCGGGTACTCCGACCTACAACATCCCTGGTGGTACCACGGATGCACGGGGCGAGCGACGACAGCGGGTGGAGTTCCCCTTCACCTTCACAGGTCTCTTCACGGAAAATCTGGGGCCAACGGCTGCGGATGCCCTCGTGATTCAGTTCCAAACCGCTGCGACCCTCGACGGGGATGTTCTACCTGCCTTTGCAACGAATGCTGCCCCCCGAGTGTTTGTGAGGCGTCCCACGACGCCTCCGATGCAGCCCGTTTCGGCTGATGGACTTGGGTATAAACTGCCCCTGAGTGGAGCACTCACCGATCAGGTGCTCTTCCACTCCACTGGTTTCCACCTTGCGGCTGGTGTCGGAGTGGGTTCATCCTTCGGCAACTTTGTCGATGCTACTCCCCGAGCTTGGGGTATCCTTTCGGATGCAACGAAGGATGTGTCCGAACGGTTCCTGGATGAGGTGTACCGGATCAAGCAAGACCTCCCGATTGTTGGTTGGCCCGCAGCCAAGATAGCGGCTCTTGTTGGACCTGGAATGGGCACCTGGGCTGGTGGTCCCGCCCCCGTGCCCGTTCAGATCGGGAACACGGCATACATCCCGGCTCCCGCTCAGGCGGTATGGGATCCGGCGTCATGGCTCCAGGAGCAGGACTACTTGACCTCCGTCGCTCTGGTGCCTGAGCTTCAGGCGGCAGGACAGCCCGACAGAAACCCGCCGCCCGAAAACTGGATACGAAATCCGTTCGCTTCCGCTGGGGTGCTGTTGTACCCCCAGACGGACTACACGACGAACTTCCGTCCGGCGGTGGGGGAATTATCCGGTGCTGACACACAGTTCGATTACAGTGCAGCCGCCGGACTGCGAGAGTACATCCGTGCCTTCGATGCAGCCTTCTCCCGTGATGCGACGCTTCACTGGGATGCCGCTGGTCAGGCCACAGTGACCTTCCGCATCGACGGGCTGGTCCTGGGTGATTTCGCCTTTACAGGTGTCGGTCCGGGAGCTTTGGCCATCGCTGGTCAGGACATTGCCATCATGATCAAGGTGCCGGGTTTGACGACCTGGATGGACGTTGGTCGCCGTGACGGTGATGGACCCAGCAAGCAGGATGCTTTCTCGGACGGGGCTGGTTGTCAGGTAGTCGGGCCTTATACCTTCACGGGCGTAGACCCGGACACAGGGGCCGTTTTCAGCCAGATCCGTATCCATGTTGGTCCAGTGGCAACACTGGCCGCAGGGTACTCTATCGGTGGGGGTACCCCACGGGATGAGGTTCCCGTTTTGGTGAAGGTCATGGCAGGCCCAGACTTCACGAACTACGACCTCACGATGAAGGCCACGGTGCCCGGCACCTTCCTCCCGGCTGTTGCCGATCCCGCAGTGTGGGCGCATCGGGTTCGGGGCATCCAGGAACTTTCGCTGGTACACCCCGACAACGTGCTGGCCCCGACTGCGGCGGAATTGAGTGCTTGGGAAGCGTACATGGACCCGGCGACTGGTCCTGGGGCCTGATCGGTGAGTTGGTTATAAGGATCCCTGGTTAGGCGTAGCATGGAGGACAAATAGGCATTTGGCTTTTTATTTGAAGACACCCTCACTAGGACGTGACGGGGGGGAAATACAGACTAGATGAAGGTTACCCGAATACTCTTTTCCAAAAACCTCAATGCAGGTAAATTCACTGCCTTAGAGGAACAAGCGCACCGATTAGGGGAACTTCGTTCAGAAATATGGCAACGATTCGGATCTGTAAATGGGGTGGGAAAATCGGATAGGGAAATCCGGGACGAATGGCTGCAACAGAAGAAAGAGTTTGATGTTCCAGCCAACGCCTGGAAAGAAACCCTAAGGGATACTGTTTCTGACATCAAGACCTCTAGGGAAGCAGCAAAGGTCAAAGCAAGAAAAGCGGTTTGCCGCCACACAACTGACGTTGCTGAAAGAAAGTGTCTGTATACGCTTCTTAAGTCAGATAATTGGACCACCGATCCTTATTTGACTCGTATCATGCGAAAGTACTGGAAGCGAGGACACAACCACACCCATAATCAGATCATCGTTCGTACTGACAACTACAGGACTTTTGAACTCGACGGTAGCGTTTGGCTTAAGATACCAGGGTTAACACCACGAAAAAGGATCTCGATTCCCTTAGACACTAACGTACACCCAACAGGTACTCTCCGACTGATCCTTCGAGGTGGTAAGGTTGAGATCCATTATCAAATCGAGGTCAAAAAGGAAAACCGTCACGGAGACAAAACACTTGGGGTGGACAAAGGTTACACGGAAGTCCTTGTAGATTCTGACGGAGACCACCATGGGGAAGGATTGGGGAAACTGTTGTCCTCAGAGTCCGGTTACCTGAAGGTCAAATACCAACGACGAAACAAACTCAAGGCAATTGCTAGGAACAAGCCTCATAAAAGGGTGGACATCGAACGAAACAATCTTGGTCGAAAGAAACTTGATCGACGAGATCGGGTTGTAAAGGTTTGTGTTCGAGACAAGGTTTTCAAAGCTGCTCATGCTGTTGTTGATAAAGCAGCAGTAGTGGTTGCTGAGGATTTAACCTCACCTATTCCTTCGAAAAGATCTTATGGGAGGAATATGAACCGGCGACTTTCCGCTTGGACCAAGGGTGTCATTGCGGAGAGTCTTGATTCCGTATCTCAGCGTAGAGGTTCTACGCTTGCGCTCGTTAATTGTGCATATACATCGCAAGTGGATTCTCGTTATGGTGTTCTTCGTGGACGTCGTAAGGGGGATTCGTTTTACTGTTTTGATGGGGTTGTTTTGCACTCTGATGAGAATGCTGCACGAAACGTTTTGGCAAGACATTACGACTTTGAGATAGGTCGTTGGACTCCGTACCGGAAAGTTCGGGGTATTTTGCTTGAGCGGACTAAATGCCATCGGTTGGGACTGCTCAACCTGGACACCAGTTGCAGACCGGAGGGTCTATCAACGGTGAGCGAATTACCTTTGCAAGGTAAGGGGCAATTATGCCATGCCTAAAGGAACAGTGACGGATGAGCACAAATAACATCCCCCTTGATCCCTGGCAGGAACCATTGGCCAACCTGACCACCGTTCCGGCCACCAAGGTTCTGGAAGCCTCTGAGATTCTTCAGGGGTTCATTGGTTCCTGGGCCGGATCCTACGCTTTCGATACGGGTACTTCTGGGGACATCTCGTCCGCTGACATAAGTACCCCTAACCCCCGGCGGATCAAAAAGTCCAAGATTGGGGATCCGGGACACCCCGAGATCAACTTCGCTCCTTACAACTTCCGCACGAATAGGTTCGGACCGAAGGGTGGATCCCTGATTGGACATCCCATCTCGTTTGAGCCGGTGGGTCCGACGCTCAAGGCGCCTGATTCAGACTCCTACTACTGGGTTCTCCAGCAGGGCACAGGGACTACGGGGGATACGTTTACGCTCGCCGGTGGTAGCTTCACGGCGATGCTAGACATTTTTGGGATTGACATCCTTGACCGTTTTCCGGGGGGGCTCTACGTTTTCATTAACCAGACGGGCGACGAAGGACCCTTTACTGGCGGCGGTGTGGGTGATGGGAACAGCATGGTCCCGGACCTGACTCCGAACAGTGCCTCCAGCAAAGGTGAAATCTTCCGAGTAGTTGCCGTCCGTGCTTCTGAGCTGACACTGGACTACACCAAGCGTGTTGGCACCTACTTTACGGCAGCGGCTAATCCCTGTTCCGTGCGGGGGGTTACGATTGTTCAGCCCCGTGCGACTCGCATGACAGCTATCCCTGAGCCGGGCGTGGCTAAAGGACATGAAAAGACTTTTGCCGTTGTGTCGCCCGTTAGGGCGCTCAACACGGACGAGCAGTATCCCTATAAGGACTGGCTGGCAGGGTTCACAGAGTACTGGCTGGCTAACGGTGGTTCTACCATGCCGGTGGGGCTTCCCTTTGACTACCGCAACAAGCCCTCCCTGCCCGTCCCCCGTCCGAAGGGGCACACGGCAGCACGTCTGTACGGGGGTGTCCCTGTCGTACTCCAGGCGGGGTGGATGAGGTTGTTGGAGGCCGCTGCTGAGTTGGTTGTTGGGGACATCATCAGGGTGTTCGACATCAAGATCGTCGGGAATGCCGGGCTGACAACCAACGTGGCCACCGGGAAGAGGGCTTCGTTGGACGTCCTCCTGGGATGGTTCGAGGTGATGGCGACTCCCGGTGGTGGTGAGACCTGGGTCCGCCGGATGGAAGAGTGTAATCCCACCACGGGTGCCACCTTCTTTGGCACCCCCGAACTCCTCACCCAGGAAATTGCGGTCACACCAACTGACTACATAGAACTGGTCTGCACGGTACACAGTCCGGTCACCACGCTTTGGAACAATGCCGTGACTGGCAACTATTTCGACGTTGACGCCGTGGATTCCGCTCGGTTGACCAACATCATCAACCCGGACTGGGTTGAGAGTACGATGAAGTCCATGGGTGTCGAAGACGCTGGGATCAACCCTGGCCGAGCCGACCGTGCGGTCTTCGACACGAAAGGGCCGGGTACTCCTGGGAACAATGTCAATCCTGGCAATTTGTTGGACCTGGGCTTCCGCATGGTCTTGTTCCCGGCGATGGAACACCTTGTGGATGACCCGGCGGGCGCTCCACTGTCCCTGAGTGTTACTGGTCCAGACTGGAGCCGTCCTATCACATCCAACGAGGTGGTGCTCGATCCTTCGAAGCTGGATGAGAAGCAGTTCATCACGGTAGACTATTCTAACGGACTGGTGCGGCTGTCCCATGCCCCACAGACGGGTTCAGATCTCGACGCTACCAGTTACGGTGCTGATAATCCCAGAGAAGAGTTGGTTCTGTTTGCCTGCTGCGTACCCTACTCGATGGAGGAGGGTCAGCTTGGCAGCGGTGTGCGTGTCACAGGCTCCGATGCCCTGCCTGTCACAGGCGCTTGTGTTGCTGACCCCACGGGGTCTCCTGAGCACGCTGATGTGTACAGTAATCGTTTTTTTGCGGCCCTCTCTACTCAGGTGATTAACAGTAGCCGGGGCGCAGGAACGACAATCACACTACAAGGTTGGGTTGCCGATCAGATCCCTCCCGGTGGTTTCGTAGAACTGGTTTGGGGTGAGACGCCCTATGGTGACCCACTGTTCAGTGTGGGAGTTTCAGGCTTGAGAGGTTCCATTTTCGGTTATGCAGGAGTGGTTGAAGCTGTTGTAGGTCCCGACAATGTCACGAACTTGACGGGTTGCTACGGCGGGGGGATTCTAGCTACGGCTGCTACAGTGGACTCGACGCACCCCGCTAGTGCCGTGTTCAGGCGAGAGTTCCTGACACCCCAGACCGCCACGGGCACCATAGGGGTGGAGTACCAGTACGACACGACCTACGGGTCTGCCAAGCGGGCCAACGCCCTCCGGTTCGAGTACTCGGGAACGAGGGTCAACACCGATGGGTCTGTCTCGGTCATCGACCAGAATCCCACGACGGGAGACCAAACTCATCTGTTCGATGACTTGTTCAGTTCTTGGCTGATCCGAGATGGGGCACTGACAACCAACATTGTAGGGGCAGACATCACCTGTACCGTGGCACCAGCCACGATCATCAAAGAGGGTGTGCGTCAGAGTCCTCCTGCTTTGTCTATGATGATCACTCCAGTAGGGCTTGGTGTTCACTACCTGTACTACACGTCGCTGCCTGGTGACTGTGTGACCCTGGCTGTGGCCACGACTCTTCCGCTGCCCTCTCCCGAGGACATCCTGTTGTGGAAGGTTGAGGTGTTGGGCATTGGTCCCATTACCATTACCACAACAGACCTCAGGGCACCCCTCCAGGATGTGGACAAACGGGTCGACCTCTATGTGGGAGAGAGGGCTCCCCTGGGAGAGGCTGGAGATTGGTTGGCCTACCGCCCGAACTTCGCCACCTTGAGCGAGGCCATCGGCTACGCCAACGAGATCGGCAACCCTGATGGGGGCGAGGGTGTGGCACAGATCAGGATCTTCGTGGTGGGTCCGACCTGGGAACAGGACGGAACGTACCCCATCCAGATCAAAACCGATGGTATCATCATTGAGTCGGCAGCGAAAGAATCGACAGCCATACCATACACAGAGATTTGTTGGGGGGATGAAGCAGCAGCGACCGCCCGTGAGCCGCTTCTGGATCTTAACGGGCATTCCAACATCGTGATCCGGGGGGTGGCCTTCCGGTATCTGTGGCAAGGAGGGGCACTCCCGACCGATGCTGACCCTCTGGGAGCCTTCGTCCTGACCAACAAGGCGGCAGGATCCACCTGTACCAACATCACGTTGGAGAACTGTCGCTTGGCCGAGGGGGATGGGTTCTTCACGGTGAATTTAGGCGACTGCGTCAACCTTCAGATCAAGAAGAACGTCGGTCTGACCCTGTACACATCCGGTGTCCATGTCCGGTTGGCTTCGGGACTCAAGCAGTGTGTGATTAAGGATAACACCTTCTGGGGGATTGCCGCTCAGTCAGGATGGCCCCTGGCGGACGTTACCTCGGGCATCCAAATCGAAGGGATCGGTCCGGTGCTCTCAGCGGGTCGGGATATCACAATCGACCGGAATGACATCCGTCGTTTCAACCATGGCATTTTTGCCAGTGCCTCAGGCTCTGGGATTGCCACCCCCTCATCGGACATTGGGGGGATCAACGTCAGGCACAACCGGATCTGGGACACAAGGGGTCCGGGCGCTTTGATTATAGGTCTGGTCGGGGAGGTGGCCTACAACTTCCTCTACAACGTCCACCTGGACATCCCCCCCGTGACAGTACCGAGAACGTGGCGAGCCGGGATGAAGATTTCGACCCTATTGGTCAACTACTCGATGCAGGGTTTCGAGGTGATGGGCAATAGCATCTACATGGCCTCGGACTTTGACACGGCGATCCCTGGGGCTGCCCTGTATGTGACGACCGAGATGGCCGTGACTAAGGCTGCACCCGGAATCATCCGTAGGAATGACTCCCATGTGGTGGGGGCGGTGGGTATTCATATAGCACCTGTTTCTGTCCTTGCAGGTACGGGTTGTGTTCTGGAAAGTCACTCGGACAACTGGATCGTGGTAGGGCAAGGGAATAGCATTGTTCACAACTCGATGCCCCGTATCTTCGTCAACTATGACCATTACGGGTGGTTCGTTGAGACGACCTACACACCAGAGACTTTCATCGACATCTACGAGTCGAACTACGTTGCCCACAACACGTTCGAATTTACCGTTTCCCCAGATGGGACGTTAACGGTGTTTGGTGTGAAGACTGTGTTGGAAGGGAACCGGATCGAAGGGACGGGGACACTTGGCATCGGTTGTTATGTGAATGACGACTGCCGCTTGGTAGACAACTACATCGAGCACCTGAAGACACCCTATTTCTGGCCTGATCCTGTTACGCCTACTTTACGTAAAGCAAATGATTTGCTGATGATGGGTAACACTGTCATCCACGTAGGGGAGGATGTCGCAGGAACAGAGGATGGTGGTTTGTTTGGAAAGGCTCAAGTCTGGGAATCCAACATAATCAGGGCAACGGGCCTGGCTTTATCCGAGGCCCAAGTCCTTTTTACGGGCAACAGATTTGATGCTACCTCCAGTGTTACCCTTTTGGTGGGCGAAACAGCCGTTGTCAACAGTAATGAGTTTCTTTCTGTCGGGGACATAATTGTTACGGTAACCTCCGGTACCATTGTGGGTAACGTTGTTCAGTCCTTTAATGGTGCTGTCACTGTCCTCTGTGGTACGGATGACAGTGCCACCGTAGTAGGCGACAATAAGGTAAGTACTGTAAAGTCTGGGGGAGCCGCAAGTCTTGAGGTGCAGGGTACCTTGTGTACTGTGTCAGGAAACAGGGTTAGCCATCTTCTCGTGTCAGCAGAAAGGACCACTGTTCAGGGAAACAACGTAGGACCAACTATTGATCCCTATTACGCCTTGGATATTGGCGGCACGAAATGTACCGTGACAGGTAACTATGTAATGGGAACGTTGCGGGTAATTTGGAATAACGCAACCCCTATTATTGATGACGTGACCATCCAGGGGAACAGGGTAGAAACGAGCGGGGCGGGGGACATCCGCATCGAGTGTAATTCCAACCTTACCATTTACCCTAATTTCCTGGTACTGGGTAACTGGGTTGAGAATGACATTGTTCTTTACGATGTGTTTGCGTTCGCCTCAGTGGCTCCTCCGGGGACAGTTCACTATGTGTGTCAGGGGAATAGGGCAACGAACGTGCTGACACTGAATCCGAACCCCACACAGTACCCAATTCCCGCTCTGGTGGATGACTACAATATTGATTAGAGGTGACCGATGAGGGTACTCGTAGATCTTGGCAGCCACGTTGGAGGCGTCCCCGCTATCACACAGGTGGAGCGGGTTCCTGACGCTGGCGTTGGCGTGCCCATCAACGGGAAGTACGTCCTGCCCATCTTCCCAGGTGCGGAGTTCCCGATCACGGCGGACTCCTATGTGTTGGACGGGGGCGGAGACGTTGACGGTGAGGATGTTTCCAGCATCTCTTTCGCTCATCTTCTTGCGGCATATCCGCAGTTCGGGAACATCTACTTCAACCCGCTCCTTACGGCAGCCAACGTAGGGGAACTGGACCCGACCCTGGCGTTCCATGATCCCATCCTCGGTGTGGATGTCACCCCCAGATATCAGTCAGGACGAGGTCCTGGGCTCAATGATGGGCAGATGCCTACACACACGGCGCTCCTCGGGCAAAACTTCCTTACGACCCCCGTCCGTCCTGGCCTCCTGATCTCGGACAACATCGACATCAGCCCCTATGCGGCGGCTGGTGCTGATGAGTTCATGGTCTACTGGAAGATTTTGGAGTTCAGCGTCACCGAGGACATCTGTGCTGATTTCGGTGTGTTGGCGGGACAGAACACTCCTGCCATCCGTACCGTAGAGGAAACAGACCAGGAACCGACCGGGTTATCCTTTTATATTTCCCCAGATAATGGAATGCACTGGTGTGAAACAGGATTTTTGGAACCAGTGGCCTTCTGTGCGAAGACGACCGCTTTCCGGGTTGCCTTCCGCAGTTCCTCACTGGACAAGATTTACCTGGCGCACTTTGCAGTGCTGTTCTAAGGAGATAGAGATGCGGATCACAATGGACGACCTGGCCAACAGCACGAACCTGATCAGGGTTCTAGATGCTGAAGGTAACCAGATGGGCTGCTTGCACTGGGTGAACCTCGTAACCCATGAGTGCGGACAGGCTGTTTTGGGGGAGCCCCAGTTGATCCAGGCAGGAACGTCTGAGTTTCCTGTGTCCACTAATGAGCGCCGGGTCCTGACCAATCCCGATGGTACTGTGAAGACGCAGGTCGTGAAGTACAGTCGGATCGAGATTACCGCCCGACAGGCACAGTAGGGGTAGTGCATGACTCAGGCATCCACAGTTCAGACACTGCACAAATGTTCCAAATGCGGGGGGTCCGGTGAGTGCCGTCCGGGGTTTCAGCATTGCCGAGACTGTGAACGGAAATACGGACGTGAACGGTATCAAAAGCAGAAGGCTAGATGGGCAAAGTACAGGGAGGAGAATAGGGAGCACTACCGGGCACTGAACCTTGTGATCTCACGCAGGCGAAAAGCTGAGAGGCAGCAGGAGATTGATCGTTTGAAGAGTGTTCCCTGTAAGGATTGTGGTATGAGTTACCCTCCTTATGTGATGGATTTTGATCATCTGGATCCAAGCACAAAGTTGTGGAACATCAACCATCTCATACACAAAACGGCTGCTCCTTGGAGCAGGCTTTTGACTGAAATCAACAAGTGTGACGTGGTTTGTGTGCGTTGCCACAGACTAAGAACTTGGCACCCTCCCAAGCAGAGTAGCACACGCACCAGGTTGGTTCAGTCGTTGAAGGCTGTCCCTTGTATTGACTGTGGGGATACATTCCACTACAGCCAGATGGACTTTGACCATGTCCGTGGGAAAAAGCTGTGCTGTGTTCCACATGCCGGTTCAAAGGCAGCCATTCGGACAGAGGCTGCCAAGTGCGACGTGGTTTGTGCCAACTGTCACCGGGAACGGACACAGCGGAAACTGATTAACCCCAGGCGGAACAACACGGGTTTGGAACTGAGATGGCAACGAAAAACGACGGGGCCACAAACGCTATTTGCTCCTGCCCCTCCTGTGCCGGAACGGCATAGAAGTTGGCATGCTCTGGTTGGTACAATGTCTGACGTAGCAGTAGCTAAAGAAGGGGGTGTGACCCCTGCTGCAGTTTGTGTTTACAGGAAAAAGATCGGGGTGCCCGTTTTTTGTCTGGACATTGCCCAACGGTATCCATGGCATCCCCTTGCAGGTACGGTGTCTGATGGGGTGCTTGCCTCACAATGGGGCCTGACAAGAAAAACTGTTGGGAGACACCGGCAATTATACGGACTTCCCGTTTATCGGAGGAAATAGAATGGCTAATAAGGACTATGGCAGCGGGGTTTCCCGGACACTGGATGCTTACAGGCGGCAGTTCCGGCATGTCGTTTGGCAGAAAGGTCGCCCCCCACTCGATTCTGAGTTATCGCTTCAGGACGACATTTCCTCCGAGATGTCTAAGGAACTTGTCAGCACGATGCTCCCTTCTGGGTTTTTCATGGACCCGACCAGGACTGTGCAGGACTACCAGACGGATCCCCTGTGGGCAAACCAGATTAAGCTGGGCAACCCTCGGGTACCCTTTGGTTCCGGCGAGGCTGCGGAGCAGGATCCGGTTCTGTGGGCGAACGTCAATGGCTGGGTCATTCCTGTTTGTGGGTCCACCACGGTCGAGGGTGACCTTGCCAACATCATCAAGTTGTATCCGCCGCCCGAAAGTGACACACGGATAGACTTCATTTTCCTTGAGGCATGGGCCACTCGGGTAGACGCCAACCCTTCCACGGTGAACAAGCCATCCGCTTCTACCATCTGGAAGTTCGGAAACACCAAGTACGGCGGCACCAATCTGGCTGACGATCTTGAGGATCCCACCATCGGTTACGAAACCACGGCTCGGGTCCAGATCCAGTACAGGCTCAGGGTTCACGGACAGGGCACCGGCCTCGGGGCTTCGGTGGCACTGGACGTTTATCCCGAGGGTTTGGATGACCCCAACGTGCTCGGACAGGGCACGGCAGCCCTTCCGGTCGGTGGTGACAACTTCGTCAATATGCGTGAGGCGCTGGGTGACCCCAGCCTCTGGCGTGCAGGTTCAGGGGATCCTAACAACTCTCTCGGCACGATCGATGGCTACACCTATGCTGTCCCGGTCTGTGCCATCTTCCGCCGTTGCTCCAACGTCTATATGGCGGTCAACACGGCAGGTAATCCGAACCACAACGGTGCGTTCAACAGGACGCCCAGCAGCAAGTTCCTCCCGGACCCCCTCTTGGGAGCACGAGTGCTGTTGCAGGCAACCCTCACCAACGACCTGTCCCCGACTGACGCTTTGGACCCCGCCGGGGCCGATGCGATGGTGAACGTCACGAACTTGAACGGTTGTGGCTTGGAGGACACGCACCACGTCCTTACCAGCGTCTTCCTGGTGCTGGAGAACGAGATCGTTGGGATTAGCGCACTGGACCTTGTAGCCGGTACGATCACCATCCCTGCCGGTGGTAGGGGTCGGTACGGAACGGCGGCTGTGGGGCACGCAGCGGCCACTGAGGTAGGGTTTTTCAACACCCGCCCGGATGGGTTGTACTCGGACCAGGTCGCTGCCCAGGACATTATGGACATGCGCCATGCTGTCAATCCCAACGACTGGGACTTTGGCAGGCTCCTGGAGCACAACGTCGCTGCACTCCTCAAGGGAGACTTGCACGCCACCTGGAAACACGCTGCGGCAGGCAACACCCAGGGGCCTGAAACCCACGAGATCACCTACCTCTATGGGGACGGTTCCATTGCTGTTCCGAACCACACTGAGGCTGCGGATGGCCCGGACGGGATCCGTACCATCTGGTCGGACGCAGCGACCATCCAGCCGGACGTGACGGTCCTTCTGAATAACGAGGCGATCCAGGACGGCGGGAACGTCGGACTGACCAACGCCAACACCTTCACCTCCGGGGCGGGTTTCGCCTGGGACGTGGGAGCCGGGTTCTACCCCAGTGGCTTCATGAATGTGTTCGGACAGCCTGCGACCGATGTCTTCTGTAACGGCACCACCCTCTTGCTCTTTACAGGTGGACTGGCCGGATCGGGAGGTGCTCGGGCAACCTTCAGGGACGGGGACACCAGGGCTGTGCGGGCCGTGACCCCCAAGGAGTACTGGAAGTCAGGGTACCCCATTGTGGACCCGGCCAACGGCAATCAGCACCCAGTCACGTTGCGTTTCCTGGAGGAGCGGGCCAACGAACAGCCTCCGACCGCTCTCAGCAGCGACGCACGGAAGGCTCGTCACGTTGGACCCTTCTCCCCCTACCGGGAAACGAACTTCGAGAAGCCCTTCATCGTACTCGGTGGGATGTTGCGCCCGGAGATGCGTATCACGGCGGTGGCCACTGCGGATATGACAACGGTGGGTACCGTTAGTACCATCGACGTGGGTATCGATTTTGATGCGCTGGGTGATTACTACTCCTTGGACGCTGCTGGAAACATCGCCAACGATCCGACTGCTGTTTCCAGTCCTCTGCTTCGGGGCAAACGCACTCTCTACGGGATGCTTACGGCGGATGGGACGGACTACTCGGGGTACTCTTCCGAGGTCTACGTTGTCATTTATGGTGACAACGCCAGCAACCAGAACAATGGTTGCTGGAAGGTGATTGGTGCTGGAACGGTGCCCTACACGGCGTCCACACCCTCCGCAGCCACCGAGATCCGGGTTGTTTCCGTGTGTGCAGAGTTCACGGCGTTCGACAGTGCCACGGGCAACACCGTAACGGTGGAGTTCCGGTCCCAGGAGACCAACGCTGACGACGTGTCAAGCTACAACACGAAGGTCGCTGATATGGCCATCGTGCTGACGGACATCGGTGGTCTGACCGAGCATCCGTGGAAGCGGGAGTACCTCGGCCACGGCTACAACTACGACATCTCGATGCCGTTCGTAGCGGCTCGTGCAGCGGTCGAGTCACAGCTTCTGATCAGCATGGCGCTGCTCTACCATCCGGGTCGGGGTGGTATGGTGCGTATCCCAGACGAACTGGTCCGCTTCTCCATGAAGGGGGGCACCACGGACACGAACGGGGCCTACCTCCGGCAGAGCCCTGCATCCCTTGACACGACCTTCAGTGCGGTGGGGACACCCACGGACGAGACCAACTGGCAACCCAGCCACGTCCAGCTTTGGAACCGTCTGCCGGGTCTCGGTTGGAATGCCCCCCTCGCCCCCAACTACGGTGGGGAGGTGATCGGGTACACCGAGCAGGATCGGGAGAACGAACTGTTCTTCGACCGGGGTTCCAAGACCGTCCTGTTCCGTCCCTTCCGGGATCGCCGGATGACCCTCCAGGAACAGTCCTTCGTGGACGTCATCGCTCCCGTACCGATTCCGGCGAACAGGTGCCTGTTCGGGGAGTACACCTACAACCTGACGAGTGTGGCGAAGGACGCTTTGCTGATCTGGACGGGGGCGGCTGGTTCCCAGGACAGCACGGGCAAAAAGATGGGTTTCCCCGTCCCTTACGAATTCATGCCCCGGTTCGGTCGGCAGGACATCCCTTACTACGTAGACCAGGCGAGTGGGACCGGCCCCTTCCTGAGCGGGATCAATCACCTGTTTAAGGATGAGGCAGATACGACCAGCCCGGTATTCAACATCATCGGTGGGCACCCCACGGCTGCGAGTGTCCCGGCGGTCTACTCAATGTTCTTCGCCACGGGCAACATCCCGGACGGTGGCGGTGGCGTCCTCCCCTGGGAGTATGGGCGCAGCGGAACGATGCCTGCGTACATGCAGACGCTGCCCTTCATTTGGGCACGGCGGGCACCCGAGGACATCAACACGGTCAACCCCTTTGCTCAGGGCGTCGTGAACAAATTGGCTGCGGTCAACTCCTCGGATTTCGGTAAGGGTCTCAAGGGCATTCAGCTTCCGCCCTACTACGGGATTGCACGCCTTTACGGTGTGTACGATGTCAGGGACTTCGATGCGAAGGGTGGCCGGAGCTTCCAGGCCAACCGGATTGACCCTGAGACGGATCCGGTCCCGAACCTTCTCAGGCAGGATGCCACCCAGCAGACGCTGTTCATCCTCCAGGGTGGGGCTAAGGACTTTGGCGAGAGCGACGGAGACCATACTTACCTGATTCCCTTCAACGCCCTTGATATCACACGTGCTGTGGGTTACATCGACGGGGACGTGCCGGAGGACTATCACTACGTTGTGGAATGCTCGACGTTTGGTTTCGCTCGGGGCTTCATCGACCAGAACAACCTGGTCACCGTGAGGAAGTTTGGTGGCACGGGCCTCGGCCTTGATGGTACTCCGGGCGGCAACGTAGACGGAGATGACCTGGAGATCCGGGGGGTCCACATGGTCCTCCCCTGCCCGGCTGCGTACCACGATCAGTTCTACGCAGCGTACAACCGCACGGTCTACCAGGGCGACCCCTACATGAGCCGTGGTGGTGCGAAGACCGAGTCCGACTACGAGACTCGCTATGGACAGCTTTCGGTGGGCGCTCAGTATGCGATGCGGATGCCTATCGAGCAGTACGACGCCAATGGGGATTTCGTTCCTGAGATCCCGAATGCTCATGCGTTCGAGGTGCTGGCGTCCCTGGACTTCTACACGACGATGGGTACCGGCAAGATCGGTGGCCAACTCTATCCGGGCACACCCCTGGATGTGGGTTTCACCGAAGCCAACGCTAAGTCTGCTCATCGGTACATGGATGAGGTGGACGTTCCCTTCCGGGTTCTCCCCCGTGCCTTCACCGAGGGACAGAAGACCAATACGTCCAGGGCGTCCCTCGACTTGTACTTGCTCTACAATGCTGGACTGAACCCCACGGCAACGGACTATTTCACGCTTCGGATCGGACTCTTGGACGGCACAGCGGTGGACCTGTGGGCCGCTACCGACGCCAACGCCATCATCCTTCAGGCAGCCCCCTGGAATATCCCAGCCGAGGACATTTTCACAGTAAACGAGACCAGGACGATTCGAGAGGTCGGTACGGGGAGCCTTAGTTTCCCCAACCCCACGGAGATTGCACCGGGACAGGTCATCACGGACACTGTCACGGTGGCGGGTGCCTCCCTCATGGCAGATTCTGTGCTCGTCAGCACGGACACGTCACCTCTGGTGAAGGTCCGGGGTTGGGTGTCGGCAGCGGACACAGTGACCCTCCAGTACTTCAATATCTGGACACCGGCTGCCTTCCTTTCTGATCCGGGGGGGGATCCCTCGGTTGCTGATGTTGCTGGGGTGACGCTTCCCGTTGTAGGAGCAGGAGCGATGCTTCCCGTTGTCGCCCTCACGGCACTCCCAGGGGCAGCCCCGACGCAGAAACTGGTGGTGCATTACAGCACCGTTGCCGCTGAGACTGGTCTTCTGTTTACCGCAGAGGTGACAGCACCGGGCACAGTTCAGGTGTTCGTACACAACCCCACGGTTGGTCCCCTCGGTGGTGGTGCCCCCGTGACACTGCGCTTCGGCATGCTCGACCCCATGGACCTGACCCTCTACACCTATGACATGGGTGGGGAGACGACCTTCGTGCGGGTCTTGAAGACGGACATCACGGGGGGGCTGGCTGAAAGGACTGTCGTGTCGTTGGCTGATAGGATCAATGGACACTCCAAGCTGAAGCAGACGATCTCGGCTACGCCGCAGGAGCAGATGTCCTTTGGGGGCAACAAGGTCCGCATCGAAGCGATTCCCACGGGGAAGGCCGGGCGAGGTGTCACCGTTGCGATGCGTGGTGTGGGAGCCGTCAACCCGCAGTCGATTGCTCGGATGGAGATCCCCCACGACAACACGGTTGTCCGAGTCCAGGGCCAGTCAATGTCCCCGCTGTTGGGTGGGGACAACCTTCCGATGAATGCGGGGGACGGGACGAGCCAGATCAACATCACAGGAATGACGGAGAGGCTCCCGATGGGTGCCCTCCTCCAGGATAGCGACTTCCTGTGTGAGAACCCCTTGAACGATACCGCTTCTGCGGTCAAGACCAGTCCGACTGGTCCGAGGCCCATCCAGACGGTGATGCCCTTGACTTCCGAGGGCGGCGAGTACACTCGCTTCTTTGGTGAGCCTGGGGAACTCCTGGCCCTGGCTGACGGGTCCATTTCGGTGACGAGTTTCGGTGCCTGGCGTCAGACCAGCGAAGGTGGTGGTGGACCCACGGGTTCCCGCCGGTTCCGTTTGTATCGGGGTGGTGGATCAGCCTTCACCCTCAGCGGGGACTACCCTGGCGCTCCCATTGACTGGGTGTCCGACACCTTCCCCAGTGCTTTTGAGCCTGTCCTCAAGGGCGGGATCCTGGGGTGCCGTGCAATGCTCGTGCGGAACTACCGTGAGGACGTGACTCCCTCGGGCAGCACCTACAAGGTGACGGACGGGGACGAGATCCAGATGGTGGTGATCACCAACGGCATCCTGGGTGATGGTCAGTCACGGACTGAGGGTGTCAACCTGGGTGGGAGCATCTCACCTTCGGGCTATGGTGAGGGCTGGGCAGCAGCCGACCGCTTCCGTATCGACGGGAAGCCTATGTTCAAGGGTTACAGCAGAGCCGTTCCGAATCCTGCTGACGTTGAGCTTGTAGTGTACCCTGACGAGCAGAGGTAACAATGAGCAATCGAGCACAAGCCTTGGCGAAGAAATACCTAACCGCTGAGACCACACGGCAGGCGGGTTACGGTGTGGCCCCCAAGGTCTACGCCATGGTCGACGCCCACACCCTGGTTCTGTGGACGAGTTTCGCCAGTTTCGGGCGAGCACACCACCTCATTTCGCAGCTTAATTGGTGGGACAGTGCGTTGTACAAGGTGGGGCGTGCAGCACGGCTCATCTTGGAGGACAACAGCATACCCAGCAAGTTCGGTCGCGAAGTGTTTTTCGAGCCGGACAAGCACCAGCCCCGAGAGATGCAGGCGTACGTCAGGCTGCGCCCCCAGACGGGAAGCTGGGATAGGGATCAGATTGACTTGATCAAGTCCGTTGTCCATCACCCTTCGGTAGCAGATGGCCTGAGGGATATGTTCTGATGCCCTTCATCTGCAGAGACAAGATCAACCCCGCTGTGCGTAAACCCTATGAGGGAGCGTACAAGGGACAGCTTCGGCAGGCTCTGACCAATCCCGGTCTCACTGCCGAACAACGAGAACGCATCAAGGATCAACTGGCCGAGGTGGGACAACCGAAGGTTTACCGGGTGGACACGCCTCCAAAGCCCGGTGCCATCTCATTCGAAGAACCCCTCCCTCCCAGGAAAATCCTTGAGACGTTGAAGAGGGTCGATTTGCTGGTCATCGCTCGTAAGCTGCAGATCCCGACGAACGGGACGAAGGCTGCGATCATTGAACGGTTGATATTGGCCACACACAATGGAGCTTCATGAAAGGCGAACAAAACCGAACATGCGGCTTCGAGGCTAAGGAGGAGTGTTAAGGTGAACCACCAGAATAAAAATGGTGGAACTGAAGGTGAGACTCCTATGTTCTCCGGGTTGTCTTTAAGGACAGCTACCCTGAGATTGGTCCAGTCTCAGGCTCTAGCAGTATCGAAGGACGAAACAAGACCTGAAATGGTTGGTAACATCTTCGATACAA